CTCTTTGATTTTGGTGCCGTAGTCACGTCGACATTCGGCAATGTAGTTCAGGCCTTCCAAACCACGTTCGCGAATCACGTTATGCATTTGCGCAGCGTTGTCGAACCACGGCTGGGGTGGAATGTAAAAAAGATTGACGTGTTCTGCTTTCATGGGTGATATCCTTCGTTATTATTGGTTATTTCGATTGGTCCGAATGAATGAACTCGACATGTAGCTGATGCGCTACCCAGTCCCAGTAACCCAGCAGCAGATTATTGTCCCGGAAGAGTTCTTCACGCCATGCGTCACGGGTGTGCTTCGGGTGTTCGCCGTTCCCGGTCGGGCTGTAACGTGCTGCCAATTGATCAGCGTTCAGCCTGTGGTCTGGGGTTTGTTCTTCCACGAGGATTTTACTTACCGCGTTGGTGAGACGTTGGATCTTGGTGAGTTTTTCTTGGTTAGTTGTCATGATGATATCCTTAATTGTTAGTTAGCCAATCGGGTAAATGTCACAGTACCCGAACACTGTTTGGCGATACGTGGGTTTGCCGCCTGTGAGCTTGGCGACCCGCCGGGCTTCCTGGTAATGCTCTTCCGTGGTATAGAGCACAATCCAGGCGGCAGCCCATTGTTTCAGTCCTTCGACTTTGAGGCGCACATCTCCTTCCTGCTGAGGTTTGGTGCGGTGCCGAAACTTGATCAAGCCCAGCTCATTCTCAGTGAAGGGTCGATCCGGACACTGGGATTGCATATACTCGCGCAGGGCGGCGAGAGTGGCCGGAATCGAACGGGTGGATTGAAACGAGGAATGCAGGTTGCCGGTTTCCCGACGAATACGCATCATCGGGGCTTTACGTACAGTTACCACTGATACATCCTTTCCTAAATGTTGATTTGCTGGAAGATTTGCTGGAACGCTTCCGCAGGCTGTTCTACTGCTGCGCGATCTGCACCGATCACGGGCGCAAACAACGCGTTGGCGAATGTGGGTGAAGCATACGGTTCTGGTTCCTGACCATCGATCCCCAACGTGAACAGACTACTGGCAAACAAATCGAAGGACCCTTCCAAATGGAAGGGGGTGTGATAGAGCGCGGTGATGTTATCGACCACACGCGTCTTCAGATCACGCTTGAATATCGCCAGTGTTTCCGTGCCGATACTGCCGGCGATGCCCACCGCACCGGTGATCGTGTCGGCCCCAGCATCGTCGATCGTCAACTGAACTTGACGGATACCATGCATGGCCATCGTGGCTGGTACGCTATGCGTCAGATGGTTTGCAACGCGAGTTCGCGGGCCCTTATGCTGCCACCCCATGTAGTCAGTCTCCGAGTCCGGCACAGGCGCCGGGGCGAACTTCACGTTCTGGCATCCGACTGGATCGAGGCGACTGAGGGCGCCATAAGGAAAACCACCCGCTGCCGTCCCGTCGACCACGTTAGCAATCCCCATCATGAAAGCATGCGCCATGTGGTGCTTGTCACGCGTGAAACGCACGGATTGCATCGCACGACGTCTCACGCTATTCCCCATCATTTCCATCTCGGCTTGCACGTGCCGGGAATACCACGTAAACATCTTTTCTGCCCATACCGTTGGATCGATTTGGGTGTACTGCGAGAAACATGGCGTGACTGAACGCATGGTGCGTGTATCTGTAAAAGTCAAACTGCCCGACTTCAATATCGGATCATTCAAGATCTCGATCCTGGAAAAGACATCCGATGGGCGCAATAACTGCTTATTGTCCCCGTCTACGGAAAGAAAGTACGGATCGAATAACACTTGGTTTCCTTCGACTCGGATTTGGTCGCCATAGTGCTGGGCATCGAACACGGAATTGATAAACAAGGTCGTGTTCGGGTCGATCGATTGACAATCCTTGGGGATAGGGCGATCGGTGTAGCCGGCGACATACGACTTAGTGGGTGGCCAGCCCGGATGAGTAATTTCCAATTCGATTACAAAGCTCGATACATCGGCCCACCACCCCAATCCATTTTCTGCCGGGAACTTCACCGGTACCTCTTCGTGAAGATCAAAATCGTGGGACACCATCCCGATGGCAAGAGGCGGCGTGTCGTTCGTGGGACTTGGAGACACCGAATAGTTTTGCTCGGCGGACTGATATTTTGCCAACTCGGCGGCTTTGTGCATCACTGTTTCGTCGACCTCGACGACGAAAGGGTGCAAGTATTGCTTTGCGTGTTTCCCGGCCGGATAAAAATTGATCCCGCAGATACTGATTTTGTCTTGCGAACTACGACGCATGATGATATCCTTTCTTGTTGGTTATGTTGCTAGGTTACGGGTGATATGCGATTTGATACAGGGTCTTACCCGCATCTTGTCCATAATGCGAATGAATCACAGTCCGCATCTCTTCCAACGAATACAACTTACCCGCCATCGCACATTCGAATGGCTCCGGGTTTTTCGTGTAGATGGGTAGCTCGCGGTAGAACCGATGGTCGAGATAATTACCGTGTCGATCACAGTGCGCGACATAAGCGGCGCGTACCAAACTGTTTTCAAACAACGCGTCGGATTCTTCATCCCGCCAAGAGCCATTCGATCCGAACCAGTCGCACCATTTAGGGATGTCATAACCCATGAGTTTTTCATGCGCACGTTTCAAAGCTTCTTCGCGCTTTTGTTGTTTAGACTTAGCCATGACACCCCTTAATGGGTAAGTTCTCGTTCGCGCTCTTGGGCTTTCGGCGATTCAGGATCATCGTCGAGGACGAGCAACCAGTCTTCTGGACAGTGGCACTGAGTCATGTCCGGCAGGATCCCGTCGTTAGGGGTACGATCGAAAGGCACTCCGTCGACGTCTTCCACCACCCAGACTTCACCCCACAGTGTGTGCGGGGCACCCGTTTGAATATACCGCGCCGTCACGATACGGCCAACAGATTTCCCATTGGGCCCATTTGCGGAACCGATGATGCGACAGCGGGCGCCAGGATATACTTCTTTCTTTGCCATTACTGTTTCTCCATTGCTTTAATTTGCGAGATACGCGCTTCAGACAAACTGTATTTGCGCGCCACATCTTTACCCGAAACCCCATGAGTGAGTTCATACTGCACCATGCTGTTTCTGAGATTGGTAATCTGGTTGGCCATGTCGTTCAGCATCTGAGCTTCGCCATTGGTGAGCAGATAACCGGAGGCAATCTCCTTTTGCACAGCGTCGATTTTGAGCTGAGCTTCTGTCAAGGCTTTATGAAGATCCATGTCGGAACTCCTATCGAATCATTGCTTGGGTGTAAACGATAACCTGTTGCGGGGGGAGATGACGATCCCGCGGATCCAGGCATTCTTTAACGCAGGTCGCGACACCACCCCACAATTCCCAGCCACCGTTCACAGCTGTCAGCACTTCGTTACGAAAATCTTCTGGATCATCCGCTTCGACAATCTTGTAATCATTCGGTCGCATTGTTTATCCTTCCGTTTTCTTGACCAGTTTCTTCAGCAAGCCACTGGGTTTGATATCCTTGATATACTGCGGGCCATTGCGATCACCATGCTTAACCGGGCCATTCGCTTTCAGGACCCGGATCTCGATGGGGTCAACTTTGTTTTTCTTCTTACGCCGTTCTGCACGATTAACGAACGGGTCGTAGTGAAACGGCACTATGTGAAATTTTGACGAAGTGTCCTGAAACGTACTGGTCAGCATTGCCAGCAACATGGACGTCTTGCCGCTAATATTCGAATGACGCCCATGGATGTCGCCCAAAAGCAGTGGCTTAACTGCCGGTACGTCAACCACGAATTTCTTGACTTCCTTCGAAGAATCGCTAATGCTGCACCCCACCACAGCTGGGGTTGGGGTAACCAACAGCGAAGTTGGGTCCGTGTGGTTCGGTGGGATACCGAGGTATTCCAGCATGAACCGGTAATCATCCGATGCCGTCTCACCTTGTGTCTGGGCCCGTGCAATAGCGTCTTTGATATGTTGCACGTTCGGCGCTTGACTATAATGGCCAGAGGTCAAGGTATTGAACCTGGCTTCACGGCACAGCGGGCAGCGCTTTTCTTCCCCAGGCATATGTCCGGATATACAAGCGTTGCGAATCTTGCGGGAGGTCGCGATATCGGCTTCGACATCAATAGCGACCCCGCCACCCCCGAGGGGTTGGATCGAAATCCCTTTTGTTTCCAATGTCATGATATCCATCTCTGTTGTTGGTTATGAAAAAACAAATTAGACGGACGAGCACCACGGATTGAGTCCAAGTACGTCGATCAGTTCCGGGTACAACCGATTCGGCTCCCACTGTATCTTAGGAATCTCTTTTGGAGCGTATTCTGTTTTCGGAATATCTACCTCGATAACGATCTGTTTCGGTTGTTGCTGGAGGTAATTCCCGTACATCTGTTTACGTGACCCGCACATGGCTATTTCTCCTTTGCAATATGTTGAGATGGTATTATGGATACTGCGCGATCTCGGCGACCGCTTGGTCGAACTCGCACATGAAGTCGTTGATGACTTGAGTGTTGCCGGTTTGCGCGCCCAGCAACACCACGTTGTAAAAGTCGGTATCGCCGTCATGCAGTTCTTCCACTCCGCCTTCCGTCGAGATCGGCCACACCCGCACGGTGTGCGTCAGGCGCAGGTTAGTGGGCAGTGACAATGGATTGGCGAACAGAAACTTGGCGACTTCGGCATGGTCTTTCCCCAGCTGTGCCACCAGTTCTTTATAGACCAGGTGACGCCGGGTATAGCTGTCGATCAGGCGCTTTTGCAGGTTCAAATACAGCTGACTCAGAATCGCGAAGCCTTCTTCGGTGGCAGCGAAGATGATGTAGAAATCCGACCGTTTGGTGCGTTTGGTTTCTACCTCGCGCACCACATGGCCTGTGCAACTATAGACCGGAGCGACATGTGGCAACCGGTTGAGGAGCGGCATGCTCACTTTGAACTTCTCATCGATACCCGGAAAGCCGTCTTGTTCCCAGTCGAGGGCACGTTGCTTGAGGGTCTCGACTTGTTCTGCGGTGGAGAATACGGTCATCGAAGATTCTTTCTATGGTTGAAATGGGTTGCGGTGAATGCGACGCACAGTGGTCTTGCCACGCACCATGAATTCGTAAATCGCCTGGGCGGCCCGATAGTGTTCGTCATGATACAATTCAATAACGGGCGCGTTTTCCAATGGTATCTGACCGCGTTTTTCATCGTACTGGGTGTTAGATTCCGTGCCTAACACGACATCGATTCCGTCGGTCACCGAGTTTTGCTTCACCCAAGCGTATCGGCGGAAAATATGGCCGTCCCTCACCCGGAAGCGATAAGCGGAATCGCCACCCAGCGTGGCCGCTTCAGCGACAATCTCGATATTGCCGTGGGTGTCATCTGCTTCCTGATAACCTGGCGAGGAGAGCAGGATATTGAAAACACATTCACCCAGCAGAAGACCGTGGTCTTTATAGAAATTAAACACAATAGCTCCTTATTGGTTATCCGGTTGCGGTGGCGGAAGTTCTTTGACTTCGCGGAGGTCTTGGTCGATGTCATTTTCATCGAGGATTGAACGAATGACATTGCGGAATGTGAATCTGGCTGGCCGGTTATGATCCCGTTCGCTAAGTGCATTTTCTGCGTCCAGCACATCCAGCCGGTTTTGATTAAAATCGTAGTTGACCTGAAACGATTCAGACTGACCGCGCCGAGACTTGCTGCGTTGTATTGTCAGACATTTGACACCGTCAACGGATTCCACACTGTGACTGGACGAGTAGCCGCCGATGACAAAATCAGTGGCGGGTGACTTAGCGGCTGCCTTGGGGGTAACGAAGACGATGTCATTTCTCGGTTTAAAGCTTCTCAGGGCAGCCAGGATTTCGGGGATGGCGGGTTGATGGATGGGGATACGATCCAGATAACGATCCAGCACAGCGATCGGGGTACGGAGCGTTGCTTTGATCTCTTGTTCCGACAAGTGTTTCCGGGTGATTTGTTCCTGATGAACCGGCACCGGGTACGGAGCATCGAACGGTTTGTACAGACATACTTCACGAATGGCGTCTTGCAGGTTCATAATGCTTTTCCTTCCGACATGGCGCGATCCATTTCCAGGATTCGTTGTTGAGCCTGATCTAACCGGGCTTTCTTGACTAAGCCGGTGAGGTGGCGATACTGCTCGATGTAACTGACCGGCCACGATACGTTAGTAAATGGCCCCAGCGCGTGGATGGTTTTGGCCACCGATTCTGCTCGGCTCAAGGATTGGTCTGTCGCGGTGTCAACTTCCACGACATCGCTACCGGGGTGTTGCACGATGTAAGTCCGCCGTTCAGTCAACAGTTCCATCAATTCCTCACGCGTGGCGCAGTACACCCCGAGGATCTTGGCCACTGCGCACAGAAACACCACCTCATTCAGGTTGTAATTCTTGTGCGTGTTGGCCGGATCGAACACCGTGGAAACACGTCCATGGTCGATATCCATCAGAAAGTTTTCTTTCACCACCGCCAACACTACGGCTTTGGCATCCTGCGGTTTGGTCGGGGTGTAATGAAAGTTAGGCAAACCACCGAAGGTGACTTTGATATTGGATTTCATGAAGGTTCCTTTAGCAAGCGCCGAGGGCCGGGAACTCACCGGAGTCCGAGTCTTTGAAGACGCGGATGGCGGGGTGTGGTTCGAGCTCGAACATCAGCTTGTCGACCGGATGGGTTTTCAGATGTTGCAGTTGTGCATCTGTCAGCACGTAGACGTCTTGCATCGGGGCAGGCATCTCAGCAAACAGCACTTCGGGGCAGTAATCGTTAAACATGTTGCTTTCCTTTAATTGTTAGTTATGAGTTTTAGCCATAGCTTAAATGGCTTGGGTGATTTTCTATTAACGGCATAACCTCCCCTACCCGATGGGTAGGGGAGGGGATTCATGCAGCGCGCAACTGGTGTGGCGGATAGATGACTTCTTTACGTTGTCCGTGGTGGTTTTCCGGGGACTTCCATTTCTGGAGCAATCCGCGGATGATGAAATTGCTGCCCACCAACATCGACATGATCTTTTTGGATGGATTGGGATCTTTGCGCAGTTCCGCCAAGAACTTCATCTTGGCCAAATGGTCGAGCGACATCTCCAGCGCCACGATATCGTCCTGCGTCCACACGGGTGGATGTACTACCGCAGTAAACTGACGCGGCTCCACCAGCGTATGCTCGGTCGTTTTGCAGTCAACCCACACGAACATGGTCACTTCATAACCTGGCACGCACATTACGCAGTCTCCAATTCTTTGTTAGTTTTGAACATTGCCATAATTTTTTGTTCGCCCTTAGGAGAGTCTTTGGGTCGTAAGTCACCCGCTAGTGCAATAATACGGTTACCGGGATCATGCGGATAATTTGGATCATAGGTATCGGTGAGCCATCCCGTAAATCGCTTGCCATCAAGTTTGTGAATGAAATCCCATGGCCCAGCCAGCACCGTGGTTTCTTGATCATTCAAGAACGCATCTTCCCCCACTTGGTTCTGCCAAATGTACACCTTACCAACTTCATACACGATCATTCCCTTCCTTGGCTTGGACGGCTTGAAATTCCGTGGCCAGTTCGCTGAGCGCTTTTTGGCGTTCATAGTAGAGATCACTGGCTTTCTTATTTTCTGCCACCAGATGGTCGAGCCACCAGGAGGCTTTGTTATAGGCGTCACGCACTTCTTCAGTGCGCATGTTGCGCAGCAACCGATCGATGAGTTCCAACCCATTTTGCACGAACAGATGTTCTGATGGGCGCATGCCAAACCCATCGATGCCGATACAGTGCGTACGCACCATGATGAGATGCAACGACGCGATGGCGTTGTTCAACGTTTGCCCAATCCCGTCATCCGGTTTGAAGTAATCGTTGTATGCCACCGAACCTGCATACATGCGGTGCATGAGCTTGTTCCAGTCATCGAAGTTGCCGACTTGACGGACGATGTTGTCCAAGCAATGACGCGCGAGATCGCTGGACTTTTTAATGAAGCTGTTGGGGTTCATAAAATCCCCGACCACAAGTGTCGGCCGAGGGAACGCTGCTGTCACCCGACTGGAAGTCAAGGTAGGGCGGGTCGCGGGAAAGGAAGATTTACGAGAGTTACGGGCCATGGTTGTTGTTAGTTGTGAAATGATTAAAGAGGGTGATCCTAGTTAGGCTCAATGGAGTGATATAGTCACAAAATTACCTAGGGCCATGCTCTGTCAACATGATAGAGGTTGCCATAAAAAAGAATACGGCATACCACCTCACTCAGCCATGCGGCTGAGTGAGGGGTGATTAGTGGTTGGTCTGGGGTGGTTGGTCGGTAACCGATTCGCTATCGCTGTCGATCAGCCACAGGCCGAGGTTGAGATTGGTCTTGAGCAGTTCAACGTCCGGTTTGCTGCCGTCAACGAAACGCAACTTTTGGCAGTACGCGTCTTCGATCGCGATGTCGCGGTTGCTATGGGTGTGTACGGTGACCTCACCCGACAGTTCCGGGTACGTGTCCACCGGCTGGTCAGTATCCGCATTGAGGACTTTGGCGGTCCATTTGAGGGTGACCGGTTCGTCGTGAGTGGTGGGAGCTGTGCCGGCAACCACTTGACCTTTGATGTTAAGCCAAGTGCGATGGGGGTGGTGCAAAACGACGGGTTGATGCATGTTAACCTCACGGTAAGGGCTAAGTGGGGTACTTTACTTCGTACTTAATAGGGGAGAACATCGGTGGGGCGGGGCGTCAAAGGCCAACCGCTGTAATACGGATCACGGATGTTGTTATAGGGGTGAAACACTCGACTCGGGCGCGGATCAACCGGTTCACCGCCCACAATCGCGGACACCGCGTCGGGGTAGTGGCGTAAATGGGTATAAGGAATTAACAACGGCACTAGCGGCATATGCCAGCCACCGAAGGTGTAACCCAGATAACTGTCCGCGCCATACAACCCACTCTCTTTAAATAGCCGGTGCATCTGGCGAATGTAGTGAACGATGGCGGCGTAGATGCGTTGTTTGTTGTAAGGGGTCGGCAGGTACTTGCAGAATGTATTGACTTGAATCGACATCGCCTCGATTGCTTCGCTTTCGTTATCGGCGATATTGAGAAAATTGATGGTCAGGATAAAGATTTCTTTTTCGGTTAACAGACCCCCACCATCGCGGTAGTCGAGGTCACAATAGTCTTCTAAGACCCGCATGAAACCACCCAAGGGTTCATAGAGATCCATGAGAAACACCCGATGGGGGCTAGGGGCGGTGGGCTTCATACAGGGCACCATTCCAAGTCAACTGGGGGATGCTGATCAATACGACATCATCAAAATGTGGATCTGGATGGGGGCTATAGGTGTACATCAATAACCCCTCTCGGTTGTACAGATGTAAAGATTCGGCTTGGAAGTAAATCTCCAGCGCCAAGCGTTTGAGGGCGTTGACCAACTGGGCTTTGCAATTCACCCATACGCCAACATTAGTGTCAAAGTTCTTCACCATCGCCACGATGTGTTCCATTGCTTTGTCACGATAACGGACGGCTTCGATCACCACATACAGGATCTCATGAAAGGCTTGGTCAACGTCAGGAGTTAAATTCGGTAACAGAAAACGAAATTGTGTCACCCAACCTTCGGTATTGATAATCAAGCGCCGATGCGGTTGGATGCATGACTTGCTTTGCATTAACGCCCTCCTTTCTCAAGGGATAGGATGTACAGATAAAAGGATACCGTAAAGTTTCCTGTGAAGAATGTCATTTTGATATCATTGACTTTACGGGGGTTCCTTTTAGTGATATAGAACCAAAAAAAGATAACACGGCATAAAGGCTGACGGGGGATTCCCCCGTCAGCCCCTTAGCCACGTGCTCGCTGTTGACCCGCCGTGAGCATATAGCTCAGGTGGCTGCGCATACTGCTGGCAAACAACTTCATCAAAGTCGTGAGTGTCGACCCTTTACGCTCTGGGATGGTTTCAAACAACAGCTTGGCCCAGTTGGCAGCGCATTGACGGGTGGTGACTTCTTGTGCACGTTGATGTGCACGTTCCACCATGGCTTGGTACAACACAGGATCGTTTTTCAATCGCAGAATCGCTTCACGCGCTTCAGCTTCGGATTTGACTTCGATGTAATCCAACTCATCGCGCTTGAGTTCCCGGAACGCTTGTTCCGGCCCCAGGATCGCCGGCACACCTGCCAACCAGGCGTTGATGAGTTTGCTGGCCGGCTTGTTGGCGTACAGACGCGAGGTATCTTTGCGCATAGCCACCACCACATCCACATCGCGATAGTCGTGCCAATTGACTTGATATGCGGTGTTGTTACCCGTGAACGTCACTGCATCCGTCCGCCATTCCATACCTTGCTCCCGCAGTGACTCCGCCCATTCCGGCGTGGTCAAGCCTTGGGCCATTTCCCCCACTGCGCCTTTGAACGCCACATTCTCGACTTTGCAATCCCGTGCCGGATCGCGCGCGATCAAACCGGGTTGCGGCCAGTGCTGAATGTGGAACGTTTTGTTGTTACCCGCTGAGTGGGCGTTTTGCACGATCTCGAAATCAGCATTAGCGCGATGCGGACGATCAGCCCGCACCACCACCAAGGTGAGGTCAGACAGCAGACTGCGGCCGCGCAACACATCGCTAACATGGTCAGCGTGTACCACGGCGATGCCCGAGGTCGGGACTTTATGGCTGAGTATAACCGGCAGACCCATCTGTTTCAGGCGCAGATAGGTTTGACCGATCCAGACTTGTACGCCGGTGCCAAACAATTGAAAATCCCGATCCGGATCGGCCTTGATGAGACTAGCGACTTGTTCAGCATCCGGGATGAAAAACGTAACAGCTTGATGTGCCATGATATTCTCCCTAATAGATAAAAGAGGCAAAGATACTTCTGTATCCTTATTCGCTAGTAGGATATAGACTTGAAAAAATCTAGCGCCTTATAATCCCACGCTCAACAACTCGCTGATTTTATTTCACACAACTAATAAAGAAAATTGATAAAACGATACCAAAAAGTTGCCTAACAAAAAAAAGGCGGCATAACCAGGGGATTAACCCCCGGTATGTGTTATTTGATTTCACCACAATGACGGGGTGCGGCATAGATCGGATTACCCAAATCGCCGTAGATTCGCAGCGCCAGTTCTTCTGCACTCTGGGCGATTTGGCGGATATAGCCACCCAGTGTGACATCACGACTCGGGTCGCTCCAATACGCGACATACGTCATGACAATATCTTTGGGCAAAGCGATCCGCGCCGCTTCATTGGCCACCGCTTGCACGAACACCGCATCCCCGATACAACGAATCAACGTACCCGCTTCAGCCAGTTCCCTGACTTTCTCCATTCCCATTTTGGTATTCTCACCGGTGTTATACGGCGGCACGCTCACCTCGCCTGCGCCGTTGCAGTGTGGACAGGTATTGTTCACCATCGCAATGGCCAGGTCTTCGGCTTCTTGGGATAATTGATTGGCGTGGTCGAGGATGAGTACCGTTTTGCGAGTAGCGACGGTTTTCTTACCTTTACACAGTGGGCAGGTTTGTTTCTTGGATTGATACAGCATGGGGTTTCCTTTCTGTTGTTGGTTATCGACACACCATCGTTAGCGAGGATATTTTTACGACGGCATAGCGAGAGGGCAAACGCCCCCTCGGCTTATGCTTTCTTGAGCAATACGGCGTGCAGCAACTCCAGTTCACGTTTGGTGACTTGATAGACGGTTTCACCAGCCCGACCATAAGCACCCGGATCTTCCGAGATGATCGCTTCGAAGAGGTCCACGAATTCTTCTTTGGTGGCGGGCAGTGCTGTTTCGCGGGGTGATTCGCCAGTATTTGCGATGTAGGCGTCTACCGCCTTTTGGGCATAGAGCAGCGTCTGTGCCTTCGTGTAATAACCCACTTTCACGATCAGGCTCATCAGGATAGCTGGGCGGCCGAGTTCCGGATAGTGCGCCGCCATGGTGTCTTCGATGGCTTTGGTCATCTGCTCGGTCGCATTTGCGTGCGCCATCCTAGCGATGTCCATGATGCACTTCCTGAAATCCCGGCTATCCAAGCCGAAGAGTTCTTTCATGATGCGCTTGGTCGAATCGTATTGATAATCCGTCAAGAAGTACGGGTTGGTATGTGGTGCTCTGTCGGTCATGACTTAACTTTCTTCTTCGGTACGTTACCCATGGCGATACAGTGAGGACAGGTGCAGCTACACTTTTTCATGTTGTTTCCTTTTTAAACGGGGTAAGAAAACGGGCGAGCCAGTCTTCACCAAATTCCGCCAATGTGATGTTTTCGAAGAACCATTCTTTTGTGGGCTGAATTCCTTCGCTGGCGCGCTGGCGGATATAGACCGAGAACGCTTGCGCGGATGGGTTGACTTCGATATCGCAGTAATGCGTGCCGTTGTCCCAGTACAGACAGATCTCACCATCTTCGTTATGCCCGCCGTGCATGATGGGGATATAATCCGCCTGTAGCACTTTGGCCAACGCCAAAAAGGCGCGTTGGTATTTCCGCCGGGTGGGGCTTTTCTTGATGTCCGCCACCAGACGTTTGTAATCGTAACTGCGCCGCATGTCCTATCCTTATTTTCAGACAGCATAAGAGGAGGGACCGCAGCCCCTCCAACTCATACCACGTTAGTGTCCCATCGCGCGAGTTAACCACCACTCGTGCTCTGGCTTGATCTCCATGAAGTCTACCGTCTCGCTGTAATACCCGTTGCTAGAGCCATGCCAACGAATATCCACATACCCCTTGATCGTGGCGAATTTGTAGAACGTCCAGGTGTTGCTTCCATCCTCCCAGTCAACCTCGATAGAGTTCTCAGGGCGGTCTTGGCTAACCGCTTCTTCTGCAAGCAGAATCGGCGATCCGATCAGATCATTGAAGTCTCCGACGATTGATTCGATTTCCACTGTCTCACAACAGTTTTGGTCGTGGTGCAGGGCGTATCGCACCCCTTCATCTGTCGTAAACAGGATCGCGTCTTTCATGCCGTTGACTTCGATCTTCACCAACGTTTTTCCCAACAGTGCAACAACTTCCATTTTCATATCCTTGAGTTAGCTCGCCAATTGCGAAGCCTGCGCTTAGACGACTAACGCTTGAATATGATTTACTACTCAACCACTTCAACCCAAACACGCTTACGCCACAGATAGCAATTGGGTTTCTCGCCATCCGTGTAAACCACATAACCTTCACTGGTGCGCCATGCGCTGACGATCTTGCCTTTGTTGAGTTTATCCAGCGCGCGTAACTGTTTGTTCGACAGTTCATACGCGTGGATCGCCCGAGGGCGCATCGCTAGTTCTTCACACATAACGCCTTCCTATAAAGCGTGGAGGGGAGGAGTCGAACCTCGCCAGCGAACTGGACCTCCGCCACACAAGAGTGCCTCATAACCGATCGGCTAACCCTCCACATAAAACTTACCGCACCAGCGTCATCCGCACGGCCCAGACCGATTTTTTCACTGGTGGGAGGTGCACCCACGGGGCCGGGTGATCGACGACAGGACGGAAATAGGTAAATTTCCTCGACGCATCCGTCCCCCAGAGGTCGCAGTCTTTAAGGAGAACATTTTTCGGGACAACGATTCGATTCTTGGGGAAAATCGAAGCCGACTCGATGGTCATACTCAAGTTATCTTTGACCAAGTCCCAATGGTCGATCAGCTTGTTGTACGAGATGTTCCTGAAAGACGCCTCGGGACTGAACCGCACACGAATGTGAATCGGGTCGTGCGGATGCAGTTCCCGGTGCCTTTTGATCCACGCATCGCATTCTTCGAGGGTGTGAAAGTTAACATCCTTGCCGGCACCGATTATTACTTCGATGCCTTCGTCTTGCTTTTCCATGTTACTTTTCTTTCTTCGAATGGTTACCACATCAATGTCATGCGGATCGCCATGACCAACGGTTTGAGCTTAGGGCGCCACCATTGGCGAGGATTGAGGGGTGTGGTGCTCACCCACGTCGGAATCCCTTCGGTGCTACCGCGCCGCCACACCTGGCCGTTTTCGATCTTGATATCAGGGTCATTCATCATTGATTCGAATGCTCCAGTGCTCGAAGGCGTCGTCGGTTTTTCTCCATCGGTTATTTTCCCACACGTGAGTGGGTCGATCACTCTCGGTGAATGAGATACCCACATTACCAGCCCATGATCCGACCCACACTTTGGTGATGCGTCCAATCAGGGCTGCGCGATAATACTGGAGAACATTGAGGTCCTTGATTTCACCACATTCAAAGACACCGATCATGTTGGCCGAAAGGTTGGATTGAATAGAAATACTTTTACCGAGTGACCGGCCTTTTTGAATGATGACGTTCATGGGTGTTGTTTATCGATTTGTTGAAGCAACGCAAACGTCGACAGGCCGGTGAAACGCATATCGTCGCGCATGCGGTTGCTGATCTCCACCGGCTTACCGTTTTTCATGATCACGACTTTGTGCAAGGGCGTGCGATTGATCGCGTCGATCTCCGCTTGCAACTCCCGCACCCGTTCCAGAGAAATTTCGTTCATGATTAATTACACCCGAGGTTGATCTTTCTTGGGTTTGGGGCAAAGTGAGACAGCTTGCGCCCGACCAGGTTGCCACCATGAGATTTTTTGCCAACCTTTCACGTCAGCTTCTTTTTCGAACCACGTTCTAACGTCTTGGTTGATCTCATTAACAACCGTCCTAGTTGCCAAGCAATAGCAATTCAACACGTCCAACAATGACATCGAATAGCCAATCGACGGTTCTCTATCAGAAGATTCCAACGCGGTTACCGATGGTATATAATCAAAATGAACACCTTCCGGTCTGTGATAATTAAAACCAGGTATTTGAATCGCCGCGGTTTTCTTAACAGATGTTTTTCTGGTCGTCATGATTAATCCCAGTTAGAGGAAGCACCGCCACCATCGAAAGTTCCGCCAGCGCCATCATAGTTGGGGGTGGTATCCGTAGCACTGGAAAAGTCCATCACCGCATTTACCGCATTGACGATTGCCAGCGAGTCGTCGAAATCGTTATTACGGCGCCGACGCGCCTCATCGTTTTCAGCTTCAATCCGTCGCAGACTGGCCAAAGCATCTTGTTCTTGTTGTCGGGCGGCCAGCAACGCTTGCTGTGCGTTCAGGCCATGGTGGTTGCTGACGGCCGGGGTGTTTTTAGCTTGCGCTAACGCGGCTTTGCGCATTGTATCCACCCCACGTTGGGTTTTCTGAAAGCGTTCCACTTCCGGAGTGAGACCCAGATCCTTGGTCGTGATCGCGTGCGGATTACTGCGGTGCATCTGTTCCAGTTTCTCTAGCCACTGTTGCTTCGACTTGGCGTCATGGAGACGTTGTCGTGTGTCCGACTCATAAAACCCAGCAGTTGCGCGAGTACCAAGTTCTTCTAACGAACGCTGTTGCACTTCATGCAGATCCTTCGAAATACGGCGGATCGCTTCCGGATGCGATACGGACCGAGTCGTCTCGACACGAATCACTTGCGTGGTACTTTCAGCTTGAGTTGGTTGCTTCGTTTTGCCGCCAAACAGTTTCTTGAAAAAGTTCCACATAAGCACTCCAAAAATTTGACGGCATAACAAAAGGGTCAAGGGGTGAGACGCGGGGATGAGCATCGCGGTTACGCGCCACACCCACCCCCGTTCTCGATGACTCCAACAGCATCTGCCCGTCGTGGCCACAACGAACAAACCCATCAAAGGCTGCGCTCCCATGAAAGGGCCAACATCTTCCAAGCTCCGCTTTCGGTTACAAGGTCGAATCAGACAAAGCACAACTTGCCAACCGTCCGCCACGGTCCCTTGACAGGGGAACGCGCCAACGCACTGGCCGTACAGTTTCAGCACTCGTGTCAGGAATGCCACTAGACTCCCATCCAATCCCCTACCCTGTGGTCTGGGGGACGAGAGCAACGGCTACCACTGTTAAGTCCGTTGGTATACATCCCACGCTGGAAATGTCGTGAGATGTTTCGAAGGGTTTGCAACCTTGCCTGTTATCCAGGGGCCGACTTCCACGGCTCGTCAGTACCATTATTTAAAAGGGTGGGTTTACTAAGGTGACCTTAAAGTCTAAACAAGAGCTTTCTTGATACGATGATCACTGAATGGACAATGCGACCCGCGGTCGATCCAGAGCAAACCCATTGGACGGATAAACGCAACAGGAGGAACCCAAATCTTAGTTGTAGAGTGTCAACAACACAACCCCAGTAAAGTTAAGATAACTCTACTAGACTTAGATTCCTTCTGTCGTATTCATGGTGCCGATAGAGTGAATCAAACACTCGACCTTACGCTTACAAGGCGTCTGCTCTGTCACTGAGCTATATCGGCATGTTGTTTGCAAAACGCGTACTGTTACGTCAAAGGAGATTCGAACTGCCATCTACTATTTCCCCGCGGACCAACACGGTCAACGCTTCGCTCCACTCATTAAGGATGGCTGCTTCTAAGCCAACCACATAATGCAAACAAAAAGTTGTTACAGCCAATAGTCCCGAGGGGCTTTGGCTTCGAGCATGACTTCGAATTCTTCACCACGCACATAACGATACAGTTGTGCTTTCGCTTTGCGGCGTTGTGGACGTTCGGTGGTGAGGTTACGGAACCAAGCCGGGCCGGGTTCTTTCCAAGTCATGGTCTTATCAGCGCGTTGTTTGGCTAAACGTTTTCGTCCTTCCTTGGATTTCGGATCGATGCGGATACGGTCGCCATTGGCGTTGTAATCGTGCAAGACCCAGTCCCGGGTGTAGAAAAAGTTATGGCCTTTATCGCGGTAGGTACGAGACATCTCAGCTCCATGTGGTAGTTAAACCTATTTCATGGTAGCCTCCTATCAATAAAGGGCCCTAATCCCATCGGGGGTTAGGGAGGATGTATGCTGCTTACAAAAAAAGAAGGCTTCATTGGCTGACTCGGGTTTGCAACCGTGTCGCCATGACGTTTTTTGTCAACCAATGAAGCCAGAGGGGTGCGCTAGAACCTCGGCACTAACTGAGGAGGAAGTACGTTGAAAGGTCCAGCTTTCTTAAGGTCCTAGCGCGAACGGGCGCCCGTGTCAGCTTCTTGGAATTCACTTTTTAGCCTGATAGCGCCATCTTTCATAATGACGACATCGGGTTAATCGGGAATAACTGACGTGGGCATTGATCGGGAGAAGACTTACGCCTTCAAAAATTCTGATGCATACTGAACTGCCTTGATGGCGTCAGCGTTACCGCCTTTCAACATATTAGCCAAGAATTCGCCGCTGGCTTGAACAACCAAAGGGTTCTTTTGGCTGGCCCGGGTGAGCGCATCGACAACGTTATCGAAACCCAGCGCGGTCAGAGCGGCTGTAGCGACATCTTCATCGTTAAGTTCTTGGCTGGGTTCCAGCGAGCACGGAACGTTGGTGGCACGCGAAGCGATGGTTTTACCTGCATCGCTCAGCACATACACGTTACCGTGCATGAGATATTCTTCTGGATCGTGTTCCGGACTGTGAATGATGCAGGTATCCAGACCCTGCTCATTGCGTTTGAACTCGACCTTCCCGCCATCTGGCAAACTGATCAGCTGGAAAGCTTTGAATGGGCTCGAATCCGGCATGTCTTCATTCGACATGAGTTTGACAAAACCTGCCATGGTACATTCTCCTTGTAGCTAGTAAGTGGTATCTCTACCGTGATGATTTTACTCTGTTCATCAAACAGTCCTACGAAAAACTTGATGGAAAATGGAGAGATTCGAACTCTCGGTAGGTAGCTAGGATCACCCTTTGCCACTAGCCCCCACATCTATCATCCCACGATGATCGATCGCCTTCAGCCACTCAGCCACACTTCCGACTCCCCGAATAGGAGTTCCGTTAATCCGAACGCATCGGATCACCTCATATCCCATCGACCTCGAAAGTCGACACGGCACGAGAGGATGCCATGAAGATCCACTAACGTGGTGAAGTCATGGAACGGGTTTGTGCTCTTTACTACAACAATGCGGTAGGTCGAGAGAGGGAATCGAACCCCCGTTCTACTACAACAGTTTATCTGGATACCCGCCCCGACCATTGGCCCGGTAGATACCCTACTGTTGGTTCAAATACTGATCACTTAACCCAGGGAGCAATCAGCTGCGTCTTCCACTTCGCCATCTCGACCATTGAAACTTGGGCTTGGAGGGGAGATTCGAACTCCCGACCTCTGTCTTGGTTATATGCGCTCTAACCGACTGAGCTACCAGCGAGTATCTTCATACTCCCCAGGCTGGACTCGAACCAGGGACCTCAAACGACAGTGCTCTACCGCTGAGCTACTCCGCGCATTGACCCTATTCACACTGGTAGAACAAGTCTTCTTTCTGCAAGCTGAGTCGCTTCAGCGTGTCGACTTCTTCGTTCCATTGCTGGATGTTCAGATACACCAGGCTGAGGTACGGGGGCAGTTCAGCCGGGATGGTGGCACGCTCGACCGAGATGAAACGCCAGAGATTGAGGATCGTCTCGGGTACAGCGCGTTGGTATTCGATCCCCAGTTCGGCCATCTGTACTTGGGGATTCACGTCTTTCGGGGCGTTGAGAAGATCGTAAATGATGTTAACGCCAGTCGGAGTAGCTGCCATGGTGTTTAGTCCTGACCGAGCTCAGCCTTCAGTTCTTTGGTGAACTGCGCGGAGGTGCCCGGTGCATGTTTAGGGGCATCGACCACGATGCCTTGGTTGGGGAGAACTTGGAACGCGCGATCGTCATAGAGTTCACGCATTGCCATGTCTTTGATGTTGGTGACTTCGAAGACTTGCCCGATGTGTTCTTGGCACCAGGCTTCGATTGCTTGCCGTACCGCGGCGTTGATGCGATCGTCCGCATACGAAACCCGCGCGGTGAAGATCTTAACCCGCATCTCTTTGGCTTTCGCTTGGATGCGTTCGATCATGGCGGGGATCGGAGCCCCGATGTGCAAACAACCTTTCCATTCCTCGTGGATAGCGAGGGTTTTGTCAAGATCGAATCCACACCACGGTTCCAGATATGGTTGTTGCTTGGCCAGCGCTTCGATGTAAGCCGGCGAATCGTTTTCTGCGCCTTCAGGCGTCTCCGACTCAGTGGCCAGATGTCGTTGCAGTTTCATGGTATCTCTTTCAGTGGATATACATGCCAAGACACACTCAGGCGTCCCTAAATGTGACTCAGGCTATACACCAACGTGTACGACTTGCTCCACCATCATGGTCGACTCCCGTCGCGAAAAGATGGAACCCATAAGTGCTTTTGGGAATGAAGTCTCTTTAGAGGTCACTAAGGAGATCGATAGACCGGAGCCCATCCCACAGGCCACCTTAACGAAGCGTCGTCAAAGTACCTGTAGGCTATGCTCAGGCGTTCGTGGGAGTTTCTCCACAACACGTTTCTCACGTGACACGAACATGAAGATGCTGACTGGGAATTGGTCAGTCGCATCGCGGGCATTAACACGAGTCCTTACGCACGCTGACGCCTGCCAGCGAACGCCGAAAGCGGCACCATAGGCCGCCTGTTGGCGATACAGCCCCGGAAGCCTCCGAGGTTCTCGTATTAGCCCGACCACTTGCCCTCCCAAGTGGCGATGTTGGCCTGTGTGTTTTACGTGCGGACGTTGACACCCGCTCTTTTCAACACGTTTACTCCCCGGATCGGGGGAGGCATAACTTGCTGTAGCTTTTTCACCGGACCCCTGATAGGGCGTTCTCCTCGGTGGGCTACAGCCAGGATACCGATTGCTCGGTATATGTTAGTCTGGGGCTTGGACGAATGTCACGTAATACTTGGCCCCGACTTTGAGTTGCTCGTTGACGTGTGGGTTCAGAATCGAACCTTTGAACTCCGCATAGGGCGTCCAATGGCCGAAGATGGCGTTTTCGGAAGCTTGTTGCTTTTCCGTCGAGCCTTCCCACACTGCACCGAAGTGAACCGTCTGACCCGGCAGTTCTTGGTTGGTAGCGCTGAAACCTTTCATTGGGTTCGCGCTGTGCAGTTGTAGCTTGCACACCATTACGGCACCTGGCACACCCGCATCGGCGAATTCGTCGACACCGGCTGCGTCCATTTCAGCCAGCTGGGCCAGCAACCACTTACGCGTGATATTCAACTTCATTTACTGCTCCTAGTTTCTCTGGATAGGGAAACAGGGGGTTGTCTTACAGTCTTGCGCCCTGCGAAATGGGGGAAGGTCACGGCTCCTTCCAATCGGTTTCTCATCTACTCAAGTTTCGATTTGCCGATCGGTTTAGTCTCAGTTATCAAAGAACGCGTCAATGAAACTGGATGCGTTGTGATCCAGTAAGTAAGTTCGCCTGAACTTGAGTCTAGTTCGTCCAAACCAGACCATTCCAACCCGCTCCATCTGTCTGATCGGTGCGAAGCTGGAAGTGCGAAAATTTATCTCGCACAGCATAAGCAGCGGTATGTAAATTAATACCGTCAGGCAATATTACAATTTTGCAAAATACTGCGCCGCAATGGCCGGTATCTGTGCGCGATTAATACGCGGGCCACCTGGGTCCATGTACCAATCATGACCACTGAACTGACCCGGCTCATACGCCCACATCGCGAATCCGTGTACCAAATCTTGATTCGGCACCAGTATCTTCTTTTCTGGTACCACAATCTTCATTAGGCTCTCGGCCCTGACGAATGCTGGTGCGGCAGCGGCAGCGAACATCGCTGAGAGGAATCCCCTACGATTCATGTCTTACCCTCCGCTTAACGGTAACGAACGCAATATGCGCCGGTGGCTTGATGGGTGAATCGCGCAAGCGCCATGCCGAGCTGGGCTTCTGATTCAGTGTAATGTTCGAGCAGAACTTGGTAAATGGAAACGCCACGTCTCTCCGCTTCTTTGGGGGCAATGCAGTAGTCGTATTGACTCGTATCAGGATACCATCCGTTGAAGCAGCGTTTCTCCAACCAAGCCTTATAAACCATCTCAAACTTCTGTTTTAAGACTTCTTCATCATCTTCCGCGGCGCTCATCGTTACCCCTATTAATTATTACCAACTCAGCCAGCTGAAGGAGTTGCTTTCCTTGTTGATCACTTTCAGTTGCACTTGGATCGGTGGCAGTAAAATCACTTCGTGCTGGGTCTTGATGTCTTTCAAATTACTCAGTTCGTGCACGATGACATTCAATTCATCGGTGATCACCAAACATGGCGTACGCTGCGGCTGAATCACGGTAGATACCACCACATTGCCAAACGCATGGGCGATCGATTCTTCGGTACTGAACGACAGCGATCGATCCTCACTCTGGTAAGGGACGATTTGCCCGATATGGGCATCTTCGCTGATTCCTAGGCTGTCTTGAAACGACCCCAGTCGAAAACCGCGGTACAGCTTCAGTTCAGTCGGGAGATCGTACATGTCGCGCACGAGTTGACCCAATGCCGCCATCTGTGGAATCAAACGCCGGTCGGCAAACTTCACCCACTCCTTTAAGGCATCCATGAGTTGCGGATGTTGTTTGAAACGACGGATTTTCTCTTCCGAGATATTGTCCAAAGAAAGCGGAACAGCGGCATCGGTCATGGCGGGCCTCGATTGAAAGTTAAGGCCGCACAAAACGGCCACTATACAATCTACTTTCGATCACACGTTGACGAAGGTATGCCCGGCAACACGCATTATTTCGTAGTAATCATAACCCGTGGGGTGATGGTCATGCAGCATTTTAATGTTACGTGCCACACGTTCGAGCGTTTCCTTGTCGTACAACGGAATAACACGGTCATACATGCAATTGATGTCCATGTCGCCGATATGCGCACCATATCGAGCATTACGATGTAGTTTATCGAGATACACTTTACTGAGTTCACCGCCAAATTGAGTTGGTGTGGGTCGACCGAAAAGAATGATCTCCTGTTTCGGCACCACGATTTTCATCAAGTGCTCGGCTTTGACCACAGCCGGTGCCGCCATGGCGCCCAACATCACACCTAAGAATCCACGTCGCTTCATAATGGTTCCTTTTGCTAGTTATTGGTTAAAAGCGTTACTGACGTGTTTGAGAATACCGTTTTCGAACGTCAGCGTGTATTCTACATAACGCCACACCGGAACGTCTTTGGTCGGTTCGGGGATGGAGTGAATGTATTTGTTGGGGTAACCGTATTCGCCCGGTTGCGGAATACCGGTATCGATATCGATCGTCCCCGTATACGCCACAAATGTGGGGATACAAGGATTTGTGTCGGTGTAACGGCCCGCTTTATAACGCATCAAACGGTTATTCTCGTCCACGGTATACACATCCGATTCACAGTCCAGACACTTGGTTTGAAACAACGCTGCGTCGGGTAATGACCGTAGTGACGACACGGATTCTCCATCCGGGACTTTCATCTGAAATCCATCCGGGGTTTTCCGATCAAAGTAGAAGCTATCGAAACAGCCCATTTAAAACTCCTTATTATTGGTTATTAAGCCAGCCTGAATTGGCGCTCGACTTGGGTGACTTCCATGAGCCGTAGATGGGTGCCATGCCCGAAGCAATTGCATGAACCTTCGACATTATCCCAATCGATTTCGTTTGCCTTCAGTGCATTGCACCATTCGAGTGGGCCACCTTTACGGAAGGTTTTGCTGTACATCTTCTTGCCCCCTTCGTAAAGACAAAGGCCTTCGTCGTTATAGGGTTCTACCTTTTCACCGTCATAAAACGCTTTGAGGGTGGCGAGGTCATGATAAGGACCAAACGACATGCTACCTTCGATCGGACCCATCATGGAGTTAAGGACCAACATGTAACCGTATTCGGCAATTCCTGTGATTTGATAGCGCATCTTTATTTCACCCAATGAGGACGTTTCCATGGATCGGTCGAGCGAGCGCAGAAGAAGGCTTCGGTGCGCTCCACAGCGCCGGGTTCACGGTTGTAGCGATCCCGGTACATTTGCAGATAAATACGGTAAGAGGAACCTTGAATTTCCGTCATTTGAATCACAATGACTCCTTTATCAAAAAGAAAGCCCGGCGGTTAAGCCGGGCCTTATGTCGTTAGCCCATCAGAGCATCGTTGATGAGGTCATGCGTGATGGTGGGACGAGTTTGTTTCACCCCCATCATTTCGAACCGCACCGGACCATGGTCCATCAACCCTTGCAACACTTGCATGAACCCGGCGGACAGGGTCAGGCGTGCAGCAGCATTGTGGTAGGTGATGGTGGTCTGGGCCAACTGCTCTTGCGTTTTGGCACGGAACGAATCGTGTTCGGCGCGCTGCATTGGCGACGTGGCATAACCACGACTTTTCATCTGCGGAGCGAACTGACTGTCTTGATAACGGTTGGCATCGTCCACCGTTAAGTGACTGTGATTCAGCGCTGCGAGGAAATCAATCTCGCGGGTATCATGCTTGACGGCCTTGTCATCCTCGGTTTCCTGGAACGTGCCGATTTGGACGAGGGTGTTCGACAATGAGCCAATGCGCCATGGTTTCTGCATGAACGAAGCCCGGGTGAATTCCGCACCCATGTTGCCGTTCAACATCAACGATGCGCAATCCACGATCAGCGTAGTCACTTCGTGTTTTCCTTTCGCCGCTTCTGCCCACATCGAAAGCGTGTCATTGACGGTCGGGTTCATCAACATATCGAACGAGATCAAATGGCCACGGCCGATCATTTCGTTCAGCGTCTGAGCAAACCCCGGGGCACTAGGGTAGTCACCTTTAATGCGCTGCAATGCCGCAAAATCACTCCAAGTCTGCGTGCCATACATCGACTCGAACTTCTTACTCCAGAGCCCAGCCCGCATGAATGACGACACCATCAGTGCCGCTAGAGTCGGTGGCACCAATACCGTCCCGCACTGAATGACGTAGCGGATATCTGTCACCACGAATTCAGGGATGTAGTACGGCGTATCAGGCACCCACGGACGATCCGGCGCGGATTGTTCCGGCATATAGCGAAAATCGATATAACCGGAAACCGTGATGAGTTCGACCGGATCGAGCATCATGCTCAATGTGGATTGCCGACTACTGTGCGGGATCGATGACAACGTCAGCGTGATGTCGTTGCGCACCGGTTGACCAAAAACATCCGCGATGGGTGCCGCATCAAACGTATAATCGACTTTGAACTCATTCCCAACACGTTCCGCTTCGACGAAATCGGGCAACATCTTCTTCACATCGGCGGCCTCTTTCGCGCTATGAATCCGCTCGAATTCCGCCCGGTTGTCTGCCGCATTCAACAGATGGTTGATGATCTCGCGGCACCTGGACAGATCGTTGTAATCGATCGGAAAAGGCTCGACTAACCCCAACGCGATCGTCGATTTGGTATCCGACGCTTCCCCGAAGGCTTGGGCGATAATCGGCTGATTGTTGGGATGGTTCAGGTACTGGTAAATCGAATTGCCGAGGTTGACGTGTTTGATGATGACTTCGCTCTTATACGGCAGATACACCGACACGTACACCTTGCCAGTTTCCGGATCTGGGTAGCGCAGCAACAGCACCTTTTTCGGCGAGGGGACGTTGTGGTGGAAATCCAGTTCCAAGGTGGCGATCGCTACCTGGAAAGCGTTCTGGTATTCAGCGGCGAACCGTTGCGCCACCTCGAACAACACGTTCAGGTCAGACGAGGCTTCATTGGATGACGTCGAGCCATAACGACGGAAATTGCGGTCAGCGCCAAAGAAATTGTTTTGCATGATGATATCCTTAAGTAATTATTAGTTATTAGAAGCCGATCTTGCGGCCGAAACGGTTGATGGTTTGGCGGGCTGCGTTCTCGGTAGACAGTGCTTCGGCCAATGCCCATTGCGGCTTTGAACTGAAATCACGCACTGGCAAACCGACATCTTCACGCGCTTTTGCCGCTTGAGCTTGATCGAGCAACTCGAACTTCAAGATGTCGAAACAGCGACCCGCACGCAACAGCGCTTCGTCGATACGGTCGATTGTGGGGAGATTGGTGACGAAGACGATCTTCTTACCACTACGCTTCACCAAACCATCCGCGGCATTCAGTAACGTCGACATCAACAGGTTATCGTTTTCGCGGCGTCCCAAATGACGATCGATGTCTTCATACGCCAGGATCTTGGCCTTACGGCTACGATGATAAGCGTTGATCAGGCTGGGAGATTCGATCACTTCCTTGGTGTAAGCGAGCATGGCATTGTAGTTGCCTGAGGCGATCATGGAACGCAGGAACGTGGTTTTACCAGTGCCGGGTGGCCCAAACATCATCAGCACGTTTTCATCGGAATCCATGAACATCTCGGTGTATTCTTTGATCGACACACCGAGCCATGGATAAAAGCTTGCATGGGCAACTTGGGCTTGGGTTTCCGGAATGAACGATCGCTCCCAGACCGGCTGTTTGCGTTCATCCATCTCAATGGCAGTGTTAATCGTGCTGCCCCGCATGGCGAAGACCTCATCAAACCAATCGACACATGCCTTGCATTCCGCCTGATCGCCCGCCATAACGAGTCGGACGTTGTGGTTCTCCGAAAACCCGAGATCGATTTCCGCGAGGGCGGTCCAGCACTCTTCATCATCACGCAGCAAAAGGGCTTCGAACCCATTCACACCCCTGATGATGATGTAACCCCGCGCTTCGAAGAAATCTCGTGCCTTCTTGAGTGTATCGTCGCTGTTAGCGGAATAGCGGGTGCGTGACCACGAATCAGTAGACTTCCTTGCTTCGGTGCGCGACAACCGCAACGTGGACATCATATCCACGCCACGACGTTGACCACAGAGTTGATCCAGCAATTTTTCAATGGGAATGTTTTTCATGGCGATATCCTTTTGTTGGTTATTTAGGTAACAGCTCAGGGTAGTGATATAGTTGTGTTTTTTTCTACAGACAGCATAACAACCTAGACTCCCAGGATAGGGAGTCTAGGTATTTTTACGTCATTGTATTTTACTTCGCGTACGTGCCTTCGACCTGACGAGCCATCCGGTCCAGCGTGCGTTGATTCAGCGAAGCGAGCGCGCCTTGAATATGTTCCAGAGCACGGGCGTTATACTCGCTGGCGAACTTACCCGATTGCAGTTCGGTCAAGCGATGCCCGCAGATGGCCAGCAAATGCTCGATCGTCACGCCGTTATGACCGACTTCGGGAATTGGGCCATGCTGGAACAGGACGTCGACCGTGTTACGGATCTCGGTAGGGAAACCGAAATGTGGATGGTTGCTCATATCCAGATTGGTGATCTGGAACCACGAGTGATCCGACCCCACACCGAGTTCACCTTCAGCGGTGATCACGACTGGGGTAACCGGCAGGTCCGGGTGTTGGTGTAAGGTGACCGTGGTGTTCATGCGTGTTCCATGTAAGGGCATTTGCCCGGTTGGCGGTTCATGTCGAAGCGATACGCGCGCAGTGTATAGCCGATCGGCCGGATCTCGAAGTTATCCGTGACGGCATCGATCTGCACGATGCCGGTTTGCAGATTGACTGTCCCCATCACACGGATGGTCACGGTCGGATCAGCAAAGAAGAACTTGTAGGTCTTGTCGACCAGCTTGCTCAGCCAGGATTTGGCTTCACCGAACTTGTTCACCTTCACCGCCATGTCGAGTTGCCATTCCATGCGGTTACCCTTGACCTGGTCGAACTGCACATGGTAAAGCGAATCCGCCAGCTGGATGTAGCTGACATCGCCGTACTTGGTGCGATAGTACAGCCGATCGATCGACATATCCGGATCGAGCACGTCGGTGATCGACATCTCGCCCATTACGTACAGATCGTCGTCCGCACTCAGGCTGAGCAGATCGAACTGAGCACCGAACTTCAGGGCCGAAGTCACGTACTTCGAGTCACCGATACGCCACGGATCGACGGCATCCGGGTGGACAAAGTACTGCGACGTTTCAGAGCAGAGGATAGGAAGCGCACGCTTCTTCCCAGGCAAAGGACCAAACCGCATGTTATTTTCCTTGTTAGAGTTTTTTTGGTAATGGCATGGCGATCGGTGGCACAATCCCTTCAGGGGCTTGGACTGAACCGACCACCACCGCTTTGACAACGAGTTGCTCCGGGCGCTTCAAACTCAAATGGGTCAAACCCAAATGCGGAATCATCGCCGAGATTTGAAACACTTCTTGACCTTCAGGTGGATCGATCAATACGGCATCACCTTCTGGTTCCGGGATCGAGATTACAATCCCGTCTGCGAAAGCTTCAGCAATTAGCCGCATCATCCGATCACCATATTCTTCCATCCGACCTCGGATCGGATTCTTACCCGCCATATTTCTGCCCCGTGGTAGATGGTTCCGGCGCCATCAAGGTCGGACCTTGGCCGCTATACGGGGCAACGATCACGAAATCTTTCGACTTGCTCGCCTTTTGTTGTTTGGCGGTGTTCATGCAGATCAACAGCACACTGCCGATCTTCGCTGCCCGCACCATCAACCGCTTAGCATCCGCCATGATGGATTCCGGTGTATCAATTTGGTCCGACATGGTGTTCCTTTTTCAATACGGGGATGCCGGCATTGGTGAGCAACCGCTGCGCATCGTCGCGGGTGAGTTCACCTTTGACGACACGCTCAACAGTTACCTCTACCAACGTGCGTTGCTCGTCAGTAAAGACTTGGTCCATTTACTCCACCTTATCGACTTCCGCCGAGAGCGACACCGCATTGGTGACGGCCAGGCCGGCTTGGACTTCATCCACCTTCAGTTCGACCGCGTTGACCGGACTGCCTTGGATGGCGTTATTCCAGTCGACGTTGTTGGTCCAGTCGGCCGGGATGGTGGAGACGCCGGCCGGGATGGTATCCCCTTTGCCGATCAGGGTGTTGACGTCGATCGCGCTACCCAGCGCGGCTTCTTCCGACACCGGTGCCTGGGCCGACAGGGCATCGAGCGAAGTTTCCAGCGCAGCTTGGTGTTCAGCCGACGGCGGTGGCACCAGTTCACCGATGTTGAGGGCTTGGACGACGGTCTCGACATCCGCTTCGCCGACTTTCACGCCACCGTGATCGATCGACAGGATTTTCGGTTTCGCCACGTGATCCAGATAGAAACGAGTCCAGTTTTCCGGATTGAAGTCAGCGCTGTCCAGCATCTGTTCGGCCGTCATCGGCGGCAGTTTCGCCAGTTCGTCTTCCGACGCTTCCAGGTGCCACCCTTGCGGGACGTCGAAGTGCATGACGATGCCCAGGTGTAGTTCGCCGACATCATTGGAATCGTCGACGATGAACAGGTCACCGAAGCCGATGCATAACTGATAATGCACCGGGTCCGTGATTTTGAAACCACCACGATCGAGCAATGTGAATTCCTCCATCGCTTCGCGCAGGGCCGATTTCAGAATCGTTTCTTGCAGATCGATCACCGACTTGGTCGAGACCACGTCTTCCAGATCGATGTGGCCGCCGTAGCCGAGCGAGCCATTACCGGCCAGGCGCGATTCGCCGACCTTCTGGGTGCGGCGGTACGGGAAGTACAGGTAGGTGCCGTCGTCTTGCAGTTGGCGCGCGATCATGTACGGCAGCAGTTGCTTGTAGCGCGGATCACCCTTCTTGTTTTCGCCCTTGGCGTTCTTGATCATCTTGACTTCGGTACGGGCGTCGGTGACCGATTCGATCGTGTACGAGGTCGATTCGTCCAGGTACTCGCGTTCACGGATGGTCAGATAGCTTTGCGCACCAGCGAGGAAGAGATCATGCGGGAAGTGGTTGATCGGACGACCGAAAGCATCTTCGGTCTTACCACTCGTGACCACCCGTTCGGTGCGGTAATACGCCGCATCCACAGCGAGGATGAATTGCGGTTTGCCTTTGTTGAGGTTGTCGGTGATGAAATGACGAGTCATGTTGATTTCCTTATTGGTTATTGGTTGATGTTGACGATATCGTGGGTCGCTTCGGCTTCGAACACGAGGTTCATATCCACAGTCGCCCCCGATGAATTGTAATGGCCTTTGCCGCCCAATCGTGCAGCAATCTGCGACACGTTGGCCCCGCCATCCCGGCGGCTGCGGAACGAGTACTTGCGGCTCTTGTACTTGTAGTTATCCTCGAACAACACCACGAACGGTGCATCGGGATAACGGGTGTAGATGATCTCGCCTGCTTGGTTGACGAGTTCGGCCGGCATCATGCACACCGGGATGTTCTCGTAATCGAGGAACTTGGTGAAATGCAGGCCACGTCGGATCAGCGATTCCGCCATGGTCTTTTCTTGCTGTTGAATCACCGACCCCACCAGCTTCAGTTCTTCGATGACGGTGGCGTCGGAAGTCAGCAAGAAGTTCGCCAGTTCCGCCAGCTTGGCTTCGTGAGGTGGGAATTTGAATCGCAAAGCGCTCTGAACTTCGTCGGTCATGGGCAGACGTTTGGTCCACAGATCGTATTCCTGCGCATATTCTACCAGTTTGGGTAGCTTCGGGATCTGTGCGCCACCGCTTGATTTCAAAGAAAAGAATTCCCAGACCAAACTCGCGCCTGACCGTTCATTGTTAAATAACACGGTCAGCTCAGGAAATTCACCCAGAATTGACGATCCCAGCCAGGGCTTCATGGCATCCGCATGGTGGTCGATGATCGTGAGTGACTTCATCGATCCGATGTGGTCCTGCAACACTTCCACCGGGTAAGTGAAGTCCACCAGGTAAACGTGTTTATCTTTCATCAGTTCCAGAGGCGGGACTTCGTTGTAGCGTACGGCCACACACTCGACTTTACCCTCGAAATGATGATGCACGATCGCTGCCGCGATGAGTCCATCCATGCAATTGGCATGGTAACAGCAAACCACATCGTGGGGCGTGGTAGTCAGTTGCTCTTTCTTGGACATGGTTGTTTTTAGTTATTTCGATGGTGGGTTGAGTTCTTTGGCATAGACTTTACCATCACCCCACGACCACAGACGAATCATGGGAGCAGGGGATTTAAAGCCTTCACCGCGCTTTCTCGATGGCCAGCGTACACTGCTATCGAAGTAAATACTGGAGACGCCATTTTCACTTGCGGTGAATTTGATGTCGAGAATTGCCGGGGGTTCGTTGTACCGATCCCGCAAGGGCCAGCCACCCAACGTCACCCCGAATGGGCCTTTCTCCAAGGGCCGCACCACGGTATGGCGCTGCACTAAGGGTCCCGCGGGGTTGTACATCACGTGGCCAATCCCTTTGGGTTCATGCACATGGGTGGGCCAATACGGGGCTTTGCGCATTGCCGAACAAACTGGGCACAAGTCCAGCGCGGCGGTGCCTTTTGCTTGGCTCGGGTCCTGGTACTTCTCCAGACCAGTCCACCCCAACCGCATCGCGTCTTCGACGATCTGTTGACGATCGATACTGCGGTACCCATTGGGTTGATACGGACCACCGCGGTCTTCATGGTTACCGCCGATATAGGTGTCACCACATTCATCGCATTCGAGACTATGGCCACGCGCAGTAGCAAACAGCTCAATGCCCTCTACTTTAACAATGTGCGCCATGTCATCTTTTCCAAATCAATACACCCGCCCATATCAGGGCGTAACTGGCACCCAAGGCGATCAGACCCAACACCATTGCAACGAATGCCAAGGCACCAGGAACCACACATAGGACCAACAGAATGAACAGTGCGAGATACCGCAGCATTTCTTTCATAGACTTTCCCCTAAGAATACTTTTTAATTAGAAACAACTTTTCGGTGCCGTGGAATCCAATCGCACGCCAAGGCAATGCCGGTAAGTGCGCATCCGGCGAACACGCCGACCCAAAGAAACTTCATCCAGGGCGCCCACACCCACATGGGCCAGTACAGTTGAAGCGCGAGCAATGTAAAATGCATCACGATCGCGACACCCAAACAAGTTTGCTGAATGTAATAGCGCATGATAAGTTTCCGAACAAGCAAAAAAAAAATAGACAGCAAAATAAATAGCCCCGGGTCATCCCCGGGGCTACCTATGCCTTAAACTACGTAACGCTCGGTTTGATCGGTATAGTGAAACAGCCAACGCAACTCTTTAAAGAGCGTGACCGGAAACCATACGAAATGCGGAATGATGACCAAAGCGAACAACGCCGCGATGACGAAACGGCTGATGGAGTGCGGGAGCGCAAGGAATTGATAACCCCACCACCACACCAGCTTAACGACTGCGGCTTCCCAGAATGCAGCACTGACCAGGTACACCAACCCGCACAGTACAAAGAAACCGACCTCTTTGCCCTTATGCATCAGTATTCTCCTTCTTCAGTAAGTCATAATTTACTAACCCGTGTTCGCGTTCGAACGCCACCTTGTCATGCATTTGCATCAGGCGTCGGTCGAGTTCTTTCACGAGTCGTTCAAGAATGATCTTCGGAAGGTGTTGCGGGGCCACCTTCAACGCCGCAATGATCTCGACGTTGTTGGGGTCCCAGTACAACTGAGTGCTTTTCAGGAGCGGGCTGTTGTCGTCCTTATTCATCGCGCCGCAGCGGTTCGAGTGCGGGTACCGGAGAGGCGGCCGCGCCGTGTTTCTTCAGATTAGCATCATAGGCCGCAGCTTCCGTCATCTTCGCTCGAACCGCCTTGTAGACCGGTCGGGTGATGATGTGCGGAATATAGCCACCCATGCCTTTGGCCGGATCACGGTGCTTGCTGATCTCGACATCGAGGCCGGATGCGGCAGCTTGTGCCAGCAGCGTCGTCAACTTCACTTCGAGTGCTTCTTGGCTGATCGGATTCGCTACGGTAAACATCGGGTAGATGTCATCCATTGTCACCACTTCCGCCTTGTGTGGACCCGTGAAACTTTGACTGGTGATCCGGACCATCGGATTTTGCGTACTCATGGTTTACCTTTCTGAATTAACCGTTGGTGCCGTAAGACGGGTTACCATTCGAGGGATTCTTTACTGCTCCAGCTGGAACCCCCGACACGCCAAGCCCGTACATGTTGGGCAAATGCGCTAAGGCTGCTGAAGGGCGTTTCTGATAGAGACCAGGACGAGGATTCACCTCCGTAGACTTTCCCATGGAGGATTCCTCCTCGACTTCACGGTGGAGAGTCGTGATACCGTCTCCCTTGCGGTAGCTGAGGTGGTACGTCACCCCGTCTTTCTCGAAGATGAGCGTGTCGTAAGTGTCGCCAAAGCCGACGAAGTTTTCCTGCGTCAACTTCACTTTCACGTCTTTGAACGATGGACTATATGAGTTTTCACATTCTTCTTCCGTACGGGGCACTTTGATCATGAATGAGATCGCCATCTCGTCCTCCCCGATATAAGGGCCGGAATGATCCGCCATCGCCACGGCGCGATGTTTCTTTTCGCCGTTTTCGAAGCCAGTGATTTCGTAGAATGCCCAGCTATTCAGTCCCGTTTCCCCCATGACACTGAGCGTCTCGCGCACATCGCCGCCGAACTGATTCATTTCTTTCACGAACTCCACCATCGAGTCGAAGTTCATGCCGGACGATTGTCGGGCGTCACACAGCGCCAGGTGGATGAAGGCCCGAAGATGGTTCTCCGTGCAATTCTTAAGGTTGCTCTGCACGTAATCGATCACGGTCGGAATTTCGAGGCGCTTGAACGGTAACACGTAACGGATCCGGCTCGGGCGGCCGAACATGTACTGCGACACACCATCTTTGTAATTGACCGTGAAGCAATACATTTTCTTAGTGCCGGTGTTGGTACCGTCAAGCAACCGCAGGATCGCGGTCTGTTCGTCCTTATCGTCGTAGGTCTTTTCGAACTCATCGAAGCAGACCAGGATTTGTTGGGTGATCGTCGACATGAACCAGTTCAGCAGCGAACCCGGAATCTTTTCGTCGATGAGGATCACCGGCAACCCCATCTCGATGACTTTGGCCGACAGAGCTTTGAGCAACATCGTTTTGCCCGAACCCTTCTCACCGATGAGGGCGATGCCGAGGTTCTTGTCATTGATCTCGTACGACTTGATGAAGCGCTCGACGTAACCATTGATCTTGCCACCCCCGTAAATCCGTTCCGGGAGTTTGAAGTTGCTTTCAGGGCGCAGGAACACCGACGGCGACAGTCCACCTTCCAACACCAGCGAATACACGCCAGGCGGGATTTCGGCAATGGCGCTGCCGCGCACCATCGCGTGCGGGGTGAGATTGCCGTCCGGGGCAACGTGGAAGACGTATTTGGTTTCTTCTTTCTTGTGGTTCATGGTGATATCCTTAGTTAGTTGTTGATTATGGTTGTACTACTTTTTGGGTGATGCCGGGTTAAGCTTTGCCCGGTAGCGGGTTCTCGCCTTGGGGTTTGCGCTGTGACAAGACGATACCGACTATCCCAGGCCGTTCACCGTTCTCGGCGGAATTGCGTACGATAACTTCACCCCAACCGGCTTTCGTATAAGCTTCGATCACGAGCTCTTTGTCACCTTTAGTGGCCAAACCTTCGACGGTAAAGGTGAACGTCGGGTTGGTATCGATGCCGGTGACGTTATTACGCATCCAGCGTGCATCGTTGAGGTGCTCGTCGATATATACAATCGCTTTCTGCGACCAGTCCGACGCGCTTTGCATGGTGGCAATGGCTTCAATAGCACTAACGGGCATACAAATTTCCTTTCTGTTGTTGGTTATGATTCTTCTGTCTGATGACCAAGACAGTGCTTTTTTGTAAAGATTGATAAAGTGCGCCCAATCCCCTTTGTCTTTCAGGAACTCGCGGGGGGAAGATTGAGTACGGTAACGTGTGAAATCGAGTTCTGGTCGCGTTTCACGGAAATGATGATACAGCCGCCGCACGAATCGCCGTAAGGTGTTGTACACATGCGCTTTCGTCATGCCGTATTTCACGACTAACTCAGCAACCGGCACACCCGCCAACACATCTTCGAACAGATCAATGTCATGGAAGATCCTAGGCGAAAGTTTATTGTCGTTCTTCATTGGTCCGCCCCATGAGTTTCTGAAGATAATCATCACCCACAGTCACGCCGAGCTCCCGCAGCGCCCCGAGCAAACGCTCGATATGCTCGTTTTCTTCCTTCAAGACTTTGGTGTCGCCGGCACTGATTAATGTTTTGCATTCTTCGAGGCTGACCAATTCCTCATTGATGGCAGCCAGAAATACGTCGAGATACTGGTCTGGCAACAACTGATCGTTAACTTTGACTTCCACGGCGGCGTTGTAAGATACCCGCGGCATGGCGAATACATCGGACATCACTTCCATTCCGTCCATGAAGCTCAGTAAAACGAACGCTGTAGCACGTTGCTGAAGGTTATGCAGTGCATTGTCATGTTCTTCATCGGACGAACCGTTGGGATACAATCGACTATCGATGAAGTCACGGAGGGCATTCATGATGTCCTCGATAACTACGGAGGATTGCGAAACGTTGCAAATCGTAATAGTAGTACGGATGCTCATGGCGAACCTATGTTGTTGGTTATAAAGGGCATTTACAAATCATGGGTAAGGCTGGTGATTTTTTCTTGAAACGACATACATCCCCTATCCCCGGAGGGATAGGGGTGTGATGACCGCCGAAGGGTTCACTACAGTGATATGGATGTCAAATCCATTAGCGCCATTATGGGGCTTTGTTTTGGCAACGGCAATGTGTGTGCACGTAATTGCATCCAGGACAAGGATGAGCTCCTTGGAGAATGACGTGTTTTAAAATTGTGTCTTGAATAATCGCAGTTTCTTCCGGCGTATTACCGGGTAAATCCAATGTCATTCGATTGACGCGACACACATCTGGTTCGGGTTCAGCGGGTTTGGGTTTACCTGGCACATATTCCGGCATCGGTAGACCATTGAAGTGACACCGAATGGCTTCCTTCAACCACCCCTGATGGTCCTCGTCGCCGTGTTTGATGGCATCGAACAAGGTCGCGATCCGGCGCAGCATTACGGCTGGATTGGCGAGTTCTTTGGTGCAGTCAAGTTCGTGGTCCATTTAGAAGCGCCCGTGTTTTTGCCAGACGCTGACCCAGGACGCGACCAGGCCATCGAGATTTTTCTTCGACACGCCGACAAAGGCGTTGCCGCGAAAAATCCGGACGATCTCTTCGAGCCGTAGGCCGCGCCCTGCACTGAGGTTGGTGATGGTGGTACCGGTTGCTTGACGGATACGCTCGTCCTGCCCTTCCAGCATCTTGGCGGGCAGGGACTTGATGGTGATCCCATCGATGATGAGAATGCTTGGTGTGGTGGTCATGATTGATTGGCTTGGGCGGCGAGTTGGGCTTCGAGCGTTGGGACTGGGCGCCAATCCGACAGGGTTGAACCATCCCGGGCGGTGGCCACCCACAGTTGCTCGAAACTCGACTGGTTGACTTCTTCCCCGGCTTTCGGCAGGGCGATGCGGATCTGGGGGGTGAGGGTGTAGGCCGTCACCGGTTCCTTGGCCTGCAACTCGTTGTATTGTTGCAGGGTGGGGAGCGTGTCACGGGTGATCACGTCTTCCAAAGGGGTCAATGTATCCATCACAAACTCCTGATTAACTGTACTCGAAACGGCGCTCGAACATTTTCGTCGCTTTCTCTACCGTGAGATTCGAATTGATCTTGGACGGGCAGGGGAAGTCCGGATCCTTTAACAGTTCCGGATCATCTCGCAGAAACCAGCAATCAAACAACAAACACAGCCGGGCGGCCCGGTTCGACGGCATCTGGATCAAGCTCTGACCACTTTGCGCATGGATCCAAAACTCGTTGTTGTGTCCCGGGTACAGATTGCACCCGTCTTCTTGCAGAAGACGCAACGCTTCTTCCAAGTAGCTGTCTTTTGTGTCTTCCCACTCATCCACATGGCGATGTATGCCTTTGGCCAAATCGATCCGAAAGTTCTGGGCAGCCGCATGGACCGAGGCCAAGTCAAAAGGTAAATAAACCCGACGGTCGATCGAAAGTTTCTCATTGCCACTTTCAATGGTGCTGAGGCGACGGCCGGAAGCTTTCACAACGCGTTTCGTGCGATAAGTGCTCATTGGGACTATTCTTTCAGAGGTACGTTTTCCAACAAACGCAGACGCCAGTACTCGTAGCGCATGCTGAGGCCGCCACTGAGCTGATGGGTACTGTGGACCGGCGGGAACCAGTCCCGCTCATTGAATGTGGGGAAACGCGTATCGCACAACGCGTTATGTTGAATCCGGGTCAGGATCATGTCATGCGCCAGATTGAGGTCCAGCGCCTGGCGGTAAATCTCGCCGCCACCGATAATGAAGATCTGCTCATCAGCGGTAGCATCGAGGGCGTCCTCCAGACTCGGCAATGCCACTAGATCGGTGTGGTTGTACTTGGCGTAGAACCCCGGGATATCCCGGGTGATGACAATGTTGACCCGATCCGGCAGGCACTTGCCATTGAGGGACTCGAACGTCTTACGCCCCATGATCACCGTGTGGCCAGTCGTCAGGCGTTTGAATTGCTGCATGTCGGGACTGATCGCCCACGGGATTTGGTTGTCTTTGCCAATCCCGTTCTCGCTGTCCATGGCCGCGATGATGGTGATGTTCTTACCACCCGGGTTCGACACCGGAATCACATTACCGTGGGTGTTGAACCCGAAACGTGGTTTACGAATCAGCGCGCGCTTGAGTGCGTCCGTCCATTCCCGTTTGGAACGGCAATTGTTCAGTGTTGCGGTGAGGGCTTTGTCGAAATGCATGGGTTAACCTTTATATCGAAGGTGATCGGGGGTGTCCCAGAGGTCTTCCGAGAACAGATCCCGTTCGTGATCGGTGCGTTTGACTTGACCGGTGTGGAGAGCCAGCTCGCGGCCAGCTTCCCGACCGATAAAGCGATACTGGTTGGTCAAGAACCCTTGGGTATGTGGACGATGATTCGCGTCATACTGCGCCATGAACCAGATACAATGATGATGGCGGCCCGGTTTCTCGACACACCACATCGTGCCGGTATCATCCAGAATCGCCGACGCGATAATCAGTTCTTTCTTGCGCGGGCGCTTCTCGTAATACAACCCGTGGTATTCTTGCTGAGTCGGGGTAATTCGAAATGCCCGATAGCCGAAGGCCGCGTGAATCACTTCGTAGTCACCATAGAACCGGGCGGCATACAGCGTCGCGCTTACCAATACCAGCAATGCTGGATATGCACTGGCAAACAATACCCAGGCAGTCAGATACACTGCCGGAATGATGTTCTTTTCGAGCAGCATCGTATTCACGTCCACGAGCCAGGGTTGCAACAACGCGGTGATGATAATCCCGAACAACAACCCTTCGAGGATTTCGTAGGCGTCTTTGTATTTCTTGATCAGTTTAGTTTGGACATACTGCTTAAAGGCGGTATAGAACACCGTCGCTCCTGTTATTAGAATTAAAACACTATTTCCGCTTGTAAGATCCGGCGCACTTCCATCCAGATCTCCCCCAAAAGATTCGTACCTCGCCATTCCCGCATATCGTAGATGCGGGGATCCTCTTTGGCAATCCCCACCCCCCAGATCACATCCCGCTCACTGGCTTCCACCAACACCGCGTTGCCGGTCGAGAGTAAATATTCCCGTATCTCTGTATGCTCACGGGCTTTCTGCAGACACCCGGTCAACATGTAACGGCGCCGCTTAGCGGCCCATAGATTCTCATCGAATGGGCGTACGCCCCGCCCCAGCACTTTACAACCCTGGGGATTGGGTTCCGCTAGAATCCGCCCGGCCTGGAGTTTGTCGTTAAACAACATGGCTTTCACGTACATCAAGAACTGTTCGCCATGTGCAAATGTCACTCCTTTGACGGTGAAACCAGAAGGATGGTGATTCGATAACACATCGTGTTTGCTGTAAAATGGCACGATATCTTGGATCAACGGAATTGACACCACGGCTTTGGGAATCTCTTTGTAATACTGAGGGCCATTGATCTCCCCTTTGAGTTCCACGGTATGGCCACGACTCTCCAAGTAATCCTTGAACTCATGAACGATCAAATGGCGGTGACAGAACTTGCCTGGCGTACAATAGCAGAGCGCTGCTATTTTTTCATGCTCTTCGAGTTTCTTCCAGACCGTCGGATTATCACGACGCGAATCGCGCATCATCCGTAAGTACTGGTCGGTGTATTGCTCATCCGACAGGCGTTGTTCCTTGTGGGCCATCACCATATCCCAGCGGGGCGCAAACGCCTTCACACCAGATTTCACCGTGGTATCGAGTACATGGATACCTTTGTCTTGCAAACCACGGCTGCGGGACATCTGGACAGTGTAGAGTTGATAGGTACCCATGTTGACCTCGATTAGATTAGTACACGTTGTTCTGGTTTGGCTTCACGGCAATCTTGCCAGCCAAGTTTCCATTCCGCACTTGCCCGGTCGTCGTACGGTAGATTATTCACCCGCGCATTCCAACCTTGACTGTAATGAGTTTTCTCGCCTTCAGCAGAGCGAGGCGTCAGTGAGATATCACCCATGATGATCCTTGTTATTTTGGTTAGCCTCACGCGAAGCTTTATCCACCACCAGGGCTTCTTGAATCACTTCGCGTGCCTGTTCGGCATTGCCGATACCGTAGATGTACTGGGCCTTCTCAAGCACTTGTTCAGCTACGGTGCGCAACACAGCATTGGCTTGGTCAGCGTTCATCCGTGACGACGCTCCTTACGGTTGACCGCCGGCGGCACTTCCCACGGGTTGTCTTGCTGTTCACGCCGGCGTTGGCTGAGAAGCTGATCGACCCCGGGCTGACAACGTCGACAACACTTCCGACTCTTCTTACCGAAGAAACTGCGCTGACACGTGTGGCACTTGTGCTGCGAGGTGTTCTTCTTCCCCATGTCTTCCAGCCAATCCAACGCGCGCTGTTCTTCAGCTGCTTTTAACCGTGTAGCGGCTTCCGCTTCGGTTTGGGCACCTTGAAGGATATCACGCAGATTCGCCTTGAACTTTTCCACCCAGCCCATGTCAGCATGTTCAGGATCGAACTCGACATGGATGTTGCCGTTGTAGGTGGTCAGATCCCAGTTGGCCATATTGCCACAGGTCGGACAGACGAACCCATTCTCGATACGGCGCATACGTTGCATCGGCGTACAGGGGCCACAGTACGGCACGTAATCCGGATCCTGCAGCTTCTTGGTCATGAAGTCATCACCGGGTACAATCACGCCCCGCGGATGGGCTACAGTGGCTTTCGGAATGCGATGGCGGGCGGCAAGTTCTGCCGCCAGCTGTTGCTCGTATGGAGTCAGTTCGCGCATCATCGTCCCTTAAGCCGTGGTCAAGACTTCTTGTTCCACCGCCTGGGCGTGAAGCCAACCGTTTTGCCATTCCTGGGGCTGTGACGGATCGCACGGCAGGCCACGGCAAAACGCTTCAAAGCCGATTTCGAACGTCGTTTTTGCTTTCGGGAGTTTCATAATTTTTCCTTGTCATACGATCCTCCTACCCTTGGGGTGGAGGATCGCGGGGTTTGTGAGGTTACTGCACTTGTTGGGTGTTGAGCTGATCCACGAGCTGGCTCAGCTGTTCAAAACCGTTCGCGCGCAGCATCATGGCATACGGTTCTTCACCATCGCGGAAGAAGATCCGGACGTAGTCGCCAGTCACGTCGACTGCGGATGCATGCGGGGCGATCCGTGCCACGACTTCGCGCAGCGAGAAATACGATGCGATCGAGAAGGCCGGCAGGGTTTTGCGGGATGCGGCGAATGCCAGGTCGTACAAACGGATTACTGTCGACGGGTCTTGCAGGGCGGCGCCGGGTGCGATTTCCATCGGCTCGGCGATTTTCTGGAAGAACACCGACGCATGGTCCGATTGATACGCCTGGTAACGTTTGACGGTCTGCCCGTCTTTCACCTCGGCCTTCAGCTTGTAGTCGAACGTGATCTTCGGGTTCGAGGCACCCGACATGGCCCAGCAGCGCAACGCGTCATCGATTGCGGTGATCAGTTGGCTGCGCTCGCCGCTGAACTGGCGATGGATCAGTTCGACTTCACGGGCGTTGAAATCGAAATTGGTCAGGGTGAAATCGACGGTGCTGGTTTTCGTGGTTTGCATGACTTTCCTTGGTTGTTAGTTGTGAGGTTGCTACGCGACAACTCCTACACTAATAAGAGCATCGCGTGAAAATTTAATCTTTGATATTTTTAGTAAGATTCTTCAAAAACGCTGGCACATCCTTCGGTGCTTGCGCGTGGATCTTGGTTTTCTTGTGGCGTTTGGTTTGCACCGCAGCGCGTTGGTTACGGGCTTCGACTTCCAGCGCATGGCGGTCGATCTCATTTTGCCGCCGACGTTCGTTCTGAACGATGCGATGCTGCCGATTGGTTTCAGCTGCGAGACCGAACGCTTTGTCGAAGTTAAAACCTGGGACGTAATAGAGCACCATCATGAGATTCTCCAATTAACAGACGCCTTGGCTCCTTAGGGGTCAGGGCGTCGGCCGGATAATTACTTTTTGTAGGACGGAGCTTTGTAACCGTAACTCGGCGACGGTTTCGGGGCTGGCAGGGCGATGGGCTTGGCCAGGGAAACCCGGGGTGCCGGTTGCTTGTATGCCACCGCAGTATAGGCCGATGGTTTGTAATTCGCGGCCGGTGTGGGTGACGTGGGTATGGTCACGGTTTTCGGGGCGGTCAATGCCGAGGCAGTCATGGTGGGTGTCGGGCTGACTGTACCGGGCGCAGCATAGCTCGGCTTTACGGCTGCAGGGGCCGGCGTCAGCGGTGTCGGAGCGGGAGCAGAGGCCGGGGTAGCAGCAGCCGGCGGGGTGGTCTTGGCATCGGCAGCGTGGTTATTAACGATCACCGTCTTGTTGACTTGCGTCACGTGGGTCACGTTCTGCTGCACGGTCGGACGGTTGTCGTAGACCGGATGGGCGCCGCGATCGCGATCGGTGAGGGCCATGGTAGCGACCGCGCCAAGGGCGGCGCCGGCGACCAGTGCGGTACCGGTGTTGTCCGATTGCTGTACGACCACGGGAGCTTGGGCGGGAGCCGGGGCTTGTTGGACGACTGGGGGTTGTTGGTATTGGACTTGAGGAGGCTGATCGTTACCGCACGCGACGAGGGTGAGCAACGCCAGAATGGTGAAGAGCTTTTTCATGTTATTCCTTATGGATGTAGTTATGGCATAAAGACCCTAGCCCCTTCGGGCTAGGGCTTCATGATGTTACGCTACTGCGGCGACAGCATCGACCGATTGCGCGAACGCCAAACGATTCGCCGCTTTGTCGATAGCACCTTTCTGCGCATTGGCGCGGGTGTCATCGAACGATTGACGCCAGTCACGATAGCCCTTGTCGAGCCAGCGACGGTGTCCAGGACCCGGCACGAACATCTCGTAGAGACTGTTCGATACCAGGGCGTCGAAGGTTTCGAGTTCACCGTTGTCGTTTTCACGATTACGGATCAACCCCGACAGCGACTTCTTACCCAGGTCCGACTTCGGTTCCTTGAGCACGCGTTCCCACGATTCGCAGCGTTTCGCGATCGTCTTCATGCTGAAGCTCAGTTTGTCACGGGAACCTTCGTTGGTGATGCCGGCACCCATGCCGAGCAGGAAGTTATTGGTGGAGAACTTGTGGTCCACCACCGCTGCCCGCACGACGGGTTCGAAAGTGCTGACGTTCATGCCGTCACCATACAGTGCCCCGATGCATGGGGGCAGGTCTTGGTAACCAGCCGCGTTCACGGTTGTGCCGAAGATGTCCTTCAGCCAGCCGAGCACTTGTGGCAACTTCTTCTTGGGGATGCCCGAATCCGGACGGATGACCAAACGGCCACCCGAGTTTTCGATTTCCACCTTGAAGCCAGCGACGTACACCGTGACGAAACGTTCATCGTCGTAGGTATCAGGCACCGTCGAGATCACCGGGATACCGATGCCGCGTTTGCTACGCTCGACCACCGCGTTCAAGCGCCGCATCACCATCTGCATGCCGCCGAAATCGTCACGCGTTGCCGCGTCCGAGTTCAGGCAGACCGTCGTGTGTTCCGTGGCTTCCACCGAGCTGGTGTAGGCCTTGGGCGTGTTGTAGAGCGTCTTGATGTAACGATTGGCGCGACCACAATCACTGCCCAGGAACAGCATCGCGTGTGCAATGCCTTTCAGGACGGGGGTTTCATCTGGACCATCTGCACCACGATCACCGAAGTTGTGGATCAGATATTCCAGCATGTTGATGTTACCACCGGACAGGAGTACGTAGTACGCCATAGTGGTGAACATGTAGCGGCAGATGGTGGCCGTATAGGTCATCGACCACGACACCGACTGGATCACTGGCTCGAAGTACGGGACCAACCACGCAGTGTGGTCATCGTCTTCGTTGGTCACCAGCAGAATCGGCGTCTGGGGCTTAACCACACGACCTTCTTCAACCCCGAACATGGTCAGAGGAATCCGACCGCCGTAGGTGCGAAGGATGTACTCCCAGCCTTCGCGGTTGAAGTGATAGCCCTGCTCGGTAATTTCGACTTCTGCTTCGTCGATCATCCATTGTTCGAGACGCGCCGTGGCGAACACGTGAGCGATGAACGTTTGTCCGGCGGCCACGATGTCGTCCGTGATCAGCGCGCCGTTGTCGTCGAACAGCGGTTTACGCGGCACCACAGCTGAAACCAGCTGCTTCACACCAAAGGGAATTTCTTCCCAGTGGGCAAATTTGTAGGTGTCGCACCAGAGGATGATGTTGAAGGGTTTTACGAGTTCCAGCATGATAATTGGCTCCCAATTATTTACTTCACCGGTAAGGGACCGGCAACCCTCATGGCATCTGCCACTAATCTGTACTGCTGCTTGTTACTTACGCCGTGAAGAAATCCACGATGTCGTTGTGGTCGTCCCACATCTTGACACGACCGCTGATGATGTCGTACTTAGGGATCCAGCGGATCCCGCCATTCGGCAACGTCGGATGGGCGGCATCGTCACCACCGTTGGCACGGGGGAACTTACCGTCACGCGCTTCGATCTTGATGTACACGCCCAGCGTCGACTTCGGTACCGAAGACAAAGTCCGGCCCGGGTGATCGAACAGATGGGTTTGTTGGACGCAGTTACGGATTGTTTGTTCCGGCACCCGCAAGTTGGTCTCTTCGAACAGTTCCCGAATGGCGGTGTTAAACGCCGTTTCGTTCGTGTTCTTGTGACCACCTGGCAAAGCGACTTGCCCATAACCGAGTTCCCCGGCCCGGGTCACGGTCAGGATATGGCCGGCGCATTCCACGATAGCGTCACCGCACATGACATTCAACGCTTCCGGGTACGGATAGTTCTTGAACTTCTCCGGTTCCGTGTGCGTCAAATAGTACCAGTCACGCTGCAACGGCTCGTTGAACTGGTGACCGTCGCGCAGGTAGTCGTACATCTCGGGGACCAAATGGTCTTGGAGACGCAGACCGCCCGGTGCAGTTTGCGAATGACGGAACCACAGCTCGCGCAGCCGTGTCGCATCGATGTCTTCGACCTTCCCCACGTCCTTGGTCTTCCACTGCGGGAAGGAGTTCATGTAGTAGGTCGATTCATCCTTGTCGGTACCGTACAGCGTGATCCGATCGGGATGGATACCGACTTGCTCGGCGTAGACTTCAGCATTCTGGTACACCCGCATCTTCCACCGTTCCTCGTTGTAGAGGGTGTCGTTCAGTGGCACGACCATGAATTGCCCATTCGGTTTGATCCGTTCGAGCACCTTAGTCATGAGCATGGCACGGATGGCGTACTCGTGCGGGTTTTTCTTGGACACGCAACGATTCGCCGAACCGATCATGACCAGCAGATAGTCATTCTCAGCGGCCATGATGCGCAGGGTACGTTCATGCTGACGATGGATGAACGAGAAACGCCCGATCATCACACCCAACTTGGGCTTGGAAACAAATACTTCTGGTGCAGCGTGTTGCATTTTTCGACTCCCGAAAAATAAGCGCATCTTTCCTAGGTGCTAGTGGGCGGCGCGGTTCCCATTGGTTCAGAGCATGTTACGCATCAATAAAAAATTCCTGATAAGCAACATCGAATTTCTGCTCACCTGAGTGATATAGACGCAAAAAATAATAGAACGGTATAGCCCCTAGCCACCTGTAGGTGGCTAGGGTAAATATTACAGCTTGACGCAGGACAGAGAAACCGGCTTCTCGTAACTGATACCACCGTAAGGCGAAACAGCGCTACATTGCACACCGTTGTAAATCCAGGTACTTACATGGAATGTTTGACTGGTCGCATTGGTGTACTTGAACTCACTCACCGGCGGAGCAATAGCGCCCGCTTGTGCCGAATGGGCAAAGAACACTTGGTTCGTCAACCATCCCACTACGAAGGCGAGAAACACCCACTTGAACAGCTCACTGCTCAATTCTTTCCATGCTTTCTTTTGATCGTAGGTCATGGGTTACTCCCAGTCCAACGTGGTGGACACTTTGTTTTCGACAGGGGCCGAGGTGACTTGACGGCTTTCTTGCAGACCAAGCGCGTGTGCCATCCACGGGAACGGGTTGGCTTGCGGTTGGAAGATCGTACCCAGGCCGAGCTTGCTCGCCATGCGATTCGCCACGTGTTGCAGCAAATAGCTGTACTGGTGCGCCGGCACAGTGTCTTCGGGCAACGCCGTAGCGATAGCGTGGGCCGCTTCCAGCGATACAGCTTCCTTAAACCTCAGTCTGATCAAATCAACCAGCTCCGTGGTCCAGATCTGCGGGTTCTCGTTCCTGATCGCTTGGATCACTTCGAGACCGAATTCGACTTGGGTTTGCTGATCACGCAGCATCAGCGAGAATTGCTGGACCAGATCCGGAAGTTCGTTTTGCAGACCATGCGCGAGAATGCGGGTAAAGTCGACAATCGAGAACAAACCCTTCATCGCGCAAGTGTACGTGACCAGCTCAAGTACGAACACGCCCGCATCCACCGAAGTGTCGGTACGGAACTTTGGATCGCCCAACACATTTGCAGTCAGCTGCGCGTAGCGTTGTTTGTCATGGAACGATGTCGGTTGGTTAGCCGGATCGAGCAACACGTCTTCGTTCAGCTTGAGCCGTTCGACGATATGAGCATAAGCGTGCGGTACGAGCGCTTCTTCGAAGCCCTGCCGCAGGATATACTGACGTGCTTCCGGCGCCGTGATATGACGATAGATATTCATGGCCAAACTGCCGGCGGCGCCAACGGTTTGCACCATCGCGCCCACGGTCCGTTCGATACGTTTCAGTTCGAACGGCGTGATCATACCAGCCTCGATCTGCGCCGCGTCGGTATCCATCTTGTACTCTTGCGGCATCCAGTGGTTGTTGCAGCTGTCATTGTACATCTGCCAGGCCCACTTGTACTTGAACGGCACTAACTGGTTAACGTCGGTGGTCGCATTGATCATGCGCTTGTCCGACGCATTCACACGCTGCGAGGTGTCGACATTCGGATCGACCGGTTGGACTGATACTGCTTCTTCATCAAAATTCAACTGCATGATATTCCCTAGTTTTTAATAAACAGATCGATGTCTTTTTCTTCCCATAAGCCATTGTCGCATTGATACCAAGGGTTGTCACGATAGGTATCGACTCGCGTACATTGGTGGCTTAAAATGAAGGTGGCTTTTCTTTTATCTTGCGTGTAATTTCGATAAATTGTAAACACAATGAGCAGTACGCTAACGGCAGCGCACCATTTAGCTACCTGTTTATCTTTCATGAACCCGTTTCCTTTCGCAGATCGTTTTCCAGATGCAGACCATTGTCACACCGGTACACGGATTGGGATGGTTGACCAACCCGTCCCAACTCACGGCAGTGGTGTTGATCCAGATACTGAATCAGATTGCGATCTTGATAGAGATGATGCTGGTAAAAACCATACACTACTCCACCAAAGAACGCAATCAAAATCCACTGAATGACCAAGTCACGGTAATTGAACCAAAAACGTCGAAAGAGATTCATTTCAGTGCTTTCTCACGCAGTTCGAAGTCGAGCATCCGCCCGTCAGCGCACTGGTACACCGCACGCTTCTTGCGATCGCCACCCATGAAACTGTCGATCTTGCATTGGTGCCCATCGATATACGTCAACACTTTTCGGTCGTCTTCTTTACCGACTTTGTTGGACCAGACGACGAGCCCCAGCACAACCACCAGAATGATCAAGAGAACCACCGCTCCAGCTGGAGTGAGGCTATCAGAACCGCTGGAGCTGCCGGCAAAGAAGAAATCACTGCTGTCACTATCATTATCCCAGGACATATCAACCTTTCTTTTTTGTTAAACCACCATTGGCGGAACAGGTGTTTTCAGAATGTGGGGATCATATCCTTCAAGCTTGAAGTCGTTGGGTTCCACCCACTTGAGCCAATTGACGGCTTCCTCCGTCGCTTTGTCTTTACCGACACGAATGACCAGTTCCTCATAAGTCGGTACACGGGGGTCGATATGAAGCGTCGGCGCTTCCTTGGCCTCGTTCGATAACAGCTCGGTTAGGTACTCTACTTGATTTTCATAAACGTGGGCGTCACCGATGAAATACGAAAGCTTCTTCGGTTTATAACCGGTCAGGTGGCCGACGATATGCATGAACAGCGCAGCTTCCGCCATGTTGAACGGTGCGCCGAGGCCCAGATCATTGCTGCGGATGTAGAGCACCATGTTCAGTTCTTTGGTGTAGCTGTCGGGCAGGAACTGATACAACAGGTGGCAAGACGGCAGCGCGACTTGATCCAGCAAAGCCGGGTCCCATCCGTGGAACAGAATACGGCGGGAATCTGGGTTGTTGATGATGGTCCGCACGCAGTCGCCGAGCTGGTCGATTGATTTGTGAAAAATCACCCCTTGTGGTTTGCCATCTTCCTCGAAAGTGTGACCGATAGGGAACCAGCCATCCGCATTAATTTTGGCGACGATAGCAGTATAACGGTCAAACTCCTCCGTCGCAGCATCCATCGCCGGAGATTGGATGACCTTGTAACCATCCCACTCGCGCCAGGGTTTACCGTACACCGGACCGACATCGTCGACGCCTTTACGGAAAGGATTCGACAGCCATGCGTTCGGCGTGACGCCATGTTCATTGGCGTTTTGATCCCACACTTTGCAGTTGAGGGCGCGGAAGTCTGCTGCGCTGGTCAGAGCACGCAGAAAACCACAGGCTTCACCCTTAACTGGCATGAACGCCAGTTTCTTGAGGGTAGTAGCCGGAAATGCTTTTGACACGTCGGGGAACACCATGAATTCCCCAGTGGTTTTGTAAGCGTTAACACCCGTGCGATTGGGGCGCAAGTTATCCGGCACCATCACACGCTGGAGTAATGCTTTGTATTGATCAGGTTGGTTCATCGTTGATTTCCTTATTGGTTATTTGTTAATTGACTTGAATGTAGTTCATAGCACACCTGGGATCCTGACTGCATCCAACCCAACATCACTCGCCGTGGCGTCGCGCCATACTCGCCGCGTGTCACGCGCACGGTCGATGTGTTCGCGTAGATTGGTCGGTGGGCGTACGACGGTTTGTTCGACTTCGACTTGTAGGATGATTTTACCAAACCATCCTTTACGAACCCGTTTGTTACCGGTAAGTGCGCCGGCGTCCCACATGGGTATTGGCATGACCATGACCATCTCCTATTTCACGCAATCGGTGTACATGTCCCCTTCCGCATCCGGATGGGTGATACAGACTTTGGCATCCGCAGGAATTGAATGCATTCGCACCACGGGCTTCACGACATAACCCACTGGCACCACTTGGGTGGGTTCATGCAAAACAATCGCGGTCACGATCACCCCCGACAACACGCCACCCAAAAAGAATGCGACATTGGCCAGAGATAAGACGTAATCTTTCATTCGGATGACCTCGACCGCAGAGCGTATTCGAATGCAGCCACCACGACGATTACCAAGATCACCCCCACCCCGAGGGTCCAGGCACCTTGGCGGGCGTAATCATCATTCACCGTGCTGGGGTCTTCTTTCTTTTTTTCGACCGTACCCACTTGGCTAGACGTGCTCGCCTCGGGGACGTGGGTGATGATGATACGGGGGGTGGCGGGGTTGAGCGAATGTGCTTCACCGGCGTGCGTGGCAGTAACGTGCCCGCTGGCCGCGTGGCCTGCTGTTGTAACCATAATTGTTCCTTTTGTTCTTGGTTAAAGTCGCTGTGAATATTGTACTCGCACGTGCCCGGAAAACATACGTCGCCTTCGAGATCTTCCCGAAGGCATTTCCCGGGACAATCATGCTCCTGGAGCAGATGCAGCGGCTTGGCCATGATTACCCGCCTTGGTGCGTGCTTCCCAGTTGCGTTTGAACTGCTCAACTTGCTGCAAGCGCTGCATGAGTTTCTTGCCCTTCGCCATCAGCTCGGCGGCCTTGGCTTGCGAGATGTTACCCTGTATCGCCCGTTCGATAGACTTCACTTCACCCAACAACGCCAGCGCGACTTTGTTAAGTTGCATGTCGTCCATCTTCTCGATACCGCGGTACATCACGCCACCGATCAACATGTTAATGTTTTGCTTCTTTTTCATTTTGGATCTTCGGCGGGTTGGAGTTGATCGCGGTATTTGGGTTTCTGGGATTGCTTGTAGCGAATCTTGTCCAGGTTCTCCCAGCAGAACTGCAAGTCATCGATTGCAGCTTTGCCCAGATCGATCTTGTGCAGATTGCACAGCGTGGCCAGACAGTTCAAGGTACCCGCGGCTTCTTGAGCCGACTCACCCTTTTCCCGTCCGTAGACGTAACCCAGCATGAACATGACTTCGTCTTTGGTCATACCGACGGCCTGCATCAACTCGAAGGCTTCTTCAGCGAACCGCAACCGGGCTTCTTGTGGATCATTGATGACATTCTGCGGATAGCATTGATTCATCCAGTAAGCCCATTGTACTTGAAACAATTGCATGGACTCAACAAAAGCGGCTTGATCGAACGGGACTGGATAACTGTTGAGAATCATTACGCGTTTCCTTAGTTCAGATTTTCGAAGTTGGCATTGGCCCAGGCACGTACGCTGTCCGCCACAACGTCCGGTTCGGGCAACGCGTTGATGCGGTGTATTTCACGATAAGGTTCGTCATCGGCCATGTTGAAATTATTGACGAGCCGATCCTGGTAACAATCATACACCTTGCGTCGGAACGTTTCTTCTTCTTGATCGAAGCGATCTTGTTTCTCGCTGCGTAGTTTCAAACGCCGCGTGGATTCTTCAAACGGGATATCGAAAAACAATGTGATGTGCGGCATACGACCACCGTACACATATTTGCCGAGATTTTGCAATTCCAGATTCATACCACGACCGTAGCCTTGGTAGGCCCAGGTCGAATCGTGGAACCTGTCACACAGCACAATGTATCCCTGTTCGAGGTGCGGAAGGATTTTCTTTTGCATGTGTTCGTTACGGGAGGCGAGAAACAACATCAGCTCCGTAACTGGGTCCATCTTTTCATGCAACAGAATATCGCGAATCTTTTCACCCACGACGTTCCCGCCTGGCTCACGCGTGGTCAAGACCTTGTAACCACGTGAGCGCAGATGCTCAGCCAGGATCGCGACGTTAGTGGTCTTCCCGCTGCCGTCCACGCCCTCGATCGAGATAAACATGCCTTTCTTTTTAGAATTCATATTTCGGTTCCGGAAAATTGTTAACGACGAGTGAGAGTGCGGTTTTCTTCGGCTCGGGGGCGGGGTTCGTGACACGATCCAGTTCTTGTCGCACCAGCTGGTAAACTTCTTCGGTAAACGGTGTATACATGATCCAAGTCAACGGTACCGACACGCGTAGGTTTCGCACCGCGATGGTCAAGGCCACGTGGAAGTAATACTCCACCAGCGGTTCGTTCATCGGAATTCGCAGTTGTGTCAGCGACCCATACACCACCCCGCGCAGCGAGGGTAACAGTTCATGCTGGGTAATACGAAACAGCAGCAACTCTTCCAGATGTGCTTCGCATTTGTGATAGAACTTCACCGCGTCTTGCACGTCAGGATGTGGAGGATCGCTGTTCTCGTAGGCCATGGTGATGGTCTTGCTGGTGTTCTCGAAAAAGACCGGTTCAGCCCGCAGCCATTCATCGAACGTCAACCGTTCGCTAGAAGTATTGAAATGGCGCGCACAATACTGTCGAGTCAACTCGTCAAGCAATACCATCTCGGCCGGAATCAGATAACCGAAATAGGCAGAGCCAATCGTGAGACCGCGGCGGTGATCGGCGAGATAGGCTTCACGCTGTTGCGGGTCGGTGATCTGGCACCACTCAGGATTAACCTTCGCGATCCAGGCCCGCTCGTTGATCGGTAACGGAAACAAGGATTGGGCGACAATTGGCGGGATCATCACCGCCACGGTTTTATGGTAAGTCTGGTTGTAGGTTTGAAACACTTCAGCATTTACTCGCACCCAACCATTGTTACGGTGCCGATACAGCACCGGCCGATTGGCATTCGGATCAGGATAAGTGATGGTCGGGGTAGTATTGCGGGATGGTTTTAACCACGACCAGGTCACCCATACCAACCCCACTAAGGCGGTGAAGGGTAGTATCCAGAAATAGAAGACGTATTGGAACATGGCTGTCCAAACAAAAAAGAAAAGAAAGTAAACCCCTCGCTCACTGAGCGAGGGGCTATGCCGTCACAAGGGTTGCTTGAGTAACAGATCGAACGTGGGCAATTCGTACACCTGACGCAAGGTCGAACCAACGATATCGATCCGTGCAGGCGTACAAATCGCCGTACGTTTCGGTAACGTCTTATCGAGCAACATGATCTGCTTGGCGACTGAATCGGCGAGTTGCTTCGGGTTCTGCGCCAGCAACTCGACATCGTCCACCAGAAAGTCACGCCGCTGCAACCCAAACCCGTCGACGTTGAACCAGACACTACCGTGGCGCTGGGTCACGGGTAAGTCAGGATTCAACGCCACCCGGATCGGCGCCCGGAGCGCTTGGCGCAGCGGATCTTGCGCTTTACGCTTTAGGAACTGCATGGTTCTCTGCCGGACGACGCAGGGTACGCGAGACCGGTGTCCGGTTCTGGGATTGGTCCCACGGACGCGGGGTCAGCACCGGCTTCGGTTCGTCTTCTTTCGGACGCAGCACCGGTGCCGGTTGCACCGCCAACACCGTGGCGTAGCTGCGCAAGCTGTGAACGATATAACCCTGGCGTTCAGCTTGATCCCAGACATGGGCCAAGACTTCCGGCGTCAGTTTGGGTGGATCGATGCTGGCAAACGCGAAGCGCACCGGTTCGTTCTTCAGGCCGAGTTGGACGTTGTCGGCGAAGATGCTGCCGTGCAGCGGACGGATGTTGGAATCTTTGTGGAACAGCACCTTGTCGGTGATGGTGGTCTTGGGTTTCTTTTTGCCGAATTGGAACATGATGGGGTTTCCTTAAAATGATGTTATTGGTTATGCAGACTGCGGTTCGAATACCGCGATCTGTTTGACGATAACGTTTTCCGCTTTGGGTTTGGCGATAAAGCGACGAACGATATGGGGTTGTTGCAAGCCATTATAAATGGCCGTGTGGTAATCAGGCGTGACAAAGTCGACAGCGCCAAACGGGAGCAAATCGAAGATCTCTTTACTAACCACGTACGGCCCACCTTTCGGATCATCTTCCCACTGCGGGAAGATGACTTGGCGATAAGGTTGTCGGATGATATCCAGACTTCCGAGATGGCCGATCAGATTCTCTTCAATAACTTCTACGACCGGAGGATGCTCGCACGGTAACAACGTCGCACGTGTGCCGTCAGACCGGATGAAAACAATCGTTTCTCGTGTTAAGTTCTTCATGGTTGTTGTTGGTTATCGAAGTGTTATAGGGTCTATAGAGGATACGTTGCTGGTAAATTTCTTACCGGTAAGACTACTTACTTGATTTCGACTCAGCCATCTTCATTCCGACCAGACGGTTCAGAGTTTCGGCTGCTTGGCTGGCGAACTTGGCGGCGCTCTTGAGTTCTTGCAAGTCGGGTGATTCTTTTTCGAGGTTGTCGGTGATGCTGCTGGCTTGACGCAAGCTTTCTTTAGCTTGCAAGACATTACGGCGGATAACACTCATGCTTAACTCCTTGTTGTTAGTTGTCTGTTAATATGTGCTATTCCTCGGCACATAGTGGTTATATGTGTTTATTTTTACGTAGCGCCATTACCTTTTGAGTGAAATACTCCCTACTGGCCTCACGGCTGGTAGAGGTTTCACTTGCTACCCTTCCAACCCTCCATTCCCCTACCCACCCCTTTGCTCTCTATTATAGCTAGTAGCATAATGCTACTAGCTCACTTCCTTCTCTCCTCTCTACCATTAAGCTTCTCTGATCTCTCTGGATGTAATCTAAAAGGGATAAGAGAAGAGAGTCCGTCAGAGACTCTCCTGCTCAATTATTCGACAATAGGGAAGAATGCTTTAACAAGCTCATGGGTGCGAGGGTCTTGAGGGCGCTTGACGCTCACCGGACATTCAAGGTGACCCAGCGGGCCGCCGCGGGTGTCTTTTTCACGCCAGACAAATTCCAGTACACCGTCCTTAATCAGACCGTATACCATCTTTTCATTATTGGTGAGAAGGTGAGGAAGATGCCCTTTGTACAAAAAGGCGGTTGCTAATCTGGTCAGGATCTTTTGTTCCCGCGTTTTCATTTCCTGAAGTTCAACGTCCACAGGCGCAACCGCGCTGGCTTCTGCTCGTGCCATCATGGCGGTATAACGGGCATCGGCTTCCTTGAGGGCGAGGGCTTCTTGAGCTTGGGCTTTAGCAATCGCGCGGTCAAACGCGGCGCGTAAGTCGTCCGGGTAGATATTATCGACGAACAGGGTGCGGATCTCTTTGAGCTGGGCGCTGGAGACTTCCGGCAGGTAATCCAGGGCGGTGAAGCTCTCGGCGCCATCGATATAAATACACCAGCCGAACAGCGGGTTGAGATTGGCGTAGACTTGGTTATTCACACCGTAGTAAATATGCATGATTGTCCTTTGTATTGTTGGTTATCCTGGTAATCCTCGCTGTAGTGATATAGGCGTTAAAATCTTTAGTACGACATCATAATCTCCCCTACCCCGGAGGGTAGGGGAGCTATGTCATTCAGTTACCACGACCGAGGCATTTTGAAAACACCTCGGTAATTGATCACCTTGAATGAGTTACTGGTGACAGTAACAGCTGGTTGGTTATTCGCCGTACCGACAGCGCGCACCACGAAAGCACCGCTCAGGCCGGTGAACTGCGCCGACCAGCGCTTGCCCACGATGTTGGCGGTCCACGGACCCAGCGATGCTTTGGTCGAATCCGCGAAGTCCACATACACCTTGATCGAGCAGTTCGGATCACCTTGGGTATCGACCGTACCACCGATGTTGAAAGTGTTGTTGTCGAAACCACTACGGTTATCGAACGTGATCACCGGAGCATTGCCTTGCGAGGGCGAAGCTTCTGCTGCGATGATCGCCCCCGAGACCGGAATGATGCTAATGGCTTCACCACCCGACTGCGTACGGTTGTAACCACTGGGGTTGGTCAACGTCACCAACGGGGTTTGATAATTCCCCGGTGGCACGTTATCCCACTGTACGCTAAATGCACCCGCGGACAACACCACGGGGGTCGGCCCTTGTTGCACCGCGCCATTCGGGTTGTTTGCATCCGGGAACAACGTTGCCACACCCGAGGTCGGGGTGTAACGCGTGGTACCCGTGATCACAATCCGCTGGCAGTTCACGTCTTGCCCCGAGATGGTCACCACCGGCAGCACGTTCACGACCGTACCTTGGATAGCACCCACGTCCGGTGTACCACCACGACCAACACTGTACAGGTCGAGCATGTCGATCGCCGTATCCGACGCATGACCGATCAACGCACCCGCATCGTCCGGGCGGAAGTCATTGGTGGTGTTGCGCACCAAGTTCGTCCCCGAACCAGCCAGCACCGTCGTAAACCCGGTACTCGCCACCGCCATGGCATTGTCCGTATAGTTGTTATATACGTTAGCTGGGGCGATGAGGTTCAGGTTATTGACTGGTGTGTTCCCGGCGTTGATGAATGCGTTATTGGCGATGATGCTGCCCATCGACGGTGTTTGATTCGGACCGTATGTGATCGGGAAACCCGACGCGCTACCGCGACGCACAAACGTGTTACGTTTGAACAGAGCCGTGGCCAACTGGCCACTCAAGCCATTGCTGGAGCTACCATCTTCCAGAATGAACAAGCAGTCCGTTACCGTACCCGTGCCGTTGTACTGCCCCGTGTAAATTGCGGTGGGGGCCGTGCCAGCGGCTTTCACACGATTACGCCGGAACGTCGTGATCATCGCCGTGCTGCCAGAACCCATGGCGATGCAACCCGACGATCCGGTGATATTGAACTTGAAATCTTGCAACACCGTACCTGCACTTACTAGCCATTGGTTGGTGATCGTGAGTTCGATACCTTCGGTACCATAGTCGGTCGGGTAACCTTTATCCAGGTAATTGGCGCTCGTACCAGGCACCGGTTGCAGCGTGACATTGAACTGCGTGGTCGGGTTCTTCGCAGTAAACGAAGATTGCGCTGACACAGTTGAGCTCTCGTACACTTCACCCAGCAGCGATTGCTGATTTGCGGTCAAATCAAACGTGGCTGCAAAATCGGTAAACGCTTTGATCGTTGCGAAGTCTTTACCGGTACCGATCGATTTCACCACCAGGGTCGGGGTGCTCGGGGTCGGATTGGGTACGATCGGCGGTTTTTCCGTAATCGACACCGAGTTGTTGGCCAGACTCGAATCGTTGGTGGTGGTGATGGTCTTCACCCCAGCCGATGCACCCGTATAGGTGAAGTTGGCCGACGGAGTGTTACTATCGAGCATGACGAACACCGGCGTGAACGTACCACCGTCACCATTGTCATTCGGGATCACCTTCACCGCCGATGCCACGTAACCGTCCAGCGCCACCGTGAAGTTCGTGCTTTGTACCCCGGCACGGGCCAAACTCGGACCGGTTAACGTGACGTGCGTAGCCGGCAACACCGAGTTATACGTGACCGCGGACGGGTTGGTCAGCGAGCCGTTGTTACTGATACTGATGCTGATGTTACCGGTCTGCGACGGCGTATAGGTGAATGTCACCGAGGGGCTCACGCCCGTCATCGTGAACGACGATGGGGTGAAGGTACCCCCCTTACCGCCGTCACTCGGCGTCACCGTCACCGACCCGCTGACTTGACCATTGGCCGACACCGTGAAGTTGGTCGAGGCTTGATTGACCTGACCCAGTGTCGGACCCGTCATCGCCAACGCGGTGGCGGGGACGATCGACGCATACGCACCGATGTCCCACGAAGCCTGACGAGTGGTACCGATAATGTCAGTCACCTGGTAAGTGGCCTGCAGATTGATACCCTTCGCGATCAGATCACTGCCGGTTTTCAGACGGAAGTCACTGGTCGTGCTGACGAACTGATTCGCGTACACCAGGTTCAGCAGGTTATGCGACGCCGCCGTACCACCCGGTGCTTGACTCCAGTCCGAAGCGTTGTAGTCCGACGCACTGAAGTTGTTCGGCACCATGTCGTTGTTTGCAAAACCGAACAACGCGCAGTTTTTCACTACGTTGGTATTGTAGTTAAGATAGATCGCTTGCGATTTTTCGCTTGCGCCCAGCGAGAACTGCGATGGTTTGGCGATCGTGCAGTTAATCAAGGTGGCGCCCGTGACTTTCACGCCCGAGCAGGCACCCGACTGCGTGCACAACACCAAGCAGTCCTGCATCGTGGCACCGCCCGCGACGTTGACCAGACCGTACGAGGGGGCGTTCGGGCCATAACCGGCGAAGATACAGTTCTTGACCATCACACCGGTCGCATTCGCCGTGATCGCAGTCGAACTGGTACCCGTGGCGTTGACCTGAAAACCATCGATCACCGTGTACGGTACTGTACAGTTAATCGCGGTGGCGCTGTTGGTGGTGGTATGAATCGCCACGCCATTCGCCTGGTTATACCACAGCGCGTTATTAGCGCGGTTGGGATTGGTACTGAATGATTGTCCCGGTCCACACATCAGCGTGATGAAGTGGGACGAGTCGGTGTTCTTGCTGGCGATATTGACTTTACCAGTAGTGTCGTTGAACTCCGAATCATTGTAAACCAAGCCCGTATAAGAAAACCCAGCCGCCACCAAGTCAGCTGGGATTGAATCGATAAACGCCTGGATCGTCGAATAATCGCGACCCGCAGCGCTACCGATAGTCTTAGTGATAGTTGCCATGTTTCTTTAACCCTTTAGATAGGAGTCAGTGTTGCCGGAGCTTTGATGATACCGAGCTGTGGCCAGGCATACTGCATATCGGCGCCGGATTGCGAGTACGGTGCCGAGATAGCTTTGACTTTGGTGTCGAGGGTGTCCATCCAGCCTTGCACCATAGCACACGTAGCGGTGACGATATTGGTGCCATTGTCCATTGGGGCCGGAATATCCGAGAAGAAATCACGGCGGACGAAAGCCCACTGGAAGCGTGCGGTAGTAACAGCATCCAGATTGGCGCACGTGATATTGCCATTCACGTCCGTCATCAACGTCTCTTGGCCGTTTTGTGGATTGTTCGTCACCCATTCCGGCCATCCCGAATACATCGGCGGGTCCGGCAGACCAGCGGCCGCATCAGAGACGGCGTCACCATTCGAGGCAATGCGATTCGAGTATACGAAGTTCTTCTCGTACCGACCTTTGGTGTAGTACAACGACAGCAAGCTGTCTTGGTCCATACGGTCGATGATGAAACGGATCGCGATATCGCACTTGGATGAACGTGCGCGCATGGCAGCCATGCAGCCAGTTTGACGCATCACCGCCAGCACGGCGGCGAAATAACCCGACTTGGAGTCGCTCAGACCACGGTACCACTTATAGCCCTGGAAGCCGTCGACACTGGTGCCGTATTGCACCGACACCGGTTGACCGAAGGTACGGATACCGATCATGGTCGGATCCATCGAGTTGTTGACCATGGCCGGTACATAAACCTGGTCGTACACCGTTTCCAGTTCGACTTGCAGACGACGCTCGATGGTTTCCCGATCGATACCCGAAGCGTGGGTCGTTGCAGTTTTCCATGCGACCACTAATTGCCACACACGCCACGCATGCACGCGCGACAGGAACAGACCCGGCATGCAAGACGTCGGGTAAGCATCCCCCAACTGACCGCAGATGTGGGCGAACAGACGCATGTTGCCGCTGATCGTGTGCGCTGGGCTATTGCAGAAAATCGTCGCCAGACCCGGCGCCACATACGAGTGGTGTTGATCGACTTCCCAACCATGCCAGAAGCCTTTATGACCATCGCGCACCGGCGCCGGCCAGTTACTTTGGTTCGGCAGTGTCTTCAGCGCCACCGTGCGCGGCAGGCCACCCGCCGAATACGTGTTGTTCGAACCGTAATACGCGAAGCCGAATGAAATCGTACCGTCACGCATCCACTCTTTCGGCGGCATCAGCAGCTTTTGCACGTCCACCGTGAACATGTGGTGCGAGTGGTGGAAATACCCGTGGTTATATGCGTCCAGCATCGTGCGGTTTGGCACGTTACCTTTGAGGCGGAACCCGTTCGGTCGTGTGAAGTAACGTACGAATGGCGTATGCAGCGCACCGCGGTCAGCGCGTGGTCCACCCGGGCCGATGTACCAGTCATGACCACTGATGGAGCCCGGCTCGACATCCCAGCCAGTGATACCACCGTGGTGACCTTCATAACCGTGATAGGTCTTGACATCGTACAGATACGGGTCGTCGTAAGTTTCACCCGCATGCGGGTTGCCGTCGGTGTAATACTCCGTCGGCCACTGGGGCAGGCCGTACCATTGCAGCGTCGAGTTCCACTGGCCACCGTACGCCAGCGGGATGTTGCCGTTGGTGGAGGCACCAGCTTTGGCGATCGAGTCGCGCATGTAGTGGTCGGTCACGCCTGGGAAATACTTCAGCGCATTTGAGCTGTACTTCAGCTTGGCCGATTGCCAGAAGTGCCATTGACCGCATTGGAAGTGTGGCCGCATCGGCAATGGGTAACCCGGACCCCATCCTTGCGACAGGCTCGGATCGTTGATCGCCAAACCGTCACGCATCTCGAACGTCTTGAGAATTGTGCCGTCGGCTTTGCGCACTTTGATTTTGTACGGTTTCGGGAACGTGGTATCGCGATCGACGCGGAACGTGTCCGAGAACGGGTACGAGGCCCAGGTACCGTACGGCTTGTGCGAGATGATGATCTGGTGCACCGGTGTACCGGGACTTTCCAGATTCAGGCCACCGTGTACCGACAACATCGTGACGCCGAACTCGAACTTACCATACACGATGGTCTGCGAGCTTTGGGTCATGCGCACATCGCCGATTTCTGCCGCCAGTTCTGAGTCTTGGTAGACGAAGTCGTCGTTGCGGGTATCCAGATTGATCGACTTCACCAATTTGGGCGACGATGGATTCGACCAGTCTTCCAGTTCCACCGACCACGGCGCGTTAGCGTCAAGCGACGGTGCTACCGGACCGGTACCCGACGGCATACTGCGCGGGGCGGCGATGCTGATCGTGCCGAAGGCCATACCGGTTTTGGCGGTCGGGCTTTGGGTGACCTTAAAGTCGGCCGAGCTGTTGCTCAATCCCAGCGTACCTTGGATCCAGTGACCATTGCCTTCGATGCGCAACACGCTGGCGCCCGAGCTCAAGTCCTGCGCCATGCGGATGGTCGCGTTCTGGATGTTGCCGAATTTAGCAATCTGACCGCCGCTCATACCCAGAGCACTCGCGATCGTCGCGCTGAAGAATTCCGTACCGGTATCGAATACGGTGGTGGATGCGGGGTCCGCACTGCGTTTGCAGCGAATGGTCAGGGCACTCCCCAGCTGTGTGAGCAGAGTATTGCACCAGTCGACCTTGCTCACGGCTGCTGCCAGAGCAGATTGCAAACCAGAATCAAAAGTAAGCATGTCTTATCCTAGTTGAGTAACCCCGGGAGGTTTTCCTCCCGGGGAGTTGAACTACGTGGTTCGATTAGCTCAAACCATCGATGGAACGATCCAGCGTCATCGAGAAGCTGATGCTCACGCCCGTACCCGGTGCCGGGTTATCGTTGATTTCAATCATCTTGCCCGACCCGGTCGGACCGACACTGCCCTTGATCGAGCGACTGTAATCAGCTGCGCCTTGCAGCTCAAAGTGCCAGGTACCAGAGGTGATATCTGCTGCGACCAGTGGATCAGTCGGGTCTGGGGTACCGGTGTTCACCGTGACATTGGTGCCGTCATCATTCGCCACCATTGGGGTCGAGAAGGTCATCGGCACCACCAGGGTATTTTCCTGGTAAATGTACAGACGGTACGGCGCAAATGCACTCACGATCGCGTTGGCACCCGCCATCCGCTTACCCGGCGACGTAGCAGCCGAAATCGCCGCATTGAATTCTGACGTGGTTTGGCTATCCATCGAGAACGGGTACACGGTCGGGTCCGGCATCACATTCACCACCACTTGCACTGGGGCGCTGGTGGTTTGGTTACCGGCGGCATCCATCGCCACAGCCGTGAATGTCAGTGTGCCGTTGTCCGAACTGCTCAACGTAACGGTGCACGTATAGGGAGCAACAGTCGAGCTACCGATTTTGAGACCATCGCGGTAGAAGTCCACCTCGGCCACGCCAACATTGTCCGATGCATTCGCGGTCAGCGTAATATTGCCGCTGGAGGAAACGGTGGCGGCAGAAGAGGCCAGCGACACGGCCGGGGGCGTCGTATCCGGTCCAGCACTTTCCGGGCGCACCGACGGGGTCGAGGTCGAACCCGTGGGCGGGAACGAATTGAGCGTCGGGTCAGGACCGTAGATGATCGTCGGCTGCAGGTTATCTGCCCAGATGCTGTTACCGCCCGACGTGTTGTAGGTACCACGTTTCGGAATGATACCGCCTTTGGATTGATCCCAACCTTCCGGACCAATCGGACCACCAGTGTAGACCAGCTGGAACGGCGTGTCCATGATACAGTGATTGGGCGAAGCGGTCAGGAATACGCAGTCAATGAAATACACCGTGACACTGGTGCTCATCTGTTGCACGAACGTTTCACTGAAATTACCGCCCGAGTCGTTTTGTAACAGGCAGTTACGGAAGATGTATTCTTGCTGGGTGTTGGCGCCATCCTTGGAGATTTCGTGTCCAATACCGATCAGGTTGTTCTGACCAACCTTCGCATTCATGATGAAATACGAGTTCACCGCATGGAACACACCACCATCCGGGATGTCGACTTCCCGGCTTCCCGCGCCACTGCAATAGCAACGATCCATCAACACATAGTCCGCACGGGTCTTGAAGTCGTGACCGTACTGAGAGTTGGTGAAGCGCGAACGCAGCGCATATACCCGATTGTAGTGTTGCAGGTAGATGTTGTGCGATTGGCCGTCGGTACCGGCGCCATTGTGATCCAGCACGCAGTCCACCAGTTCAATGGTGTAGCCGTTGCTGATCCGGTTAGCCGGATCGAGCGTCGCCGACAGTACGCCATCCTGGCAATCATTGATGACCAGACGTTCCATGCGCAGATACTGCACACCCGGGTTGTGACGGATAGCGGCACCACTCAAGTCGAACGTCCAAGCCCCCACGAAACGCATGTCGCGCACCAGTACGTGACCCGCTTCGACGTTGATGATACCCTTGCCCCAAGCCAAGTGCACGGTGTTGTCCACCTTGAGGGTCGGCACCCCCGCCACGGCGGGATCGCCTGCGATGGTGTAGTAACCCGGATTGAGCATCGGCACCGTACATTCGCTCATCTGGCCCGAACGGGTGACGTAAATCAAATCACCATCTTTGGCGGCCGCGCCGGCCAGCGCCATGGTGTCGTATTTGGTGTTACCGATACGTGCGATACCGGTGATCGTAAAGCCATTGTAATAACGGCTGTAGAAAAAGCCGGTCGACGAGTAAGTTGCTTCCAGCAGGTCAATCGCCGAACCCGCCGTCGAAGGAATCGGATCGACGTTATTGCCGAATTTGTACAGACGGTCTTTGGTGACCTTATGGTTACCCGCCATGTCTTGCATCAGCACGATCAGGTAAGTCTGGCCCGAAATACCATTGACGATCGGCGGAATGGTAAAGTCTGCGGTGAGTTTGATCGTAAAGACATTGGCGCGGGAACCATCCAGCGAGGTTGGGGTGATGGTGGTGGAGTCCGTGAAGATCATTTCCGATGCACCCACACCACTACCATTGCCACTGCCCGAACCAGCGGGACCCGTGTCACCTTTTGGTCCTTTCAGGCTGGCCAGCCAATCGATCGCGGTGCCGGAAAAGCCATTGTCCACTGCCAGCTGATAGGCGCTCTTACCCGTCGCACCATTGGCGCCGTCAATGCCGTTGTTACCCGCCGGACCGGTATCGCCCTTGGCGCCTTTCAGGCTAGTCAGCCAGGCTTGCTCGTCACCAACGAAGCCATTGTCCACCGCGATTTGGTAAGCCGAACGACCGTTCGCGCCAGCAACACCCAGGAACTGACCGGCGTTAAACCAACCACTGTCACCCTTGACCCAAATATCACCACTGATGACATACGCATCCCCGGTGGTGCCTGCCGGCAAACTGGCTTGATCGGTCAGCGTGCCGCGGATGGTAAAGCTGTGGCCGTCTTGGCCTTTGAGCGAATCCAACCAATCATTGGTGGTGCCGATATAGCCATTGTCAGTGGCAATTTGATAGGCGGATTTACCATCAAGACCGTTCTGGCCTTTCAGGCTGGCGAGCCAATCCGCTTCAGTGCCCGTGAACCCATTGTCGAGTGCGTGTTGGTAAGCGGACTTGCCATCGACGCCATTGAGACCGTCGTGACCATTGAGACCGGCCACACCTTGATCACCCTTGGCACCCTTCAAACTGGCCAGCCACGCTTGTTCGCTGTCACCGTACCCGTTTTGTTGGGCGACCTCGTAAGCGCTTTTACCGCGCACACCCTGGAGACCATCAGCCCCATCCCGACCATTCGTCCCTTTCAGGCTGTTGAGCCACTCGACTTTTGAGCCTTGGAAACCGAGGTTGAGGACCGCATCTTCATACGCGCTGGCGCCGGTGCGCCCGGATGGGCCCGATACCGTGACGACCCAACCTGTATCCGTGCCGGTACCGACGGTGTTGACCACATTCACCAGCAGCAGGGTGTCTTGGTAACTGACCACCGGACCGAACATGACCTTGTCGCCGCCGCTATTGGCGACGGTGATGTACTGGCCTGGTTGGAAAGATTTGTCATTGGGGATGGTCAGCGATTGCAAACCCATGCCCACCGTGAGGGTGGAGGTGCTCTCGGCACCCAGCGTGTCGAGGATCTTACCGTAGATGCCGCCGATGGTTTTGGCCACGGTCGGCACCAGCCCGCCATCCGTGGTGACCGAGGTATTGGCATCGCCGTGCAGAATTTGATGGAGCTTACCAAAATCGGCGATACCTTGATTAATCGCGTCATTGAGTGACATGTGAAATCCTTTGCAAATGCAAGGTTATAAATAGCCCTGGGACGGGAGAGTGATATTAACCAGTTCGCTCAGTAACGCCAGTTCGGGCGGCAGGTTAAAGGTATAATCCGCCGTGGTTTGCCCGTACCACTTGATCGCGGTCGGTTTAGCCACCAAAGCAATTTGACCTACGGTACCGATTTCCAAGACCGGCACGATGAAGGGTTCAAATTCTTCTGCCAGCAGATCAATCCCTTTGTTGGTACTGATCATGGCCAGAAACTCATCCGGGGTGATGGCGTCAGCGCTGACCACCCCGATATACCCCAAACCCGACACCGCCAAGCGGTTATAGAACACGTTCATATTGCCACTGAACGAGCTATTCGGATTGGCACTCACTGTGACTTGGGTATTGCGACCCTGGTAGTCAACCATGGTGGGGGCAGAAAACGTGACATCATCCACCGTCAAGGTGGTGTGATTGTCATGGTTAATCAAGTCGATCAATTCTTGCTTGGCCGTGATCGTCGGCGTGGAGGTAGTGGTCATGAAACCCTCAAATAAATATTAATTTACCTCATGGACATACCATAATTCACCGCCCAAAGGTGACATATGCACAACGGGTCAGGCGGAGATCCGCCTGACCCGACTATGCTGTCATTCCGAGGGTTATGCTGCCGCCCAGTCCGTTACCGGCAACTGCGCGATGGTTTGGCGCTGCAAACTGCTGGCCAGCCACTGGACGGCTTGGTACAACGTGCCAGGGTCGAACCGCCATGAATTCGGCAAGCCGAGGGCGGCACCGACCGCTTCCGAACAGAACCATTTGCGCTTGTCATCCCCCACCACGCTGAACAGGAAGTGGATATTCCCGAGCAGGTCGTAGGGTTGGCCCAGATGGTCTTGGAACCACTGGCGCGCTTTGGCTTCGAACAGCTCGGCTGGCAGTTCGATACAATCCCAATGAGTGGGATCGAATTCGATTTGGGCAAAGCGCACCCCTTTATCGATGAATGACGAGGAAGCTGCCATGCCATCACTAAATTGGATTTCGCAGTGCGAGTAAATCGATTTAGTCACCAGGCGCACCCCGTGGCTATAAATACCAGCCAGGCCGGGACGGATAGCCTTGTAAAAATACACTCGAATCGTTTTGGACATGTTAGACCTTTTTTGATTATGCGTGCAGATTAAAGCGTGTCGGCGTAGGTCACCGGCCAGCCTGTGGTGTAGTCATAGGTTTCAGGGGTATTGGAGGCCATCACCGCGTCCGCATGGGTCTTGGCGTTATTGAAGACGGCGGTTTCGTTGGCAAAGCCCGCACTGATCACCGCGTGCAGGGTCCCGACCGTGAAGGGTACGTAATCCCCCGACATGGTTTTCCAACCCGCTTCCAGTACGTAATCGGCCGGCAACGCATTGCGGATGGCGATGCCGTCCATCAGTGCGTATTGCGCACGGCTGGCATCGTCAGTGTGGAACCAGTATGGGATTCCGCCCACCGGCACCTTCACGCCCCCGGCTTTGCGTTTATCGCGAATTTCCTTGATGCGCAGGCACTGGTTGATACGCTGCTGTGCCAGCGACAGCGGCGGGAATGGATTGACCAGCATTTGAGCAAAATCGACACTGGGGCGCGCGATCGTATTCAGATCGAAACTGCGCAGGCTATCCAGTGCCGGTGGAATCGGCGGCCAGACCACATTGAACAAATCGGGGCTATTGGTAATATCGCGCAGCGCTTGGCGATATGCCGTGACTTGGGCTTGGGCCACCACATCCAGCATATTCCAACGGTCGACGCTCATCACGCTGTCCGAGGCCCGCAACAGCGGATCACGCATCGAGCGAATCCAGGCCAGCACTGCTGGTTGGGCGGTGGCGATCGCGTTGTTAATGCTGTCAGGATCGACCCCCACCGCCCGGGCGCGTTCAATCGGCATGAAACTTACGCCTTGGTGGTTGGTAGCCCACAGGTAAAAGTGTTCGAGACTTTCGTCGCTCTGACCCAGCATGCCAGTGACGGTACCCCAGGTGTTATCGAGTTGGATCAAATCGTGCGCGACTTTAAAGCGCATGTCGCACACGAGGTACCAGGTTGCGTTAAGCATGTTCTTTCCTTTTAAATCGGTGTGATAGTCACATACCCACCTGGCCCCACATTGATCGGGACGCCATTGGCCACATACGACATGGTGGAAGGGGCTGGACTGATGGTGGGTGCCAGTGACCCGATCGCGCCCCCAGGGAGAGTTACTCCGGCCACGGTCACGGTCTGCCCAACATTACCTGGTACCACCGGGTTATAGTTGGCGTTACCCGGCGTATCGGGATTGTAGTTAGCATTCCCCGGTGTCGTGGGGTTGTAATACGGGGTGGCAGGGTAATACGGGTTGTAATACAGATTGCCACCGGTGGGTGGATTGTAATTGGTGACCGGTGGGTTGGTATACGCGGGGGCATAGTTCCCCGGATTGGTGTTACCGGGCGTATAAGTTCCGGGATTGGTATACGCCGGATTGGTAATCGTACAGACTTTATACGGTTTACCTAAATCGTCATACGAGTAACCGGTATCCCATCCAGAAGGGCAGTTCTGGGTCATGGCCACATCGACTTCACTGGTCGACTCTGGCACATAGTTCCCGTTGGTGTACGAACCGGGATTGGTGTTGCCCGGGGTGTACGAAGCTGGCACGTAGTTGCCGGGATTGGTCACTGAATTCCCGGGCACCACCGGATTGTAACCGGCGGCATTGCCCCCGGAAGCCGGGTTGGTGCCGGCATAGTTACCCGGAATCGGAGCATTGTAATTCGCGATGTTGCCGGGGGTGGGTGGATTATAATTCGCCACCGTTCCACCCGTAGGTGCATTGCCCGAACCGCCGCGTCCACCCACTTTCACCAAACCACGCCCATACGGAACTTGATAGGTTCCAGGCGAATTGAAAGTGGTGACGTTCTTGTTGGCGCGCAATGTCTTTTCATAACGTAACCGTGTTGACAATGGCATAATTACCTCAAGCGAAGGCATGGGGTAACTACCCCATGCTTCTGTTAACGTTGATCGTCAATCGCCAGACTGCCGGCATAGATCCCACCATCCACATAGAACGCCCATACATCCTTGGCGTTGGCGGTGGTGGTGCGCGGGGGCAAATTACCACCCGCCCACTGGACCGAATTACCGAAGCTCATGGCCCGGCCTCCGGTGGAGTCATTGATAGTAATCAGCGTGAAGTTGAAGATCTCACCATTCGGTGCTGGGGGCGGATTAGTGAAGGTGATTGTGGTATTGGCCGCAATCGTGACTTTGAATACCGTAGCGCCATCGCCGTTGTTCAAGTCGATGGTGGTGGCTGCTGTATTCGCCGTGATGTTGCGCACCTTTTCCCGGGCATTACCAAAGATCGGCAAGCCCGAGATTGGCAGATAATGCAAACACTGCACCACCCCCGACGCTCGCCCCACCACCACCGCCCAGTCACCGGCTTGTGTAACGATATCTTGTCCGGTCGGCAAAACCAACGAGGCTCCATTCTTCAGCGTCAGGCTGGCCGAAAAGTGCAAGAAACGCATGTGACCATCCGCCAGCAACAACGAGTTGATCGTGGTCGTGCCTGTGATTTCCACCACGTTACTGAGTACCGAATCCAGATTCACTGTCGCCGCTGCCGCCAAGCTAACCCCAGCAGCAAAGTTCAATGCCCCAGTCATGCTGTCGCCCGCTTTGTTGACCGGAGTATAAGTCAACTTAGCGAGAATTGATGCCTGGGTTTCATCGCCAGTATTCGAGCCGCTCAGCACGGACACACCAAGTTTCGACAGAATCGAACCTTGGGTTTCGTCACCAGTGTTACTACCCGATAGCGTGCTGATCCCCAGTTTCGATTTGATGGTGGCCGCAGTTTCGTCGCCGGTGTTGGTGCCCGAGTTGACCCCGGTGATATCGGACAGCATGGCCACGGTACCATTCTTGTCGGGCATGACATACGCCCGGGGTACCGTGTTGTTGTTTTCCAGGGTCGAGGTGACCGTGCCGGCATTATTGATCAGATTCAGCTTATAACCCGTCATTCCGGCCACGCCATCCGTGGCGTTGATGCGGCTCGGCGCTATCGGCGTATAGCCCAATGCCCCCGTCACCATTGCGGCCGTGATGGCCGAAATATAACCGGCCGGGTTCGAGGCGTTATACGGCACATACCCGATGTTGGTTTCCAGCGCATCCCAGTTGGTGTTCACCTGACCCGGACTATCCACCAAAGCCCGGATCGAGTCGCCAATATTCAATTGGTTACCGCCGATGTTACCGGCCACCGAGATGAAGAACAGGTTACCTTTCTTGATCGCGCCCCCAGCGCCGGTCCCGCCCGTGGCTGGATAACTGCCAGTGGACGCATCCCAGCTACCGCAATCAACCACCACACTGGTCAAGCGGCCGTCCATGTAATTCTTGACCGCCGACGTGGTCGGGTACTTCACGTTGTCGATCGTGCTAAAATCCGTGGCTTTGTTGCTGAGATTTTCTTTCAGATTCAGCGCGGTTTGCTGTGCGGTACTGACCGGTTTGTTGGCGTCACTGGTGTTGCTGACTTGGTCCAAACTCATCAAGGACTTAACCTGGGTGGTGGTCAAAGTCTCAACATTCCCTGATCCAGCACTGGCTCGCCCCAACATCATCCCAGTAGCGATCTGTGCCATTTTGGCCAGCGTCACCGAGTTAGGGCTGATCGTGGCCGGGAAGGTGCCGGTGCCGCTACCCGTGACATCACCGGTCAAAGTGATGGTTTGGTCGCCAGTGTTTGAACCGGTGACTTGAGTCGCACCCAACTTTTGCAAAATACTGGCTTGGGTCTCATCCCCAGTGTTCACCCCAGACGAGGTTCCCGCCAAGTCCGATAACATCGCCACCGTACCGTCTTTGTCCGGGAAGGTGTATGTACGCGCCGCTGTAGCGTCGTTACTGAGGAACGAAGTGAAGGTGCCGAGGTTGTTAATGAAGTTGTGCTTAAACCCGGTCGTTCCCACCACGCCGTTGTTGGCGTTCTTATCAGTCGTCTTGAGCGGCGTGTACCCGAGTGCGGTCGTGACCATCGCCGACGTAATGCCAGAGATGTAACCGGCTGGGTTGGACGAGTTATACGGCACGTAACCCAGGTTCGATTCCAACACGCCCCAGTTCGATGGCGTTTGACCGGGGTTATCCACCAAAGCACGGAAGGAATCCCCGACATTGACTGACATGCCACCCAGCGTACCAGCCACCGACACATACCACAGATTGCCTTTCTTAATGGCCCCATTCAAACCACTACCACCGTTGGTGGGGAATTGATTGAGTGAGGCATTCCAGTTCCCGCAATCTTTCACGAGACCGACCACCAGCGCATCGGCATACGTCTTCACTGCTTGCACACTCGGGTACAGTGAGTCATTCACCACACTGAAGTCAGTGACTTTGTTGGCGACGTCTTCTTTGGTGGCCAGTTTGGCGGTGTAATCGTTGATAGCGTTGTTGATCTGGGTTTGCAGTTTACTGATGGCATTCACCACCGTATCGCCACTGGTCACCGCACCCGTCACGCCATTTACATAGTTGCTCAGCACTGATTGAATCGAGCGCAGCTGCGTGAAGTATTTGTTGGTATTACCTTCCGCCACTGAATCGGTATTTGCGATCAGCGTGGTGAGTTGGGCGTAGGCGGCGCCATTCCAGTAATACAATACCGAGGCGGCCAAATCGATGTAAATCCGTTTGGGCACCCCTTGGTTGGGGAGCGCGGCGGAACTCGTGACTGTCACCACGTTATCAAAGTCACCGGTATTTACCCCGGACAGGGTCGTGATGCCAAGTTTATTCTTGATAGTGGTGGCGGTTTCATCGCCGGTGTTCACCCCACTGTTGGTACCAGTGATATCCGAGAGTAATGCAAGGGTGCCGCTGTTGTCCGGCAGATTCCAATTGCGACCCGCCGTGGCGTTATTGATCAGGTAGCCCTTGGTGTTGTTGACATTGTTGATGAGGGCCAACAGATTCCCTTCGTAACCCACATACCCATTGGGTGCGCTTTTGTTACTGGATGATTCTTTGCCTTGCAGCTGTGCCAACAGGTCATTGATCGCGGCTTGCACCACCGTCGACATTGGTTTGTCGGCATCGGCGGTGTTGTTGATTTGATCCAAACCCAAGTTGATACGGGCTTGTTGTTGTTGGGCTGGGTTGTAGGTCACCTGGGTGTCGGTGCGCAGCAGGTTATTTCCTTGCGCGGTCAAGGCATCAAACTTGGCTTGGGCCAGGCGCGCCTGTTTGGCCAACGATGGGATCTTACCGGCCGGGGTGTCCACGTCGGTATTGGCGTCACCGCCAGCCACCAACCCAGCAATTTGCATGCTCGTTTTAAACCCGGCAATCAGGTTGTCCATGTCAGACATGCGTGTTCCTTTTGTATGGAAAAGTTACGACTGTGGAAAGAGAGTCGCGGCGGATTGGGTCAAGAAGGTGAAGAGATCGGGGGCGCTGGCCGGAATCCCATTCAGTATCGTTACCTCGGTATTCCCAAGCCACGCCAGCGAGCTATCGGCAGCACTTAACAAGAACGTCACCGGTACTCCGGTTTCGGTTACCGGTAAGATGGTGTTGGTCACATCTTCGGCCGTCATCTGGGCATTCTTGCTGGCATTGATATTGGCCAGTAAGCTGTCGATGGTGAATGGGGCTTCTTGAATTGCGTTGATGGTCCCCATGGCGGTCAAATTGACCCGGGTGTAAAACAGGTCCACCTGACCACTGTAGCCCGTCTGCGGGCCGCGCGAGCGCATGGTGACACGAGTGTTATGGTCGTTGGCGTTATCGATCAACATCCCATCCAACGCCACCGTATCCGGGGTGATGGGATAAGTGGGATGGTTCTTGGCCACGACCATTTGAAGAATCCGGTCGGTACTGGACATAAGACACCTTGTTTAACAAACATCAAAAAAGAGAGCATCCCTACCCTTACTGCCACAAGGACGAGTAAGGGTAGGGATGCTCTCGTATGGTGAATCACCCCGCGGGGGGTGGAGACGGGAAAGCAAACCCGTTGAGCAGGTTGTCGCCCGAGAGCTGCGAGATGGTCGGCAAGATGAAACCGCTCAGCAAGTTCTGGGTCAGGTAATCACTGATCAGGGTCTTGCCACCGACAGCCGTCAACACCAGCATGTTGATGTACACGTACGACCCGGGTTTGGCACGTAACAAGAAGTTGTGATTATTCAGCGTGGAGTCGGAGAAGTCCGGCAGCACATCGTCGTAATAATCTTCCGGTTGCAGATTCAGGTTGTACGCCGCATTGATGGTGGGCACCACTTCGTGCATGTAACGCCAGGACGGATCCATGGTGAATTCCGTGCTCCGTAGACCCGGAATCATCCCCATATCAACCCGGTTATACGTGACGTTGCGGCTACCGCTATACGGGCTCCCAGGGGTGGCGGTGATCAACATTCCCGTGTTGCGACTGGCGTTGGTCAACACGGTCGGTGCACTGAAACTGACATCGGCCGTGGTCAGCGCACAACCGTTGGTTTGATTGATCAGATCAACCAAAATCTCCAACGGCATCTTGGTAAAATCAGTCGCCATAGTGGCTCCTATTTTGAATTCAATAAAAAGCTATTCAGGGTGGCATAGAATAAAAGCCAACGTCACGCCGCACTGGATTCGGTCACGGGGGTGACGAATACATTCAGCGCCATTGTGCTGGTAAAGCGCTGGGCTGTGACCCCGGGATCGCGCAGATGGGTGTACCAGTGCGCTCCCTGTAATACCCCCATGACTTCGGCCACCTCATCACCATCCAGGTACATGACCTTAACGGGCATCCCAGGATAGATCAACTCGGGGTCAGCGTTTTCCCACACCAATGACATGCCACTGCCTTGACGGGCCGCTAAGGCCGAGAATTCAACAAAGGGGTTGGCATTGATATTACGCAAACCCGCGGTAACGTAGTTAATCCCGTTCGGCCGTTCCTCCGTGATGATTTCGGTATTGGCCTTACTGCGCGTCGCGATAGCTTTGTTATCCTTCACCGTCACAAAGCTTTCCAGTAGCTGATCAGCATCAGCAAACCGCACCCCGTTACCCCGATTAAGTTGCGCCAAGTTGCGCAGTTCACGGATATTCACTTGACCAGTAGCGAGCACCACCAGGTTGTCACCATCCTTGCGGTAAGTGCGTTCAATCCCTGGCAGTCGATGCGGCGGGATATTCACAATGGTCAGAGTCGGATCGCCATCTTGAAACCGTGTCGTGTCATGTGAGGGAAATACGTACCACTGCGTGTCTTGCAGATAGTACCCCAAACCCGCTGCGTACAACCCCCCGCAGTGATAATGCACATGGTGCGGGATATCGACTGCCTTGACTTTGTGCGGGATGATCACATGCTCGCGTTTCTTGCGATTTGAAGCTGGCACCATCTTCACGCCGGTGATGGCGCGGCTGCTGTCGACCTGCACTTTTTGTGCGGTTTCCAGTAACACGGCCTTTACCACATCTTCCCCGGTCATGTTGCGTCGAATCCCGCCCGCGGAAATCGTGCGGAACTGTTCCAGCGCTTTATTCAACAACTGAAAGCGCACGGTCGGGATATCAATCCGGTTCAAATCTTCTTCGGACGTGATGATACCGATGTTGTTGGCCACGATCGGGTTACCGGTATCGATCATGACCGCGGCATACCGCTCGACTTGTGGCGGTGTGTCCATCTCCACCGCATCACTGGTTTCACCGATCGCCACTCGCTTCAATTCGATTTCCACGTTGTTGGCATTCGGATACAAACGCTTGGCGTAAGTCCCGAGTGGAATCATCACATCCAGCAACATGTAGTCCGTGAAGTTGTGTAGATAGTCCCGGTCGATGTCGATCGACAGCAGCTTAAACGGTTTGATGGTTTCTTCGCCGGCATAGATCGTGATATCCCACACATGGTGTACGGTTTTACTGCCTGTTCTCACAATCGCTTGGACTTCGCGCCAGAGCGATGAATTTTCAATGTCCATCGTCCCGTCCCTTATTTGTACTGTAAGCCGAGTTGCCGTCGTTCCTCAAACAACTTGGCCAGACTGTTTCGTTTCGGCAGAGTCGGATCTTCCACAATCGGATCGAGTTCCATCACGCCATGCTCATTAACTGCCGGCGGGGTCGTAGCAGCGATCTCAGCATGGGTGCCATATTGGCGACCAACGCTCGATCCACCTGGCGTCTCGGGCAAAGTCTCGGGTTGGAGTTGCTTGTTGCGAATCCGATCGCCCAGCTTAGCAAACGGGTCGCGGGCCCGGGCCCGTCGCGCAAAGCCCGCGTGTTGTAGATTATCTCGCAGGCCATAGCGGGCATGCTGAAACACCGCATCGGCGAACTGGTCGAGTCGGATGAGTTCAGCCATGGTTTGCGGATCTCCAGTAACGTTTTCCGATTGCGCCAACACCTGGTTCATTACCGTTAAGTGATTGTGGATCAGTTTGTAGACTTCTTCACAATCGGTGCGTTTGATGAACTTAACCGGATACCCGCTGCTGTAGTGTGCTTCCAGTTTCGAAATCGGCCACATCACGATGTGTTCGTATTTGTCCAACTCACGATCCACATCAGCGTTGCCGGTGGTGGGGGTGCCGTAGAGTTTGATGTCTTCTGCACTCCGGGCATGGTGCGGGTTAATACGCACTTGAAACAGTTTGTTGAACAGATACCACCCGGTGCTCCGTTCCGACTCTGGGATGTAGCTCATTACATTCTCCGAATAGCTCCGCGGATCATGGCCAGCAAAAATGGCATTTGGTAGAATTGCTCCAGTGGGGTCCAGCTGGTATAGCTGACGCACAACTGCAGCAACATCCGCAGCGGAATCGCCCGGTCATCCAGATAGTTCTGGAAAGCCAGTTCCAATGCCGATTGGCCGGGATTGACCGCTTGATAAAATTGAGGGGAAAACACGTACGTGTCGCTTTGCGAACTGTTAATCGCCGGGGCATCAAAATTCGGCAAACCATTCAGTTCACTGATTTGGATCACGTCAGCCAAACTGACCAACTGGCTTGGGGTGGCTTTGATCACCGTGTCGCTCAGTGGTTTGCTTTGGTCGTAACGTTGGTAATCGATCGACTTGACTGCATTCACCGGATAGACCACATAGTCGACACCAGCATAGCGGATCGAGTTCATCACTGGGTCGCGCGAAAATGCTTGTGCGGTCACCAGACCGACTTTGGTCATCGCGCCCACCAGCTCCTTACGTCGTTTCTTTTGTAGTGCCGTCCAGATGTTGGGGGTGAGGTAGTTGTCGTCTTCTTGCACATTCAGTTCGCGCACCAACTTGATGTTCGGGTGATTCGCATCGCGCAGCATCGAGAGCACGCTACGGGTCAAGAACGGATCGTACACCACGTAATCTTGACCCGGCACCAACAAGGTCCGGCGCTCTTGGCTCATGAAGCGAGTGAAGTAGTAATCGACGAGTTCGGCATGGTATTGCTCCAACTTGGTCATGACGTCGTAGTCGTCGATATCCACCAACCCATGTTGACCATTTTCCAACATGTCGGCCACATACTTGACAGTCTGCACGGTCTTGGCGTTCAAGTCCACGATACGAGCATCTTGATCGGACCAAGCCACCAGCTTGTAATCGACAATATACGCTCCCACCCGCATGATGGTGCGCTTTTCCGAATTGGTGATTTCAAACACCGCCTCGCGGCCATCACCCACATCCGCCAAGAAACAATCCCCTTCGTTCGGGATCAAGCCGCAGGGGTAGACGTTCGCTTGTCCAGTGACATGGAACTCTTTGGTCTGCTGGTCTTGCGTAGTATTGAGCGGCGTGGTGACTTTCAATTCCAGACCGACAATCAACTTGTACTGCTGATAAGCTGCCGGCCGGTCCAGGTTCTGACCCGACAAAGCATTGTCTTTCCCCAGCACCTGGCTGTAGTAATTCACCGACCATGAGGCCCCTTCGATGTGGGTCAGAAGCGATTCGATCGGCTCATAGCGGGTGTCAACAGTGACTCCACGGAATTCATCCGCGACCACCTTCACCGCCACCGGCGGATTGATCGGCGGGGTCAACGGGGTATCTTCAATGATGGGCATAATTCTTTTTCCTTTATACCGCGAAAGTCTCCGCGAACACGGTCTGGACTGTGTACATCATTCCAGTCGGTCCAGGCGTCAAAACATTTTTCGTCGGGCGTAAGTTATTGATCGCGATCAAGAGGCTGGTCTTTGAGACGAAATTGTCGTCAATCAAGACGGGCAGGAAACCGCGTTCTTTGAGGGAGGGGTCGATCGCTTGTAACATCAGAATCGCTGCACGCCCATGGTCTTGCATGCGTTGCAGTGCACCACCGCGCAAGCTTTGCCAATCGGTGAACAGACTGATCCGCAAATGGTGTTGCACCCGATAGTTCGTCGACAGCGCACCTATTACATTCAGATTGGCGTCCACCGTAAAGGGTGTTGGATTATTAGCGATCAAGAATTCATTCTTGTACAAGGCCAGGTGAATCGCCGTGGCGCCAGGAATCGTTAAGTAATCCCGCTCCGCGCGGATGTATTCGAGCACATCCGGATGAAATTGTCGGCTCTTCAAATCACCGAGATTTAAGAACTGGTGCGGGTTGGTGTCATCCAGCGTAAACAACACCGTCAGCAAGCGTCGGGTATTCGGGGTGACCATCCGCGGCCAGAACTCATCAAAAGCGGGGATCGAAAACCCGAAGTCTTGGATTTGTTGGTCGCTCCACTGGCCGGTTTCAAACGAGTTAAAAATGCGCGCCGTCAAGGCGTAGCTTTTTTCGACATCACTCGGATCCGTCAGCGGGGTATCGCGATACTTAGCATCCAGCAGTTGGTTATGTACTACGATTGGATAGATCATCTCGATCCGAGTCGGACGGGCATAACGGAACTTGTAATTAAACGACGCAGTCCAGGTCGGACCATCACTATCCTTTTGCGGTTCTTCCGGCAACTCCCAATCGAACCAACCTTGTATGCGGGTCTGGGTCTCGGGCACTGCCCACAACCGCGCCGTCCCATTCAGATTGGTAAGCAACGTCATCTTGGGGGTACGATTGTTAGCGAAATACGTATCGAAGTCTTCCCCGAATCCCGCCACGTTTTCGCGCAGTCGGTGCAGTTCCTTCAAGATGTACAAACACTCATCCGGAATCCCGAACGAATATGTAACGTTATGCAGATACAGTTCGCGTTTCTGGCTCATACGCGCTTTGACGAAATCGCGCCATTGCATCGCCAGGGTTTTGTTGTTGGCCCGGAACTTGATACTGACCGTCGCTTCCATCTGGGCATAGATCGGTTTCATCACGATCGACAGTGGCGCGTCTTGAAACACCAGCAAGTTCTCAGGACGTTCCACCGCGTCTTGGTGCCCCAATTCATTGAAATAGCTTTCAGCCACTTCAATCGAGATTTTGTCATTGTGGGCAAAGGTGTTCGGATCGTCTTTTTCATCCGCGGTACCGATGGCCGAATTGAGTTGTTTCGAGCGTTCCAAATCGCCGAAGTAGACGATGTTGGTTTTCTTAGAAATCCCAGTAAGAGACATGAGTTGGCGCACTACGTCCAGCATCACCGGACGGGTCACACTCTCCACAGTCTCCGGGATCGGGAGTGAAATCATGGGCATGATAGGGTTCCTAATGGAAACGGTTTTAGCTTCATAACATCCATCCCGTCTGAAAGGGCATAAATAGACCACCTGCCCATGAGGGCAGGCAGTCCATTCGTAGGCCAGGGTTAGGCCGCGATGCCACCTGCGGCCGGGGCAGTTGCCGGAACCGGTTTGTACTGGTCCAGCGACTTGTCGACCAGCACCAGCGAGGTGCGGCAGGTTTGGTAGATCTTCTTGGTGACCGGCATGGTCAGCTCCGTCATCCAACGCGTGAGCGTGGTGTTGAAGTTGGCCATGGCTTTCATGACGTCCAGCGCGAACGCGCGTTCCATCTTGCCCGCGTCGTCATTGCCAGCCAGTTTGGCGACTTCGGCCGAAGCATGGTTGCCGCCGTCGATCAGGTCTTGACGCACCTTCTCGATGGCTTTGCCGTCGGCCGAGGATTCGAACGCGACGACTTGCTTGACCAGGGCTTCCACCGAGTTCAGCGTCTGTTCCATTTCCGCGAAGGTCATGGTCTGGAAGCCATTCTTGGTGTTGACCAGCGAGGCCGAGCCTTGACGCGGGCGCAGCTTCATGCCGCTGTTCCGCAGGGCGGCGACGACCTGCGCGTGGCTCAGGTCACGCGTCTTGTTCTTGTCCAGACGCACCGGGTCGACATCGAAGCAACCCAGGTAGCCGGTTTGCGGATTGCCCGGGAAGCTGCCGAAGTTGTTCTTCTGCACGTTGAGGGCAACGTTCTTCAGGTGTTCGCCGGCGTTCTTCGGATCGAACTTCTTCAGTTCGGTCGCGACGTATTCACCCATGGCCTTGCAGTCCTTCAGATACGGACCGAATGCGTAGCGGCCGAGGCTGCCCAGTTCGCCCAGACCCTTGGTCAGTTCCTTGGCGTTGTGCACCATGTATTCCGGGTAGGAAATCGAGTTGGTGCCGACCATGACCGTGACGGTGTCGGACTTGGCTGCCAGCTCGCCGGCTTCTTTCTTGCGCGCAGCGACTTTCTCGCGCAGGTCTTTGACGTTGCTCAGCAGACGCGGCGCGGCATGGAAGATGCGGGAGAAGAATTCCTTGATGGTCTTCCAGATTTCCAGGCAGAACGCGCGGATGCGTTGCCAGATTTCGGCAGCACGCTTGCGGATGTCTTCGACGAACGATTCCAGCGAGACCTTGCCCTCGACCACGTCGGCGGCGGTCGGGATCACGTCATCGGGATCACCATCGGAACCAGCCACGGCCATTTCCGACACGGTGTCGGTCAGCATGGCTTGCTGCGGGGTGATCTCGTTGGTGGTTTCGAGCGTGTCTGCCACGTTCAGCATGACATCGGTGACGTCTTCCACGCGGGTGGTTTCGGCCACGTCGGCCACGGCTTGGGCTTGGGCTTCGTCCGCCGCTTGCAGGTCGACGACTTCTTCGTCCAGGGTCGGCACTTCACGACCTTCCAGGACTTGTTCGATCGGCATTTCTTCGATCGACAGGGTGGGCTGTTGGCCCTGGGCATCGAGACCTTCGTTCGACGGCTTCACCGCCGGCACGACGGGCGTACCCGGATACTTTTGAAAACGACGCATCACATTACCTTTTCAGTGTGAGGGTTCGATAAGATCGAAAAAAAGAAGACCACCCCTTCACCCTTGGTTGCCCAAAGAGTGAAGGGGTGTTACCTTACCGATTAGGCAGCGGCCGGAGCAGCGGCGCCTTCCGGTTTCTTCTCTTCGGCCTTCTTGCCGTATTGCTTCAGCGACTGCTCGCCGTATTGCAGCACGTAGCCGCCGGCGTTCAGGGCGAACGCAGCCAGCGGCGGCACCGAGCTGATGACCGAGCCCATGGCGCCTTTGGCGATGGCGCGTTCGTCGGAACCGGCCAGCATGGCCTTGGCACCTTCTTTGACTTGGTTCATCTTGCCATCGGCGTTGGCGGCTTCAGCCTGCGCGCCTTCGCGTGCTTTCTTCTCGGCAGCGGCGATGACCTTCTTGGCGATGTTCTCGGCTTCTTTCTGTGCCGACTTGTACGACAGCAGGTGGTCAGCAGCGGCGACGATCGTCTTGGCGATGGCTTGCACTTCGGCGGTCGGCAGGACCTTCAGTTGGGTCTTGTCAGCGACCTTCTTCGAAGCGTCGAACATGCCCAGCTTGTAGCCGCACTTGCCCAGCGCACCCGGCTTGGCGTCGGTGCCGGCGACGATCGCGATGATAGCTTTGTTACCCGGCAGTTCAGCGCTCTTGGCCAGTTCCAGACCTTCGCCCGGATCAGCCAGACCGACCGAAGCGGCATCGGCCACCTTGGCGAAGTGCGAAGCCAGGCCACCGTTCAGGCCGGCTGCTTGGACCACGGCTTCGACGCTGCCGCCTTGCTCCAGCGCTTTCAGCACGGTTTCGGCGAACGCGACGTTGGCTTTCGACAGGGCCGGCAGTTCAGCAGCTTCACGAGCGACGGCGTCAGCGGCGCGCTTGGCATCGACCGTTCCGCCGATGGCGAGGTTGGTGGCCAGGGTCTGGTTTTCGAAGGTCTGGCTGGCGGCTTCGCCTTTGGTGTCAGCCGCAGCTTTGGCCAGGTTCTCGGCGCGAGCCTTCAGCTTGGTGGCGCCGTCGAACAGGCGGTTCCAGACGTTGACGATGGCTTGCACGGCCGAGCGGAACATCTCGACGATCTTGCCCCACAGTTCTTTGGCCTTCTCGGCGATCGATTCGGCGGCGAGCTTGGTGGAGGCGACTTTGTCGGCGGTGCCGCCGAACGATTCCTTCGACAGCGTGCCGTAGGATTCGTCGTAGCCCAGGCGACGGTTGATCGAGGCCAGGTGCATGTTCAGCACGCGGGCGCCGTTGCGGTCCAGGCCGCCGTTGGCAGCGATTTCTTCCAGGGCGACGGCGGTCTCTTCCAGTTCGTCCACGGCTTGGGCCGCGTCGTCGACGATGGCTTCATCTTGGGCGACTTCGACGATGTCGGAGTTGACTTCGACCAGTTCGGCTTCGACGCTGTCCGCACCGGCTTCGACCGGAGCAGCGACGACGACCGGCTCTTCGCCGGCGACGACTGCGTTGTCTTCCAGTTCTTCGACGGCCAGGCGGGTGGCGATACCGTAGGTGCGATTGATGCGCATGGTGTTACTCCATTCGAATGGTATTAATAAAAATTGAAATATTCCGCGCGGAATAGGGCATGACGATTCTGCCTTGCCACTATACTATCACCTAGTGACGCCGCAGAATCTCATAAGGATGGTTACACTTCGCCAAACAGGACGTGCAAAGTGTGGGCCAGATCGAAGAACCCTTGCGGGTGGCTGCACCAACGCTGGATCACATCCACCAGTTGGACATTCTTCGCCCGTTTATCCCCGGTCATGAAGAACCAGTTGAACTGGCCTTGGTTGGGGGTGACGTTGTGAGTGATCTCCGACAGGCTCAAGAGCCCTGCCCAGTTATGTAGTGACATCTGACGACGGCCGGTCTCGATAAACTCCAGCGTGTCTTGCAGGAAGCGCATGTGGATGTCACCGGTGGACGGACCCGTGGCTTGCACATCGAGCCATTCGTAGAAATCCTTGGTGCCGAACGCGTGCAGCGCGACCCGCAGGACTTTCTCGCGGAACTCCATCGAATCCATGGCACCGTAGCTGTCGTTCAGCTTGGCCCACAGGGCTTCGATGTTTTGGTTGATCTCTTTGGCCACGGTCGGGTTCTTGAACCAATCCGGATGGTATTGGTACGAACGCAACTGGGAGGCCACCGAGCGCTCCGTCGGCTTGATCTGTTCACCCAGGCTGGCGCCGAGGAAACCACGCGGATACACCCGGAAGCCTTTATAGGCCGGTGCGGTATCAGGCATATTGTTCCTCGACTTTGCGGATGTGGGCCGACAGGTCATCGATACGCTTTTGCGTATATTCGATCTGCTTATCGAGCGCCGCGTCGGGCTTGCCGTGTTGCAGGCGTTCCAGACGCAGCTTACGCAGTTCCAGCGCATCTTTCTCCGCTTTGGCGCGCTCGTAGCGGTAGTGCTGGTAATCCGCGACCTTCATGCGGATGTGGTAGATCGGGTTCATGGCCAGCGGCACGAAGCCATGGCGGAACGGATCGAGTTTGGCCGCGCCCAGTGTGCTTTGTACCGCGCGATCGCCCGAAGCGGTGACGGTGATGTCCGGGATCTCTTCCAGGTCAGCCTTGATCTTATCGGTCGGCTTGGACAGCGTGTCCATCACAGTGCAGAAGTCGATGAAGCGGTCATGCAGGAAACGCACTTCAGCCGGCACGATCGAGGCACTGATGCTGTTCACCAGATCGCCCTCTTCATCTTCCAGTTCCGCTGCTTCCACCACATATGCATAGTTCAGGTACTTGGTGGCGTAATCTGCCGCGAAACCGATCGATTCGATCATTTGCAGGATCGCCGTCTTGTAGTACGTGATGCCCACGCCTTCGATGTCGTCCGCGTAATCCTTTTCGACCAGCGTCTCGCACAGGTCGAGGGTGGTCAGCATTTGCTTGAGGGCCTTTTCCACCACCACGATGGTGTTCGGGCCATTGGCACCGTGGACGTTGCGCTTGAAGGTTTCCCAGTCTTTTTGCAGGGACTCGTTGGTAAACTTGCGGCTGCCGAACACACGCAGCGCGTCTTGGTAAGCCGGCATCACCACCGTGGTCAAGAGCAGCTTGTTGATACGGATGTCTTCCAGCACCGTTTGCTTGGCGAAGTTGGGCAGGAGCGACTTGAAATAAGCCAGAATTTGCATGGTAAGAATTCCTTATGGGTTACAGCGACGGCGCATGGCCCGACATGAGTGCTTTCAGCACATCTTCCACCGACGCTCCATTGCCCTTGTTCGATGCTTTGAGATCCTTGATCCGGACCACCGTCGGCAGTGCGATATCGCGGTAGTAGAAAGTCACAGTGTTGTAGTCGACTTCATCGACCACGGCCATGATCATCAGCGAGGTATGCTTCATCATGCGCTGGCGGATATCGAACTTGGAGAGCTTGCCTTCCAGTTGCAGTTCGAGTTGATCGGCGCTGTCTTTGGTGAGCACCACCATGTTCGACGACGAGGCAATGGTCGGCTGGCCAGTGATGACCGAGGTCAGGGTGTTGCTGAAATTGGTGCGGTCGATGTTCGACAGCGTGCCGGTTTTGTCTTTCAGCAGGTCTTTGCGGTGCTTGTCGATCAGGTCGTTGCAGAACACCAGATCTTTCCAGAAGCCAAGGCGACCCGCCTTCCAACCATGCCAGCGTTCCTTGAAGGAATTGTCTTCACTGCCCGTGGCTAAAATATGAATCAGATCCGGCGAGGGCAGCATGGAAGCGATCAGGCGGATGTTGATCTGAACCGGAATCGAGTGTTGACCGTCACTGATCTGGATCTCGTAGGCTTTGCCGATCGAGAGGTTGGCCAGTTCGGTCATGGTCTTGCCCACGTCCTTGGCAACCGGCTTGACATCACCGCCAGATTGACCGTAAGTCTTGTTGACTTTAACGGTATTGTTGGCTGCCGCGGCATCGCCCGATTCCACCGCCAGTTGCAGTGGCTTGTTGTTGGGGAACGGCAGACCGTGCTCATACGACTCGGTCGCGACCAGCCAGGTCGACAGGCCAGCGTTGACCGGACTGCGGTTGGGATTGAGGGCGTCGAGGCGTTCCAGCACGCGCACGTTGCCGATGGTATTCATCAGCGAGGCCGCTTGCAGGTAATACCCGGCAAAGATCGACAGCAGACTTTGTTGGACTTCGCCGATGCAATCGAGGTGCATGGCGGACTGCTCGATGAGTACCACGGGTTCGACCCGACCGACACTGGTGAAATCCACCAGCGAGTTGCTACCACCGCCGCGGCGCAGCAAATCACCTGCTCGGTTCAGAACGGTGAGCCCACCATTCATGATATCGCTATACATTGTTTTTCCTTTTAATACAAGGGGTTTCTAAATGGCCGATGATAATTCGAACGCCTATCGGGACGTTTCCTACAGCGCCAGGACAGTTACATCTGCTGATGTCGACCAAGTCTTCCGCATCACCCCCGCGGGCCAACCGAATACCGCGATCGGGGATAATTTTCGTGGCTTTAACCACAGACAAGCGCCGAGCCTCATACCAATTAATAAGGACCAGTATGGCTTGACGTTTTTCACCCGGCCCCGGATGAACTTATCGGACCAGAATTTGCGCATCATGCGGAAGCTCTCACCACTGCTTTCCCAACGCGATGATTCGCTGCAACGTATTATTCGATGCTGGCTTGATCCCGTGGGGAACAAGGCCGGTGACTTCACCAGCCCGTATGTCGACCCCTGCATGCCCTTCATCCCCATGCTCAGTAACCTCCTGATCAGCTTACCGGGTTGGCCCGATGTGTCGATGCCGTATTCGACGTCGGCCTCGGGGATTCGCCAAGAACAGTTCTCGCTGTACGATGGCACCGAAGAAATCAATCGAATCGTGGATCTGACGGCGAACTTCCGTAACGTTGATGGGGACCCGATCACGCCACTCCTGGACACTTGGTTGACCTATGGGCGCGGGGTGTACTTCGGCGATCTGTTGCCGCACGGGGATTCGATTTTGGAAAATGAAGTCGATTACGACACCCGCATCTACCGCCTGATCCTGGACAGCAAGAAGCAGCACGTACTACGGATTGCCGCTACGGGTTGGGGTGACCCAGTGTCGAACCCGAATGGTGCCGTTTTCAATTACGAAGCCGACACCGGCGGTGGCCAAGTCAACAACGGCTTGCAACAGATCAGTGTGCATTTTGTCAATACCGGCATCATGTACAATGACCCGATCCTGTACTGGGAATTCAATCAGTGCAGTGAACAGTGGTTCAATCCTGCCATGGCCGATGGCACCCGGGAACAAGTGTATCAAAAGATTCCCATCGACGAGCTGCCGATCTTCAACTACCGCGGCTATCCCCGTATCAACCTCGAAACGTTTGAATTGGAATGGTGGGTCTCTAAACAAGAATACAACGCCCTCACTTCTGTCATTCAACGGTATAAAACCACCCAAGGCCAATTATGACGCTCGCCAGCCAAGACTTGATTGACAACATCACAACCTACCGTTTCAATCCCACCGCACTGCAGCGGACCATGATTCAAGCGGTCACCGAAGCCAACAACGGGGAACAACCGGCGTTTGACGCCACCCTCCCGTTCGTCCAAGCCCTGTCGGCGGGGGCGTACGAGACCGCCGCGTTCATGCAAGAGAATGCGGCAGAAAACCGTCGCCGCTATCCGTCGCTCGCGCAGACGCAAGAAGACCTGTATCTGCACATGTCGGATACGGATTACATTAACCGCTTTTCGATTCCTGCCACTGCTACGTTCAACTTCCGCTTTGTTAAGTCGGAACTGATCAACGCGATGGTATATGAACCGGAAACCGGGTACATGAAGCTGGTGATCCCCCGCAATACGTTCTTCACGGTGGATGTGTACACCTTCAGTTTGCAATACCCGATTGAAATTCGGCTACTGCTGAATAACGGTCTGCAAATCACGTACAACAACGATGTGCCGTCGCCGCTGCAAAGTCTGGTCAGTAACACCATCGAATACCAGATCCAAGAAGATGCGAATTACATTGAATACGTGACATTCGCGGTCCCGACCATGCAATTTGCGATCACCCAAAGCACGATGCCAATCAGCTTGGGGAAAGAATTGCAGATGACCATGCCGATCAGCGACCAGTTTTACTACGCCCGGGTGTACCACAAGAACCCCACCACCAAGGCGTGGGATGAACTGGTCACCACCCATTCGGCCATGGTATACGACATCAAGAAGCCGACGGCGGTGCTGCAAGTGTTGAATGGCTATCTGTCGGTACGAATCCCGCAGATTTACACCAACACCAGCCAACTTAGCTCGACCATCCGGGTCGATCTGTACCAAACCAAAGGCGCGATCAACGTACCGTTGGCGGACTACCACAATAACGCGGTTACCATCACCTGGAAGACGTTCGATTCCACCGAAGTGGGTAACAAATACTCAGTCGCCCTGCCGAGCTTAAACGTGGCGGGTTTCTCCGATGAAGTGGTGATCGGGGGTAAGAATGAGATGGATTTCGAAACCTTGCGCACCAACGTCATCAACAACGCAGTCGGTCCGATCGAACAAGCCATCACCCCGGCCCGTCTGGTGGTGCAGATGCAAAACGCCGGTTACTCGGTGGTCAAGGACATCGACAATGTCACCAACCGGGTCTTCTTGGCAACGCGGGAAATGCCCTCGCCCGATGTGGTCAAGGTCACCAATACCAAAGACAGCAAGGTCAAACTCTTGACGGCGGCTGCTGCCTCGATCGAGACCTTAACCACCTCAACCGAGCAACTGGCGGGATTGAGTACGGTGAAAGACAATGGTGAGAGTTTGACCATCATGCCAGACACCCTGTACCAACTGGTCAATGGCGTGGTCAAGACGGTCCCAGGCACTGAAGTGGCACGGCTACTGGCCTTGTCGCCGGATAAACGGGCGCAAGAAGTCACTGCCGGTAACTACTTGTCTACGCCGTTCCACTACGTACTGGACACCAGCAACAGCGCGTTTGAGATCCGGCCGTATTATCTCGATGCGCCGGTGGCCCAGTCGAAAGTGTTCGTCAAGCAAAACGACACGACTCTGATGTTGGTTGGCACCTCGACTTACGCCTTGTCTCGGGTAGGCAGTGGTTACCAGTTGACGGTATATACGCGCTCGGATGACACTTACAAAGCGATTCCAGATAACCAGGTGTTTGCCCAGCTGGCCTATGTACCGTACGGGGAACGGGATCGGGCATATGTGAACGGGGTGCTGGTGGGCAAAACCGCCGCTGGGGAACGGGTGTATACGTTCGATCTGTCTACCACCTTCAATGTCGACAGCAACAACAATCTGGACCTCACGCAATTCACGATGTACAACAGTGAGAGCCGGATCACCAAGACCCCGCTGACCAACACCTTTGATATCGTTTATGCCACCTCGGCGGTATTGAGTGGTAAGTGGAGTCCAAATGCGGTCGATGATGTCTTGGGTAAACATCTGTTGCCCAATCAAATCGCCGGGATCAACCACGAGCGCATCACCATGAAATTCGGTGATGCCTTGGACATGCTTTGGACCCGAGCCCGCAGTGTGGTCGATTCGATTGTGTATGCAACCTGGGATTCTGACCAGCAAGCGTTCTATAAGCAAGACGTGTACCAATACAACGCTGATGGTACCAAACTCACGGTGGTGAACGGTGCACTACAATACACGATCTTGCATCATCAGGGTGATCCGATCCTGGACCAAGACGGCAACATCACGTACGAACATCGCCAAGGCGATCTGAAGCGTGATGTGAACGGCAACTTGATTCCAGTCAACCCGCGTGGCATGTTGCGTCAGATGGATCTGTTCTTACTGGAAGGGGTGTATTGGTTTGCCACGGAAGCCACGACCACGGCTTACCGCCAGACCTTGACCCAAGTGCTGGTGAACTGGATCGTCAACGATCTGGAACCGTTCAAGGGTGCGCTGCTGGACAAGACGCGGGTGTACTTCTATCCGAAGACCACCTCGGGCGTGATTCCCGTCTACATCTTGGATGGTGCGGTGGCGAATATCGATGCGGGTCAAGCCTTCACCGTGACGCTGGGGGTGACGGAACAAGTGTACAACAATCTCAATCTGCGTTCACGCTTGAACGAAACCACGGTGCGGGTGTTGTACGAAGCCTTGCAACAAGCCACGGTCTCGATGTCGACTATCATCCAACTCTTGAAGAATGCCTACGGTTCGGATGTGGTGAATATCCAAATCACCGGGCTCGGTGGGGCGGATGATTACTCGGTGGTCACAGTGGTCGATGGAACGGATCGCCTGTCGATCAAGAAGCGGTTAGTGGCCTTGGCAGACGGGAAACTGGCGGCCCAAGAAGCCATCGATGTGAATTACCGCGTGGTAACTGTCTAACGACAACATACCTCCCTCTACCCGCATGGGGTAGAGGGAGGCTATGCCGCGATTACAGCACGTTGGTTTTGACCGGGGCTTGCAGATCGAGCACCATCGTTTTCAGGGTGTCATACATGGTTTCCGGCATCTGCATGGTGTCTTGGCACTGATTCACCGACTTCCACGCATGTTCCGCGACGCGTTCTGCCAGAGCGCCCACATACGACGTGGCCACCCCCGCATTCACGCACCATTTGATCATCTGGCCGAAGGCGCGATCGAACTTGTCACTGGTCTTGGCGAAGGCTTCGAGGAAGCCCGACAGATCGTTGACTGCTTGGGGATTGGACGGGGTGGTCAGCAGTTGCGCCGAAATCGCTTTTAGTACGTCCGCCACGCCACTGGCCGCCTCAACGAAGCCCTTGGCACGGTTGAGGATGTCCTCGACCTTGGCTTGTTCAGCAGCATTACCCACATCCTTCAACCACATGAGCGTGGTGCGCTCGGTGGTCGGCTCTTGGATCTTGTCTTCTGCCGCTTGGAAGGCGTCTGCCGCATCGAGGACCGACGGTTCTGCCTTCGGCGTCTCAACGCTGATCTTATCCGCATCTTCCTGGAAGACTTCCAGTGCGTAATTGAACACATTACGCCATTGATTCAGGTGCAGCGTCATGGTTTCCAGCAGCGCCGGCGCACCGAGGTGGATGCGGTAATACTCGTCCATCGTAGCCAGCGAGTTCGGATAACGCATATTGACCGTAAGGATGGCGGGCACTGTGGCGTTCTGCGAAGGATCCACCGCACAGCCACGGAAACAAGCATCATCCCAAGTGAACCCAGCAACACCGGTCAGCTTGATGAAGTCGTCCAGGATCGCCGCTTGCATGCAGACTTGGTCACTACGGCGCTTGAACTCCAGATTTTCGATCACGTGGCCACGGCCGGGATTGCTGGCGATGGTTTCGAGACGGCTGGTCAGACTGGCGAGTTGACCGAGCAGATCGCTCTTCAGCCCAGCGTCGATCTCTTCCAACGCCATCGTGTAACCGGTGGCCGATGGCAGACGACTGTAGTAATTCACCGGACGACCTTGACCGAAGTTCGGCAGGATCTGGAGCGCTTCCAGGGCGATCCGTTGGTTCATGCCGCGCTGGGCCAGCAAGTCTTGCCGCAGGTATTGCAGCGGCCGACTAAACGATTCCGTGGCCACGGCCGGGGTGTCTTCCAGCTTGGCCAGCATTTCCAGTACCACGGCAGGTTCCCCCGCTACGGTGTTGGTCAACACGTCCGGGATCGGCTCATCCGGCAGCAGTGCACCCGCATTCAGACTTTCCTCGGTCGGGGCGGCCGTTTGGATCGCTTGAGCATGGGCTTGCGCGAGGGTGTTGGTGGCGTCGATGGCACTCATGATCAACCTTCCAGGGGCGGTGCCGGTTCGTCAGCCGAACCAGGCTGCAGGATCACCGCCAGGCGCGAGGCGATACCCATGATCTCGCTGCGGTAGGTGTTCATGAACTTGCTCATCTCTTCCGAGAGTTGCAGCAGGCCACCGGCCCACAGCGAGGTGATATCGATCGCAGCCGTACCACGGGTGGCAACCAGGCGGTCGATCTGGTACGCGTTATCGACCAGCATGCGGTTCGGGAACGCCGCAGTGTAACGCATCTTCCAGAACAGCTGGGCGTATTCCAGGGCCGACTTGGAGGCGAACACCACCGCTTCACCGACTTCCGAGATTTTCTCGCAGATGAACGGGTGGACTTGTTCGCCGTAGTAGGCGAGTTGATTGGCGACGTTCGACGACGGCAGATGGGCTTGGGCCGAGACAGCCAGGGCGACGGCGATCGCGACGATACGGGATTGATCGGCCGGCACACGCACCAGTTTACCGATCGCTTCATTCAGGCCGAAGTATTGGGGATTCATGGGAAAATATCCTTGTTGTAAGATTAAAACATCACCGAGAGTTCAGCGGCCCGCACGAACAGCGGGTTGTTGCCGAGTTGTTCGAGTTGTTGTTGGAGCAGCTTGGTCTTGCGGTATTTACGGTACACCGGGATAACGGTGGTGGCGATATACTCGCGCCATTCCCGTTTGTCTTCGATCCCCGTCATGGCCTTTTCCATGGCGTCGATGTCGGCCAGCGTACGTTTCTTTTCCAGATCGGAAATGCTGCGGTTCTTCAGACGCGCAATCGCATCCATCTTGATGCGGCGGAACCGCACTTCCGGGGTGTCGTAAGTGTTGTCACCATCGTCACCGAAACCACCCAGCAGAATGCCGATCAGGTTGATCGGGATCGACAAGAAGCATACCGGCGGGATGAACATCAGGGCGATCGAGATGATCTGGGTGAACATAAACAGCGGGGTGCTTTGGTAAGCCAACTCATTGCCCATGTAACGGTGCAGCTTGTTCAGTGCCGTCATCAGGGGTAGGCCGGCACCATGACGCGTGGCGAACTGATCGGCCAGCTGTTCGGACGCGGTCGAGTCGTAGATACTGACGCCCAGTTCCGAACGCGACTTTTCCGTGACTTCGGTGACGATCGCCGTTTCCAGAATCGAGCGCTTGTCGATCTTGGCCAGTGCCGCGCTATCGACGTCTTTGAGTTTCAGTTCGTCCGCGGTGCGGGCGATGATCAGTTGACGCTTGTGCACGTCGTACGTACCGTCCAGTTCCTTGACCATAGCCGCCATGGCTTGGTTGGTCGACACCGTGCGATTGAACATCTCGCAGTAGGTAAAGAAATGACCCATCTCATGCAGCACCACGGCTGCCATCTCTTCCGAACTGAGACGGTATTGGTTTGGTACGCTGAAGCCATCTTGCGAGTAATTGTTGTTCAGTAGGCAATCGGGCAGATAGATCGTGAACGGCAGTTCCGAAAACAGACCCGACAATTGTGCCTTCATGATGTCAACCCCGGCTTTGACACCACCACCACCACCGACGAAGCGTTTGGTGAAGTTCATTTGTGCGGCAAAGAACTCGCGATAGTCATTGCGGATCAGCACGTTGTTGTGGTATTCGTCGAAGATCCGCACACACGGCCATTCTTCGCCGAACGACACACTGACGTTGGCTTTGAACGAGTTTTGCAGGATGGCCTCGATCAAACCTTCGTTGCGGCGCTTCTGTTCTTCATAAGCGCTCTGTTTCTGGAACATGATATCACGAAACGCCAGCTCCAGTTCTTTGAAGGTCTTGGTGTCCTGATAATTGATCGCCTCGGTTGAGAGCTGATTCATGCGTCGCATGGTAGGGTCCTTGTTCACCTAGGGATAAAAGTAAAAATAACAGGCGATGGTATTATCTGGTTCAGCATGATAAGTCACCACTTTTCACCTGCTATCAGGGAAGTCATACTGATATCGGGAAGCATTACCGATCAACAATGAATAACGAATAGCGTATGCTCAAACACAATCTGAAAGACTTTGCCAATGAAGATATCATTGGTCATGAGTGCCGCCATGTCACCTACTGTCCACCCCCGGAACCAGGGATGCCAGACTTACATGTGATCAAGCGTGTTACCCATGTGCGGCAAGGGGACAATGTCATTCAAATCCCCAACGTAGTGTCACGAAAGGATTTCAAACTTAAGTTTTGGATTGAAAAGACGGGGCGGCAAAATCACAAAGAGAAACGTGAATTTGCTGAAATGGATGATTTGGACGAATTCGAGTGTACCCAGTCTCAGTTGGAAGGGTTGGTGCGCAAGAAGTTGCGCGAGAAGACCGAGCGGGCGATGAAGAACTTCAAACTCCCATGGCCGGGCGATCGCGATAGCATTCGTAAGTTGTCGCGCAGTCCGTATTTGTACGGCACCGATGTCTCGTCCACGACGCTCTTGAAAAAGATGTACATGGATCTGTATCCGAATCTGCGCTCACAATCTAGCGTGGCATGTACCGATACGGAAACCAACATGTTCTCCAAAGAGCAAGAGATCATTATGCAGACGATCTCGATGAAGGATCGGGTATTCACCGCGATCAAGCGCAGTTTCTTTGGTAAACATATCAACATCGAAGAACGCTTGCAGGAATGCTTTGCCTATCACCTCGGGGATGTGGCCAAAGCGCGCGGCATCAACTGGGAAATCAAACTGGTGGACACGGCGGGCCAAGTGGTAACCGCTGTCATCGATAAAGCCCATGAATGGGGCCCAGACTTCCTGGCGATTTGGAACATCAAGTTCGACATGGAGAAGATGCTGGCGGCATTGCAGGCGGACCGACTTGATCCAGCGTTGGTATTTTCACATCCGACTCTCCCCAATGCTTACAAACATTTCAACTTCAAGATTGGTAAGTCGTCGAAAGAGACGGCCTCGGGCGTGCATAAGCCCCTCGGGTTCCATGAGCAATGGCACGTCGTCACCACACCGGCTTCGTTCTACTTTATCGATGCAATGTGCGCGTATCGCCAGATTCGCCAAGGTCAGCAGGAAGAACCCAGCTACAAACTCGATGCGTTGATGGATAAACACATCAAGCGTGGTAAGCTCAAGTTCAGCGAAGCCGATGGTTTCATCGAAGGTGATTGGCACCGCTTCATGCAAGAGTTCTACAAATTCGAATACGTGATTTATAACGTATTCGACTGCGTGGGTATGGAGATGCTGGATGAAAAGACCGGTGACCTGAGCTTAAACTTCCCACTGTATTCGGGTCCGTCGGATTATGCGATCTTTCCCTCGCAGCCCAAGAAATTGTGCAATAAGTTCTTCTTTGACTTGCTGTCGCAAAACCGTGTGCTCGCGTCGACCTCGGACACCATGAGCGATGAGAACGATAAACGCACGGTGATTGGTAAAGGCTGGATCACGATGTTGCCTGCACACTTGTGCATGGACAACGGCTTGAAGTGTTTGGAAGAGATGCATAACGTGCCATCAAACATAAGGATTGGAGTCGGGGATCTCGATATCGCCGGCACTTATCCCAACGAAGGCATCTGCATGAATATTAGTAAATATACAACACATCGAGAATTGTTGTATATCGAAGGGATCCCGGATCACATCCGTCGTCGTATTGGTTTCAATCTGGCGGGTGGCCATGTGAATGCACTTGAAGTAGGACATGATTTGTTTAAGATCCCCCGTTTGGATCAGATGTACGCGGCTTATCTCCGTAAGACTCAACCTAACGCAATCGTGCTACCTGAACAACAAATGCTGGCGACTTACCAGCGCCTTGCCGCTTAAGACGGCACACCTCCCACTACCCCGTCAAAGGGTAGTGGGAGGGGGCTTATGACGTGTTACCGATTACAGGTTGAAGAACTTCAGCACGCGTTGACGTGCGAATTCCTTCACGTGATGCGCATGCAGAGCCAGGTCGAGATTGACAAATTGCTTCTTCTCCTCGCGGGTGGCCGGGTTGGCCAGTTCCACCAGAGCGTTGAGCAGATGCGTCATGTGCGTCGCTTCGGCGCTGGCCAGGTTCGTGTGCGAGGTGAAGCGGTGCAGGTTGATGCTGTTGAACGCATGGTTGCTGTGCTGGTGGATGAGAGCCAGCATGGCGCCGAACGCGGCTTCGAATTCTTCTTCCGCCGTGTGCAGCACTTGCAGAATGGTGGCGTACAGGCTGGCCTGGTAGTTACCACCAGCTTCCGCTGTCGGCGGTACTGATGCGTTCATGAAGGTGACGTAGTCGTTCAGCTCGGTGATGCTGATGCTCGCTGCAGGCGACAGCGGCGCCGGCGACGGCGCGGGCGTGGCTTCGACCGGCGGGACAGGATCCACTGCCGACGCAGGAGCCGGGGCAGGAGCGGCAGGCGTGGTGTCCACCGGTGCGGCGGGTGCTTCCACAACCGGCGCCGTCGGGGTTTCAACCACTGGAGCGGTCACGGGGACGTCCATCGCCGGAGCGGTGTCAGCCGGCACTTCCACGTTTACTGGGGCGGGAGCCGGAGCGTCGGTAGCTGCCGGGGTGGTGTCAGTCACGGGTACAGGCACGTCGACTGGTGCCACCGCTGCTTCCACTGAGGTATCGACCACGACGGGTGCCACCGGTGCCGGATCGACCGGAGTCACAGCCACTTCCACAGGGGCAGGTGCATCCGCCACCGGCGAGGGGGTAGCGTCCGGCGTCAGAGCAGAGGCTTCTTGCGGAGCGACATCACTGACAGCAGGGGCCGGTGCGTCCACCGGAACCGGATCTGCCGCAGGGATGTCGACCGGCGTTTCCGTAACTGCCGGTGTTTCGTCTTGAGTAGGAGCTTCCGCTGCCACCGGGGTAGCAGCTGCTTCGGCCGGTACCACGTCAGCTGCCGGTGCTTCGGCGACGACGGGGGTATCGACGACCGGTACGTCAACGGGTGCCGTTTCTGCGACTGGTGCTGGCGCGGGCTCTTCCACTACCGGGGTGGCCGGTGCCGTGTCCGTCACGACGGGTGCTTCTTGTGCCGGAGCTTCGACCGACGTCGCTTCCGGCGTAGCCGTAGCCACATCGGTGGTGTCAGCGGCTTGGGGTGTTTCGACCGCAGGTGCCGGGTCGGTCGAGACCGCGACTTCCGTGGTCGCCGGGGTCGGATCGGTTTGCGGAGCGGGGGTTTCTTCGGGCGTCGGTGCAGCGTCGGTTGGTGCCGTTACCGGGGTCTCGGTGACCGGGGTGTCCGTGGTTGCAGTCGCGGTGTCTTCGGTGGTTGGCGCCGGGTCAGCCGGCGTTTCTGCGATCGGGGGTGCGGCGGTGTCAGCCGGCGCTGCCGGAGTGCTGTTGTCGGCAGTCGGTACAGGGGCTGCGTCCGGCGTCGAGGTGGTCGTGTCGGCGGATTGGGTGGCCGTCGTATCGGTGGCCGGCGCGGTTGCGTCCGGAGTTTGGTCCGGGGCTTGGGTTTCGTCACTCATGTTACGTCCTTTTTCAGTTGGTGAAATGTTGGATGAGCAGTCTCTCCATGGGCTCAAAGGATAATTACTCCAATTTTATTTCATCAATTTTTAAATAACAACATACACCCACCGACCATCAAGGCCGGTGGGGATGGAATTACACGTTGAAGTAATTCAGAACACGCTGACGCGATTCTTCCTTGATACGTGGGTTCTGGAACGCTTGGGCCAGGTTGACGTGACGCAGCGCCAGTTGACGTGATTGCGGTGCCGCCAGAGCCGTGAGGGCCGACAACAGGTAGCGGAAATGCGCTATCGTTTTCGACGGCATCACGACGTGTGGCGTGTAACGATGAATGTTTTCGTCGCTGAACACGCCTTTCAGGTTGGCTTGAATCAACTGCATGGCCAGACCGAACACAGCGTCGAAGTCTTCGGCGCGCGTGTTGATGATTTGCAGCAGCGTGTAATACAGATTCATCTGGACCTGACCACCGCGCTCACTCGGCATCGTGACCTTGGCCGACATCGCCTCGATGTAGTCCTTCAGTTCATGGATGGCGAGCTGCGACGACGGCGAGCACGACAGCGGCAGCTGGAAACGGTCCACCGGCATCGGCGGGACTTTGGCCATACCGGCCGGGATCGTCACCGGTTCTTGGACGGGGGCAGTTTCGGCGACTTCATCAACACCGTCGTCTTGCCCATCATCGGGGCCATCTTCCTTCTGATCGCCAGAGACATCACCCGCCTGGCCCGCGTCTTGTTCGCCACCGGCGGTGTCTTCCTTGACTTGCTCATCCGTTTTAGCGGCGTCTTGCGTTGGTTCGCCAACGGGCGCGTCGACCGGCTGCATGTCTTCGTAAGGATTGTTCATGTTGGTTTCCTTTTTAGCTTGCGCTTGAGCGCGGTTTTTGGATTTGCTACCCATACATTACTCCATTCAAAAATAGGGTCAGAGGATACGCAACTTGTAGTCGTATTTCTTCAGGATCAGGGCTTTACCGTGGTTGGCCTTCATGAACATCAGCATGATGGTCGAACCAAAGTCAGCAATCGCGGAGGACGAACCAGTCGGATTTTCTTCCAGACGCGGACCCACACACGTCGCGCAGTAGTCGGTGTGTGGGTGGATGCAATACATCGGTGAACGCATCATGAGTTTCTTACCCATGTACTGATCGATGACTTCTTCCGTCAACCGCACCGTAGTGCCGTTTCCCACCAAGGCACTGAAGTTCAAATACTTCTTGCGCAGCTCTGGAGTCAGGACAAGTTCCCGCCCTCGTTTTGTGCCACAATCCCCCGGCAGGATATTGATGTTGGACGAAGCCCGTTGCAGCCACTTCACCGCCTCACCACCGCGCATGGTTTCAGCGCCGCGGTTAAACGAACCTGCACGCAGATTGTTCACCATGGCTGGCAACTTATTAATATCCCAACCTTCATCCAGCGAGTTCGGCACGAGTTCCATGTCTTGACCATCACCCAGACCAGCTTCGGCACCGACCATCAAGAACTTCTTAGCCCGCACCACCTCGAACGACTTGGCTTTGATCAAGAAATTCAAGGTGTCATCACCCTTGAGCCATTCACTGTCGAGGGCGCGCAGATCCTTCAGTGCCTGCGCAGCAGCGGTTGGATCGATGTTCTTGGCATTCGGATCGATGTTGTACTTCTTAAAGATCGCCGCTTTGGCTTCTTTCAAGCCCGGGGGTGGTAACAACGCTTTCTCGGTACCGCCGGTGACCCAAAGATTGGCGAAGCCCGACATGAAGGTCATGGCATCAGCAAACTTCAAATACTCACGCACGTAGATCGGCGCGACTTCGGGTTTCGCTCTCGGCAGGGCGCCGTCGGGTGGATCATCTTGCAGCCGGGGTAGAATCAAATCTTCGATCTTGTCAGGTTTGATCCGGCCGAGCAGGAACGGGATCTTTCCGCCGAAGGGATACACCAGTAACATGCAGTTCGCCAGTACATTACCGTAACTGGTTTCCACATCTTGGTAGAGGTTGGGCAACGCACCAACTTTAAGCAATAGCTTGTCGGCTTTATTAAACGGCGCTGTACCGGCCGTGGTGCCTTCCAGGGGCAGCAATTCCCCGGGTCGCTCCGGATCGACAAAGAACACCCCAGTCGGAAGTTGAACGATGCGGTAAGCGTACGGGTCGGCCTTATACGCATCAGGCGCTTCTTGGGTTAAAGCAAACGCACTGATCACCCAGTTCTTATGCCGATACATCTCGGCCCGCATGGCGGCGAGAAAATAGTCTTCACGTTTCATTTGGCATACCCAGTCATCAGTTGCCGTACTTCGATCATGGTTTCAGAAATCAACTTCAAGTCGGGAATGAATTGTTCCAGACTGGCTTTCACGGTCTCGCCAGGATTGCCATAACCGTCACTGGAGATCAGCGCTGCGGCAAACAACTCACGAGCGATTTGATAACCGGGCATGGTCAGAATCGGTTGACGTCCATCGATCAGCTTGGCGTACAACTCGTAACTCATGCCAGGTTGAGTCCCTGCCGCCAGAATCGCCGGTACTTGGATGATCGTGGCACCTAAGGCTTGCAAATAAATCTCGAACAGCCGGTACGCGTGAATGCGTTCCCGGCGCTCGTGCAAGTCATCGGCGTCTTCTTCCAGTTCCGCCCGGTTGATATTCTTTAAGCGACTAAAGAACATCTCCGAGACATCGTCGATGAGTTGCATGAATTGTTCCGCCGACCATGTGGTCACGCGATTGAGCATCTCCGCCAGTTTCTCTACTGGCCGGGTTTCCGCATCAGCAATCTTGAAGAACTGCTGAGGAGATTCGGTATTGTCAATACTTAACAAGCCAGAGACGATTTCGGTCTTTTGTTGGAGCGTACAGTCCTCCACCAACTGCACCGCGTGTAATCCGAGCAAATAATCCAGACCGCGGTGATAGGTGTTAAGGATTTCCAGCAACGGACCCCCAGAGTCCATGCCTTCGGCGGTCATCAGAATCTCTTCAATGACATGTTCATAGTCCATCTCGGCGCGCTGGAGTACCTCGTCCGCGGCTTTGATCATCGCTTTCTCTTCCACCGTGCTCTGGCTCGAAAGAAAGTCGCTGAGTAAATCTAACATAATGGTTCACCTTGTGAAAAAGGGAAAGCGTGGGTCAAATGATGGGGGTCGCACACCCATTCTCTGACACGTTAAATGTTGATTTCTCGACAAATTGGATATTGTAAAAAAATATCTATCAAGTGCCATGCTCTGACAGTTGCCTTAAATCAAGGCTTTTTAAAGAGACAACGTCTCACAGAGCAGTTTATTACAAAAATTGTAGTATTGCGGAGCTAGGGATTATGACCAAGAAAAGTCAGGCGCGTATGAAACGCGATGAAGTGAAAGAAGAAGCCAAGAGCCAAGGAATCGTCGGGATCTATGATCACTTGAATTCCATGTACACGAGTCAAATGCGGTTGTTCGAACAATACCGTAAGCTGATCGAGATCATCACCCATGACACCGTGGTACCGTTCTTGAAAAACATCACGCGGGTGGACACACTGCTCAAGGGATTCAATGTCGATATCGGCGATCTGCTCGACAAGACCCGCGTCACCCACAGCCTGCACACCGGCAAAACCGGGTTCGGTAACCCGGACGATGAAAACGAGTACTTCACCAACCTGCAACTCCAGCAAGACTACGTGGTCTATATGGGCGTGCACCAGCAGAACCTGCTGCCAGTGCTGTTGGAACTGCAAGAACATCTGAGTGGTGCACTGGCCAAGATGCGATCGGTCGAAGCCGAAGCTGCAGCCACCACGCAAGCGCTCGACCAGCAACCGCTGATGCAGGCGCCCGTGGAAGCGGCAGCGGCCGAACCTGCGGTTACGGGAAATCCGTACGAACAACCTGCTATCGATACCAAATAAATCATGACCGACCTCACCAATGTCCCGCCGCCGGGCGGGATTGAACAACTCGATGAAGTCGCTGGCAGTACATCGTTAACTGACAGTACGCCGGCCCCGGTGGCGGACACCGAGACCTCGGCCGCGCTGGGCACTGAGCCGGTTCCTACCGAACCAACACCGGTGACGGCGCCGGAAACCGCAGACACACCCGATGAAGCCTTCAAATGGCCGGCGCCGGACGCTCTCAACAACGCCACCACCGAGACCGAGTACTTCTCCCCTATCGATGCAGATAAGTGGGATGATCTGGCGGCCACGATCGCTTTGCCGCCGGATACCCAAGCGCGTACCCTCAACTTCGGATCGCTGAATCCGCATGGCGAAGATCTGGTCAATACTCCGGAAGGCGAGCAATGGGCAGAAGTGATTTCGGAAGGTCTGGATCATGGCTCGTTCCACGATAACCTGCTGGCTGCCGCCAAACGCGAAGGGGCCAACTGGCAACAGCGTATCATGGTCGATGGTCGTCCACTCTCGATCGCAACGCCACGTCTGGGGGAAGACGATGGTCCGCTGCTGACTGGCGAACGCGCCATGTTGCGGGTGAATGCGCTGATGGGGCGCGGTTCGATCATGTCGATCCCGCTCTGGCATTCGGGCTTCTGGATCACGCTTAAGCGTCCGGGTGAGATTGATCTGCTCGATACGCTGCAAACCATCACGGAAAACAAGATCAGCTTCGGCCGCTCCAGCAATGGTCTGGCCTTTGCCAATCACGTGGTGGTCAGCCAAGGCGCGGTGATGGATCTGGCCATGCGCAATCTGTTCGAAACTTCGGTCAAAGGCTTTAACACGATCGATATGATTCGGGCCAACATCAGCGCACTCGATATCCCGCTGATCGCCTGGGGTCTGGCTTGTGTGCTGCATCCGCGTGGCTTCCAGTTCGAACGAGCGATTCTTGACGCCAATGGCACCAAAGCCAAGGTCGTGCGGGAACTGCTCAACGTGGGCACGTGCCTGCGGATCGACAGCAACAGCTTGAACGACTGGCAAGTCAAGCACATGAGCCAACGCCGGACCGGCTCGATGATGCCTGAGTCGCTGAAAATTTACCGTGAGCATTTCGCACGCGGTAAACCGAAGTCGATCATGCTCGATGACAAAGTTGGCATGACCATGCGGGTCCCGAGTGTGGATGAATACATCAACGCCGGGCAACGCTGGGTCGATGAACTGGTTACCGCGGTCACGCAAGCTTTTACTCAGGATCTGTCCGAGCAACAACGCAACAACATGATTCTGGACCGGGCTAAAGCCACCTCGATGCGCCAATACGTGCACTGGATCGACACGATCGATCTGCCGGCCAGTGGGCAAGCCATCAAAGACATCGCCACCATTGAAATGACGGTGTCGAGTCTGTCGGGTGACGATGATGCGCGGGCGAAGTATTACGAGGCCATGCGCAGCTTCATCAATGATTCGGTGATCGCTATCATCGGGGTGCCGCAAGTCCATCCGGAAGAAGCCGATCAAGTCAAACCGCGGTTCGAGAACATCATCCCGCTCGACCCGGTTTCGGTTTTTATCAGCCTCCTTTACCAAAAGACTCAACAAATCCGACAGCGTCCATAGAAGTCATCAGCCATGTCGCCCACCCGATGTTCGGCGCCGAGTTCCTCGAAGAACCGACGCGGGTGGTCGAATTCTTTATCAGCACGCTCCAGCCGCTTTTGGCGCGTAAGGGTAAGATGACTGCAGTGGAAGCGTCGTTAATGTTACACCGTGCCTATTTGCTGCGTTACAACTTGGCCACTGGGGCTGAGTTAGATAACAACCCGGCGGCGTTGTTTAAGTTCCGGGAAGCGGAAGATCCGTATGTTGGTACTATGCTCGAAGACCATTTCGAACAGTTCCTGGATTTGGAAATCTTCCAGTACATGACGTGGGAGCAGTACATCAACCTTCCACGGCATGAGTTGCAGATGGTGCGGCGCGTAGCAGAACGACGTCGGAAGCAAAAAAATAATGTTGACAGCAATTCTGTAAGAGATGCTGAAAACATGATGCGTAACATGGGCTTAGGGAGATAACCATGGGGATCCGATATATCGAGAAAGGTGACTTGTTCACCAGTGGCGCCCAAGTGCTGGTGTGCCCCACCAATGCTGCGGGTGTGATGGGGAATGGCTTAGCGCGGTATTTTCGAAATCGGGTCCCGGGTCTCTTTGGTGCCTATCAACGCCATTGCTCGCGGCATCGCCCCAGTCAAATGGTGCCGTTCGTGTTTCCTACGGACGACTTCATTGTGTACTGTTTGCACACCAAGCGCAAATGGTGGGAAGATTCCTCGACGACCATTGTCCGAAATGGTTTGCTCAAGTTCATCGCTTGGTGCGAACAAGAGCAGATTGACTCAGTGGCGTTGCCAGCGTTGGGTTGTGGTAAAGGAGGGCTTGATTTTTATCGGGATGTTAAACCGATCATGCACGAACTCCTGAAAGAGTCGAACATGTCCATTACGGTGTACTGTTCGTAAACAAAAAAAGAAAGACGCATACGGCCTCCCTACCCGTGCGGGTAGGGAGGTTATGCCGTCACACGGAGTCATGATCGGATAAGGTCGGGAGCACATCGAACAACATCATTTTACCGTCGCGTTGACCGGGTAAGAGATAACGTAAAGGTGGATCGGTTTCATTGGACTGGGGGAATTGACCAAACAACAAATAATCACGCAAAGCGATTGCGGCTTGATCGAGCTTGGTCAACGGGTAGGCACAGGTGGCGTGTGCGGGGCTGGGATGGCGCCAGACGCGTCCCACGGTCACGCTGACATGGTCACCCACGTCTTCTAAAAAGACATTCCGGACCCCAAACGGGTCGCCCGGGGCTTCGGTCACATACAGACTGAGTTTGGTGAGGATCCGCTCTTGATGGGCGAATTGACCCATTAACACTTTACCTTGGGTCAGCTTGATGCCATCGGTGATCACTTGGAGAATCTTAAGAAGTGCTGCCGTGCCCGATTGTTTCGGGCTGGTATGAATAAGGGCCATGCCGAGTGTCTCGTTATGCTGTTAATGGAAGGAGACAAAAAAATAAAACCGTCACAGCATAGAGAGACACCCGAAGGTGTCTCTCTCGCTTAGATCATGGTGCCATAGTAACGCGGTTCGTACTTCAAGGCCCGGGTGGCCAACAGTGCTTTCTTGTTCTGGTGATATTCGTGATGCTTGGCAAAGTCATCGCCCACAAAGTACACAAAGAACATTTTGCGCCCCAAGCTCGGGTCTTTCCGGTTCAAGTCCCGCAGTCGCCCAAATCCTTGGATATTGGTCGGCGAACTGTTCACGGCGGGTGTCATGATCACCGTGGTCAGTTGCGGGATGTCTTTGCCGGTGCCAGCCGATTTCAAGGTCGAGACAATGATATCGGCATTGATCAAGTTCTCGAACGGATCTTCCCCGACGAAACGCCGTACATCACGATGGCCATAGTCCTTCTTGATATACTCGGTAAAGAGCGTACACATCTCGATCGTGGCAAAATACACCAGACAGCGGTCACCTGGACGGTAATCCAAGTCGTAGGTGTAAATTAAGCTGTCGCGCGTCATCTGGAAATACGCCTTCAGCATCTCCTTCGACTTCATGATGCTCTTTTCGAACTCTACATGGGAATACGAGGCCATGCCACGTTGTAAGGTCCGAATCTCTTTCGGGCGCCGTACCGTGTAATGCAGGGAATACGCGTGGACGTACTTGTTGAAGCCGCCTTTATCGAACCGTTGCTGCGGGGGATACGCCACCCGCATCATGTTGTTGATAAACTGATCATCGCTTTGCAGCGTGGCCGAGAGCGACACCGCGTTATTCACGTGGGTGTAGCAATCGAGCCGGAACATCAAGTGGAAATTCTCATGCACCTCGTCGATTACGCGCATGCCAATGCGTAAATGTTGAAAAAAAAGATACGGCGGGACTGCATAGCCGTGCTCTTCCTTCAGACGTGCAGCACTACCGCACTCTTCATACGCTTCGATATACAAGCGGAACGTGATGGTGCTGACAATGATGGCGTCGTATGGAATGTCGCCATTATCTTCCCCCATCTCCAACAACGCGCGCAACGAGTTACCGCCCTGAATCACCGTGATACGTTTCTTATCGATGATACAGTTTTCGTCGAACGCCTTGAGCCATTGATCAATGTACTTGGGTTCCAGCATGATACACATGCGCTGACGGTACTTCGAGGCCGCCATCATAGTGAGTAGAGTCTTCCCACCTCCAGCTTGAAGGATCACGGCCTTGGTGGTCGGGCTGTACTCGCTCAGGATATAATCGATTGCCTCCTCTTGCAGTTCACTGGGTACGAAGTGCGGTTTGATCACCAGATGCATCGGGTCCGCCAAATACGGCTTGGCGGTTTCCCATTGGATCAACCCCGGAGCATCGAGGTTGTGACGGTACAACAGTTTCTTAAATGCCTCCAGATGGTTGATGTGGTAGCGGATCCGACCGCGTGAGGTGGTCGCGGCCTCATAGACCTTGTCCTCCCCACTTTTCATTACGCGGCCGTTACGGGTATAGGTTCTGGCAAATTGGGTCAGAGCGCGTTTGAATTCATCGCACGCAACTCTGACCCCCAGCGAAAGGTGGCTGACCACGAAATGATGCGTGGCCGCCACAACGATGGCTAAAGTCATGTTGTTTGTGGGCTACCAAAGACTTGGGTGGGGGTGTAGATGCCGTCAAACAAATGGTCAAAGCGGTTGGTGAAAATGAAGCTGGCCGGATCGCTGAGCGCCTCGTACTGCTTTTCGAAAGCGAATAGCACCGACAGACTGCGGCCTTTCATGGTCATGGACAACACCGAAGGTTGCGAGGTAGTCCATGGTTTCGGCAGGCTGTAGTCGTTGGCTTCGGCCGAGATGATCGTGGTCGCATACAGAATCACTTCCAGACACGACAAGTTCACGTTCAACTTACGATTGACGAAGTCGAACAGTTCGACAATCATCTTATCGGCTGTTTCCGTGCGGGATCGTGCTTTCATTTCGGCCACACGCGATTCCAACATCCTTGCCACAGCGTCGACGTGGTCTGAGTTATTGAAGTGCTTGGCAGGCATCACCAAGACTGGATCATCCCAATTCCAATCGGTCAGATCTACCTCATAACGATCTTCACCGCGTTGCTTACCGCGGGTACCTTCCGCCGATGACGGTACCGTTTTGTAACCATGATCGCGAATGTATTCCAGCATTTCGTACGACAGGCTGGCTTCGCGGCTGCCCTGTACACCGACATCCACGCCCACCACTTGTTCCATGCCAACCACCCTCTGCTTGCTGTCAGCGTTGTTAAGCAGATCCACCGCCCCAACGCCTTCCGCGATCTTGATGTTCAGCACGGTCATTTCACTGTAGTGATTTTCCGGATGCTCCCGGACATCCTCCACAGTCCTGATGTCATGTAAGCTTTCGACTTGGCTCCTTAAGAAAATCAGACTGACGTCTTTGTCTTCGATATCCTTAGACAGCACATACGACGAGTTGTCGGCGCCGCCCGCGATGTACTTAGTCCACTGAGGAGGGATGTCAATCCGTTCCAACGCGCTAGAACGCTCCAGGTGCTTCGCCGACAGCAGGGCTTGGGTAGCTTGCTCTGCCATCGTGGTCGCGCACCATTGGCCGATATTCGCATCAGGTGGCACGTTAAATGCGAGTTCACCGAAGCAGGTCGAGCAGACCCCAGCCGGATCCGGATGAGCACAATGCAACGTAGTGCGCAGCTGTACGGTTTGCCCCAGCAGATGGAAATCCATGGGCGTGAGCACCTTCAGCTTACCAGTGGCTTCATCCAGATAGTACTTACCATTGAGCAGTTCCAGATCGCTGTCCTTGACCTTCTCCCCAGTTTCGTCTTTCTTAGCATCGCGCAGCTTCCATGGCAAATACTGCGTCGAGCCACAATCGCAGTCTTGGTGGATGTTGCGGATGTTTTGCGAGACGAACTGGAGTTTACGCGAGAAGTACTCGGACATCCTGAGTGACTCAGCCGCATAGTACGAAGCACGCGCCGCTGAGCGGGTTTCAATGGCGGAATCGGCGATACCGCGAATCCCTTCCACGTAACCACGGCGGATGGTGTGACCGAAGATACGCGAGTTCATGTCCGTCGGGTTACCACGGGGACCGATGTTTTGGTGCACCTGGGTTTCCTTCAGTAACTTCGAGCGGTATTCACGCACCAGCGGGTTGTGGGCCAGACGGGTGGTTTTCTTGAACACATTGTCGATGACTTGATACACTTCCCGCACGTGGATTTCACCACGTTGCACCGCTTGATTGGCGGCGTAGATTTCCGGATCATCCATCGCTTCATGGAAGTGCAGAATATCGATGGTGCCGACGAACCGGCCAGCGCGTTTGATGAAGTCGCAATACTGGAAGTTGTTGATGTCGTACGCCATCTTCCACAACGTGGTGCGGGGAATCGGCGTGGCGCTGTGACGGTAGGCATCGTAGGTGGCCAACATGCAGTTACCGATCAGCGACAGATCGGAACCAATCGATAACCGCCCTGGCAAGCCAGTCTTCTTGTCGAACTTCAGAATGCCACGGATGTGGTGTTCGGCCAACAACGGGGTGTTGGGGTACTGGCGATGAAAATCCCACGCATAACTGCTATAGCACGTCTCCACATGGTTGGTTACGAACTCCTCGCCGTCATCCATGACCAGGATGAATTCACCGGCAAGAACATTCCACAGATCCGCCGCGGTAAAGCCCAACAAACACCGCGCGGGGATTCTCTTAAGAGGTTTGGTCATGTGTACACTAAGAAGAAGCCCGCCCCCGAGGTAAGGGGCGGGTGGGTTAATCACGCAGCTTTCGTGCTGTTGTCGAAATAGTAGCCGAGGTTGGCCGGATGGGTCGGGTGATACGGATCCCACGCCATCTCGTAACCCGCACACGCCCACACGTGGTTGACCGTTTGCAGGCTGCGCGAACCATCGAGCGGAATCACACGGCGGTCCACTGCTTGCGCAATGCGGGTCGGTGATTCGGCTTCGAAGATACTCCAGCACATGGCCTTGTGGGCTTCCACGCTGTTGTTACGATCCAGGATCTCGGCCGCGGTCAGCGTCCCCGAATACGAGATCACGATGCGGATTTCCGATTCCCCATACGCCTTGGTCGGTTGCATGCGGATGCGTTCCGAATACTTGTCCGCATTCGACAGTGTCGCTACCACGCCCGCATGTTGACGACGCGCTGACGCCACGGCGGACCAGCTATCCGCGATCTTTTCCAGCATAATAATCGACAACGGCGCAATCCGGATCGGTTCCACCGTGGTTTCGAATTCCCCCGAAGCGGTACGGTACGTCACCGGCGTAAACGTCGGCGGGTACAAGCGTTGGATATCCGCCACCATGTTCTTCAGTTCCAGTTCATGGTCGGAGCGCATGTACAGCACCGTATACCCTTTGGAAAGAATATACGACAAGTGGCTGATCGGGGTCGACGAATAACGTCCTTCCCGGAACACCGCCGCTTGCTTGGGTACCGTGATCTCATAGAACCCGAGCAGATATTCCCACGCCCGTGCCAAATCAGCGGGGCGTTCACGCTGCACTTTCAGCAACTCGTTCATCATCTGACCACGGCGCTGGCGATCCCGCACCCCCAACATTTGCACCACCCGCTTGTACATATCACGGGCAGCACCATTGATGATGTGCTCATACAGACGACCCGGGATCATGCGGTTATTCACCGCCGCTTGGTCAAAGATCATCTCGGCGCGATTACCATCGGCATCCACCGGCATGTCTTCGTCTTCCCAGACCGAGACCACAACTCCTTTCCCGCCAAAAAGATCAGTAAATTTGTTCCCCATGTTGGGGATGATTTTGTTCTTGATGGTGAATTCGATGCGGTAATCGTCGATGCGGGTTTTCTTGTGCACCTTCACCACGGTGTTGTTGCCATCCTGGTTCGGCGCGATCACCGAGATGGCTTCGATGATCAAGTTGTGCAGCTTCGGTTGCAAGATCGGGTGACGTGGACGCAGATCGTAGCACAGCTTTTGGTACCAGTCGTAAATCCCTTTGAGGAATTCCCGACGACCGGCATCGTAACGCAGCGGTTGCTCTTCCATCTGTACCGGTGTACCCATGATCCCGGTGTTGAAGTCATGGTGCACCTTGATGTCGATCACTTCGCCATCAGCACAGATCTTTTCGTCGAACATGAAGTCGACCCGTTGGCACGCTTTGACACTCATCTCGGCAATCGCCAAGTCTTCGCGGTAACTGCGCAGCGCCATTAGGATGCCATCCGGATTGACCCGTTCCCCGATATTGGGGTGGATCTTGTAGGTCTTGTCATCCCCGTACAGATTCAGTGGGAATTTGTTTTGACCAAACTCCACCACCCGCCGCTCAAACGTGTTGAAGCCAAATTTCTTCAGCGCCGAACGGGCCACCACAATCCCGTCCTCGGCCACGTCAGGCAAACCCATCATCGCGACGTTGATGGTCACGCTGAAGGCATAATCGCCTTGGCCCGAGGGATCGTCCGGATCATGAATCACCCCAGGCGAATCGCGGAACACGTGGTCGCGTTTGATTTCTTGCCCGACGCTAATCGCCATCCCACGGTCCACGTAGCTAAAGCCGAGATACGGGTGATAGGTGCTGTAATCCGTGATGCTGACCATCCCGTACTCATACGGCGCATCCGGTTCGTTGGATTGAAACACCACCACCGTTTCCGGCGGGCTGGTCTTAAATGCGTTTTCTCCTTCACGACGCAGATAGCGGTGGAAGATGCCACGCACGATGCCGGTCACTGGCATGCGCTGGGCGAACGTGGTTTTCACCAACCGGGTGTCCAAGCCGGTTTGGATGATGCGTTCTTGGACCCCGTCCACAACCACGATCTGTCCCAGGTTATTGCCATACATCTGCTTACGGGACGCCGAGATCGCCGCGTTGAACGCGTTGATCGACATGATACTTTCCCCTTGCGGGAAATGTTGATTCGGTTCGTAGTACGACGGTTTAATATCCCATGTTGCCATACGTAATCCTTTGTTATGGATTTAGTTGTTGTTACTTATGAGGCGATTGGCCTACATCTTAGTGATATAGGCATGAAACTTTTTAATGCTTGCGGAGGTGAATGATGGCGTTGATCGATTTGATGGTAAATGCAGGTGAAGATTTGTTTTACGATCCTGGATTTCGAAATGTGTTGGAAGACCACATGACGTATCTGCGTGAGCAATACAGTCAGATGGTGATGTTGCGCCCCGATGAAAGCTACCAGTGGCGTGGTGATTTCTTTGGGTTGTTGGATGGACGAAACTACGCACGCAAATACCACTGGGTGATTCTGCGCTTGAACCAATACACCTCGCCGACACAGTTCGACGAAGACACGTTGGCGATTTTGGTGCCCGATTTTGCGGAGATCGACCGCATCGCACAAGCGTATCAAGCGGTTCCCAAGATCAGTTAATACGATTCATGAATCTTTTTTCATACATCTAGGAAAAAAGAACAGTGCATAGGAAAAACCAACACAACCCGCGAAGGTTGTGTTGGTCTTATGCCGTCCTAACGATCAGTACCGGCGCGGCGCCATATTCGGTGGCAGATACCCGTTGTTTTGCGGATAAGCTGGTTGCGAATAACCCGACTGATACACCGGTTGTTGCTGCGGGTACGGTGTCGCTGGACGACCACCGCCGAGCATCCGGTTGAGGTCATTCACCGACATCGGGCCACCGCTTTGCTGCGGGACCGGCGGCTGCTGATACGGGGCACTATACGCCGGTTGGTACGGCAGGGGTGCCGGGGCCGGTTGCGGTTCCCACGGTGGCGTTGTGGTCGGATAGGCCGGTGCCGCCGGTACGGCTTGCGCTTGGACGCGCTTACGCGGATCGACGGCTTCCGGGGCCGGCTCGTTGATGACACCGGTGGCTTGGGCAGGCACCGAACGGATTTGCGGCCACAGGGCGTCGAGATTTTCGAATGCCTCGACCCAGCTCAGATCCAGAATCGCTTCCTTCAGGATCCGGTCGGCGGTGGGATCGACCCCCATCAGTTTTTCCGAGATTGCATTCAGATGGGTGGCGATCGGCAGCCAGGCCATCATCATAGCGTCCACCGACGGCGCGATGCGCGAGTTGGAACCGACATCGTACTGATGTGGGATATCCAGGCTCGGGATCAGGTAACGCATCAGACCAATGAACGGCTGACGGTCCTTGACCTTCACTTCGCAACCGAACACTTCATCGACCGGCTTGGGGGGCTTCTTGGTCTTCGGTGCCGCTTTGTAGGCCTGCGCTTCCGCATCCAGCCGCACCAGTTCATCGTAGAACGGGAAATTCACCACAGCGACGCGGTGGTAGCTTTGGCCGCGCAACGTAGTGGCTTGGCTCAGATACAACGACACGAACACTTGCTGGATCTGGTTCGGCTTGGCTGCCACTTCCGAGATGTTATTCCAGGCCTTGATGGTTTCATCGATGTCCTTCCAGCGTTCGAGCGAGCCGGCATCAGCGTCCACGATCAGGTCCAGGAAGTCCTTTTGGTGCGGCGACAGCCGTTTGGTGATTTCCTTGTCGGCGATAAACTTCAGGATCACCGAGCCCAGGCCGCCGATCACCAGATTGAAACGGTTGATCAGCCAGTGGCGGTAGCGGGCCAGCAAGTCCGAATCCTTCGGGCCGTTGTCGCGCAGCAGGTGGAACACTTCATAATCCTTTACGTTGGGATCACGCAGGCGTTCGTCCAGCGGCAGCACCACCATCTTGCGGTCTTTGGCGGTGACCGGGATGTATTCACCGGGTTCGATTTCCATGCGCACGAAGCCTTCGCTGGTGGTTTCCATCCGTGCCAGGCGCAGCATCGAACGATAGACATCGAACATATCGAGTTGGTCACTCATTGTGGTTTCCTTTATTATAGACGACCCTAGGTACGCCTAGGGTCGATGGTGATGATTAGTAGCGGGTGCCCGAGGGCGGGGTCTGGAACAACAGATCCGTGGCGAGCGGCTCGACAACCCGAGTGACCGCTTGCTGCAACTGATGGAACTGGGTCGCGACTTGGTCCAGCGTATCCGGTTGCGAAGTCAACACAGGTGGCATGCTGGCCGACATGAAGGCCGGGTGCACGTAGGTGTACTGCGGCTTGCCATCGATCGAGATCTTCGTAACAATATCGCCATTGAGGTCAGCGGCGATATCGAGATCGTAGCGATGCCAGCGCCCGCCGCCAGTCATCGGGTTGATGAACTGTTCAGTGAACATGTGCTTGATGATTTCCAGCTGCGGCACCGGATTGACCCCCGGCATATACGGCACACCATTGGTGACCCAGCACACACTCTCGCGGTTGCTGTTGGATGCGAACAGGTCGAGGGCGCGAATCCCGTTATCCATCATCAGTGGCGACAGAATGTTGTTGATCTGATTGGCCCACTGGGTTGACAAATCCTGACCATGCCAGGGCGACGTGTCTTGCCCCACCGCCATGTTTTCCCGACGCGCCCCTTTGAACTGGTTGTAATCGCGCAGATTGATCTTCAGCACTTGGTCACTTTCGGCATTCGGATCGATCATAAGCAGATCGCGGAACTTGAAGGTGGCCGACACTTGACCGCTACCGTAATTGGCCAGCGCCTTGAGGAACGGATCGTCCGCGGCGGCTGGATCCCGCAACAGCCGGGTGGCCACGGTGTACGGCTGCATTGCGCTGTTGTTACCCGTCTTGATCGCCATGTCATGCCCGGTGGCCAAGCCGCCGATGATTTTCGCCATGTAGTTATTCGGATTGGTGTTGTGCACATCCGAGAACGTGGGCGTGCCGTTTTGCATATAACGGGTATCGGTAGTGCTGATCCCCGAATTGAGCAACTTCGGATCATTCATGCGCGACAGTGTGGCAGCCACTTCGTACGGTCGCATGCGAATCACGTTGGCGTTGTCAACCGAATCGAACTGGGTGTCGAGCAAGACTTGGTGCACGCTGTGCATTTCCCACTGGCTTTGCGGACCATACCCGTAGTCGCGGGTGGTCTTGATGACTTCCATCACCGAGTTGACGGTGAGTTCCATCTGCGGGTCCAGGGTGTAGTCACTGTTGTTCAAACCAGCACGCATCTGTTTCTGGATAATCCCCATGAAGTTGGTGTAACCATTCATGAGGAAACGTTGCGGTTCCACTGCGCCATGGCGATATACGGCGATACGCAGCAGGAACCGAGCGGTTTGCAGATGCAAGCCCTGGGCCAAATTCAACCGTGCCGGTGCTTCGTGAAACGCAGCAGGCACGATAAAGTTGGCCGACACCGGGGCCAAATCGAGGGGATTGATCTGATACTGCGCCATCGGATCGATCGCGCCCGCTTCTTGGCGTTGGCGGAATTCATTGTAGCTGTGCCCCACCACCTCATACACCTGGTTGATGTTGCCGGTGTTCAGCTCCGTCACGAATGGGCGGCGGTATTGCTGCTGGTACGTGCCGGTCGGCACCACCACCAGTTCTTCCACCACGATTTGCGTGGCACGCGACGGGAAAGTCGGTTGGATACGCTGGTCAGCTTGATCACCGTAAGCTTGGTGCGGGTTGAAGGGTTGGTGGTTGTACGGATCGTGGTAAGACATGTTAGAAGCTCCTGGTGGCGATGCGGGTTGCGAGTTCCGCAAAGCGGTTACGAAAATCAGACTTGACGATATACCGGCGGTTGCCGTCGTGGTTGGGAACACGCTTGACCCATGCGGGGGGCAAGTTGAGTAACCATTGGTATTTCGCAATGTCTTGGGTGATATTGTTAATCAATCGCACAGCCACGTTCGGTTGCTTGGCGTACGAGGGATTGTCGCTACGGCGTTTGCCTTCTTTCCGTTGGTGATACGGGAAGTGTTCGGCCAGCGCCGCAAGGTTAGCATCCGTCAGTTCAGCAGGAGGTGGGCTGCTGCCCCGCGGATTGCCTTCACGATCTTTGTCCGGCGTTGCCGTCATCAAAGCCGCGATGTCGTAGAAGCCGTTATAGCACAACAATGCTGTGCCCACGGCCATCATATTCAAATCTTCCACGAGATTCATCTCATCGATGGCCCGCGGCGGGAACAATGCATCCCAGCGTTCCTGAAACTTGGGATCCACTTCCCACTGCCCGTCGAGTTGACGACACTCAGCACCCAGCACGTTTTGCAGGATGGTGAATTGCGATTGTAACGGACGGTTGCGCCGCAGCGGTTCGATGGTTTTGAGCGCCAGTTGTAACCAGGTCTCATCCATGTCGGGATGCATCCGGCCGATGAACAACTCGGGTGTGCGCGCACAGGCTTCTGGTAAAGTCAAGTCGCCGGCCGGGAACGGTTCCCGGATCTTGATCAATTCCGACACCGAAGCACGGTTTTCCTGATCATTCCCGCCCGCACCACTTTCCGGAATCTTCGGCTTGACCCGTTCATTGAACTGGCGATCCGCGCCTTCCAGATGCTGTTCGATGAACGAGTAGACCCGACCAATCAGCGAGAAGTTGGGATCGCGACCCGAGAAGTCCACCCATGCCAAGCGGCGCACGATCAAAATCGCTAGGGTTTGGAACGGCGCATCTTCGCGTGGTACCGAGCCTTCCATGGCCGAGTTCTTGAATTTCTCGGGCGTCAGGTAACGGTTGATGTAAGTTTCCAGCCGGGTGTAGCCATCGGTTTCCGCCAACACGGTTTGGGTCGCCAAGCGCAGCGCATACATCTCCTTGAACTGGTTATTGACTTCTTCGTTGACGTTTTCCAGGAACTGGCCCCAAATCGGCACCAACATCCGGGTCAACATCACCAACACCACCAAGCCCCAGTAATCCTTTTCGATGTAAGTGGCATCTGCTGGGCGATTGCGCAGGCCAAAACCTTCGCCCTTTTCCGCCGATTCTTCATAAGTCGGGTACACCCGGATCCCGCTCGGGAATACAATGGTCGGGGTCAGGCGCACCCACTGCGCCACGTGTTCGGGTGGACAAATCTCGAAAATCTTTTTGATGTGCGGCGGTACACGACGGCGCAGATCCTTGATCGATTCGTGGGCGTACGGTTCGAGGATCTCGCGGATCGCCCGGTATTCTTCGAACAGTTCGTTTTGTTTGTGCGGCGGTAGTTGATTTAAGTACTGGTTGATGTGGTCAAACGGATCAAACGGTAAACGTTCAACTTCATCGTCATCCACTTTGCCGCGTTGCGGCTTCTTGTTACTGCGTTCCAAAATCTTAACATCCCACACCAGTTCCTGGCCAGCGTGGTCAATAACAATGGTTGAGGATTTGACGGCATACTCTTTCCGAAATCGCACGTTGTGAACTCCTTGTTGTTGGTTGTGATATCCTGGTACTGCTCGTGTTAGTGATATATGCTTGAGTTTTCTTAGCGTCCTTTTTTCTCGCACCAAAGGCATAGCCCACGCGGCCCGAAAGCCGCGCGGTACTAATTAAGACACATCAATACGGGATGTCGTCATCTTCCTCGACCACCACCGCGGCTTGCTGACGCTGGGCGCCGCCGCCCGAATTACCACCATTGTTGTAACCACCGCCGTTACCGCCACGGTTTTGGTAGCCGCCATTGCCACCACCATTCCCACCTTGTTGCTGTGGCACGAACGGCGGCTTGTATTGATCCGGCACTTGGTGTTGACGGATCATCGACGTTTGGATGCGTTGATGCAGTTCGGACAGCAGCTTATGGTAACTGCGGGCAGCCGACTGGCTCATCTCGGCATCGCTGAACTTGGAGCCATCGGCGTGCGCGAACACGAATTCCGGACGTTCGGCCAGGAAGCCGAATTCGATCTGCGGACGGTTGTACTGGACCAGCGAGATCGCGATCTTGCCTTCCGAGTCCTTGACGAAGAACAGCTTGTTGCCATCGCGCGGCGTGTCGATGCGTTCGCGCTGTTTGGTGTCCTTGTTGAAGCGGAAGAACTGTTGCTCGACCACGGCGACTTTCATCTCGCCCTTGGCACGGACCACGTCGCCGAACAGGTGCACCACCTTTTCGAAGTCCCAGTAATTCATCTTCATGCGGATGACGTCACCGTCTTTGGCTTTCTCTTTGTCAGCCGGGTCACCGGTACGGACCATGAACGTCACGCGGCCCGCAGCGTCGACATCGATCTTGAACATTGCGCGCTTGCCCGGCGCCGTCGACGGCGCCCACAGCGTCATCACGAACAGATCGAAAGGGGCGGCAGGACGGGTGTCCTTCTCTTGGTTGTTATAAGCCATGTTGTCATCCTAAAAAGGTAGTGTTTGCGGTCTACATTCAATAGCGTGTGTGGATATTTTTCCACCACGTTTTAGACGAGTACCTGGAAGATACGCTTTACTTTGAGCAAGTGCGCGGGGTTTTGTAACTCATTCAGATTGTCAATGATTCGAGCCCGGGTGGTGAGCGCGTGCCATTGTCGCTTCTCAGCGATTGCCACAATCGCTTTGCGCAAGCGATGATCGAGCGGCGAGAACGTGTCGAGGTCGCCAAAGATTTGGAGCAACTCTTCCGTGAAGGGAATCATCGACAATGATTTACCTTCGTAATACTTGGAAGAGAACAAGGCTTTGGGTTTGATCCGTCCGGTGTGTGACTCGATCAAGTGGAGTTCCCCGAAGCGTTTCTCGGCCAACAGATCATACGCGATGTGGGTTAAAATAATAGTCTTGACAGCCACACCCGGTGGCAAATCATCGAACAGCAAGAACTGATCTTTGCATTCTGCCAAGAAAATCTTGATCACATCCTGGAGCCGATTGTGATTGTGGTGCTGTTTGGGAGTGCTGTCTTTGCGAAGTTCGGCTTCTGGGTATTTGCGCTCCAATTGGTTAAGATTGCTAAAGTAATACGTAACTTTGATCGGGTAGCCCACATAGTGCTGGAGCATGTCGGGGATGATACCCATCTCTTCGTATAAGATTTGGGCCAATTCCGTCGACGAAATACGTTCGGCGATATCTTTCGACATCGACCCCAAGCAATTGCGGAACAACGTACGCAGATTCACCCAAACTTCTTTGTATGCCCTCATCGGTGGGCGATTCATCTCATCGGGAAAATCGGGATGGATCCCGCACAGACGTTCAATCGCCAACGCGGTCGGAACCGACAAGGGCAAATAGCCCAGCGTCCGTTGATCGGCGCTATTGGCGATCTGGGTTTGGTAGTCAGTGGCCATGATCCTCCTTAACTAGCAGGGGTGGGGGAACAAGTCTTGCAACAGCTCCACCGACGCATCCAGCAGCGCACCAGACGCGCCTTCACTGGCGATCTTCTCCAGAATCAAACTGGCAAGATTATCGGGGGTGATCCGAATCGGGACATAACGAGTTTCGGTTTCTGCCACTGGTGCAATGGCTTTGGCCTTATCCCGCACCGGCTCCTTCTTCCAATGAAGTAATGGTCCCATGCGTAGCAACACTTCCATGCTACTGAACACCGGATGATTGCTTTCGGCTTTCACCCGCACATGGGAATGATCAGGCAAGTCACCGATCCGGTCACCGATAAACGCGTAGGTCTCTTCCAGCGACATACCGGTACAGTCGAGGGTATCGAAGCGCATGGCGTGGATATTTTCGATGAAGCGAATCTGCCATGTACCATCCGGCATCCATTTGAAGCGCATATGCCCTTTGGGGGTTTCATAGCCATGACCCAAGCGGTCGAACGAACCTTGCACATAAATCCCATGCCCGTCTTGTTCAAAGCTCTTGGCGGTATGGTCATGGCCGATGCTGATGTTGTGCTTGACGATTTTCAGGTACTCTTGCTCGTCATGGGTGATCGAACTGTCCACGTACTCGATCTGAAAGCGGAACAAACCATGCATGACAGCGATGTCAACTTGCTCCAATCCCCGGGCACGGAGCAAATCTTTCACGGTTTGCAATGCAGGGCCCGAGCCACCGGGCGGTTCGTCCGGGATATACAGTACATGAATCCCTAAGTCTTCCATGTACTCGATATCGATCGTGTCGATATACTTCAGATCCGTGCCAATTTGACCGATCTTGTTTTCCATGGTGACGTACTTGGATTGCTTGCGATCGTGCAGCGGTGTCCCTTCCAACACCCGCAGCTTGATGTTGTGTTTTTTGCACAGCTGCAAAAGATAGTTAATGAAGTACTTGACTTCGAAGATGTCTTCGTCGTTGAACATCATCAGGTTGTCAAACAAATCCCCGGCAATAAAGATCACATCAAGACTAGCAGTGTCAGGATCATCCGGTAACGCTGCCATCAAATTACGGGCAATGCGGTACGCGGGATTGCGGTTATGACCGAAATGGATGTCGCTGAAAACCGCGTAATAAAACCCGCCGGTCTTAAACCGGGTCAAACTCAGTACTGTCTCGGGCGATGTCGTCGGCATGGGGAGTGGATGTGGTGACAGTGGAAGGGGTGAGCGGGGCGCGGTTATATCGCGCGAAGATTGCATTCCAGCGCTCCAGGTGCTCTTGGTTCACGTCTTTGGCATTGAACATAAACGCGCGATTGCGTAGTTCATGGGCCACGACGTTTTGGACCGCATCGGCACCACGCCCCGCGTACATGCGCGCCGCATACACCGCATCCGACAGCGATGGCATACGTGCATCTTGCCGGCTGCCGTCGAGCGGTTTGATGGCCGATTGGCTAAACAACGGTGGGACAGTGAACAACAGTTCGTTTTTAGCATTGATCACCGAGACTTCATTGAACGGACCATGAGCCACATTCAACCACATTTCCGGGGTGGCCGGGTGCACTGGATTGGGATCGCCGGCGAACAAGGGCAAGAACACCTCGACGAAGAATTGCTCTTGAATCACGGCGTTATTCAGGCTGCTGCGCGTGAACGCGGTGTCGATATCGTTGATCAGATCCGACAGTTGACGGGTGACGAAATCGGCTTGCATGGGAATTCCTTTTATCAGTAATTGGCTTTGCCTGTATTATTAAGAGTCGTAATTTTTTCAAATTTGCCGTCGATCAGAGTCAATAATTGCCCCACATCGTAACGTTGTCCAGCTTCGGTCACCATGATCTTGACCGTGACGTGAACGCGGCTGGAGGGGTTGGTGAGAGAGTCATCGTCGACTTCCACCACCACGTGTTCATACATCCGGCCCAGGTATTGTTCCAGGCTGGCACGCAGGCGTTCGCGCAGCTGCAACATGTCGTTACCGCACTCTTTGAGCAGGATCGACAGATTGGCGATGGTGCCTTTGAATTGGTGATCTTGGTTGGCGTCGGAAGCGAAAAAGACAGCCAGCAGGCGGTCGGTTTTCTCTACGATCGAATAGATGTAGCCTTTGGAGGACAGGCTGGCATACGGTTTGACAGTCGACATACGGGCTCCTGGAAGTGGGTGCAAAAAATTAAGATCCATACGATCCCCTACCGACCACCCCGCAAGGTAGTCGGTAGGGTTATGTTGCATTACAAGCTATCGCCCGTTTTCGAAGTCGGGTCCACCATCGAACGCGCGAGCGAATACTTCAGCGACTCCCACGTGTTCAAGATGGCGTTTTGCTCCACCAAGACCAGGTTCCGATCCCCTTCCATCAATTCCTCCAGGTACGTCACCGATTCCCAGCCGCCATGCGGGTTGTCTTCCGTCGGCTTCTGCAATTGAATCACCCCATCCATCACCCGGCGCCAGTTATAGTTATCCTCACCATACTTTCCTGGGAATGGTGCGGTATAACCATAACCTTCACACCGCCCTTGGTCGTACATACGGGCAATGGTGGGTTCGGCCATGATAAAGCGCTGCATCAACGGCTGAGCTTGTTGCATCTCGTAGATCGACGTGATTTGCCGGATACGATCATCCAGGAAATAACTTTGGATCCGCGCGACACCAACCCGCGCCCGGTGCAGGGCTTCATCACTGTACAGCGCATGGTACGCATCGACCACGCCTTGCGCGAAAGCATTGCCGGTACGTTGGATGTAACTGCCGATCGCTGCGGCTTGCTCCTGGGCGTACCGCAGCATCGAGGGATGGGGCTCGCCGGCAGTGATCATGTTCAACTCTGCTTCACCACCGAAAATCAAGCTTGCCATTACTGCTCCTTGTCATCCGGATAGGTTTTGACGAACCTTTCATTGGCGTTATAGGCGTCCATGACCTTCAAGTCCGCCGTCTGGGTGTCTGTCGCATACAGGTTGTGCGGGAATTGATGCCCGCCCCAGCTCACGGCGCGTTGCTCGTAGGTCCTGAGATCGAACTGCGTCAGCGCCTGCGAGATCACGATACCGTCTTCTTGAACCGCTTGACTCATGTGTGACTCCTTTCCTTTTAGTGTGCTACGTTACGCGGCATCGGGCAAGGCCATCATCCGTGCGTAGATCGCGGGGTCCACCGGCAGAGTAGGTGCTGCCTCGATGAAGTTGGCGGCCGTCGAGATCCACGGTTTGGTTTTGGCCAGATTGCCCGAGATTTCCCGCGGGCGAGCGGTCGACATCGCGCTGCGGTACGGCGCCATGGCTTCGAATCGTGCAGCCATGTAATCGTCCAGCAACAACGTCAAATTCATTTCGTCCATCCGACTCTCGCGAGTCTGTCCAGTTAGTTCGCGACACTAACCCGGTGCGATTCCTAGCACCCGCTGTAGGCTTTCCCTACAGATCAGACCATATCTTCATCCTTTCGGATGCGTTCCATTTCGGGACTGCTAGTCCCTACGTGCGATGCACTGGTCGTTGAACTTTCCTCTGTCCTAGAGGCTTAGCTGCGGATTACCCAATCTTTATCATTGTTACCATACCTGAATGATTAGTTCAGCCACACAAATATTCCGACTTGTGTTTGGTAGATAAAGCTCTAAGGATGTTCCCGGCAATTAGAAAACGTTTAAAGACGGCAACGAGTTTACCGTCGTAGTCAGCATTGAACCCCCTGACGGTCAAGTCCGACAACGAGATGGTTTGGTCAGCGGCATCCGGCTTGACCCGGGTGATGTAGAACAACTGCATCGACCCCAAGCCCAGCGAGGGATTACGCTGGAAGATCGCCGGCAACCCACGCAGATTCGAGCCCGCAATCAGCTCGTGACGCGATTCACTGATCAATTCCTTGAACAGTTCATCCAAGAGCGGGTTGTACTCGGTGGCGTAGCGGTTGAGGAACCGCCAGATCTCGTTGGGCAACCACTGGCGGTCTTTCAGCTTGCGTGCCAAGTGCAACCGCAGCAAGCCCACACCGACGCCCCACGGGATGTGCAGTTCGCGATGGTAGTGTTGCACCGGCAGCTTGGTGATCACCGCCCGCGCCGACCAATCGCACCGGGTCGCAGCCAAGTGTTTGCGCGAGATGCCTTCCTTCGACGAGAACGACTTTTTGTTGAATTCTTCGTAATACGTCGCCATGTTGGCAATCGCCCGCACCACCCGGTTCTGCTTCACCGCATCGGTGTACCCGTTGAGCGGATCATCCAGGCCGATCAGGGACTCAATCGCATCGATCGCAATCGGCACGTTCGAATCCACATACACGGCCATGTCGGTGTCTTCCACCACCAGCAAGGTCTTGTTGGGCAATGCCATGTACTTCGAGAAGATCTTGCCGCGGTTCATTTGCAAGAACTTCAGGATGTGGTGCACTTCGTTCGGGTTGTCTTGCTTCTTCTTGCGGAAGTCGCTGATGGTGAGCAGCTTGGTGATGATTTCATCGAACTTGGCCACGAAGTTATTATAACCGCGTTGCCGATCCAAGCCCAAGGCCAGCAGTTGCGCGTACACCTTCGGCGGTTTCTCCGGCACCGGGTACTTGGTGTCACACAACCACTGGATGATGTTGAATCGCCCTTTCTTGAAATGGTTGGAGAGAATGGTCCAGACGCGCGGATTGATGAGCAGAGCCACGCGGGCTGGTTGCCGCAGCCACACGATCGATTCCAGCTTTTGATCGCGCACGTTCACCACCGGTTTGTTGCAGTGTTCGCAAATTACGCCGAGGTATTTCTTGCCACGCGGTCCTTCCGAACAGTCACAGCGTGGGGTGTTGGTCAACACGTCATTCGGCTGATAACGTGTAAAGATCTTTTCTTTAAACGCTTTTAAGGCGTCGTGGGAACATTCCTGGAAATCGTTAATGATGATCGGATCACGGTGTGAGCGTTGGGCCCACAAGTCGTCATGGCTGACGAGCCGCAAATAAGTGCCGATGATACACCTCTTTTAATCAAGAGAATAAATAATGAGTGATACCCCAAGTTGCCTGCCTAAAGAAAAAAAAGTGAGACCCGCAAGGGCCTCACTTTCTTTCTTCAGCGAACTGCTAGTACCGATTAGTACGTGCGCGTATGCGCCATGCCGCGGTAGCCGGCCGTGTTGCCCGTGTAGCTCGGCGCGCTGGTGAACATGGTGGTGTGGAAGTTCGACACCAGTGCACCGGCTTGGGCCAGGCCGTACGGCTGACGCACGGTCATGCGATCGTCCGAGTTCGGGATATCGATCTTCGGTTGGAAGTTCGATTGGGCGATCGATTGGTCCATGGCAGTCAGGAAGTCCGGATGGAACGTCTTGTGGATCGAGATGCCGGTCACCGTCGGGTGCACGACTTGCTCGATCAGTTTCAGACGCTCAGCCAGCTGGTAGTCGTTGCTACCGCCCCAGGTGGCGGCCCAGCGCTTGCCGATGTCCGGCTGCTCGTGGCCTTTGGCGTTGAGCAGGTACAGCAGGTCGATGTTGCGCAGATCGTTGATGCGGCCCTGGTCGTCGGTGTAGAAACCGTTCAGCACGCGCTCGGTACGCGGCAGGACGATTTGACGGCTTTGGGTTTGGTTGAAGATCTGGCTAAAACGGCCATCGGTCATGGCGTCCATCGCGTTGATGATCGCTTGACGCGCACCTTCGACTTCGCTGGCTTCGGCGAACACGCGCAGGAACCAGGTATCGGCGCCGGCCACCGGCACGTCGATCGAGAAGGCCGGATACGGCTGCATGATGAAGTTCACCAGACGGTAGAACTCGTCATTGCCGAAGCTGGCTTCGTGGGTCGGGAACGGGCTGACGGTGTCGCCGATCTTGAGGCCATAGTCGTAGTTCGTGGCGCCCAGATCACGCGGACGGAAGTTGCTGCGACCGCCACCGCCGTGCAGTTGCAGATGCGCCGGCAGGAAGTTGCGCAGCCACTGCGGACCGTACTTGGTCTGGTCGAACAGCGGCAGCATCGTCGAGATCAGCAGCAGCACGTTGCCCAGGTCCGGCAGCACGCCCATGTCGAAGCCCGAGATGGTGATTTCACCCGAGTATTCCTGGGTGTCATTGCCGCTCGGCTGCGCGCCGCCGACCATGTAGCGGTTGCGGCGACCTTGGACCGGATCGATGTTGAGCGTGGTGTACGCCAGCACGCGACCGATTTCCATCACGCCCGCGGTGTTTTCGGTCTTGTCCTGCTGCGCCACGCCGGACTGGCGTTGCTGTTCCGAACGGAAGTCGGTGACGATTTCGCAGCGGATCGGCAGACCAGAAGCGTCGAACGCTTCGACCGGCGGATTGGCTTGGTCCTGGTTCATGTGGATCGAGTCGATCAGCAGCGACGAGCTGTCGGCAGCGACGTCGGCCAGGCGGTTGTACTTGAAGCCCGGCGTTTTGGTTTCCAGTTCAGCCGCGCAAGCGCGCATCGCGTTCATGAACAGACCAGCGACCTTGTACGGATCGTCGATCTTGAAGTTGACCGGCACCGGGCTCCAGTCGGCCGAATAGATCTCGGCTTGCTGCACGACCGCTCCGACGCGTTGACGGATGATCGTGGCCAGCGCGTCGTCGGCCAGCGTGGCCGGGGTACGCGGCGCGGTGACACGTTCTTGGCCATAACCGCCGTACAGTTCATTGCCACGGGTGGCCGGGGGCGGCGCCATGTCGGAAGCCAGCAGCAGGGTGTGGTAAGCCACGCGGTTGTCGCCGCGGTCGGCGATCAGCAGGATCATGGCGATCTTATTGCTCAGGCCCGTTTGGGCGCTGCTGATGGCGTCACGGGCCACCGGCACGACGCGCACGTTCCAGCCGCTCAGTTCGTTGTCCTTCTCCTTTTCGTAGAAGTCTTGCAGCTTCTTCGTGAGTTCGCCCAGATCGCGACCGTTGTTGTCACGACCTTGGTTGAGGGCGCCGCCGCGGAACAGCAGGCCGGCACCGGCTTGACGCGGGGCGCCACCCACGGGGGCACCTTGCGGCGTTTGGTAGTTCGGCTGCGCTTGACCCTGGGCCGCTTGCGCTGCGCCGCCGTACATGTCGTTCGGCTGCTGCTGCGTGGCGTTCGGGTTGGCGTTGCCTTGGGCGATTTGACCTTTCATGCTATTTCCTTTTTTGTACAAGTTGTTGTGTAATTTGTTTGCGCAAACAAACTGTTTATTGAACACTTTCCTGGGTGTTCCTATTAGTGATATAGGCGTATTTTTGTTTAGCGCCAGATTTCGAGAGCATACCGCAATAGGAACCATGGGACGCCGATTGCGTCTTCCACTATACAATGGGGTAGGTGATGTATTTTTTTACTTGAACATGGCTTTCCCTTTCGTACCAATCCCCGAGTTCTGAACCACTCGCTCAAGCGATACACAGATGGAGTATTTTTCTAACACTATTCCACCCTGTCCGTGGTGCAATCGTATGTCCCTGCCCCCATTCCTTTTTCCATGATGAGTCCCGTTTATGTATAGCCTGATTAAGGTTGATCCTAAAAAAGAATACGGCGTAGCGCGACTGCCTGAATGGAAAGCTGTCCGTGACGGGCTCACGCGTAACCTCGTTGCGTTCTTACAGCACCACCGGCACGCCAGCTACAGCGTCGCTGCGGATCATCTGTTGGTGAAATTGTTGCAGTCGATCGCAGTGCCGCACAGTCTCAATAGTGACCGCTACTATAGTAACATCAGTCTCAATGCGTTGGCGGTGGCCAACAGCTTACAACTGACCACCCCGTTCGGCGAAGGTAAACTGTTCACTGGGATGTTCTTTAATAAGCAAGTGCAAGAAGTGGTGATCGCGTTTGATGAAGCGTTTGATTATCAGTACGTCGAGCAACACTGGGAAGATGCCACCCCTGTGCGGGTGGTGCGCCATCCGTTTCCCCATGTGACTTTGCAAGTGCCCAATGGGCGTTTTATCAGTCCGCACAGCGGGGTCAGTGTGGTTGCGGTAAACGTGGCGTTGTTGGCCGTGCAACATCGGGCCTTTTGTCTGGCTGAGCAGTACAAGCAACAAACCATCCCGGGTTACGTTCAGCGCAACACCATGCAATTTATCCACATGTTTGTGTTGCCGAACATGTTGGAGAGTTATCTCGATTATGCCATCTTTAATCGGATCGACTCTCATCGCAGTGGGCAGCCGATGTTGATGTTGCCACACAAGTCGACGATCCATTTGCCGAACTACACCAAACTGACCGACCAAACGTTACTGCGGCTGCTGGAGATTGTGGAGAGATCCGATTACAGTCCCCAGCAACTCTTGGCTGCGATTCCTGCGGTAACGTTGCCGGACATGCGTGAAGTGATGTGTGTGCCGGACGTCGCGCCGACGCGGCAAATTCTATGGTCGGTGATTTTGGCACGCTTACCCATGTTGTTATTTTTAGCACGGGTTGCACAAAAGACAGACCGCATCCGCAACCAAACCGGCTTGGCGGATGTGGCCACCATGTTGATCCGGTTAAAGAATCAACGGGTCCTGGATTCCACCTTACCCAAACCGTTATACACCCCAGCCATGGATACCATCCACGAAATCCTCGGCTATCTCTAATACCTCTTGAAAGACAAACATGAAACGACATCTGCAAGCCCCCGAAGTGCCGCCGGTTCAGGTACCGATGCTGTCGGTGGAAGAAGAAGCGATCCTGACGGACGAGCATAACGAAGCCAGCCAAGCCCTCGACCAAGCCACGGCCGATGCCGACCGCGTCACCGAAGTGGCGGAAGTGGCCACCGATGCCGTGCAAGTCGTCGACATCACCCCGCAAGTCGGCCAAGTCGAAGCGGAGCTGGTGGGCGCCGTGGGTGACATGGCCGTGGCCGGTACCGATGCCGATCCAGCCGATGTGATTTCGCTGCCGACCCCGACCGAAGGCGCTGAGCCGGCCCCGGAAGGGCTGAGCGTGGAAGGTATCGCCAGCACCCTGAAGTCGATCTGGGATGCGATCGTCACGGCGATCAAGAACATGTGGGTCGGCCTGAAGCACTGGCTTACCACCTATTTTTCTTCGCTGGAGCAGAACAAGAAACACGCCGAGAAACTGATCGAACGTCTGTCGGGGATGAAAGGATATCTGGCCAATGATGGCGCCCTGCTGACTTCGGCCATCACCAACATTTACCATTACGGAGGTAAGAGTTTCCTGGACATGTCGAACACCATCGGTCGCCAAGAAAGCGACTTCAACACGTATGTGCTCGACGCCGTACAACTCCAGCATAACCAGATGAATGCGGTCGGCCTCGAACTCTCGCAAGCCTACGCCAAATACGACGGCGGCGCCACCGATCATGTTAGCCAAGTCATCGACAACGTGACCAAGCACCTGGTCGACTACATGGCCAAGCTGAAACTGATCGCCAAAGGCAGCGAAATGAGCACCAAACCGGTCGCCGGTATGCGCGTGGTGGTCAAGGGTTACAACGAAAACGTCAGCGACGACGTGCAGTCGGTGGAAACCAAGATCGCCCTGCTGTCGAAAGTGCGTTTCTCGGCCGACCAAGACACTGACCTCAGCACCGGGGCACGTCTGAGTGTGGCCCTCGACGTCACGCCGGATCAGCTGCTGGTGTGGGTCAAAGACCGCCTGGCGTTCATCGACAACCTGATCAAGCTCAAGGACAAGCAGTTCGACGATCTGGAGACCCGCGTGGTGTCGGTCACGAGCGCCTGTGAAGCCATGCTCGGTCGGGTCAAAGCCACTGACAAGGAAAGCGAATCCTTCGCGAAACGTCTGATGCCGTTGACGACCGCTTACGCTAACTGGGCCACCCAACCCACCGCCAGTCTGCTGAAGACGGCGGCGCGCCACAATAAGTTCTGGCTGTCGCTGTTCGAGATGGCCACCAACAATTTCCGCCCTGCGTAAACGATATAAAGCACCCGCCCTCTCCCCACGGGGAGAGGGTCGGTATGCCGTCAATAAAAGTCCATCGCCAATTGGCTCAAGTCATCGTGGTTGAAGTAAAACCCGATCGTTTCTAAAATCAAGTAAAACATCGCCGTGGCTTTTTGCACGATCTTACGCACATCCACCGCCGCCATGATCTCTTCCGGGATTCCTTTGGCCGAGACAATCGGTAGCGGTAACTGTAATGACGTGATTTTATCGCGACCGTTCATCTCCAACCAACGCCGCATCGCCCGCGCAATCTCTTGGTCGGGCATCTTGTCCAGCCAGTTGTTGGTCTTGGTTTTACTGTCCAATTCCAAACTGACATAGATCGCCTTGTATGGGGGCGGTGGGATCATCCCATACTTGCCGCCAAACACGTCGTTCCACATGCCGTACTGTTTATACGCCGAGGTTTCTTCGCCGTTCTTGTAGGCTTGCGGGTCTTTCACGGTGCTGAGTTTCAGATACTTGAATTCCCCTTTACGAATCGACTCCACAATCCCGCGCTCCAAGTCCGCCACTTCCTTGACGTATTTGTACGCGCTGATCGTGCCCTTGGCCATGATGGTGTTCATGATGTCCAGCATCATGGCTTCGGCTTGTTGCACAATCGCTTTGGGGGCGTTGGATGACTTCAAGTGCACGCCCTTGATTTCTTTCTTGAGCTCCTTCTTGATGTTACCTTCCTGGCAACTGATCTGGGCAAAATAATGTTTCCCCAATTGCGTCAACACAAAGACGTCGAACTTGAATTCGTTCTTCATCTCAATCGTAAACGCATGATTCCGACCAATTCCGACGTTGGCCGACATCTTGGCCAGGATGTGGATGATGGATTGCGAAGCCAAGAAGATCATCGAAGCGCACACGGCGTCATACGTGGCATCGAACTTAACTTCTTTACAATACCACATGATCCAATCTTGGGTGGTAAAGATGGTCGAGTCGGTGTCCGACACCAATACCACCCGGCGCAGACTGTTGGGGAACATCGCAATCGATGGCGGCAGGTTATCAGTGGCCCAGAACGTGCGAATCAGATCCGCATACGACCACATCACATTCGCGATATTTTCGGTTTGCGCGGCCACAATCCCGTAACCGCGCGGATCGCCGTTCTTGATCTCGTCCATCGACTTGCCCTTGGTGATTTCGGGCTGGAGTTGTTTGGCTAGGTTGAAGAAGTCTTCGGGCCACTTTTTGATGGTGTCGGCGGGAGTGGGATCAGGTACATCCACCCGTTGAATAAGGCGTCCCATAAAAGCGCGCACAAAATCATCATTGAATTCCTTCAGTTGGTACATGTCCCCTGTGTAGACAAAGGCAGCACGTTGGATCGGCGTGAGATGGTCAATCAAGTCACGAATCTTGGCGTACGCTGGCTTGGAATTCCAATAGAGCTTAGCCGAGCGGTACACAACATTGAAGGTTTCTTCGGCAGTCGGGTAATGCAAATTGTAACGGGTCATCACGCGTTCCACCGCCGCCATGTCAGTGTGCGCCACGATCGAGATGATGTTGTTACGGGTGATGTCATACGACCAGTAATGGCGGTTGCTGGCCAAAAAGCGTTCGTTGTTGGCATTGCCGTATGCCGAAGTTTGCCGACAGGATGAGGTCAGCGATGAGTGGCCGGTTTTGTTATGCAGCGGATTGTGTTCACTCACCATCGCGCCCGAGACGGCATTATTCGCTAACTTCTCGGTAGTTTGCAAGCCGCTGAAGTAGCGATAATTAAAGCTGCTCTCGCCTTCTTCTTGACCTGCCTTGAACATGGATTTCTTAGCCTTGCCGCGTGACTTGACGTTGTCGTCCTGAAACTTCGACAGCGGCGACAAACGCACTTCGGGGTTGTGGTAAGTGGTGAAGGTGGGGGCATAGATCTGACCATCGCGTAAAATCGTCCCGATGTATTCCGACATCGGTACACATCCGTCTTCCCGGTCACCGGTATCAAAGTCACGCTCTAAGAAGACCGCATTCGGATCTTGGATTGGAAACTCGCCCCCGGGAGCCAGTTCTTGTCTGACAAACTGCGCGGCTTCTTCATAGCTGATCCCGGCCATGATTTGCAAATGCACCGCATGTTGGTGCACGGCATCGCGCAAGGGATTGATGCTGCGTTTATAATCTTCAGCAGGAGAAATAAACGGGCTGTTTTTCGACATGTTGGGCCTGTTGTTCGAATTCGACTACATGATGAGGCATGACGATACAAAAAAAGAAAAGACAACATAAAAAGACCAGGAACCCGAAGGTCCCTGGCCGAAATTACAACTATGGATATCACGCACTACAAACAGCACAACGTGAAAAACATTACGTCATGTCATGGCGCCAGCTTTGGTACCAAGAACAAACGACGATCGGATCAACCGACGGTAAGGAAATGAACCGGCAGGATACACGACGGTTATTCGTTTCCAACACCAAAGTTGCGTCACCTCTACGCCCTGTTACCATGGATGGCCGTAACGTTTTTCACCACACTACTCTGCCGCAAACAGAGTCCTACCTCTCCCGCCAGCCAGGTCCTTTGGGAGCGCATTGAGGCGTGCGCACCTCGCTGCATTCAATACGGGACCCGAATAAAAAAGGATCAAGTAATTGATTGGAAGTCACACGAACTGACCTTGAAGTTATTCGCGGCCAGGGCTGACAAGATCTTCTGTTGACTGGTGCTGGCTTCATTATCGATCACGATGGTGTACCGACCCAGGTTCACGCTTTGTAACGTGGTCGGGTTGATCCACTCCATGGCGATGATCTGGGTCAAACCGCTCGGCAGCTTGATCTTCAAATACCGGTACTTTTGCGGGTTGTTAACCGTGGTGCTGGGCAGCGACGGATAGATCAACGCATGTTGCGCCAAAATATCCAAACCCATCGCTTGGGCCGATTCCGCATCCAGGATCGACATCACCAACGCATTTTTGAAGTCTGTCCCCAGCACCGCCACGGGATACACACTGAACGAATACACACCACCAACTTGAACGTCCATGTAAGCCTCATCGAGAAAAGATTAATTCTTGCAACGACGCACACATAAATCCCAACCTTGCATCGAGAATGGGATATACATGAGTGCGCCGTCTATATAGAATCCACGGGCCCGCAATTCAGGCCAGAGTCGCACCATCAAATGGTAGGCGAGTTTATCAACCGCTTCGTGGTTCACACTCAGATGATTGGCGAAAATGAGACTGCTGTAGTCGAGGATATTGCGATCGGTCAAGTCCAGTGGAGTGTTACTGTCCAAAATCCAAAAGAGTTGTTGAAAGATTTGTAAGCGGTCTTCTTGGCAAATCTGGTACCCCAGACCGCGTTCAAATTCTTCCACCATCTCCATGGTGTCGATGATGGTGATCTCATGCATGAAAATTACTCCGAGGTAAAACCAACCACCGGCGGAGGATCAGGGATTTCAGCATCGAGGGCGACCACCACACAATCATCTTCCCAACCCGCATAGTGGTAGGGGAAGCGGTTATGTTTGTACATACCGTACTCGATCAGACGCTGATAGAGCTGCTTCCCGAATCGCATGGCCAAATCAGCGATCTGGCGGCGGGTGTTGGAAATGGCTTGAGGGGCGTACACGCCCGGAATATTAGAACGGATCTGGATCTCGGCCATGTGGGCGACGTCAATCCAGAGTGAACCCATGGCCAAATCGAGGTCATGCTCGGCTTCGCCCTTGGATTTGATAGCTTCCAGGGCGGCGCCGATGATCAAACTGATGTCGGGATGCCAGGCACGGCTGCGTTCGGACACATGGTGCTTCATGTACACGTGCTTGTATACTTTCCCGTCGTCACCGATGGTGTACACTTCCGGCAAGATAAGTTCGGCGTCCCCGGGGTGTTCCATGATCTCGGCATTAATGATCCTATCCCATTCGCTCACGAACGAGGTGACGATATCACCGATATTCAAAATGTAATAATCCGGGTACTTCGGCACGACATTCGGGACCGGGTAGTAACGATCACTGGGTACGTTGTAAGGTGTAGGTTTCATAGTCCGACGGTTGTACAATGACTTTATAACGCTCGGTGCCGGTGACGATCAACCCGAGTTCCTGTAGTTTGAAGTAAAGCGCGGTGCCGAATTGCCGCAAACACGCATGCAGATAATCGTCCAGGAGTTTCTTTTCCCGCTGGGCTTGCAAGGGCGTGGTGTAGACAAACTCCACCTTGGTATACATCCAGTCATGCGCCAGCATGTGTCGGATGATGCGCTCCAATACCACCGCAGGATCCTGGTCGGGCACTTCAAACATTTCTAAAATGCGCCATTTGACGGGGTCCAGATCGAAGGTGGGTAAATCATCTTTGGACAATTGCTTCTCAAGGGTCGCAATGGCCTCAGAAAAATCCACAATGTAGTTATCTCCTACGGCCATAATCACTCCTAATGTTTCTCTAGCAAAAGGTATTCTTGCTGGGTCCCTACCTCGACTGCGTCGCCACTGAGTTTCATCCCTTGCAACAAATGCTGTTGTTGTTTGAGCAAAGTATTGGCGGTGTGGCTGATCAAATACGTGGCCGCTAGAATCGCGCGTTCCACATGATGCTTTTCCGCGTCGTTGGCGTACAGATCGTGGTAATGCTGGGACTCATAGTACTGTTGAAAAACACCATCCACAAACGCTTGATCGAGTTCTTGATCGTCCGGATGGTGGGCGTGGTGTGCCAAATAATCGGCGATGAGTCCGTTAAACCCTTTCGGGTAGAACTCAAACAGATGTTCGAAATTCTGACACACTTCGAACATCCCCAAAGTATCGACAATGTATTTATGCATAAGCGCGTTGTTTGAGGTACACCAAGAGCGTGACGCCGTCCGTATCCAAAATGAAGCGGCCCGCCGCAAGCTCTTGGAACGTGAGGCCTGGGAAGCAACCGATCACCAGATTAAACAGGGCGTTAAAGACGTCTTGGGAAAACTGTTGCGCCATCTCTTCGTCGACCCCGCGAATTTTCAAGTAATGGGCAGCCGGAGCGATATGGGATGTCGCATCACGGTCCCAAATCTTCACGCTCAATTCTTCCAACAAATGACCCACAAATTCCCGCACCGAGACGTCGTACTGCGTGCGGGGTGAAAAATGGGCCAACCCGTGTTCGATCACTTGCAGCACCGGATCGAACGATAACAGGTACAGGGCTTCGGTTTCCATGGTCAACGGTAAGGGTGAGGAGAGTGAGGATCAGGCAGCAACTGTGTTAACGTGCCGTCCGCCTTGGCGCGCAGGAAACGCTGGTAATCCGGATCATTCATGATGCGCTCCCATTCATGGATTCGATAATCACCCAATTGATCGACACGGATCTGGTAGCCGTCCAGGTAATTTACGGTACACATCTGGTACGGATTGTGGCGCAGGGCATCGCGAATCGGGGCCAGCACAAACCGCATCTCTTCAAAGATGCCACTGAAGGCCCGGATAAACCACGGATCGGTTTTCAGGTGTTCGATCTTGTCCCGATCCGACAACGTGATCGGCAGATATGTCGCGCTGATAAACGGCATGACAATTTCTTCGATCAACCGACCCGGGGTATGGTTAAAATACCGGGTCGAGGCGATCTCGTTATCGATCATTTGGTGTACGATCTTGATCCCAGCCCACGGCAGCGTCGGGGTGAGTGAAGCTTCATGAGCACGGTTATGCGGCAACACCGTGGCGCGCGGTTGCGCGTCCGAGCCCGGCAAAGGATCGGTGGGATGGTAATACGGTGGCCGAAACCCGACGCCCATGTCCACCACATCGTACGGTGTAGATAACACTGCTTCCAAGTTCTCAACCCGCACGTAGTGATACCGGTAGTATTGCCAGGATTGGTTATGCACTGTCAGCACGTCACCATACAAGGAATTCGGTTTGGTGGTTTGATGGATCGGTACCGGTTGCTGATACCAATACTCGTGATCGGCCCGGAGCACCGGGTCGAGTTGGTTGGGTAAGTAAATTCCTTTCTCTGGTTCTCGCAACACCATCTCTAGTGTGCTTTGAATACCGTGAGCGATATCGTGCACATCCGCAAAATACGAATGGCGGATGTCCAACTGTTGCGAAGCAGAATAAGGCATGGTCAGCGGATCTGTTGTGTTGGGTCGTAGGTCAGCTCCACGTAGAGCCAACAGGATTGTCGGTGAACGGCGTGGGTATGGATGTCGCCCAGCAGACGCGGGAAATAGAAGTGCAGCCGGGTTTCAGTGTCGTAGTCGTGGTGGGTGCGGAGATGATCCAAGAGCATTTGAAACTCGGGATGGTCATCTTCGCGGTAAGCTTCGATATAATGGACATCCGACAACCGTTGGCGAATCACCCAATCAATCCATACATCACGTTGGGTGAAGGAAGGCTGAAACCGGTTCACTGCCGTCCATGGATAGTTCAGATCCAAGGGTTGATGATCGATGATCCACGGAAACCGGTCCGCCGAACAGTCTAAAACGCGCTCTAGGTAAGTCAAAAAATCATAGATGTCCAGTATCCAGACCGAACGTTTTTGCGCCATGGCGGTCCTTTTAACGTGATTCCACGTAATATAACAGTGATGGGTAAATTAATGCCGAAACGAACTTCCGACGGCATAAAAAGAAACACCACTTACCCAAACGCTCTCGTGAGAGAACCCTTAGGTAAGTGGGAAATGGAGGGGCCTGAGATAACTAATGTTGACCAGGTCCGTGATTCATGACTCAAAGACCTGTGTCCCTTCGTTCAATCTACTCCCCTCCAAGTATACTTCGTTTAACGTCCGATGATCCCGTCGTGTAACGCTGTGAAAAACGTTACAGAGGACGTACAGACTCGGACCGACGCCGAATAGGCGCCGAATACCGCACGCGGCGGATAGGCTGAGAGTGTGAGATATCTATTTCACGGTTTACCACGCAGAATGGGTAAACCGTGAAATGAACCCGAATGGAAACAGATGTAAGCTGACGTATCCCCTTAAACACGTGCCCACATAGTTCGCCTAGGATTGATTGAGCCGACCCAGGGCGGGCGGGCTCCCACACACCACCATACCAATTCTCAAACGAGAACGGATCATGAATCTCCAACGGTAATGGATACATCTCGACCGAAGGAATCAGATCCAGCAATTCCACCACGTGGCCGAAGCCGCTATGGAGAATGCTGGTAATGGTGGCTCTCAGCCATCCACCGGAAGGCGAACCTCCGATGATGGCAACGCGCATTACGCGAAGCTAACGCTGTTGACTTCGTCGTCGTCGTCCATCTCCGCTTCGAGTTGATCCGGCAGCGGGCGGTTGGCCGCGTCACGCAGATCGGCGATAATCTTCGACACCAACCCGTCGGTGATCAGATAGTTGGCCGACGTGCCATCGAAAGCGTTGCTGGCAGTCAGGTTCGGCACGAAGCCCACAGCCTGGTATTCCGGCATGTAGTCTTCGGGCAGATCCGTATGCACCCCCTGACGGGCCAGCGTAGCCACCGACAGGATGTTGCCGATCTTGTCGAGATCCGCTGCGAACAGATCGTCGTCCGCTTCTTTCGACCCGCCACGCAGCAGGATGTTCAGGCTGAACAGCTGCGGCTTCAGGCCGGACGTGATACCCGGCTTGGTGAAGTACAGCCAGTTGCGCAGGTCCATCGGGTCGAGTTCGCTGTTGCGGTTCGAGTACAACAGGCCGAGGTAGGTGATCGTCGACAGCATATGGTCGTTGACCTTGTCACGCGGCATGTTGACCGAGTTTTGCAGGTAGCTCATCACGACCGGGGCATTGCGTGCCTTGGCGATTTCCTGGTAGTTCTTGATCGTGGCACGGGTGTTGTTGATTTCGCGACGTGATGCGATCACGCCGATCAGCAGCACGATGGTCTGTTGACCTGCCGCCAGCAGTTCCGTCACGATCGACGGCGCCAGCACCGAACCGGAGCCACCAGCACCGGTGGACAGCACGATGTTCAGGTCGAGCGGTGGATGGGCCTTCAGGATCGGCTTGGTGTGTTCACGTGCCAGCGCCAGGTTTTCGGTGCGGTCTTTACCCGAACCCTTGGTCTTGGGCAGCAGGTAGGTTTCCATGCCGAGCGTGTGGTCGCCCAGATTGGACACTGCGGTGTCGATTTGCACCGGCTCGAAGCTGGCCAGCATTTCCGGATTGATGCGGATCTTGCCGAGTTGGCTGGCGATGTTGATCGCGGCGCCGCCGCAGCAGTACAGACGGATGCGGCCTTTGGGGGCGGTGTTGATAGTTTCGCTCATGGTGTTTCCTTGTGTTTTTGGTTATGAAAAGCTTAAGTTCAATTGGACATTGAATATAAGCAACTATGTAAAAAAACACTCAGCCAGCTATGCCGCCAGCCGAGTGCAAACGAGGTTCAATAAAAACGCTTGCCATGGCGAGTCAACAATCCCGCCATGAGATACGCACGCAACAGCTCTGGAGTCGCCGGGACATTCATGGCGATTTCCCGGTAAGGCAAATTTTGACTGGTCAGTTCAGCGCTGATGGGCAAGTTCGCCGTAGCCATGTTCGGCTTTTTCAACGGCACCAAATGGTAAATGTCATTGGTACTGAATTGCACTTCCGCCGCGTTCGTTACCATTTTTATCGCTTCGCCGAGCAGCAGAGGAAGTTGAAAATGCCGCGCGATATAAAAGTTTGCCTGCGGAAACGCTTGCTGGAACAAACCGGCAGACGCCGTCACCATGTCATCGGTTTCAGCGTCCATCACATGCACAACGAACACTCCTTCAAATTCCTGGGATTGAGAGGAGAGATGATTATATTCCACACCACCCTGATCAACAGAAGTTTGTGTGATCTGCTGCGCTTGACTGGAAATCGCTGCGTTCAGCCGTTCACGCACCGTCACGGGATCCAACAACATCGATAATGTAAATTCAGTGGTGGGGTTGGGGTTATCGGACAGGACCTTTCGCATGACATTAAACTTGCTCATTCTTTCGGTCGGAGTCGATGGCTTGATCAGAACATTTTGAATTCTGAGGTGGCCGTAGGTCGACATCGCCACCGCGGTCGCTTCGTTCAGGATTTTTGGTATAACGCCGGTAATATCCCCCTTATCGTAGTTTACCACATGAATTTTGGCGGACGGGAATGCCGCCTGCAAGTTCCGCCGATGAAACTCGAAAGTTGCAGCTACCGAATTGTCTTCAACGTGAACCAGGAATACGCCGTCAAAATTCTCTGGGAACATCGAACCCAGCCATTGTTCCTTCAATGAGGATTGATGGATCGGGGGGTACGAATAGACTGGTTCGGAGGACGGGGTTGGGAAACGGAAACCATCCGGCATCTTTGGGAATGAATTCATCTGCGGGAGCGGGCCATAGGGTTGAGAATTCCATGCCGGACCACGCAGCAACGTTTTTTCCAGATGCGGATACACCGTCCGCGACAGGTCATCGAACTTCTTTTCCAGAGCGCGCTGGCCGGCAATAAAGTCATTCGACAATTTCCCCAAAGCCTTTTCGAGATAACGGACCACCGCGCCCTCAGCTGGACCGCCATCCGCTGCGGTATTCTCGACCGGTTTATCGCGCCGAGAACGCAAATACGCTTCCGCATGCGTCAGGTATTCGATAGTCCATGCCCGAGCAATTTTCCTCGAAGAGTTGGGGTCGCTGAGCAGATCGATCGCGTTGCGAACGGCTATGCACAGTTCATCCATACCGACCAATTGAGTTGGTTCTTCGTGCAGAGTTTCTGCTGATTTTGCCAATTCGCCGGTGCGCAGCGATTGAATCACCGTGTCGATCGATGCAACGAGGCTGGCCACTTCTTCCTTATTGGGTTCAACTTGGTTGCGGAACACGTTGATCAACGCGTCGACCAAATCAATGTCGTTATGTGTCGACATCGCGAGTGGGCGCAATGCCAGTACTTCACGGGCACCGTACAGTTCACTCAAGATACGTTCCACACTGATCGACTTTTCTTTGCCCGGGTCCAACAACAGCTGCCGAGCGAGTTCCAGCGTGCATTCGAATTGGATGGTGTTCATCGTTTGGGGTTGGGGGTTCATCGTGGTATCCTGTTGTGGTTGTTGGTTAAAGCCGCGGGACAGCAAATTCTGAATAACGTTGTACAGCAATTCTGGACGTTTGGCGATGACAGGTTCGTCGTTGGGGCGAATATAGAAGTTGTCACACTCGCGCACCTTATCGAAGAGGAAGTTCATCGGGTTTTTCGGAATCAGCGACGCAAGATGACGGAAGCTATCGGTGTGGTGATCCATGATCACGATCCAACGATCCTTCGTGTGACCCCGTTCTCGCCACCCCATCAAGAGTTGCTCGAAGCAATGCCAATAAACCAAGATTTCTTCATCCACAGAATCTTTGTCGCCGATGTTAAAAATGTACGAGCCGGTGGCACGTAACTGATCGATCGTTTTACCAATCGGCACGGCAGCACTATTAGTCCACTGCGGCACCTTGACACCGTAGAATAAAATGTGGAGCTTGGGGTTGGTGTTTTCACCAGCAGTGATGTCGATCGATTCGTAGGGTTGAATTTCTTTGTTGCATTGTGAGCAGCGATCATTGTGCGCGCTATCACCTACGACCCCCCAATGTTCATCACAATGCCGATAGTAGTTTTGATACGTTTTTGATTCTTCCTGCTGAATGTCGGCCATGATCGTTCCTTCTGTTGTTGGTTATAAGAAAATACCGAGATGCTATGTGCTAGTCGTTCAAATTAGTAATATAGCCTTTAATTTTTCTAGGAGCCTGAAGTGAATCCCATCACTAAAGCACTTGACGAGGTTGCCTTCCGGATTCCGCGTGAGATCCTGAAGGTGGTGTTCCTCGAACCATATCAACAGTACCGGGATCTGCCTGGTGATATCAAAGAACGCATTCGCTACCTCGTGCTGCAACAACGGGTGCTGGTTGACTGTAACTTGATGAACGGGGTGGAAACCCGCATCGATTTGTCGGATCTTCCCCGCGAATCGGTGGATGATGGCTACACCACGGTGTTCCGGATCCCGAAGAACCGCACCAACGGTCGTTCGATCCTGAGCGTGTTCGATGTGACGTACGGCGACCTGTATAACACCCAATCTGGGTATGGGGTATATTCTTACAGCCGATCGAGTCCGGCATTGCAACTGGCCAATGCTGCAATGGAAGCGCAAGTGCGTACGCCGTATGTCGGCTCGACCCGGGTGGAATTGATCGGGGAAAACGTCATCATGGTGCAAGACGCGATCATCCTACCCCAGAATCTGTATCTGCGCTGCTCACTGGAGAACGATGAGAACCTGTCGAATATCCATGCTCGCAGTTATCTGGTGTTTGCCCGGTTGGTGGAACTCGCAGTCAAGGCGTATATCTACAACTCCTACGTGATCCGTCTGGATATCGGCGAACTGCGCGCAGGTGTGCAGATCGGTAAGATCAAAGAAATCATCGATGGGTACGCAGACGCAGAACAAATGTATCAGGACCATCTGAGGGAAGTTTGGAGTAAGGTCTCGTTCATGAACGATCAAGAATCGATGCGACGTTACATGAGCCTGATGATCGGCTCGTCGCGGTGACAAAAAAGAAAGCGCATAACGCCTCCCTCTACCCGCTGGGGTAGAGGGAGGTATGTCGTTAGGCGAGCAGGAGTTCACGGGTCCGGTGCAATTGTTCCCGTTGATGCTTGAGGCGATCCGCAGAAACTTGGTTGACGAAAATCACAGCGCTCTCAATGGAACAAGCACATTTCTCTTGGTAATGGCGAATCGCGGTTTCCCGCTGTCCTTGTCCAATGAGTAAGTTGACTTCCTCGCGCATGGTATCAGCGCAAGCCGAGTGTTTCTGAGAGCGGGCCATGATTACTCCTCATGAGGTTACGCGGCCAGATGTTCTCCGGCACGCAGACCAGGATGGCGACGCGAACCGTCCACGTCACTTTTCTTGAAGAAAGGTTTCTTCTCACCTTGCTTCTTCACATCATGGGAGGTCAAGCGCGGTTGGGTGGACCGCGCGACCGGGTGATGCGCACGACGCCGTGGCGGCAGCCCATCGTTGATGTCGATCTTCTGGGTGAAGTCGATATCCATCTGTTCTTCCAGATCTGCTTGGAAGGTCGGCGAGAAGATCCAGTTCTTCATGTCGTAGTCACCCAGGAAGCGCCAACCCTTGCGCTTGAACACCCGCATCGCCATCTTGGTGAAACTGATGGTGGTGTGCATCTGCGGCACCACGCCGACGATTTGCCCGGATTTGGTCACGCGATAATCCTTTTCTCGAGCATGGAATACCACCACCCCATAAGGCGTACCCATCACCAGAATCAGGTTGTTCAGATGTTGCTTGGTTTCATCCGGGTGCTTGGCGTGGATACGCGCCGTTTCACCCGCCTTCAGCACTACGCGGTCTTCCGGATGGTCGACGATCGGCATGAAGTTCGCGTACGGCCCGATGCGCTCGCGCCCCATGAAGGCGTGCTTGTACGCGATCTGAGTGCCGTCCGCTTGGTATGCGCGGTAGAAACCTTCGATCGTGCGCTGCTCGTTGATGTGTTCGACTTTGCTCATGGTGATCCCTTTCTTTGTTATGGAGTTATCGACAATGTTTCTACTGGACATCTTATTCCCGGATTGGAATATTTTTTGATACAAAGTCCTTTCGCGGATGAATAAAAGGAACGGGGTACAAATTAGTTACACAGAGCCATACTGCGCGATGCCTGTGGTGCACCACAGGCATCGGCAATCTGGGTAACTTGGGCGATGATGCCGGTGGGGTGGTGGGTCGGTGATCCCGAACCAACCACCATAACAACCCGGCAATAATAACAGGTAGCATAAAAAAGCTCCTTAGCGCTAGGGATAAATTCCATCCATTTATCTCTAACGCCAAGCGTCACAGATCGATGGGAATGTCTTTGGTCTTGGCCAATGCGATCAACTCGTCAATCGCGACTTGAGCATCGTCGCGGGTGTGTGCGTGATTGCATCGTTCGAATAAGGCATTGATTTCATCAATGTCCGCTTGGTTGCTGGCAGCTTCATACAACAGAACTACGACGCGTGCGGCAATACGGCGCAATCGTAATAGTTCAATTTGTTTCTTTAATAAATTGAAGGTCACGGACAATCCCTTTATCGTTATCGACAAAAACAACCTACAAGAGAGAGTTGGGTATCCCCCAACTCTCTCAGTAGTGTATTGCTTAACTAAAATTGCCCGCCATCACATTCGTTCCGATGAAGAGGAATGCGGCAAGCAACAACGATCCCAGGACTTGTCCCAGAGTCGGATGCTGGATTGCTTTAGGCGCCAGCGGGTGCAGCTTCAGGTGCGCTTTCAACAGTGACCTCCGTCGCGGTGGTGTTGCGGTTGAACAAACCCTTCGCCCAGTTCCAGGCCGAAACCAGCCAACCTTTGGCGGTCGCGGTGGCTTCGACCAGCCAGTGGCCGATCCGGGTGAAGATCGAGGCAGTGCCAGCGTCGACCGGAGTCGACTCGACCGTGGCGTCGGTCATTCCGGACACAGAGGATACTGCGGTGCTGATATTTTTACCACGGAGCCAGAACCACAAGCCGGCGGCGCCGGCGAACACGGTCAGCGCGCCCGCGATCGCTTTCTTCTTGTTACCGGCCACCCAGGCTTTGAAACGGGCCCACAGACTGGGCTTGGCTTCTTTGACCGCAGCGGGAGTAACGTCCAGCTTGATCTGGGCAGCTGCCGCGTTGTTCAGACCTTCGAGGGCGACGGCGAGCTTGGCACCGACACCACTGGTGTCACCAGCCGGCTGTTCGATTTCGAGCAGACTAGCGTCCAGGCCGATCGAGGTGAGCATGGTCTTGATCTCGATTTCGAGGTTTTCGCGATCTTGGCCGGTGGCGGTGACGAGTTGATGACGCTTGATGTTGATCTGGTCCTTGACCACTTGGAATGCGTGGTTCAGTTCTTTCACGCTCGGTTGACGGGTGGTGGCTTCTTTAGCTTGATGGATGTTATTCATGATAGATTTCCTTGAATTGATTTGATAAGTGTGTCGGTTAACTTGGACGAGGTTCACGGCATGTTGGGGTCGGGTTGCTTAGTCCCGCTGGTTCGAAGGATCAGAGCGAATACAGCAGCCACCAGCAACCAGGGCAGCAGGAACAGGAAGCCCATGACGATTTGGTGGATCAGCCAGACTGCCCCCACAAAACCGAGTGCGTCCAGCAGCGCATCACCCAGGTAGGCGACCGGCGAAGCATGCGGCACCGTCTCGACTTCTTGACCACCGATGATGACCTTGGCGGCTTTAAAGGCGAGATGGGCTTTACGCATCGTTTGCGCGATGCGGCGCGCTTCCTGCCATCCGGTGGGTTTCAGACGCAGGATATTCGCGATAAACACGGCGGCCGTGTCGAAGAATTGATTCATGTGGACTCCTTGAGTTGCAGCACGGTGTTGTGCACGATTTGCAATCCCACCACCCCGAGGTCAATTAAGAACAACAGAGCGATAAGCGGCGGCACACCGATACTGGCGATTGCGCATAACAGGAAAAACGACCACACCAGCAAACGCCAGAACGCAAAGACCAAATGGCCCGTGCTGATCGGTTGCGCTTGCAAGGTGGCGTGGATCAACCCCACCACCGGTGCGACCACTGCGGTGGCGATGATTTTGATGGAAAAGATGAGACTTTTGATGAAGCTTAATACCTTACGCATGACAAACTCCTTGTGTGGGCATAACACCCACACCTGAGATCAGGCGTAGGCGTTAGCGGTGTCTTTGAAAATGTTACCAAACGTAGCGAACACGTCGCTATAGACCATAATCCGTAGCGCCAGCAACACCGCCACGTATTCGAAGAAAAACAATGATACGATGCCTAAGGTTAGATACAACGCTAAGCGACCGACGTATTGTTTATCGATCTCATCGACCTGACCCTGCTGGGTGTGTTCGATGAGGCGCATGAGGCCACCGATCGTATTTCGATAGAAGGCCTGCACAAACTTCTGGAGGAAATCCCACATGGCTCAGACAGCCGCGACAACGGGTTCCTCAACGGCTTCGCCACGGTGGTCTGCAGCGGCTTTATTAATCAGGGCCATGAACAGCGCCAGACCAGCCGAACCACTCAGGACCAGGAAGCCGATATAGACGACTGCGATCGCAAGCGAGATCCAGAACCAGACCCAAGCCAGGGCCAGCAGGATCGATGGCACACCGACGAACCACGACGCCATGATCGCGACACGCGAGGCGGCATTGAGTAGGCAGACGACTTTCTCGACCACCGTTTTGGTGGCGAGATTCTTCAGTTCGACGATCGGGGAGATGAAGAGTGCATAAGCGAACTTCGCTGCCCCCACGAGAATAGCTTTGAGGAATTTCATGGTGAGTCCTTGTGAATTAGACGAGTTCAACGTCGATCAGGTCCGGGCGCAGTGCGTGCTCGGCTTCATAAACGCAGTGGATCAGGTAACCGGTGATGAGAATCGCCAGCACATTGGCCACCAACGATGGCAACAGCAACCCGAACAACAGAGTCAAGCCCGCGATCGAGAGGATGATACCAGCCGTCAGGCACATCGCCAGCGTCATCGCGAGCAGACCACCCAGCACGACCTTACCGATGAGGCGCAGGGTCCAGTCGATCTTGATACCATTCTTGATAGCGATCAGCGGGGCCATGCATTTCGCGATGGCGGTTTGGGTTTTGGCGATCGGGGCAGCGAACCAACCGATGATGCGGTGAAACCATTTCTTAATGACGTTCATTTTTAATTCCTTGTCAATGAGGGAGCTGTCACTCCCCGTGTTGCAATTAGGCCGGCACCGCATCAGCGATGATTTCCTGGGTGAAGGTGTTCACACGAACTTCCAGCAGCAGGGCGACTTTGTAGCTGATCATAGCGCGAGCGATGGCAGCACCGAAATCGTTACCAGCCAGATACGCCAGCGGAACACCGATCAGACCCAGGATCGGGCCAAACAGCAGCGAGCTGATCACACCGATCACGAAGCCGATGGTGAAAGCGATCGTGAAACCCAGCAGGAAAGCGGCGGTTTTGCACAGCAGGCCTTGCAGACGCTTGGTGAAGTTGTCTTCGGCGTCGGCTTGCGCGGACAGACGATCGCCGTAGTAGTTGACCTTGGCGACTTTGTCGGCGAGATAATCACGGGCGACGCAGTACGCGTTTTGGACATTGGCCCAGAGTTGCTTGAAGAATGCGTTCATGATGGTTCCTTGATGTTGTTGGTTATTGCGGAATGGATTAAGCCGCTTTGCGCTTAGCGCGGTTGTGCTTCGGGGCTTTGTAGGTCTTGTGATTCATTTCACGTTCGATACGCACCAGCGTGGCTTCGTCACCTTCCTTAGCAGCCTGGAAAGCTTCGGTCAGCGAATAATTACGGAACTTGGCGATTTCCATAATACGGTTAAACAGACCATGGATACGTTCAGCTTTGTCTTCTTGGCTTTCTGCGGCGACTTCCGCAACCGTGTTGGTTTCGACAGCCACCTCGGCTACCACCGGCACTTCAGTGATTGCAGTTGCGGCTTCGATCTTAGCCACTTCTTTGCGGCTGAACAGATTCGAGAAGAACGACTTGACTTTGTTCCACAGATTTTTGATGAATTGCATGATAGACTCCTGGATGTTGTTAGTTATCAGGGGATAAAGGAGGCATTCCTTTTCCTATTCACCACTGTTATATGGTTTTGAAAAAATCTAGCGCCATATCAAAACAGCCCTCAGGCATGGGCACATGCCCATGCCTGAGAATCTGTTACATTTCCAAACGCCACACTGTGTTGAGGTCGATCAGGATCAACGTGATCGTATTTTTCTTCCGGGACGATTCCGAGAAACAACTCACCACACTGAAGGTGGCGTGGTTCTCGTGTTCATCGAGTTCACCATCGTCGAATTCATCCACCAATTTGATACCGTTGATGGTCGTGTTGCGGTTACACAGCGCGAGTTGTTCCCGCGTGGTATCGTCCGGCTGGTGAATCGTCAGGGTTTTGATAGTGCCATAAACGGCGGTTTCCACCCTGATGTGTTTGGCACGGATGATCAGGTTGTCGAACTGAGGCATGCTGTTATCCTTGTTATCGTTAGAACATCATTTTAAAACGGAGGAACCAGGTGTGGCGTTTATGGAACATGTCGTACGGCACGCTACTCAAAAACTTGACCTGCGTGGGAGTGAGGTTCTCGCTAGGGTTACCGTCGTCGTACTGGTCAATCATTTTCAATGACTCATACACCGCATGCATCTTCAGCTGGCACATGGTTTTCAGGGTTTCTTCGGTGGGTTGAAACAACACCACGTGAAGCACGTTTTCTTCTTGACCCGACGTCGTCTCGACTTGATTGCAAGCAACGATGGAGTGGGCAGACAATGTTAACATCGGTTGTTGTAACATGGTGATATCCTTGTTGTTAGTTAGTAAATGTAAGGTAACTGGATATGGGTCTTGCGGCCCTGACATTTGTTCCAGGTATCGAGCGTACCGCCGTCAGCCGGCTGGTCGCCTTCGCCAAAAGTGTAAGCCAACATCTCTTCACATTGGGCGACTTTCGAGTTGCGGGCAAACATACCACCCGCCCCCGGCGAGCTGGGCTCTTCTTCGATACGGATCGGGCTGTTTTCCACCTCCCAATGTTGACGGATCACTTCCCCGATCTGACCCAACGTGTCGCGTTCGATTACCCGGCTGAAGTTGCGGTGGTAATAGTTGGCGATGCCGCCCGCACTCTTCCAGCCATCTTCAACATACTGGCCGTTGCGGAAAGGGGCTGGCAGGTATAACGAAATTTCACCCGCATGCCCGAACAGAAACATCGAGACTGCGAGGTGGTCAGTCCAGGCGGCGCCACCGGATACCACGTGTGCCCCTTTGGGGACGCGGCTGTACACGTCACGCAGCATCCACTTCCATAATCCGATCGACATGGGTTTGGTCTTGTCACGCCCGGCAGTACCGATGATCGCGATCCGAGTCATCATTCCTCCAGAGCACGAAACAAGGCGGGATCCTTGAGCAGTACATGCAGAATCGCTTCACCGTTCTTCGAATCGGCAAATGCCGTAATAAATTCGTACGGCCCGACATGGATTTCATCGCCGTCAGTCGATTCTTCCTTTTGCCAGAGCGACAAGGGTGAAATGGTATCCCCGACCGACAATCCATCCAGCGCATTGCGGGTTGTGGTCGTGGGATAGAACAATGCCAAATGCATGACCGCGCCGCGGGCGATGGGCTCAAAGGTAAAGTTTTTGGCTTTGAATGTCACTCGATAATTGCAGAGGACCGGTTCTTCCGCCTGAACCTTCAAAATCACATCGGTGAACTGACTTTGGTTCTTGGCCTGCTGCGGGTGATTTTCCCAGTCGATGCGAATCCAGGGATCATCGCTAAACGTCAGCAGACTCTTGTGGGCGATCTTGCCAGGTGTGCCGCGAGCGCCGACAACTTTCATGCCGACTTCGATGGCGTCGTAAGGAACTTCTGAGAGGGGTTTGCCGTTGTAGAGATTTTGCATGATTATTTTACCTTCACGTGTTTGAATGTGGTTTGTAAATTAAATTCGATAAAGCCACTGACGTAGACGATTTTGATCGCTTCTAACTTTCGCCCGTATTCCTCACCGAACAGATCCGTGATTTTACCCAGCCCCTGATAAGACACCACTTCCATTCCCACCACGAGGTCAGCGAAAGGAATATCAGAGAGCCTCTTACCAGAGTGTTGATGCATGGTTATTTGATCTTCACGTGCTGAAAGGCAGAGAGTTGTCCATACTCGGTGATTTTGTTTTGATACACAATTTTCACCCCCTCGATCTGTTTGCCACGGCGTTCATGGGTCAATTCAGTAATAACCCCGTTGATGTTAGAACGGTAGTCTATAACTTCCATCCCGACAACTAGATCCAAAAAAGGAACTTCGCTAAGTTTTTTACCAGCACTCATGTTCATTTTGATTCCTTTCTGTTGTTGGTTGGAGGAGTTATTTCTTCTTAGAACGGCGATGGCGCTCGCGACGTAACAGCGTAATTTGATGAATCCAGTAATCCTTATATTGCCGAAGATCATCTATACTGTCAATTCCTTCGACGTTATATTCCCCAGCTACATCCACGGGAACCAAACCTTTATCAACACTTCGACACCAGTTATTAAAATCGCGTGTCGTAATGTCAGATTTCGGAAGAGATGGATAAAACTGGTTACTAATGAGACTCGGACCTGGATAAAACTTCTCAGGTGAGCCGTCAGCCTTTGCGTATTCTAAATAGCTACGACAGAATTTGATTACAATCTGCCGAACCCGCTCAGCGGTAAGGCCGTGCGGTTGCGCGGCATCTTTCAAAGAGACGCCGTCTGCTACCATGAGTATCAAATTAAGATCGCGCTCTGTTGCTTCATGGAATTGCATGGTGATATCCGTTTTGTTGTTGGTTGTAAAAAGAGATCGGGGTAGCTCACTGTAGTAATATAGTCCTTCAATTTTCTAATACCCGATTGATTACGACGGCATAACACCCACCCGAAGGTGGGCATTAGGCGAATGAATGGGATGGACGTTATTGGGCTGCGGCAGTCTCGGTACAGAGTTGACGCAGGTACGCGATGATGCGTGGATCTTCTTCTTGTTTGATCGCGACTTCCAAGAGGTCGTCGAAATGATGCGGAGCATGGCTATTGAGATGGATCGGAATAAACGGCAAACCATTTTCATGATCTTGGGTGCGCATGTATTCCAGTTGTTCCGGGGTACGCCATCGGAAGATGTAGCGGTCTTCTGCCAGCGCTTGATGGCGCGCGTCGATCGCGGCGCAGATCCATTTGAGTAATTCCGGTGGCTGATTTTGATACACCGCATCGACATGGAGTGCGCTGAGCTGAGCCAAGGTAAAGCGTTTGCCATCAATCACCCGATGCCGGTACATCGTGCTGCACCAGCCGTCTTCCGGCAACGCTCGCTCGACCATCCATTGGATTTGATTCTGATGAGAAATCTGAGCAAACTGATAACGCATAAAGCTCCTTCTGGTTAGTCTCTTCAATCGGGCAGATCCCCCCAAGCTATTAGAGGCTCGCCTCCGTCTCGCCTAGGAGAGTGCCCCCCTCCCCCAATACATGTCTATTTTTCCCTACTTAACTTCGTCTCGCTGGAAGCGATCCTCGTTACCTTTTTTCTCCTCGCGCTGCTCGTCGGTTCATATAGCCAGGGTACTGAGTATTTTTTTATTTGAATAAATTCGAGGTGAATAACGCGCCCTGAAGGCGCTATAACCTTTTAAAAAAATTTGTACAGAAAACGCGCTCTCTAAGGAGCGCTTCTTCTCACAATAAGAAAGTATAAAACAGCAAAGCAAACCCTTAACAGGGGAATCGATCATGCCAATAGCGGAGCGTTTGGAAAATAACAAAGAAAATGTGAGTAAAGGGCGCCGTTGTCTTTTTATTAACATTTACATTTCCATCAGTGGACGAATAATAGCCATTATGTGAACGCATATTTCGTTAACCGAGTATGCCGATCATCGAACTTTTTACTCATGTGAAGGAACTCACAAATGTCGTCGAATCTGCGTACTCTGCTGGGCACCCGCCGTCGCCACCAACTGGCTTTCGAGGATTACGATCCCACCGCAACCCCGGTGACCCCGGCCACCGAAGACACCCTGGTCGTCATGAAAGGCCCGCTGGCCGATGTCTACTCCGAAGCACTGGCCAAGGTGTATGACAAGGAAGCCCCAATCGAAGATCCGAAAGAAGGCGATCCGGCTGCCCAACCGAAACCGGAAAGCGAAACCGGCTTCTCGGTCGACACCAGCAACCTGCAACCGGCTGAAGGCCAAACCGAAGAAACCGTGGAAGCGGCCATCGTGTCCGAAGTCGGCAACATCGTGCTCGAATCGCAAGCCATCGACGCCGCTGTCGCCGCTTCGATCGCCAGCGCTCTGGCCGATGAAGTCCCGGCCGATAACGACGGCTACGAGACGCTGTACGCGATCGACGAAACCCAAGTCACCCCGGCCGAAACCAAAAACGTCACCGAACTGCTGGCCGAAGCCGAGCATCCGGAAAACGTCACGGTGCTGATCGATGACGTCGTCCCGGACGCCGTGCTGGACCCGACTTCCCCGACCGTCACCGATACCAAGGACCTGACTGCGGCCCTGGAATCGATGGTCGTCGCCATGGGCGGCAAAGTCGTGCGTAACTTCGGCGACTTCGTCAAAGCCCGCGCGGCCCGTCAAGCCAAGTAATTCACACCTGTGTATAAACCCCGCTGGGATTTCCCAGTGGGGCTTTATGCAGTTTGAATGGACACAAGGCCACTCATTCTGTGTAACCTTTGTCCAATAAAGGAATGAACATGTCCTTACTTATTCGCAACGTCTTCGAGCAGCACTGTCCGGATGTTGTTGCCGATGCTTTTCTGGCGAAGAAGATCATCTCGTACGCTTTGGCCTGGGCCAGCAAAAATGACGAGCACGTCAAATTCTTCGGCGGTCATTTGACCGGGGTACAGATCGTGCGTTTCACCGACGCCGACCGCCTGGTATGGTTCGATGAGATTTTGCATGCCGATGAACATACGCTACAAGAAGCGCTGTACAAACTGCCGACTGTGCACCGGGATCACCAAGTCGCATCCGACGCGATGAACCTGTCCTGTGTCTGGTTGACCCATTTGCTCATTAACGCCTCTATTCCCGAGCAATTGCGCCACGATGCAATGATCTCGGTAATGTTGGTGATGCAGTATAAGTTCCTTACCAGCCGCCTGTATCGTCACTTCGTCTATCCTGCCGACAAAGCTGTGGCGGAAGCGACCTATGCATCGTTGTCGATGAAGTTCGACTTGAAACAAGAAGGGAGCTGGGGTGCGTATCTGCGTAAACGGGCTGAAGACATTCTCGACCCGCACACCCCGCGCTTTCAGCAATTCAAAAAGATGGGCGATGATCGGGAGATCGAAAAGATCGTCAACGATATCCAAACCCGGCTGCGGAAAACCCTGAAATTGATCGCCGGTATTCACTACCAAATCAATGCCTCAGGGAAGCGTATCATTGCGGTATCGCAAACCGTGGAACATGACGGTAAAGAAATCCTCAAGGACAAAACCAAATCCTTGGCGAACTACACCCGCTATATCCAATCGGTAATTCCCGATAAGACGAGCTTCTTGCGTGAAGAACTCCTAACAGTGGTGGAAGGGATGGTGCAAACCATGCCGCCGCATCTGTTCCGGGGGACACTGGAATGGTTGTCGGAAAACTTCCAAGGGCATGACGCCCATCGGCTGCAAGCGTTGGTCCAAGAAATCATGGTGCATTGCTTTGATTATCTGGCCCATAACACCGATTCGCTGAATAACCCGCATGATCTGCCCGGTTTGCTGGGACGCCTGCGTGGGGTGTACACCTCAGCCCGTTCGACCGATCCAGTCTTGATGACCATCCGGCACGATGTGGAAACGATGGTGCGTGAAGCGACGGGTACCCGCAATATCAGTCTGTTGCCCCCGATCCGAACTGGCGTGTTGTTGTACATTGTGCTGCGTAGTCTGGCCAAACGGCATTACGCAAGCGCTTAAGCATCATGTTAGGCGGGAGGAAACATCATGAAACGTGCTTGGAGGTTAGTGGTCGGAACAGCGCTGCTAATCTTTGAGCGCTGGCGGGGCCCACGGTGGGTAACAGAAACCCAAGAACCCGACCAAGCCCTCGGGTGTCTTCGGGGGTTCACGGTGCGTGGGTATGAGATTGCGATTTACTGCCATCGTAAAACATACCGCATCCATTACAAACATTGGTACATCCCCGATCGTTCCATTTTCACGTATAACGTATTTTCGGTGGTCAGTAACGATGCACCACTGGCGCTACGCAAAGCGTGTGAGTTGGATGTGGAATTACCAGCGATGGTGGCCATCAGTAGTTTCAACCATGAAATTCGACAAGCCCAAGTGTTAGCCTATCTGGACTTGCTCGATCAGCGTTTGTCGCATAACCCGCAACCGGCGTGGGCATAACTCCCGTTACCCGTGAGGGTAACGGGAGCGTATGACGTCAACGGAAAAACGTATTGCCTTGGTACCCCATCATCTTGCGATAGAAATCGTGATCGTTAACAGCTTCTGCTTCGTAATTGATCGAAGCTGTCTGTACCCGTTTCTTCTTGCGCTCTTTGATGTCCGCCAACAGCTGGTCGATACTGGTAAGGTCACCCTGCTGGTACACCATACCCTGAGCCACCACCCGCATGTGGTGTTCCAGTTTGGAGGCCAGATACGGATCACCGGTCTCTTCCAGCTGACGGCTCAGATCATCGAGTTGAGCACGCAGCGCACGTTGTTGTTCCAGCGCGAGATGCTCTTCGTAAGTCATCTGTTTACCATCATCGATTTGGGTCATGACGTCTTGGATTCCGTAGTACGTGATGTGTTTACCATACGACAAGAACCAATGACACAGCAACCACGCCACCACCATGTCGTCATGCTTACCGGCTTGGTGATCGACCCGACCGTTCTTTTGCACCAGACCCGCGATCTGGTTAATCAAGCGCTTGTCGTAGACTTTATCGGCGCTGCGCTTGGCGGCATTTTGCAGCGTGTTACCATACAGCTCACTGCGGGCAAAGCGGCCACTGGCGGCGGTGCAGAAACCGAACGCAGATTTGTTCAAGGTGTAAATACTGTCGTCACGCCGTGAGACTGGTGTGCGCAGCATCTCGAACCGATCCGGATAATCATCCTTATCTTGCACGATCGTGTTGAACATCCGTTTGTACGGGTCTTCGCCAAACGACGGCAAAATACTGAGGAGCATATCGCGCAGTGCTTCCCCGGTGGACTTGGTTTCTAACACCAAGGTCACGTTTTTGTTCTCAACTAGGTAGACTGCCAGCCAATGCCCAAACATCAGGATATTGGTTTCATTGATGGCGGCTGTTGCCACCACATCCAACGTTGCGGCATCCACCCAGACCAAGGCAATATCGTCATTGTTGTTGGCCGACGATGGATCGACCCCAAGCACGAGTTTGGCATGACTCATGTAGTTGGCCAGATTCTTCTCATCCACGTTCCAGCGGATCATGTACTTCTGATGCGTGAATACCTGGTCATACACGTAGTCATTCGCCGAGGCCACAATCCGTTTGAGCAGTTGGGGTGAGAGCGGGTGTGATTCGGTACCCGAGGTCCAAACGTTGAAATAGTCACGGTCTGCCGCGTCGCCGAATGATTTCGATTCGCGGATCTTTTCCCACAACCACGCATCAGTAAAACCAAGTTGGCGGTGACTCATGATGATCGCGATTTGGAAGTTACCGCCCGCGTTACGACGGACGAATTCTTCCAAGGCTTCCGCGTTGACCATATCGAACACATGTTCCGTCCACGGCATACTACCCAGGATATAGTTGTCGTAGATGAACTTACCTTCATCCGTATCCAGTTTACCGGCCGTCGTCGTGATGATGTTGCAGTACGGTGCTCCCGCGGCTTTGGCGCGATCGCGTACCGCGTTACCAGCCGACAGCATCGCAGGTAGCGAGATATGCACGTTACCGCAGAACGGACCTTCGTCGATATGGTTGATCGCCGAACCGAAACCACGACCGACGTTGTTCGCGTCTTTCTCGGACGAACGCGGCACGAAGGTCTTCATCTTGTTTTCCAAGAGGTTGACCGTGATCTCTTCCGTGTTATTCGCATCCGTGCGCTTGTTACGCAAATCGATGTAGTCCGGCAGAGTATCGAAGATCTTCTTGATGATGTCCACCGACTCTTTGCGCAGCTTTTCGTCTTTAGTCAACAAGTTGATCAGGGTACCTTCACACAGCACCGTGAGTAGATACACATCGAGTTCATACACCGTGTAGGATTTACCGGTCTGTCGCGGTTGGATCAGTGTCATCGTCACGTGGTTAAAGAAACACCACCACATCGCGATGTTACCACGATTGGCTTTCAGCGGAATCGGAGCTTGACCGGAACCTGCCGGGATGCGCGCCACTTCCCGGAAGTAATACCACGGATTGATCTTGCACTCAGCAACGATCATGTCCTTTTCTTCCTGCGTCAGATTCGGCGCATGCGGGTCGATGAACTCCAACAGCGGATTGATCAAGGCCAACAGAAACATGTGGTTCTTGATCCCCATGCTTTTGTAGAGCTTGGCCATATACACCCAGGATTCATTCCGGGTACTGAGATGCGGAATGGCTGTGGGATACAGCAACCAATCGGATTCATAGAGGATCATACTCCACCTCTTTCAGCATAGGTCAAAGGAAAACCTCTCCGCCACCTCGCGGCGGCAGAGAGGGAGACAATCGAGAGGATTACTGCTGCCAGCAGGGGATACCCGCAATCGACAACTGCAAATCGGTGTCCACGGTACGGATGAAGAACTTGATGTACACCGTCTCGTTGTTCTGGATCAGATGGCTCAGAGTCAAGACCTTGTTCCACTGACTCATCGGGTACGCCACTTCCCAACTCGTGGTCTTGATTGCGAAATGGGTTGGTACCGGCGGGCCGACTTCTTGGCCTTGGTCGGTGAGCGGGTAGGTCAGGTTGTACATCCGCGCCAACCAAGCGTTTACGTCGGTTTCACCACAGGTGATGTCCAACGTAACTTGATTCTGATCGATGATATTCAACTTGGCAAAGTTGTTTTCCCCGAACAGAATATCTTGGTTCAGTGCGAAACCAACCGCCCAGTTGGTGGTGCGAGCAGTGCCCGGTTGCCGCAACACGATATCGATGGTTTGCACGTGGATCAGCGCCAGGCCAGATGGATTGACATCCTTCAGGTTGAGCGACACCCCGAGCGTTTGTTTGATACCATAACCAAGCGGATCGAACGGACGCGAGTTGGCATTGATCGTGACGTACGGCGTAACCAATTGGCACATGCGCCGTTCCATGTCGTACAGCCACCATTCGAGACGGTAGCCCAGCACCGAGTTTTGCCAGACCGGGTAACCATACAACTTGGGCGAGTACATGCCTTCGTAGTTGGTGGTGATCCCGGTGTATTCACGTGTGATCGACCCGGCCACGCTGGTTTGCACCCCGAGTACCACTTCACCCGGCGCCAACTTGTAGTCGAGCACCAGATCGAACTGTTGCCCGGCGTAGGTCGAGACGAAGTTGTCCAAGCCGCGCAGCGAGAACTTGGTGTTGTTAACCGGATAGCGCTGTTTGCTGCCATCGCTGTACGATACCACCCCGATCAACGACAGACCATTCATGGTGATATTCACCGGGAAGGCCAGCACATTCGGGTCAGCCAGGGAGATGAACGGCGACTCCAGGCTGATGTTGGTGATGTATTTCACCGAGCTGTTGGCGGTCGGGACAAACTGGGTGTTTTCCACTAACACTTCGACTTTCGAGACTTGGTGGCCCGAGTCCGAATACACGATCACCGCGAGCTTGGTGTTGTCTTGCAGGTCTTCCGTGGTGTAGCAGGTCGGGAAGGCCTTGATGCTGCGGTTATTACCATCGACCGCGGCCAGCACCATCGGCACACTGGTGCCGATCAGTTCATTGGTCGGGCTGTAGACTTGGCTGATCGCTTTGGCTTGCCCCACCACATCGGTGCCGAGGAAGATCGTGAAGGTTTCCGCTTCCTCGGTGTAGCAATGCAAGCGCGCATCCAGGGTGATCGTGTGCGGCATCACATTCTTGTTGACGTACGCACGGAACGTATCCGAGATACCACCCGGACCCACCCCGAGAATCACGTCGATATTATCCAGTCGCTGGTTTTGCGCCAGCGGCGTGATCACTTTCAGACGCGGTACCAGTGTTGTCACATCGATCTCGGTAACTTGGTAGAACACCGAGGTATCCGTATCGACCACCCAGTCATCTACTTTCGGCACGTAACGATTGGCCCCTTGGCCACCCGTATAAATTTCTTTCAATGCCCAGATGGTCCAGCGACCAGCCGGGTCATACACCGGCACCACATTGTCGGTACCCGAAATACCGACGGTGCTCAAAACAGTATCTGTCATGGTTGCTCCATTACGCGGTCACGGTCACGAATTCGGACAGCGAGACAGCATTATTTAAGTAAAGCGACACGGCGCGCGCCAAGAAGCGGTATTCAAACAAACCGAGATGAGTTACGGTGTCTTTGTAATACGCTTGTACCATCACGTAGTTATCATCCACCTTGTGCGGATCGCGCGTCGGCTCAAAGGGCAACAACGATTCGTAATAGCTGCACATCGAGCGCACATCGTCATCGTTGTAGTGGCTGTACATGCGGCTGTCTACAAACACCTTGCTGGCCAGATCGTCGATCAAGGCCGAAACGAACGGGCTGTACACTGGATAGCGCTCGGTGATCGGGCTCGGTTCGGTGTAACTCGGCTGCGGTAGATGTGCGGTCAGATAATCGGAGACCCGTTGATCGGTTACCAACGCTTGGGCACGCAAGTCATACGTTTTCGCATTGGTGGTACCGCGCATCGGTACCACGATGTCGCGGATCACGTACGGTGAGCCATTCGGTACGCCCTCGACATTGATCCCGCTGTGATCTTCCGCGAAGGTCAGTTCGGTACGATCGAACACCCCGCCGCCAACAGCGATATGCAATACCTTGTCATTGCGCAAATCATAGCGCTGGTTATTCGACAGTACGCCATGACTGACAAAGCCACGATCTCCCAGCACCGCGCGGCTCAAGTCCGTATTGCAATGACCGCAGAAACGTACGGTAATGGCCTGGTTGGCCAAGTCCGGCTGGATGTATTTCTTGTTGATGATAACGACTTTGGGGAATTGCACCAAGTAATCGACCCCTTCCACCAACGCCTTGCCATTCAACCACAAATCCAGTTCCCCCATCTGAACTTGCATGATGGTATTTTGGAAACCGTTACCGCGGTCTTGGTCCGAGGTCAAGGTGAATTGCAGCACCCCGCTTTGGATCGGTACGTTGAGGTTGTAACACAGGAAATCCAAGTTACTGCGCACCATGGTGTACGTAGTGGTCGGATTTGTGAGCCAAGTCAGGTTGCCATTGGCATTCACGTACGCGCCACTGTCAGTCACATCGCGCCACAGGTTATCCGGCAACCCATTGACGATCGTGCAATTGTACATGCGGTAATCCAAATTGGCATCGAGCACCCCGGTGGCTTGGCCATACTTCTCATCCAACTGACGCCGCCCATACCCCGAGATGATCTGTACCAGTGATGTGGTCGGATTCCGCGTGGTCCACAATGCCCCGAGCGAATGTTGGTACCACCCCAGCAAATTACCGCGGAAATCGAATTCGAACACCGTCGAGCGATATTGCAGATTCGGTGGAATATTCACGATTCCCATGCCCGAGATATTCTTGACAAACTGCGGGGTCGGGGCTAACAGCTGCGACATCGAATTATACCCCAGCGCAGTCTGCACTAAACTGGCTGTGATGTCACGCGTGCTGGCACCCATGATCTTGGTGTAAGCAGAGGCTTCCAGATTCGCTGCTTGCCACTCGGGCACCGTCGCATCCAACCCGATCATGGCCTTGACGATCAAATCATCCGGCAGTGAATACAAATCCTTGATGCGGTTGGCCTCATTGAGCAATGGGCGGCTGTATCCGGATTTACGCAGATGCAGGCGCAATGTCAAGCTATTGATATCATCCCAGTCCGGGCGGGTGGCCAGATACGATTCCAGATACGGTACCGTGACGGCATAATCCGCATGGGTCACTTGCCGCACCGCATCCACTTGGTTGCGGTGGAAGTACAAGCCTTTGAACTGGTTATTCGCATTGGCTTGAAACACGAACACATCGACGTCATCTTGGTACGTGATCGTGGTCTTAAGCGACTGCGTCGGGTGCACCAGGTACTTGCGTTTGAGGTCGAGTGTGCTGTCAAACACGCTCAAGCTGCCGACCAAGATATCTTCAACCGCGTAAATCGAGCCATCGTACACGTATTCCACTACGTCATCCGGCGCCACCGTGAGCAAGTCGATACTGTTGACCAGATAACCATTCACGAAGGCATACACATGACCGTGTTGTTTGGCCGTCAAGTAACTGTTTTGCAGCGCCAGGATGTCATCGGTGTTTTGCATGACACCGCCGCGCACCAAAATAAAGTCGGTGGTCAAATCGCGCCGTACCGATCCGAAGTAGGCGTTGTGATACACACGCAGGTACAGATCTTCGGTATTATAGTTGATCTCGACTTTGTCGTTTTGCTGAACCGCGAGCACCAAGTCATTGTCTTCGCTGACCATGTACCAGGCCAAGATCCGGGGTGACTGGCGACCATTGGCAGTGTACAGATCGACAATGGTTTCTTCCGCCTCACACACTTGCGGTAAGTGCATCCACAGACCCCGTTTAGCCGGGATACTCAAGCCGAGTTGCTTCGGCGAGATCCCACCGATCTGATAGCAGTGAAACAACACCCCCGCCACCGGCAGCGTGTATTGACGCCACATCACATCGACCTTGGTATACACCCCACCATAGCGCGTGATCTTCGCGAGTTTGATGGTGGATTGTTGGTCTTGCGCGGGCGTGCACCAGATGTCTTGGATGGCTTGCTTAATTAAATAGTCAGCCATGATTGTCCTTCAAAGAAAAAACACATAGACACACCACCATCCAGACCGTTTTCACGATCCAGATGGTGGGAGGCGGTATTACAGACCGGCGGGCACTTCACGCGCGACCTTCTCGGCCGTTTCAGGCATGCTTGATTTCAGCAGACTCGCCAGGCGTTCCAGACCGTCTTTATACTGGTGACGCTCCACGATGCGTGACAACCCGACTTTCTTCAGCGCCAGATTGGTGGCCGCTTCATGTACCAGCGAGATCCAGGTCGGCGGATGCTCCATCGCCACCGCGGTCAGTTCGATTGCGTTGTCGCCGGCCCAGGTGCCGCCCATCAGGGTGATCAACACACCGTGGTTGAGGTTCTCCAACCGTACGTTGTTGAGAACCAACTTGAGCTTATTGCAGAAGTCTTCGATCGAACCGATGACTTGGGTTTGGTTATAAATGCGCATCACGTCGGTGACCGACACCTTGAGCGCATTGGCAATTCCAGCCACGTAACGGGCTTCGTTACCCTTGTCGAATTCGATTCCTTCGACATGATTGGATTGATAAAAGATGCCCGCGACGATCATCGTTTCGATCTTGGCCTTGGGGTCGAGCGCGTACTTGAACCCGATCGCTTCACCGAGCCAAGCCGCGAAGATACTCAGCGCGGTCGGGGTGATCGAGCGGAATGCCGTGGCGCCATTGGTGAGCCAGAGCGAAGTCAAGCCTGCGCGGTACATCAAGTTCTTATACAGGGTCGAGTTGGTCACCTTGAAGCGATTGGTGACCGCGTCGAAGCGACCCGCGGCACGCACATCCATCGCCAGAAACGGTTCGAGCTTGAGCTCGTTAGAGTGGCGCAGCGACGCCACGTCGTGCTTGGTGATGAGCAGCGGATGCTTGAAGGCTTTGACCTGGCCGCTTGCGCCAGTCGACATGTCCACATACGCCACGCCATCGGCACAGGCGAGATAATCGCGCAGTCGGGCTTCATGGATCGCGCTGACGATCGGTTGCACAACGAAATTCGCACAAGCCGTGGTTTGATAGGCTGTGTTGTAGATGGTCATTTTGACTGATCCTTATTACAGCGGGGCGACATCGTATGTTGAACCAACGTCGAGTCCGCTCAGGTTGTTTTAACAACACTGGAGCCTTTGCACTCATTACTCCAGTATTTTTTTACGATTCTATGATGCTGGGCATCGACTTCGAAACAATATACCGAAACCATACCATTCATTATTAGCGACAGGAACCTGACATAATGAACATCATCAATGCAACACCGATGTCGTATAACAACGGCATTCACGATGTGTCTGGTCGGAAGCTGGCTCCTCAATCTCTCGACCAGCCATCCCACCTGCCGAAATCGTTTATCTTTGCTCGCAAGGGTAAACCGGGCAAAAGTTACCTCGTGGTCGGTGACAGCCGTCCGGCGATTTTCGGCGCAGAAACATTCGACGAACTGAGCAAGTATTTCAACCACGCCACCGCTTTCAACAACGCGTTCAACAAGGCCGGTAACGCCTCGATGGTCGAACGTGTTCTGCCGCAAGACGCCACTGCACCGGCCGCTTTCCGCCTGTCGCTGGACCTGCTCGCTACCCAAGTGCAGGACTATGTGCGCAATGCTGACGGTACCTACCAGATCGATTCCCAAGGCAACAAAGTCCCGACCAACAGCAAGGTCGCGGGTTACCTGGGCAAGTGGGTGGTCGAGCCGATCAGCGAGATCAATGGCGTGCGCGACTTCGGTAACGGCACGGTCACCGTGGGTGACCAGGTCGACAGCGGTAACGCCACCCAATCGAGCCGCTATCCGTTCTTCGACTTCATGGTCAGCTCGGAAGGCGAATGGGGTAATGACAAAGGCATCGCGCTGTGGGCCCTGACCCAACTGACGAATGTCCAGATCGACAGCCGTCTGATCACCGATCAGAAAGCTTACCCGTTCCAACTGGCGGTGATGTCGCGTCCCGACGCCCTGACCACGCCGACCGCCGTGTCGACGCTGTCGGGTTCGACCTCGATCACGTTCTCGCTGAAACCGGGCCTGCGCGATCGTAACACCTCGGCACAGCTGTACCTGGGTGACATCTTCGTCCGCAACTGGCAAGACGTCTCGACCCCGGGCATGTCGCCGACCATCGGCGACTTCGACCAGATCAAAGTGTACGATGCCAACATCGCCACCGTACTCGGCAAGATCTACACGGCTGAACTGCCGGCGATCGATCAATTCTCCGACATCCTCGGTGAAGATGACGAGATCTACCGCATCAACCCGTTCACCGCCGTGTCGTCCTATGGTGCGCCGTACCACACCTTCCAACTGGTAACCGGTTCGGCCAACTCGGTGCGTCTGGCCCAATCGACCACGCTGTTCGCCCAAGGCGGAAGCGACGGTACGATGAATAACACCACATTCGCAGCCCTGGTGAAAGCCAAGATGCTGGAATACGGTGACCGCAACAGCCAGCGTCAAGACGCGGTCAACAACCCGGAAAACATGTTCTGGGATTCCGGCTTCCCGCTCGACACGAAGAAAGCGCTGGCCAACTTCATCGCGACGCGCAAGGACACCTATGTGATGGTCTCGACCCACCAGGTCGGCGGTCCGGATCTCTCGGATGACCAAGAACGTTCGGTGGCGATCACGCTGCTGTCGACGCTGCAAAACTTCCCGGAATCGGCTACGTACGCTACCCCGACGGTGCGTGCTTCGATCATCGGTGGTTCCGGTCATCTGCTCAACAGCAACTATACCGACACCATCCCGGCCTCGATCGACCGCGCGTATGCCTGGTCGCTCTACATGGGAGCCTCGAACGGCAAGTGGGTGTCGAAGTACAAGCCGGACGTCAGCCCGAACAACCAAGTCACGCTGCTGCGCGATCTGAACGTCACGTTCCGTCCCGCCAATGCACGCTACAAGGACTGGGATGCTGGCATGGTGTGGCCGGAGCCGTACTCGATGGACATGATGTACTTCCCGCAGTTCCAAACCGTGTACCCGGACGACACCTCGGTGCTCAACTCGGCTATCACCGCGTTTGCCTGCGCGCAGCTCACGTCGATCGGCGAAAAGGTCCACCGCGACTTCACGGGTCGTAGCGATCTGACCAAGGAACAACTGGTCGAGCGTATCAACGCAGCTTACATGGCAGCGGTGAAAGACAAGTTCGACAATCGCTTTACGATCATCGTGGACACTACGTTCACGGCGGACGACGATCTGCGTGGCTACAGCTGGACCACCACGGTCAAGCTCGGCGCTTCGCCGATGCGCAGCGTCCAGTCGCTGACGATCGAATCGTACCGCGCCGAAGACCTGGCCAACGCCGCCTAAGCTTTCCTGCATTGACCTCGGTAGCGTAGCTCACTCCTACGCTACTTCACTTAAAAGGGTATTTACATGACTACTCGTCCCAATGGTGCCATCCTGCAACCCGGCACAGCGTACGGACTGGGTGCCCAGGCACCCATGGTCGATCTGACCTATGGCGGTCAGATGGGTTGGGCACCGGACAATGCGGCTTGGGTGAATAACCAAGCGTACGTTCGTCGCCACCTCATTCCGATCCTGCTGGAAGCGCCGAAGCTGTTCCAGTTCTTCCCCAACCCCGACAAATACGTCGCCTGCCTGCGCGCCCTCATCGAGACACAATGGCTGAACGTCGAAGGTCTGAACCGCGGCCTGACCGCTGAGTTCGCCCAGAACCCGTATGGTGGTTCCGGCCAGACCCAGCAAGACCTGGTCAACATGAAGCGTGCCGAGTCCAAGCCGAAGCACACCTACCTGGAACGCTACGGTCGTCCGATCCAGCGCTTCATCGAAACCTGGATGCTGTACGCTGGTCTCGATCCGGACACCAAGTTCCCGATGGTGACCACGCTGCCCGCATTCCAAGCCGCCTACCAGTCGGGTCAAGTGACCGACAACCTGGGCGACATGACCACGGCCACGGTGCTGTACATCGAACCCGATCCGTACGGTCGCAAGGTCGAGCAAGCCTTCCTGTGCTTCAACATGTTCCCGGAAAGCACCGGCGACATCGTGGGTTCGGCGGACAAGACCCAGGACATGCAAACGCTAAACGTCGACATCCAGTTCACCGCTCTGCAGCAAGTCGGTTATGGCGTCGATGCGTTCGCGCAGCAGATCCTGAACGCCACCAGCTATGTCGGCGCCAACCCGATGATGCGTCAAGCCATGGTCGAGCAAATCGCTGCCGACGTCAAAGCCGCCCAAACCGGTTTCGACGCCAGCGTACAAGCCGTGGCACAGCGTCAAATCAACGTGTAATCCAACACGTCATACCGCCTCTCCTTCCCGCGTGGGGAGGAGAGGTCGTTATGCCGTCAAGGAATCACCAGAACGCGTTGTACGGGGTTTTATTCATGGGTTGGTAGAATCTAGCGTTTTGTTCGAGAGACCATCTCAAAACGCTTCTATCCAAAAGGAAACAAAAAAGAAAGAGGGCATACACCCCACCCCGACCCGAAGGCCGAGGTGGGGAGATGTCAACCGTGTTGCGTCGGACGGCCATGGCAAAATGTCACAGCCGATGAGAAGATCACGGTCTCCTCTAGGTACAGTTACCCATACCTACGAATACGTTACCCGATGGGGACCAGGAGACCCCGGGTTCTACTGGAGTGTTTCGAGTAACGTAATCCCGAAATGAGGTGGTTATGACTGGGAGGGATCATGGCTCACTTCCCATTCGGGATTTCTCACGCATGTCACGACAGCGACTCACAGGGCAGCGTGATGCCCCCAACCAAGCTCCCAGGCGACACAGCCACTGGCGACCTGTTTCACTCAGTTGATTTCCTTAGACGCGGTTACATGGCGACTCGACAAGGTGTGCCTGGTAAGCTGTTTGTCAAGTGGGCATGGGTAACCGCACCGTGTGGCGTTACGCCGTGGCAGTGGCGGGCGCGAACAGGTCGTAGGCGGCTTGCTTCTGGCGCTTGAACACTTTGTTCAGTTCGCCCGAACCGGAGTCCGAACCACCCATGACTGCCTTGCCGGACATGGCGCCGTACACGGTCTTCTTCGGGGCGACTTCGCCTTTCTGCGCGATGCCGGCGTTGCGCTCGACTTCGCGATCCCAGGTGAACTCGGTGTAGGAGCCGCCGACCATCGGGAAGCGGGCCGTGGTCGAGGTGATGGCACGGTCTTCGACAGCGGCGCTGCGCGACAGGTTGCCCCAGGCATCGGCGCTGGCGGCGATGAAGGCCTTGTCGTGGGCGCGCACGCGTTGCACGGTTTCCAGCGGCAGGTCGACCGGCAGGGTCTTCTCGTAGATGTTGTCGAGCGCTTCGCCGACGCCGCCTTTGCCGACTTTGGCCAGTTGTTCGATCTTGTCGGTCAGCTCCACGTGGGATGCGGCCGGCTTCAGTTTATCGTCAGACATGTTGATTTCCTTTTTGAAGTTTTTGAGGTGATGAAACAGAGGTGCTACAGAGGTGCTGTGGGAACAGCGTTAGGCGAACCGTTTCTTTGGTTGAGACGGTTTGCCGAAAGACTGGCGGGTGCTGCTGTTCGGACCACCGGCACTGAAGGTGCGCGGGGCGCTGTGCTGCGGACGGCCTTGATCGGAACGGAGGTGATCCGCAGTGCGAGTACGTTCATGACCGGGGCCGGCATGTGCGCGCAGGTTCGAGTCCGACCAGCGCGGTGGATTGAACGGTGTGTTGGATGGAGTCGGTGCCGATGGCTGTGCTTCCGCGATGCGGGCGCTCTTGAGGGCGACCGAGGTCAGCAGGCGCGCTTTGAACTTCGGTTGATTTTTCTCGACGGCTTTACGGATGTGATCCGCACCGAGGATAACCAGCAGTTTGCCGGCATGCTTGTAGACGACGGGCGACATGTCCTTGACGCTCAGGTCGAACGGTTTGGCGAACTCAGCGTCGATCTCGATGTCAGCGACGTCCACATCGATGAGGGGACAACTGCCAGCGCGGGAGACGACCAGCGCGAGGTTGTGTTTGTGACCATTGACTTCGATCACCGCATCTTTCAGTTCCGCGGCGAGAGTAACTGGATTACCCAATTGCAATTCCTTTACAGTTAAGGGGGTCTGCTGCTCTATAGCAGGAGGGAAGCGACTATTTTCTTACCGATCTTTTGCAACCTGTTAACACTACGGTTACTACTCAACTTAGTGATATAGTCGTATTTTGATTTAGCGCCATATCCTCCCTACCCCTTGCAGGGTAGGGAGGGATGGATTACCAGCGCAGCGAAGGACGACGCAGTGAATCTTGGTTCGGCAACGGGTAGCCGATGGCGTTGAACAAGGCTTCCGCCGAGATCACCATCGATTCGTTCGAGATACCGGCCGGGCGATGCTGGAGGATCGCGCTTTCCAGAAGACTGCGCGACATGTCCATCTCGTAGTTGCTTTCCAAGGCTGGCGAGAAGTACTTCTCCGCGACCGCTATGCCGGGTTCATTTACGCAGTCAAACGTGATGACTTCTTTCAGGGTGCGTTCTTCGATACCGAACTTCACGCGGTTATCGGTGAACGACCGGATCGAGAAGCACACATTCTCGTGCGGGTTCTGGAGTTGCTTTTCCAGCACATGCCCGAGTTCGCCACTGGGCTTGACCAGCGACATGATCGAGATCACCGACTTGCCCTCTTTGTCTTTGACCGAATCGTAATCCAGCCAAATCTTCATGTGTGTGCAGCAAGTTCGCTCTTCATAGATCGACAGGTTACGGCGCACGAACTCTTCATCGCGCAGCCGTTGTTCGGCCGCACTCAGCGCGCGGGGCGGCGGTTTCGGGTGGCCGAGTTCCCCACGCAGCGCGCCGCGTTGGATACGCCGTTGGAACGAGCCAGATTGGTTGGTGAGCAAATCCACCACTTCTTGCTTGGCCGTGTAGAAACTACCGGCCGAGTTAAAGACGTTCAAGGCACCGACCACCATCGGGTAGTACCCATTCTCGTCTTGTTTCAGTTGACCGACCTTGTTGACTCCAGTAAGGGAGGTGCACGCAAAGACAACGGAATTCAGATTCATGTTTCCCATATTCAGCTTTCTCTAAAAGGGAAATGTTATCAAGTTCGCAAAAGTGCCTCAAGTCGTTCGACGCGCTCCGTAGGACTGACGAGGGCTGAGATCATGCCGTCCTTGGCATAACTACCGGCCAGCTTATTCAGCGTGTTGGTAGCCGCGTATGCCACCGAGCGCAGGGGGATGAACACCGGCTTCTTGTCTGGATCGTTGGCGGCGACTTGACGGTAGTACTTGGTACGGTCGTCAGCATCACGGGCGATGATGGACACCATCAGTTCCGTGACTTCTTGCTGTTGACCGATATTCGCTCCGGCGTGTTCCTTGGCGGTATCGAACAGCATGCCCAAGTGTTCATACGACAGATACCACGGCACCCGACCTTTGGAAATGATCTCATCGTAGATGTTGTACACCAACGTGTCGATCTTCACCAAATCCAATTGCGGACACACGGTCGCTCCGGCATCGAAGGAAAACTCGTAGTATTCGTCGTCATCGTAGAGGACTTTGCTGGTCGAACTCGGCGTGATGTTCATCATCGCATTCGCGAGTGACACCCCGTAATACTGATCTTCAACGATGATGGCAAAGATCCCCACGATGCGGGTATTGATCCCGACGTAAGCCAAGCCGCGTTCAGCGAAACGAGCCGGTACCACAATCTTCACGGGCTTTTTTGCCACGAGGCGATTATCGCTCATTTCCACCAAATACGACTTGGCCCGGTCCGGGTCATGGATGTAGTGACGATGATCCATGACCTACCCGTTACACGCTTTCGACCACCAGCAGGGCAGCCACCCAGCTGGCGATGTATTCCAGCACGGCGACGGCGCCGGCTTCACGCGGCGACAGCTTCGGATTGCGCTTGGCTTCTTCATCCATGCGGGTCAGGATGAACTCGGCCGGCGACTGCGGGAACGAGCCACGGCACACCAGCTTCAGGCACATCTGGTGCAAGTCGTCCGCATCTTGCGCATTCATACCACGCAGCACTTCGCGGAACGCGTCCATTTCCTGCTTGATGGCATTGGCGCTCAGTACTTCACCGTCGGTATTGGGTTTACTGATGATGCTTTCGTACGCCAGCACCAGTTGCTCACGCAGGAAGTTCATCCGTGCCACGCTGTCACGCGCCGTGATCAGCGACGAATAGCGGTTCCAGGCAGCGGCGTATTTGTCCGCTTTGTCGGTGATCGCATCCACCGTGAACGCCAGTTCGTCCGACACCGCCATGCCGTACAGGATGTCGGTGTTGCCACCCTGTTTGAGCCATTCACGGTACACCGGCGGGAACACGCGGATCTCGTTGCCGATCACACTGCGCACCATGTTGCCATTCTTGATGGCGGCGTCGTTGTTTTCCATTTGGATTGACAGCAGATGTGCCGCTTGGGCCATCAGCCCCATCAACGAACCGCGGTACTCCTTCAGGCCGAGCGAGACGCCTTCCAACACCACGTCGTTTTCCAGCAGGTGATTGGCGATGCAATACACCAGCACCATGTTGACCACGGATTTGTCGATCCGGCCGAAGAAACCGCGCGTATCCTTGCCATTTTTGATGGTGAAGAAGTTGCGGTAGATCGATTGCAGCGTGGCTTCCGGCAGCGCTGCGGCCCACGGCAGCAGATCGGCATCGATCGATGCGATGCCGGTTTCAACATACTTCAGGATCTCGTCGGTGCCGAGGTCGGGACCATCGATCGACAGGGCCGGTTCAGCATTGTGGTAGTTGGCGTACTTGTCGACCATGCGGCGCAGGTTCGGACCATAGATCGCCGGGCAATCGGCTTCTTCGGTGATCTGTAGTTTCGACAGTTCCGACACCGGGGCATTGCCCAGACGCAGGGTGACCAGTTCCAGCAGTTCGCTCACCCGCGGCGCCACGATGTTGCGCGTAACGTACAGCGCTTTCTGCACCGCACTGGCGCTCAGGTTGACGAAGTCCGCCATCGCGTAGTTGTGGCGCGAGCTGTCGAAGATGCCTTCTTTGGCGTTCGCCGCTTGCTCGATGCGGAAGATATCCAGCGTGACTTTGCCGTCTTCGCCTTTGAACGCCATGTCGGACGTGATGTTCGACGATTCGACCAGGTGGTGCAGCGGCGAGCCACCCAGCGGTTTGACCACGACCCCGGCCGCATCGAATTGCTCGGCCAGTGCGATGGACTTGAAAATAGCTTGTGTGCTCAGCATTTATACGCTCCCGGTATGGATCGCCAGTTTCGATTGAATGTGGGCCAAGGCGATATCGCGGACCACATCGGTCGTCAGTTCATTGCCATCGACCATGTCAGCCACGTCGTTGCCGAGCACTTCTTTGGCAATCCCGGCCGTCAGCTCCGCCGCGTTGGCGAGCGTCACCACCGTTTGCAGTGATGCAATGTTTTTCATGTTAGTCCTTTGATTCTAAAAAGAGAGCCCCTAGGAGCCCGCAGGCCCCTAGGGAATTACGACTCGTAAGCGGCTAACGCCTCTTGACCGACCAGATCCGACAAGACACTGTACATGCCGATGATGTATGGGGAATGCACGATACGGTTATCGATACTGGTGGAACCGAAGACTGCATCAATCAGTTCTCCCTTCTCAGTTTTGTACTCCGCCGTCGACTTCTTACCCACCACCGTTTTCATCTGGTTGGCAAACACGCCTTTGTCACCCTCACCCATGTGCACGTCCGAGGTGATATATACCCGAATACACATGTGTTCGAATTGCAGCGGTTCACCTTCCACTCGGAATGCTTCGTCCACGCTACCGGTCAGCACGCGACGGTTGGTCGAACTCAACCGGGCCGCCAAGTCCTTATCGCTGGCGTCGGCGATTTTCCGCAGCGAGTCCGACATGTCTTCTTTCTCGCCATGGTAATACACCTCGATCCGCTCAACCACCCCTTTCACTTTCGCTTGCGGCGCATAGTTACTCAGCAGTTTCAGAGTATTCAGCGATTCGTCGTTAAACAAATTGGCTTGGCTGGTGACAGCGTCCTCGATTATGCATAAAATATCCTCGCTACCAATGGCTTGGCCGGGCTTGACCTTCATCGTGACCGACTGATCAAACGTCACCACGATGTCGGAAAACTTGGCCACTTTTGTCACCAGTTTCTCAGCCAGACGCGCCGAGATGGCCGAGGAGTCTTCGAGGGTCTCAGGCACTTCCATCAGCACCGTCTTCACCAGCAGACCGGCTTTCCACACCACGTTGTCAGGATTGAGCAGATCTGGCTCGAAGAACCCGGTGTTGTACGTCAGGATTTGACCTTGTTTAAAGTCTTGGCCTGGCTTGACATTGGCCACCACCGAGTGCGGGATAGTCAGGCCAGCGGCATTACCGAACCGTCGACCGATCTCATACCCTTGCTTCTTACCGTCAGTGTATTGCACCACGATCCCCGTCGGGGCCACCGACACCACCTTGCCATCTTGCCGTGCCGAGACCGCGAACATATCACCGGTACGGTGCGCGATGACTTGTTCGTACCCCGTACGTACCGGTAGCTGGTGGTAACCGTTACACGCCACCGTGTGTGAATGCTGAATGCCAACAAAATTTGCGCGCTTGGGCCTTTGGTCTTCAGGTAGGTCGTTAAGCTACCCCGCACCATTACGTGCCTAGCTCCAGAGTTTTCCTCTGGACGTTGAGACTATATCTTCACCCTCTCCCATGGAGGTGGGGTGCTTCCCATTTCGAGGCCACTTGGTCCCCTATGGACATTTGTCCTAGTCGTTGAAGTTTATCCGTGGCCGCGTTGCGGCTTTAGGATCTTACCTGCTAAAGAGAGTCTTCGACTCTACGGTTCCGCAATCCGCTCCGTTTTCAAACCATCACGAATGATCTTTCGATCTGCGTTGTGGTGGAGCAGCTCTCAGTCGGTTCCAGCAGTTAGAGAAGATTCAGTTAAGCATTCCGGCTTAACTGGACCCCAGTTGATCATCCCGGTCAGAACCGGGAGCGAGCAATACAGCAGTTGACAGCAGCGGTGCGCTACCCATCGTTTCTTTGTTATAGCGGCGTGTCACCCCGCGCAGCGACGTGAACTGCGGGTCGGCGCTGGTGTAGGTGTTAATCGCCACATCCGAACTGTCGACGGTGTCGGTCGAAATCAAACCCATGTCGTTCTTGTGGTACGTCCGGGTTTCTTTCGTCATGGTGCGGCTATTGCGACCACCGGTGCCGTTATACGTCACCGCTTCCTGTTCCTTCAGATTCTGGATCGGGTTGATCTCATTGGTCTGGGCTTTGGAAGCATCGGTCTGAATCGCCGTAAACACCGCAAACGGGTCCATGTTCAGTGGTGAACGCGATTTACCGGCACTGGCGTTGTGACGACGAATCGCCGTGACCATTTCCGAGTACACTGCTCCGGCCATCCGCTCATAACCCCGCAAGCGCATGTAGGCACCATCGAATTCATCCGGATGGTCATCGCGCACCAGCATGGTGCCGGCTCGGATCAACAATGCGCGCATGTCGGTGGGTTCATTCATCTCCACCAGAATATCGTGCGTGATCGGGTCGATGAACATTTGGTAGAACAAGTCCATCTCACGGATGTAACGTACCCCCAATCCATCGGCTTCCAGCACGTTCAGGTACACCTCTTTGTTATTAAACAGGTGTACATTGTAACGGCGGATGTGACGGTGGTATTCGTTAAAGCCACCCAAGAACAGTCCGGTGAGGTGATCGTTCTTATCAAAGATGATGGTCTCATCGTTGAACATCACCGGCTCTTCATTTAGACCCAGATCGAGACGGGTCCCTGCTGGGACACGGCGTACCTTGGACTTGAGCAGCGCCAGCATCGGTTCCAACCCCATCTCGTAGGCCAGAATCACCCCGACCGGAATCGATGCACCGCCGAGTTTCATCACCGCCACATCGACTGGCGCTTTCCGCCGATCCAACCCCACCAGTTCCTCAAACGACGGGAATTGGTACACGGCTGGTTCCCCCGTACGGCTGGGGCCGACGATCGCCACGGTCGAGGATTTACCGATCAACACATAGTGCGTGCCCATGGTCGACTTACCAGCAATGATGGCGCCGTTCTGTTCGTACTTGGCCAGCGCCTCTTTGCCAAACAGCTCTTCCCGTTTGGTGTGATCGAACGACATGTTGAATGTCAGTTGACCGAGATCACGCGGATAAGCTTGTGGTGTCAGGGTAAAGCTGTTGAAGGCCGACGCGATCACCGAATACACCCGCGGCACGCTGACTTCGCTGTCCGACATATCGCCGGTGTGACCGTTGGTGATGGTTGGATCGGCATCGTCCAGCATCTTGGCCATCAGCCCGTTGGTCAACCACATGGCGTAGTTGTTGACTTTCTTTTCACTGCGACGGATGAAGGCTTTGCCGTAATAGCTCGTGAGTGCCACGGTATCCGGAGCGGTTTTACGGATCGGCAGATCGATCCGCTGTTTGCGCAGTGAGTACGACACGCCGTTGGCCAGGTACGTGCCATCTTCGCCCACTACCGGCAGTTTGAAGCGCACAGTCGAAGCCGTACCATCCGTCGGCAACAGACGCACCGTGTAGATGTTGTACGCCCCCATCAGGTCTTCCACTGGCTCCACGTGATACTCAGTAACGCCATATCCGGCTTGGGCGAAACACATCACCATCGAGGCCACATCGCGTTGCATCACTTCGCTGGTATAACGCCGATCGAAATCGAGCAGTGAGGACTTCAGCATCGACTTGTCCGGCACCGTAGGGATATCCGGAATCGCCGTGGATTCATTGACTTTGAGCGTCTCCGGAGGAATCGTGATGTATTCCGCCACCGTCATCTTCGGATCGGGGGAAGGCATGGTCTTGTAAGCACTCGCCACCCGTTCGTAGTTACGATACTGCGCCGCCGTAATCGCCCCCGACAACATCCGGGCCTTGGCCACGCGCAACAGAGCTTCATCATGCGGTAAGCGCTTCAGGGGCGGGATCTCGGCTTCCACCAGTTGCGGGGTGTCGATCGCGGCTTGACGCTTTTCCAGCAGACTTTGTTCGGTCGCGGTATCGTCTACCGGCTCTGGCGTCAAAACCTTTTCCATCTCGGCCAATTCGGCATTGATGGTTTCGTCCAACTTCTCATCCACATGCACCGTATCGGCCGTGTCATCCGGTTTATCGTCCACTGGGCTACCCAGTTCTGCCTTCAGGGTCGCCGTCGGGACCTTAGCGATACCCGTGGTCGGATCCACCACCGCCGGACCATTGCCGACCTTGGTGACGCTGGCCAATTCTTTCTTGAGGTCTTCCCGATCGTCCGCATCGAAAACTTGTTTCTCATGGGCATCGAGCTGATCGACTGGCGCTGCCGAGCGCAGCTGCGTGACCGACATGAAGAAACGCAGAATACGATTCTGGAAACGCGGGGGGTCGATCAGGTTCGGTTTGACGACTTCGTTCGGGAATAGTTCATCTTGGGTCGGTTTGCGCCAGGCGTCCAACATCCCGAGATTGACCGTGGTCCATTGTCCTGATTCCAGGAACACCAGGTTAATCCGCGACAGGTATTGGCGCGGCACTAAACCCAACATGGATTGTTTGCGGTTAGCGCCGAACCATTTCCACACTTCGCCCAAGAACAGATGTTCATTGGAGAAGAACATGCGCATCAGACGCTGCACTGGTTTGCGGGGATCCATCGCTTCGTACTGTTGCAAGATCGAGCGCGGTGGCAAGACTTGCGGCAGATGCATCACCACAAATTGCGGCCGGTCCGTGATTTGGGCCAGACGGGCGATCTCGGTCCATTGGGTGCGTTCGATGTTGTACCATTCCAGATACTGGTTCATCGGGCCACGCGGGTAACGCACCAGGTGCGGCAGCATGCCGTAGTTATACACCAGCAGGCTGCTGGCGTCCGCCAACACTCGATCATCGACCGCATTACGGAAACGGCGATAGTGTTGGTGGTACTGCCGAATCACCGTGCCCGGTTGCACTGCTTGTTTGGTGGGTGTACCCAGAATCCCCGGAGCCATGTTCAACACGTGATGCACCCAGATGTTGCGGGCCTGGGCTTTTTGCAAGACCTTGTCATCTTTCATGATGGCGGCTGAAAAGCCTTGCAACACCACATCCGAATCCGACGGACCGTACGCGGTTGGGCTCAAGTGAGCCATGTGCACAATGGCGCGCCGGGGCAGTTGAAACCGTTCCAGACGCCCGAACTTCGGCGTCATCAGTTGTTCAACGCGGCGCAAGCCATAGGTGCGATAAAAGACATTAAAATCGAGCAGCATAAAGCTCAATCTCCAGTGAGGTTATGGAGCACCAGTTCCACGGTGTGCACCGAGGTGCTGGAAATAAAACGACCATCGGTCCCGACATACGCGCGGCGTTTGGTGAAGTACTCTGCCACTTCGGCACGGGCTTCGTCCGAGTACGCGATATTACAGTTCATCATGTCGCCATCGAAGTCACCACCGAGTTTCGCCAGGCGAGTCGGGTGTGGGGACATTGACTTCATGTACGGACCCGGAATCGGGAATTCCAAGGCGATATGGCTATCGTCCATCGGGGCCCAGTTACGGTCCAATTCACGGCGCCGTTCCGCCACCGTGGTGGTACGGACATACAGATTGGTGGGATAAATCGACCCCACCCCCGTGATCGGATAACGGGCGACGGAGGCCGGGTAAGTATTCCAGACACGGTAACCCGACAGATAGATCAATTCGCAGAACGTGAGCGGATACACGTCTTCGCGTTTCCGGCTGGGCGGCAACTCATCGATGTCATTGAAAATCTTGAAGGTGCCATCCGGGCCTTTATAAATCAAGCCCAAATAATGCCCTTCGATTTCCATCGGCAGATCCCGCAATGACTCTTCCCGGAATGCATTGATGACTTTCTCCAACCCTTCGTTGGTTTGGAAGCGATCGTAGTATTCGTTCTTGAGCGGAATGGCTTTGCGCTTGAGGGTCTTCTTGTCGACCAGATACGCTGGTTGGCTGATATCCGGGAACACTTCTTTGAGCCAGCCATGCTTGAGTTGATACAGGGTGATGGGCAACATTCCTTTGATCAGTTGAAATAAACCCACCGCGGTGTCATTAAAGCCCGCACTACCGTGCTCACCCAAATATTGGGTTTCCACAGGTAGGGCGGTGATCACGTTACCGGTGCCGTTCATCACACGACGGCTGGCCCATTTTCCTTGGATCAGTTTGTTCTTACCGTAGATCAGCCGTTCAAACAGTTCGTAGATTTGCACGAACGTAGTTTGCAGCTTAAAGCGTGCCCGGTCGATCAGTTCCGGATTGGAGCGAATCGCGATATCCGACAAGGTGTTGGCCACCGCCAGCAGTTGACGGTACATCGGGTTGATCTCGTCTTCGCGAGGACGACCATCGGCACCGATCTCGACATCGCGTAAACCCGCTGGCAACACCAGCACTTTACTGGTCATGGCCACGGCTTTGTACTTCTCGATCAAACGAATCGCCAGATCCCGTTTGTCCGAATTGGTTTTCGAAAAATCGATTTGGTCCCAATACTGACTGAAGTAATGGTAACCGGTTTCGCCATTGACCGCGTCTGAACGTTCGAAATCCTTTTTCTCCGGATTCCACAACGCGTATTCGTTGCCGGACATAATCCCGCCATACAGGCGCTTGAGCGAAATCAGGGTATTATAAATGATCGGGTGAAATACCCCGACTTTGATATCGATGTAGGCATAGCGGCGGCACCGCACATCGTCACCGACCCGACCGAAGATTCGAGTCGAGAATAACCCCTCAGGATGAAAGTTGTGGGTGATACCATCGTACATCGCCAACGAGGTAATGGGAAACAGCCCTGCCAGCTTGGCAGGAGTTAACGCCAAAATCTGGACGTTGAAGGGGACCATCGATTTTTGCATAAGGAATCCCGGAAAGCTAAAAGTATGACACCTCGGGTAGAGGATAGACTATATACAGGAGTAGAACGGTATGGCCAAGCAATCGAATAACGAAAGGCTGGACCTGGATTCGTACGACTTCGGGGATGAATTCAATTTTGATGAGTTCAGTCTGGAACCAAAGCCGGTCAAAACCAAACGAGAAGCCATTGAGCGTATTGGCGAAGGGGTCTGGGAAGGTACCAAAGATACGGTAAAATCACCGAGTTTCTTCCGTGAATTTATCAAGAAAGCCTTGCCACGTGGCTATGGTGACATGGTCGATTTGCTCGACCAAGGGGCCTCGTCCGTCCGTGAGCTATACAATGAAGGCGAAAAGGAAGCCAAGCCTTTGCTCCGTGATGTGAGCCGCGCCATCGATAAAATGATGCCGGCCAGCAGTAAATATCTGCCGAAGTCAGCGGAGAAGCTACTGAAGGATTTTGCCGACCGTAACCGCGAGCAAACCCAAGCTGGGGTCGGTGCCAACAGTGCGACTGATCTGGCCGTGGCTGCGATGCTGGCCGACACCTTCCGTTACGGTGCCAAAGAAGATACCCGCCGGGAAGCCAAACAAGACGCCCGCGAAACTATCCGCGACGCAGTCGAGAATGACCGCTTCAATTCGAACATCGCTCAACTTGACGGAATCCGTAAGTCGGTGGTGTCGATGGCGGCGTACCAGCGTCGGGTCGAATTCGGTTACCACAAGAAATCGCTGGAACTGCAAGCGCGGCAATACTTCGTCAACGTTGAGATGCTCAACGAGATGAAGCGCAGTAATCTGCGCACCGGGGAAATGCTCTCGGGGATCTTGCACAACACCGCATTGCCGGATGTGGTTAAACTCAAGACCAGCGAAAAGTTCAAAGACATGCTGCGCAACAAGCTGATGGCAGGCTTGCAAGACGGTATCTTTGGGCAGCGGAATAACTTCGTCCAGAATCTGGGTAAAGCCTTTCGGGAACAAGCGCTGGGGAGTTTGCAGCACTTCATCGGTGGCGCTCGCGACGGCATTACTGGCGCTGAGATGGCATCCGATTCGATGGCCATGGCTCAAGACATGGGGATGGATAAGTTCCGCATGGCGGGGAATGTGGTGGGCGGGGAAGGTGCCAAGTGGCTGGGGAAACTGGCTGCAACCCGTCTGGGGAAACGCATCTCGGAATCGACCAGCCGGCACACCCAATCGCTGCGTCGCTTTGGCAACCGTCTGCAGCACGGCGTGGAGAATGCACCGCAGATTGCGACCGATTGGTCGAATACCGCCAGCGATGCTTCATCGTCGATCGACCAGTTTCTGGAAAACCGGTTCGGCGAACGGCTGTCGGATAACAAGCGCCGCTTCTTGAGTAACCTCTTGGGTGGGGTTGGTGATCCGCTGATGGACTTGGCCAAAGGAACGATCCGTCGGACCAACAGCCGCGCGACCCAAGTTAAAGAAGGTGGGGTGGGGGATCTGTACACGCCTGCAGTCTTTAACAACCAAGCCCACAAGTCGCTGGTCGAAGTGATCCCGGGGTATTTGGCTCGCATCTATCAAGAATTGCAAATCCAACGCACGGGCGATACGTCGATCGACCTGGCCCAGTATGACTACGCCAGCGGGCGATTCTCAACCACCCGGGCAGTGCGCCAAGCCACCTTCCATCGGTTGTTTGATGAGTCGTCGCGTAATGGCGTGAAATACGAACGCGAGCGGTTGCTGGAGTTGGTCGATCCACGCGGTGAACTCACGCCGGAACAACGCAAAGAATTGGCGGATCGCTTGATGCAGGATAACCTGCGTGGACGGGCCGGCTATGAAACCGGGCGGATCAGTAACTACACCCGGGCTGGCAGCTTCGGTGAATCGCGCCATGGCGACAAATTCGCGGAACTCTTTAAACGCCTGGCAGAGAAAGACAAAACCACGGAAGGTGCCACCAACGTCGACTTCGCGGCGCGTTTCCGTGGCGTGGGACGTTCGGCAGCCAATCGTGAGAATGAGATCCAGCAACTGTTGGAAGTTTATCCACGTGATCTGCTCGAAGACATGGGGTTGTTAAAGCCAGGTTCAAGCCAAATCGACACGGCCAAGATCAATGCCTATTTCGGTGGTGACGTGTATACCGCCAACGGCGTGCCCGGTTTGGCAGGTGCCGGTCGACGTCGAATTCGTCAGGGCGGTGCGAATACCCGTCTGACCCACGCTGAATCCGCGCCGATCACTTCCATGGCGGATGAAGTCAAGCGTTTGATTGAAATCATCGAACTGCAGAACACCAAACCTCTGGTCTCAGATATCAAAGAGATCTTGCTGGCGATGCAAGCGGATCTGCATCACCCGGGAGGTGCGGGTCCATCGACCCTGGATCGCGTCATCGATGGAGTGGGCTCGGCTACCCGCGCAACCGCACAAGCCGCGCAGCGCACTGGACGTCAGTTCATGAACCAGAATCAGCGTCGTGTTGCGGCGCTGGTCGAACAAGCCAAACGCCGCGCACGCCGTGCCCAACGTCGGGCGACCGTCGGCGCAGGGCGTTTGCAACAACGCTATCAACCACAACTCGATGCTGTGCGCGATATGTGGGATCATCGTGATGAAGGGTTGAGTCACCTCGGCGGGATGTTGCGTAATCGTTGGGACCAATGGCGCGGGTATGCTGAAGAGGCTTATGACCATTTGCACGGCGATGAGTTCCGTGACCAAGTGCGTCAAGCCCGTACCCGGGCTGGCAACGCCATGCGCAATGCGCAGACCCAAGCCCGGGGTGTGGGTGAGCAGCTGTTACGGAATGTCCAAGGTCAAAGCGAAGCATTGCGACAAGCGGCTGCCGCAGGTCGAGAAAAGAATGTTTTCACGGAGATCAAAGAGATTCTGCTGGCCATCCGCGACCGCCTGGAAGATGGGATCATCACCACGGGTGGGGTTCCGCCTGAAGGCGTCCTGCGTCGTGCCGGTGGCGCCACCCGTCGTGGGTTGTCGCGTCTGAACATGCGCTTGACCGATTTGGTCAAAGGAGGTTTCGGTCTGGTATCCGGTACCGCTCGTCTGGGTGGTCGGGTGGTCAATGGGTTGGTCGGCGGCAGTGCCCGACTGGGTTGGGGACTGGCCAAGGGTACTGCTGGTCTGGCGGGTGACGCGGTGGGGTTTGCCGTGTCGTCACAATACCGCCGCGCCCGTGGCTTCGTGGATATCTACGTGGGCAATGAACGCAAGCCGCGTTTGTATGGTCGCATGCTGCAAGAAGGCAATGTCTATTTTGACAAAGAGTCGGGTAAACCGATCCGCCGTCTGAAAGACATTGTCGGCGATGTGGTGCGTCATACGGCCGAGGGTGAGCAACTCATTATGTCCGCCGAGGAAATCGAGCACGCCTGGCAAAAGATCGGTCCGGTCAAGAAAACCTTGAAGGCACTCGGGGTGACCGCTAAATCCGCCTACGGCATCGGCAAGAAGATTTTCGGCGTGGCCATGGATGGCGTACCACCGGTATTCCGGATGGCCATGTGGGGTGCCAAGAAAGCCTGGGGTCTGCTCGACATGGCCCAAGACATCTTCGTGCGTGATCGTCTCGATAGTCCAGCGATGACAGCAAGGCTGATGCGGGCCGGGTCGTACTACTCGGCCACTTCCTGGAAAGTCATCAAACGGCCTTCGCAAATCGATGGCCCGGTGTTGATTGGTGAAGGGGATCAAGCTGAAACTGTGCTGACCCACGATGATCTGCGCAAAGGGTTGGTGGACAAGAACGGCAAAACCATCCGCACCGGTTTGTCGAAACTGCTCTTTACGGCCACTGCCGGGATTCGCAAGGTGACTGGGTTGGCATGGCGGGTGGGCAAGCAAGTCAATGCGGCTGCCGTCGGACTGGTGAAGAACGGGATCAAGCTGGGCAAAGCCGCGGTGAAAACTGGGGTGAATACCATCGGCGGGGCCTTTGATCTGCTGCGCGGTAAAAACCCATTTGCTCAAAAGACTTCGACTGAAGTGTTGGCGGCTTCCGCCCACATTCAGCTGGAGCAAAACTCGTTCTTGAAAGAGATTCGAGATTTGCTGCGCGAGCGTTTGCCCAAGCCGAAGGAACACAGCGACTGGGACAGCAACGGGGATGGAATCCGTGACGGTAGTTACGAAGACCAGTTGCGCCAGAAAGCTGAAGCGGAAGGCGCACAGGCACCTATGGCTAAAGGACCCGGCGTTGGTGCGCGAATCAAGAATGGGGCTAAAGCCTTGTGGGGTAAGCTACGCGGTAAGAAAGATGAGGACGGTGAGGAAGGCGGTGACATCAACGTGACGGCGGGTGGCGGAAATACTGGGGAAACTCGGGATGAACGCCGCAAGCGCCGCATGGCCCGTCGCCCTGGCGGTAGCTGGGCGACCTCGAAAGGCTGGAAAGGTAAGGGTAAGTTCTTGCTGGGCAAGGCCGGTGGATTGCTGAAGGGTGTTGGTAAATTCGGCCTGGGTTTACTCGGTCTGGGTGAACTCGGTTTGGGCGGGGTATTGGCCGGCGCTGGCGGCATGTTGGCCAGTGGCGCTGCTGCGGTTGGAGGTGCCTTGGCCACAGCTGGTACAGCCATCGCGGGGGTATTGTCAGCACCAGTGTTGCTGGGTGCCGCTGCGGTGGCCGGGGTAGCCGCTGGGGCGTATTTCGGGTATAAGTACTTGACCCGCAAAAAGCTCGGGTTGCTCTCGCGTGTTCGTTACGTGCAGTATGGTTTCGCACCACAAGACACTGACCACCTGGCAGCAGTCTTTGGGTTGGAAGACAAACTCAAAGACGCCATCATCTACGGCAAAGACGAAGCCAAACTCGATCCGAAGCGTTGTGATCCGATGACGCTCTTCAAAGACTTCGATGTCAGCCAAGACGACAAGACGGCCATGGAGAATTGGATCCACTGGTTTAGTGTACGCTTCAAACCCATCTTCTTGACCCATGCAGCAGGCCTCAAAGCCGTGGCGGGGGACAAATGGCTGAGTGATGTGGACGGTCTGGAACCTGCTGTGGCGTTGCAATACTTGAACGCGGTGCGTTGTCCGGATGGTGCTTATAACGACGGCACTTCACCATTCAAAGATCTCGATACCCTGAAGATGGGGGCTGGGGATGTGCAAGCGATCATCCAGCTGGCCGAGCGTGAACTCAAACGCAAAGCGCCCGATGCGCAAGCAGCGGGTGTGGTGGCAGCCGGCGCTGTCGGTGCCACTGCCGTAGCAAAAGCGGGTGAGGTCGCCGTGGGCTCAACCACCCCAGGTGGGGTCTCGGCTAAAGCCTTGGCGCAAGCGGGTTTGGCGACCTCCGTCCAACCAGCCAAAGGTGCGCAAGTCATGGCTTCGGGCTCGTCGGTGGTGTTGGAATCGCTCGGCGTCAACAAACTCGATGGCGTGGACGTGGTGCGGTTTAAGGCGTATGGCTTGGTGAAGATGGAACTCGATAAGGTGCGCGCCCTGCAAGCCTTGGAGAAAGCCTTGACACCCAAGCTGTCCTACGTCAAAAACGTCGCGACATGGTCGGGCTCGGTCGAGCAACAAGTGCTGGTGTCGGGAGCGGCTTTTGGGGTGGATACCTCGAACGATGCCATGACGGCCAATTGGATCAGCTGGTTTAACCAACGGTTCTTGCCGGTCTTCTTGAACTACGCCAGCTTGATGAAGGCCCAGACTGGTAAGGATGATCCGGTGGAAGGCAAGAGCTTACTGAAAGCCGCGCAGGCGGTTGATGTGGCCACGGCTTTGTACACCACCAGCACCAACGGTGGCAGCATCTGGAACGTCAGTGTCTCGCCCTGGGAAGGGTATGCGCTGAATACCGATGTGCGCTCGACAGATGGCAATCTGCAAGGCTTGAAGGACATGGCCAAAGCAGTGATCCTGACGGAGCCCGGCGGTAAAGGGGCGAACCAACCGACGGCAGGCAAGAGTACGGCCAACAGCCAAACCACGCCAGCAGTAACACCGTCGACGGGGGTCTGGGGTAGCATCAAAGACTTCTGGAAATCCACCAGCAACGCCGTTCAAGCGGCGGTCGGTAGCAACGCTACTGTGGCGACCGGTCAAGTCGTGACCAACCCGAACAGCATGAACGGGAATGGCATGGCGGGTGGGCGGGAAATGAACCAACCTGGTCGCGGGACTGGCGGTGATATCAATGCCATCCCGAAACCACAGGGCAACAAGAGTTGGGCAGCCCTGAAGGATACGATTCTGGCGGCAGCCAAGATGGTGGGGGTGGATGGGAAACTCATGGCTGCGATGGCGGCAGTGGAGTCCGGGTTTGATTACTCGGTCAAAGCAGCCAAAACCTCGGCCACGGGTCTGTACCAGTTTGTGGCGAATACCTGGAATTGGATGCTGAAGAAATATGGCGCCAAGTACGGGATCGCCCCAGGCACCCCCGCCACCGATCCGCGCGCGAATGCGCTGATGGGCGCGGAATACCTGAAGGAGAGTGTGAATGCATTGGAAGGCAAGATCGGTCGACCACTCACCGATACTGACATCTACTTCTCACACTTCTTAGGACCGGCTGGCGCGAAGAAGTTCTTGACCGCTGACCCGAATGCCCTGGGCGCCATGATCTTGCCGGAAGCCGCCGCGGCCAACCGCTCAATCTTCTATAGCCGTAACGGTGGACCATTGACCGTGGGACAAATCTACCAGTTGGTGAACAGCCGACTGCAAAATAAATCCCAAGGGTTGTCGATCGATGGCGGCGAAGCGACGGTTGCCACCCAAGCTACCGAAGCCCCTCCGGCTACGGCGAAGAAAGATGACGGGAAAGCCACGGCGCCGAAACCGGCGTTCGGGTTGGGGATGCCGGGCTTGCCTGGTAATTCACCGAGTCCGACGACCGCACAGGCACCGGCTCCGGTATCCTCGACATCGACCCAGGTTCCAGTGGCACCAAGTGCTCCTGCTATCAACCCAATGCTGGGTGGGGGCTTCATGCCACCGACGCGTACGCAGGACCAACTGGCCACGGCCCAGCAACAGATGGAAGTGCGGGTGGCGAACCTGACCGATACCAACAAGATTCTGTCGGACTCGTATAACGTTCAACGGGATTCACTGAAGGTGTTGGAACAGATTCGCGATGGCTTAGGTAAACTCAATGTGGCACCGAGTGCGCCGACACCCACCCCTGTTACCCCAGTGGCGGGCTCGCCAGCGGTGATGGCGCGCCAGCGTCAATCCAGCGAACTGCCACGGGCGCCGGTCTCGGTGGCGCGCCCCGCTGCACCGTTCTAATGTAGTACCACGGGGGCTCAACACCCCCGTGGCCTTTTGAGGATGTATTATGGCAGTCAAACCAGACTCTTCATGGGTACGGCGCTCCTTCCTGGTGAAGAAGGATGAGCTTGACCCCCAATCGGAAGATTATCGGCGGCGGTTCTTTACCACTGCCGTGATCGACTACACGGACACCCGTCCGGGTGGCAGCATCTGTATCAACCCACCGGCTTCACGCACCCGTTTTGCCGATATCCGGGTACAAAACGCTTTGACCGGCAGTCTCGGTAAAGGGCGGGCGTACAAGGAAATCATCGATGACAATTCGCAGATCATTCACATGCGTTTTGGCATTGAGATGCACAACTCACTCACCAGTTTCTTCACGGGCTTTTACAACAGTTCCGCGGCGCAAATCGCCCGCACCGGGCGGGTGAGCAATCGCTTCTTTTACGCCATCGGTCAGCTCGGTGGTTTCGTGATTCAGTTGGCGTCGTGGAAATTGCTGGCGGTGCACTTCTTGGGCGCCGCAGTGAACTTCCTTTCCAAAGTCCCACAAACCAAGTTCTACTATTCCAAGCCAGCGATGCCGTTGTATTGGAACGCAGTCTCCACCATGGTCAACCACATGGCGGTGAACCGGGGAGTGGTGCCGCGGGTGTTTGGTAATGCCAGTGAAGTGATCGATCCGGGTTATACCGGTGCCGCTGCCGGACCGCTGATGCATGACAAGATGCCCACCATCTTTGGCCCGAAAGGCAGTATCGATGTGTATGCATTGGCCAACCGCGCCAAACGGCTGGAGCGGCAGCGGATGGCGTTACTCAAGCAGCGGCTGGACCAGATGCAAGCCTTGGGGATTGCGGATCTGGAAAAGGCCACGCGCGAAATCATGTCGACCCCGCTACCATTACCCGGCAGTAAAGATCCGAACCTGGAAGACTACCTGCAATCGTGGTTGGAAGCAGCCCCGGCTAAATCCACCACCGGCGATAAAGGTAGTCCAAGTGAATCACTGGAAGACACCTTCCAAAACGGCACAGACCAGGCCGATGGGTTGATCGCCTCGTTGGTCAAGTTCGGACAAGCCGAGCTGGATGATGGCGCGGCGTTCGCTTCGTTTCGGGTGAATGCCACGGGCCCGATACAAGATTCATTCACCAGTGGTGTCGGTGAATCCAACCTGGCCACCCGAGTCAACGGGATGTCGGCGGACATGCGCAGCAAGCGCTTTGACTTTGCCGATGGTAATTTGGTTGGCGGGGCGATTGGTGCAATGTTCGGGGAAGTCAAAGATGCGGTGACCTCGTTCGGTCAAGGAATGCTCGATTCGGTCCAGATGTCAGGTCTGGCAACGCTTGCGGGCAATGCGTTCGTCGATATGCCGAAGTACTGGCAAAACTCGACCGCAAACCTGGGGCGCTCGACCTACACCATGAACCTGGTATCGCCGTACCACAACCCGATCTCGCAGATTCTCAACATCGATATCCCGCTGGCGATGATCTTGGCAGGGGTGCTGCCGAAATCTACCGGCGCGCAATCGTACACGGCCCCGTTCCTGGTTGAGTTGTATGACCAAGGGCGTTGCCAAACACGGTTGGGGATGATCGATTCCGTGTCGATCACCCGTGGCGTTGGTAACGTCGGCTTCAGCCAAGACGGTAAAGCGTTGGGGGTGGATGTCACGTTCAGTATCGTTGACATGTCGTCCATCATGCACATGCCGATCGCCGAAAACTTCAGTTTCACCCAAGGGGTGGCGCAAGCCATCGGTCAAGCTATTGGTGGTGAAACCGGTCAAGTGGCAGCAGTCGCATTGACAGGATCAGCGTTCACCCCCGATACCGTGTATTCGGACTATCTGGCAGTGCTCTCGGGTATGGCGTTGAATGACCAGATCTACGGGTTCCGGAACTTGAAGCTGAACCTTACCCGGGAACTGGCCAAGTACGAGCAGTGGAAGTCCCCTGCCCACCTGGCCAGCTTCTTGGGCGATACCTTCCCTGCCCGAGCCTTGGGGATGTTTTACCGTGGTACGGACAAACAGTAGCAAAAAAGAAAGACGGCATACGCCTCTCCTACCCTTGCGGGTAGGAGAGGGTAGGTCATTGCAAAATCGTATCAACGTCCAAAGCGCTGATCTGCATTGGTGTGAACGTAAGATTGCTATTGGTGGTCTGGGTGCCGATACTGGTCACCGTGGTCGGAAATGCACGGCTGAGTTCTGCTTCCGGTGAAGTGCTGGCAAACATCCCGCCCACCGCCAACCATTTCTTTTCCGGATCAGTCGAATTGATCGCCCCCTTGACCATGGTGGTACGAAAGTCTGCACTGCCTTCTTGGATCAAGGAGATATCAGTCACCGGAAAATCAACGACTGGCAAGTGAGTGGCGACATCCACTTTCATCCGGTCTTCGCGCATCCAGCCTGGGTCGATGGCATCGAGGGTGTCATTGATATCAGTGAAATCGGCAAGCCGAGTGGCGTTCGAGATGGGTGCCGTGTCCGAGGGCCTGTACCCGGTGGACAGATTCTTGCCCAAGGATTTTCCAACCGATCGTAACGCTGGCGCCCCGACCGTGGTGACTACGTCTTTCAAGCCCCCAATATTCCCAGTCCCGCTGGCGTAACGGGTGGCCGCGTTGGCGGCAGCTAAGATGATCTGTTGGTCGTTGCCCGCCAAAGTCGAGAGTGAACTGAATGAGTTATTCATACCGCAGCTCATCCCGCCCATCGACAAGCCCGCAATCAAACGGGCGGTGCCATCTTTATCAACAATGTTGGTGTTATTGGTGCCCATCACATTGTTGATCAGCGACCCCATCTGGAACGATTGGTTGACGCTGTTATTGGGCAACCGCACCATGTTAGTGCCGACTTGACCGTAGGTGCCCATCACCGAGGGAATCGGGGTATTGAACAACCGTTTGACTTCTTCAGGCATGGCGTTATTGCGCAGCGCGGTAGCAACCGAGGTCAAGCCCGCACCATTCAACCCTGGGATACCGCTAAGCGAACCACTGGACAGGCGCGCCAACAAGCTGGGACCGGACATACTGGCCAGGGCTTTGATACCGGATACGCCGCCGACGGCTTTGGACATCGAGGAAGCGTACGACTTGACCGTGTCGAGGAAGCCACCCGAAGTAGCTGATTTCACCGCGCTCGCGCTACCGCCGATGGAGTCGAGGGTTGGCAGATTGGCCAACATGGCATTGCCGCCGCGCAGCTCGCTGGTGATGTCGCTGACGTCGGCGATGGCAGACGGGACGGGCAGATCGTTAATCACCGCATCGCTTTGGATCTCATACACGTCCGGCGTTGCGAGGTCATCTTGAGGACCTGCCACAAAGGTGGTTGATGCAAGAGGGCGATTCGTTAACATACGCTACCTTTAAGCAAAAAAAAGACACCCCAGCACGGGGTGTCCAAAGGGAAGTAAATTAAGCCTTACGCAAACGTTCGTAGAATTCCGAACTGAGTGGCGTGGGCTGGCGCTGTTGTTGCATGAGTTCGCGCAGGTGGCTTAAGGTTTTCATCAGCATCACCGCATTGCCTTGTCGAATCGGGACCTTCCCATCACCGTGGAAATAATACGCATCGAACGGTAAATTTGATTCGGTAAACAGTGCGGCTATCACAGGATGTTGTTGCAACTGGGCGTGAAGCGCCTGCAGAAACACTTCTGACTCTTGCGGAATCTCGCGCTTACTCAGCACGCCCAGGCGGCATTGTTCCCGGTAATAGCGTTTGGCTTCGGTGCCATTCAGGTGGCGGAAGGCATCATCACGGCAACCGGTACGCACGTACAGCATGAAACCTTCGATACATTTGAACGGACCGAAATACGGATGGGTGAAACGGGCGATGTAGTAGGTCGATAACATCCGGCCCAGTTTGGTTTGGCTGTCCTTGTAATGAACGTTGATGTGAGTGAGGCCATCCAGAGCCGGCTCTGGCGGCGGCATAGTCGTTGGGGTAGGCTTAGGTGTTGGCATAGGACGGAGTGCAGCGTTCATCATTGGTAGATCGGATCATCGTTGGCGCCATCGGCTTCGGGCGGTTCATCTTCATCGTCCTCATCCTCGTCATCGTCGTCGGTATCTGTGCCGAGGTCGGTGTGGACAATCCCGGCTTGGATGTCGTCCGGATGGGGGTCGAGGAACACAATGGGTTCTTGGTCTTCGGGGACGGGCAGGTTCGCCGCCTGGGGATTGTCGGCGCGTTCTTCCAGCACCTGTTCCAATTCCTCTTTGAAGCGCGGATCATTCAACAACAGATCGTCGTCCAAGTTCGCCATAGTGCGGTGTACGGTGATGTGGCCATCACGGTGCCGGGCTTCCAACGTAATACGAAACTCGATGATTTGCGCAAACCGCAGCGCTTTACAAAACACCTTCCAGCTCATGGCCGGATTGGAAAATTCCTTATTCAGATTACCGCGGTTGTCCGCATGCTCCTTGTTGTTCTTCTTGGAGCGGTTTTTAGGGTCGTTCAAGAAACGATCCATCAACATCCAGAAACGGTATCCGGACACATGATTTTCTTTCAAGAAAATCCGCCAGAGTTTCGAGAGCAATCCCCACGAACCGTAGGTTTTGTTGATGCCCTTATTGGGATCATCCAACATTTGCTGGACCGGACGTACCCGTTTACGATCAGCCATGGCTACCTCAAAGTAAAAGTAAAGTCAAAGAAAGTAAAGCAAAACAAAAGTCAAAGAAAAGTCAAAAGAAAGTTAAGAGCGGAATTTGATCTCGGCGGCGATCTCCATTAACCCGGTACCCAAGTCATACAGCGTGAACAACAACGCATTGAGCATACGCAGGTTATACGAATAGTAATCGGTCGGTTGGGTCTGCTCAACGTGGCTAATCAGTTCCAGGACACTGAGTTGCAAGGTACGCAGGGCCTCATAGACCGAAGGTAGATAACAACCATCTTCGGTCAACAGGAACCGATTGATGGGGCGGGAAAAGTGTTGGTATTGTACGCGCTCTTGATCGATGTAGTGTTGACGCTCCAGTTGTTGAATGTGGCGGGTGATATCGTGCACACACGCCTCGATGGTGGGATGGGCCACTTGCACCACTTTACCGCGCCCATCGTTCAAGGTGAACTTTTGATACGGCGATAAATCCATGGCACTGTAAATCACCCGTACCCGTTCGATGATTGGCAGTTGTGCCAGATCGACCTCTGGTTCTTTGGTGATGATGGGCTTGCTGAGCGCAGCACGTACCCGTTCCCAGATGGGTTTAAACATGGACTCTCCTTGTAGAAATTACACATGCTTACATTTTAATGATATAGACCTGAGATCTGTTAGAATCTCTGTGAACCGCATACGTTTATAAGGACTGCATAATGAGCGCTGAAGACGATTTCGATGGGGTGGAAGAACAGTACCCCGCTATCCAGCAACAAGCCAAGGAAGTCATGAGCACCCCAGCGGAAGTGAGTTACGTGCCGCCGTTGCCGAGCAACCCCACCGATGTGCTGGACCTGGACAATGTGTTGGCTTTTACCCAGAATGTACGTCTGGGGGCGATCAAGACACTGAACCATGCGCTCAAACAAGGCGTGGATTCGGAAACTGTCAATGCGCTGTTGAAAGCGGCGAGCGATATGGACAAAGCGGTGGTTAACCGTCGCCGCGTTGGTATCGAAGAAGAAGCGGCCAAAACGTCGGAACAAACCCAACGCGATACGGCGGCGATCTTGCGCAGTCTGGCTGGCAAAGCCAATGCGTTCCGCTTGGCCCCGAATGAAGTCGATCCCAACCGCAAAGCCCCGAGTCTGGATGCCACCATTCCGCTGCCGGAAGGGGTGCCGGATGAAACCGCGATCGGCACGCAACAGATGACATACGACGGCTTCGCCAAAGAGAATGGTTTCCAAACCCCCCAGTCGTAACTGGGGGCTGGGTTACCTGCCTGCAACCTACTACCCAACCCTCGCGGGCGGGTAGTAGGGGCGTATGATGTCAATTCACTGGCTGGACGATGCTAAATTGTTCAATGGGTAGGAACTGAAGGTCTAAACCGCCACGTATTCCACGTTGTAATGCTTCAAAAGGTCCCCAATCAAATTCGGTTTGCTGTTGTGCGATCTCTTCTTCAGTGGGTGTATGAACAAAATAGAGAGCTGGCGCAAAAAGCGTGACCTCGGGCATGGGTCGTTGGGTAAGCGCAAGCTGTTGCACCTTGAGCCAATGTTCGTAATCGTACATCAACATCGCTGAGAAATTGGTTTTGCAGTAATCAGGGGTTAGCGCTTCATCAGGTAAGTGTTCCGCAACGACAGAGAGGGGTGCTTTGACCCCAGGGTCGGGTAGTAACTTAGTGACTACGGCTCCCAAAATCTGCTGGGTGATTTCATCAGAGAGCTGGTACGGGTACGTGTTGATCACCACGCGCACACCTTGGTGGAACGGCCTGGATAATGTTTGCTTCAGCAGCGAAAGAACGAGTTCACGCAAAAACGTGTCGATGTTAGTCGAGCACGACAAAGCAAGCGTCTCTTCATCGCGTGCAGCATACAGAGTTTTGTAGGCTTCCACACTCACGGCTGGAAAGTTATCATCCTTTCGGTTATGATAGTTTCCTTGTAATACTTGTAAAGCCACTGCATGACCGGCCAACTTGGCCACGGTCGCAATGCGGGTATCGAGGAGAACATCCAACGATACCAGTACACCGGATACTACTGTGTCGGCAGAAGCTGTCATGACACGGTGTCTCTTTCAGTTTTGGATGTGTTTATTGGTCTTGGTTATTATTGGTACCGGGCGTTTGTAATACCTCGTGTACCATCGGGATGAAAGCGATCGACAGCAAAATCACCACCACCCAATTGTTGGATGCCAGCAACTTCTTGGCGTCCGTATGCGTCAGAATCTCCTGGGGGAATTGCTCGGGCATGCCGGACAACTCCACCAGATCTTGGTCTTCCAACCCCAACGCTTCGGCTGCACCCAGATCGAGTGAAGCACTTTGAGCGAGGAGGTCGATGACCGTCCCCACCATCGATTGGCCGTACGCAAACGCCACGCGGGTAAAAAACACGTAGCGGGTGTTAAATAGCCAATCGCGAAACACTTCGTCGGCAAACACTTCGTCGTTTTTCTCGTTGAAGTGGTCTTGCGAGAACAAGTACAGGGCGGTCCAACTGCCTGCGATTTCAATCAGCTTGGTGCGGACTTTGATCGCTTGTTCATCCGACAAATTACTCAGCGTCTGTCGGACCGTTTCGATGAAGATCGGCCCGACCTCGTTAAAATTCTGCATTTCCCCGTCCGCAACATTTTTGGTGTTATTTATCGATTGTCAAATCGACAGCACAGCGATCACGTCAACTTGGTCGACAAGTGCATGCTGGTCAAATACGTCTCCAGCGTGCGGGTCGATTCCACCCCACCGGCCAAATGCTCAATGGCTTTCATGGAGAATCCCCCGGTCTTGTCGATCATGGCGTTGGAGGCATCGAAGGCTTTGATGTCACCGCCACGCACTTTAATCTGTTCCGTGATCAGGTTCGGCAAGTCGAGCGCGGCCAGCACCTGGATCTCGGGTGACGACAGTTTACTGCCTTTCGATTCGCCAGCGGCTTGGCCGGTGAGTTCATCCACCGAACGGTTGTGTTTCGGGATCCTGGCTTTCTTTTCCAACAGCTGTGCTTGGCGACGGTACGGCAAATCCACCACCAAGTACTTTTTGTTAGTGAGAAACGCCGGCGTCTTGCCATCGTTCGGATTGATCCACACACGCTGGTAAAATTCATGCCCCATGTCTTTCGCCATGGCCAGCGCATTTTCGATCGTGAGTTTATGGGTGCCGAGATTCGGGTCCAGAATCGGCAGACGAATGCCGCTTTTGATCTTCATCATGAAGGCATCAAACGCAACATCGTCCATCTTGGCAAACAGGTCACGGTAAATCTGGGTGGTGGGGCCACCCGGCGCCATTTGCTCAACCCTTTTCAGGATCACGGCTTCGGCGGCTTGTCGATTCTTTGGCATCTTGATCCTCATCTTGATCTATGGTGACAAGATAGTTCGCGCACGGGCTACCATGCCCTGCCACGTATTCCATCATGTCTTGGGTGTCAGATGATACCCCGTCATAGAAAGAGATGCCATGCGTACAGACTTCCGCCATTTCCTCGTTACACCAAAAGCCCGCCAAGGCATTATACGTCTTACCTTGGCGATTGGTGCGCACCCGTGCGCCTTCGACATCGATATCATCCCAGGCCGGGATGAATTCGCACCAATGGTAACCGTGTTCCAGGCACCAGTCAGCAATCAACTTGCTCACCCCGCTACGGCCTTCACTGAAGATAAAGCAGATGCGGGATTGGATCTCAGGTTGATCGAAACCTTGGGTGCGCAGGTACAGTTCCATGCATTGATTAAACAGCACACGGTCGGTGAAAACACGGCTACCAAAGACCACGATGCGATAGTCGAATTCGCTTAAGCGTTCCTTTTCAATCGGCCGCTTGGGGTGTTTCGGGTTCATGAGCTTTTACCTTCAACGCGCCCGCGCGAATGGCGCTCGGGATCACGTCCTTCTTGAAATGGAAGATCCAATCCGTCAACTCCCAGCGCCCGTCGACCAGGCAGCCACGGGCATTGCGGGTCAGCAGAATCTGTTCGTTGGTCAAGCCTTCGATCAACAGTCCACGCCAGCGGCGGTTGATCAAGAAGCGTTGCACGTTCAGGTCCGACGAAGTCAAGGCTTCTGGTTCCAGCCCGACTTGCCAGGCTTCTGGATTTTCCACCCCAGCTTCGGTGAGCATCAGCGTCACGGTTTCCACCAGCGACAGCGGATGGTCGTGCTGTTCGGAAGGGTTTTGCTCAGCGGACAGGGTTTGATCTACAGTATCCATATCAGAAGTAATTAAGTATCAAAAAGTTAACGAACTGAAATTTCTATTATTTCCGGTACAACGCCACCAGGATCTGAACCAGCATCAGAAAGATCCCCAGCAACAGCATAAAAATTGCTTTAGCTGGCTGACCGCTATACATGAAGAATAAACTACCGCCTGTGATCGTAGCGCTCATGATCCCCAGCAACGTATGCATATAGCGAGTCATACCACCTCCTCGAAGCGCCCATCTTCGATCTCGTCGCGACAGCGCGCCCATACGAGGCCGGTGTCCAGGCTTTGGTAAAAGTAGGCCGGAGTGTTGGTGGCTTCCAGTCGCGCGACATCAGGCCCCATGATCACGGTGTACAATCCGCCCGACTTCTTATGGCGGATGCATTGCCCCACCCCAAACATAAACGACGGGATATTGACCCGGCGGTTCTCGTGCGGAACCTCAACACCTTGATCCGAATAGAAGCGGTGGCGGATTTCATCTACTTCATTAGGCGGCAGCGCATACCAATCGCCGTTCTCCACGTAGGTTTGCGTATAAAAGCCGACTTTATCTGATCCGCTTGTAAAGATCATGTACGCTGGCGCCCCGTGATGTTGACAATGTTCCGGAGTCGCCAGAATTAAGCAGTGGAACACACTGCGCTTATAACGCAGAATCTGCCCGCGACTGAATTGTGGTTTGATTTTGGACATTGAAGCAGTATTCGAGTTGTTATGAAAAGATACGCCCCCGCTCGGAGGGCGTATTCGATTATGCAGTCTTCAGTTCCAGTTCTTTGGCGAGACCGTAGATCGCTTTGCCTTCTTCCATATCGGTCAGGAGCGGACCCCATTCCATGGCGTTCAGCTTCGACTCATACGGGCCCTTATTGACCTTCCTGGCCGCTTCTGGACCGACGACTTGGTCGTACCAGTACGGATGGTAGCCGCCGTGGTACATGCGCCACAGGTCGATGGTGGACAGTTCCGGGCATGGACCTTCGCCGAGGCACCAGTAACCACGCGTGTTGAGCAGGACCTTCCAGTCATAACCACGCGCCGTCAAACCCTTGTAGAGTTCATCCGGCTCCACGAACCAGCCTTCTTCGATGATCCACGGCCAGTGCTCGTGCATCTGCTTCATTTCCATCGTGAAGTTCAGAGCGCGGCGGAACAACGGATCGTCATCGATCACCATACGCACGGTGTTACGGGTCACCTTCACGCCAGGATACAGCATCAGTTCCATGATCGAGCCACCGCCACCGGAGACTTCCATACCCCAGCGTTTGCGGCTGCGCAGGTAGTGAAATTCGGTCAGTTCCGGTTGCACGCCATATTTCTGCGACACCAGCAGTTCATGCCAGATACCCGATGCACCACCTTTGCAACGCAGTTGCTTGAGCTTCGACAATTGCAAGTCAGTGTCACCAGGGCGGGCCAGTGCCGGTTCCAGCGGGTATTCCGGCTTCTTGTCATCGTCCCAGAGGGGGTCGGACTTTTCGATCCACCAGCAGTCATGCGTAACCGTGGTGAATTTGTTGGTGGCGCCTTTAATGGCTTCCGACGATGGCAGATTACGCAGTTGACGGCGCGGCGGTGCATGGGGCGAAGCGCCGATGTCCATGTTCTTGCCTGTCTGTGCCACCAGCACCGTGTAGTTGTTGGCCTGGATCGTCACACGCGGCAGTTCGGCGAGGAAGTTGGTTTTGACCAGACTGGCGCGCATGTTGATGATGTTCTGCGCACTCGATCCCAGTTCCGTCTTTTCGCGCACTGCGTCAATATCGTCGGTATCGAATTCCGACAGCGGGTCCACGGCACAGAAGGTCGGCACGAACATCTTGAAAGGCGTCTTACCGCCGCGGTCGACAAACGGCGTGTCGTAGTTATTTTTGCGATCTTTCCGTTTGGCTTCGAGCCAGTCTTTGACCACTTCGAAAAACTTGTTGCCACTGTAGACGACTTTGTTCGTCAACGTGAAACGGCCTGCCGAGAACAGATCACGCCCACAGAGGTCGCGGATCCCGAGCTGCAGATCGGTCATACGTGGCTCGTTTTTATTGACGTCCGCATCGTAGAAGATACCTGCACTAAGGGTCGGGAAATCCCAAGCTGTCACACGCCCCATGGCGGTATAAATCATCCATTCAGCCAGCGTGGATTTACCGTTGTTACCACCCGAGGCAATCCCCATGATGTAGGAAAGACCGCCCGACAAGACGTTTTGACGATGCAATCCTCTGTAGTAGCTTCCGTTGAGAACGTCGAAGCCAGCACCAATGGGGCATGACGGATTAATAAATGCTGCGGGTTGAAGATTGGTGGGAAGTAAGCTCACTGATAGCTCCGTTTTCTTGTGAATGAGGCACTGCTGCTTCGATGCCGGACCGTAGAATATGGCCCGGTAATAAATTTTATGATTCGCAATTCCGATGTGTAATCGGTTCTCCCAACTTTTGTGAAAAGATCACGACCATGACTCTCCCCGCCCACCACCTGAAAACCGATCCGCTCCAAGAGATGGAGCGCCTGCGCCTGCTGATCAACCATGAAACCTTTTCGGTCTCGGGTATCGTGCATTCGCTGCAAAACCTGATCCCGACGCTGCAAAAGAATTTCCAAGGTTTCATCCACGGCTTCAGCAAATCCGAGCCGGCGGTGCAACTGAAGGGTGACGAGCGTGACTTCCTCAAACAAGTCGAAGGGCGGGTGTACCTGAACCTCGCACCGTTGCTGGCATATGTTCCGGAAGGGCTGGACGTGCCGTACCTGGAATACCTCAGCGTGCTGCAACAAGCGGTCATGCATTGCCACGAAACCACGCTGAAAACCCTGAACGACTACTCGGTGTATCTGGCCCAGATCATCACCAACCGCCAACTCAAGATCACCGGGATGCCCCATGACGCGGCGTATGCGAAGATGGAAAAGACTCGGCAAGAGCTGACCCAACGTCTGGCCAAGTGCTTCAAGACCGGCTCGTCGCGGGCTGAAGCCACCTATGGCGATGTGGTGGGCCGGAATGGTGACTGGGCTGAAGTGTTTAAAGAGATCGCTCGCATCGACCAGCTGGTTAACAAGATCGACCGCAGTGCACTGCATCAAAAGGCCGAGGAATGCAATACCCAGCTCAACACCATCATCAAGCAGATTCGCAACAACGAGTTTGAAGGCGCGGGCCCGGAAGTCACCAACAACCTGGCCGGGGGTGCCTACCAAGCGGGCGCGGAACTGGAATTCTTCGCCGCTACGTACTTCCGCGTGATGACGCTCAATACTGCGATCGCGGACACCATGCGCAAGGTGAGCGAGATCCTGAAAGAGCAAAACGAAAATCGCTAAGGCATAGGCCCCCGCCCGCCCCTTTAGGGGACGGGTGGGGGTATGTCGTCACGGCGCGGGGTTTAGGCGCCTAACAGCTCAATCCGACCTTTGAGAATGACGGCGACGTCATTCTCGATTTCTTCCTGATTCCCGTACAGCAGCCATGAGGGCATACTGTTCAGAATGTTGGCAACGATCGCTGCGATTCGATCCGTGGTAAACGTGCCTTGGGTCACATCTTCTTGACAGACCTCGTAGCTGGTCTTGCCATGCCAGATCACCTTGGACAAAATCGCCGGGACCGCGAGCGCTGATTCCCCCGATTCGGACAAGGCCAAGACGTGATTCAATCGCTTGAATGTTTCACGGTCATACGACGTTGCTCCCTTCAGCAGTGCCGCGAACGAAGCCAAAAACACTTGCCGCTTGGTTTTGGCTGGCAACTTTTCGTTCAAGACATTACTGATCAATCGCTTGAGCATGATAGACTCCTTGGGCCCAGCCCATGTTAAGTAATAGCTTGCTCCTTATGATTGAGGATTAAGCAAGCGCAGGTTGCTGTACGTGCCCGCCCAGATACCCACTGCGTCCTTCACTTTGATGATAGTCGCAAATCGGAAAGCGTGCGGCTCTTCCGACCAGGTAACGAGACGAACTTCCGGTTCCAAGTCTTCGAGCCGACGCAGACCATTGCGGTCCAGTAAATCCAATCCGAGCAACAGATTGATTTCTGCGGTTTCAGTAACCCGACCCGGACGACGGAATTGCACTTCCGCAGTCATCCGATCGGTGCCCACCACGAATTCTGGACGCAGACGCGTGACTCGTTTCTCGTCGCCCTTTTTATTGGTTTCGACAAGTGACTCATAAATTAGCGAGGTGATATCAGTGGTGACCATTTCAGTGTTGCCCGCCAAATAATCATCCAGAATTTCCTTCAACTGCGCCAACTCATTTTCACAACGCGCAATCAAGAGCGGCGGGTTGTGTTCCCGGGTTACATGCTCTTTTTTGTCCCGCACCACAGCGTCCAAATACGACTTGGCATCCGGTGGATTGTTCAGCACATGGTCGCCGTATTGCAACAGATACGCATGCACCTCGGCCTTGTAGATATAGTCGACCCGAGCGATCATCACGGTGTCAGCACCATCCGCCACCTTGCAGCTATGTTGCCGCACCGTCTCCAGCGCCATTTCGGGTTTTTCCAGTCGTACATATGCGTACGCACCATTGGCCATACGCTTACCGGCCAAGTCATCGTCTTTGTCGTGTTCACCCAGACAGTATTCGCCCGGCAGATTCGATTCCGGCAGGGTGTTGTAATACATGCGACGGTGACTGATGAACGGGTGACGGTTGGCATCGTACTTCCAGTAGCCATCCGGTTTACTCAGAGTGACCCGAGTTTCCATCTGACCGTTGGTGGCGTAACGCATCCCCACGAATGCCATGCCGTCGGCCAACTCATTGCCAAACGTGCCCGGATCACCTTCCACCCCGTGGCCTTTGACCCAGTTCACTCCGATATCGACACCACGCTCTTGCAGTTCCCGATACAAACGCTGGGCTTCTCGCCACAGTTCCGGGTTCATGGGTTCTTTACCGCTGGACAGCCGCCAGTTGTTTTTCTCCCAAGTAAACACTGCCACGATGCCATGCACGACGTACTGGCTGTCCGACCAGATCCGCAGTTTCTTGACGTCTTGTTCCAACGCCAATTTAAACATTTCAATCAGACCCGTCAGTTCTGCTTGGTTGTTGGAAGATCCATACGGCAGCGCACCGAATGCATCGATATACAACAACGGGGTCACCAGGGGCAGGTTGGGCATCGTCGCCTTTTCAGTCTTGGTGAGGTAATCGTTCTCAGTCAGGACGTAATCCGGATTGCCGGTACCTTTGGTGGGTTCGGTTGCTTCGTAGATGTAGCCGTGGGCGCCCCAGCCCGCGTACACTTTATTCGGCCGCGCGGATCCATCCGCGTGTACCATCATGCCCTTCATGCCAGGCACTTTTTCTTCTGCGTCTTTTTTCTTGGCCATGCCTCGTATCCGTTATCTAAAAATGTCAAGCCATCACTGGTCTAAAGGATGAGGCGACGGGATAAAAAACCGATTGGTTAAGGTCTTTTAGTATTTACTCACGACTTCGCAGTGGTTGGCAAAGTAGGTTCTGGCCTCACGCGCCAACCGTTTACGTTCGCTGATGTACGCCCGTAGCTCATCGATATGTTTGCGCTCAATCCGCTCGATTGCATACACGTCCCCATTGGCAGCCGCCAGCGCTTTGCTGGGAAGTTCCGGTGGGTTCCCGGGCGTGGGATAGGGCGAGATGGTGCACGGGGTGGATTTGGTCTCGACGGTGATCTGTTGTGGGGGTGCGCTGATGCTGGCCAGCTCTTCTTCCTCCGTGGCCGGTGTGACGTGTGGATCACGGATGGTTTCAGTGCGTCCAAGGGGGAATGAATATGTGTTGAAGCTATTGTTAAAGCTTCCGCAGCCGCCTAACACCAAGATGAATACGGAGGCGACCATTTTAGTCGATCGTTGCATGTTGGAATCCCTAATGGCAAATTAATGTTCTGTTGCTTCGCGTTGACGAATCCTCTCAAAGTCAGACCGGACTTCTTCCGCCAGATTGGTATCAGCTTTGGAGGTCGAGTGCGCTTTGTTTTCTCGTTTCACTTCCGTCACCACTTCGGTGCTGTTTACGATAGGATGGCGCGACGACCCTTCCGGTAAGGCCTTGTTTTTCTCGACCACCGCCATCTTCTGTTTCAATTCTTCATTGGCGCGGGACAGTTCCAAATAGTGATACGCCAAGGTACCGGCTTTGGTCATCAATAACACATTAAAGATCACCGATATCACCACCACTAAGGTCAAGATCGTCTTGCCACGATTTTCTCGAAAGGCTTGGCGCCAAGTCTTCTTACCGAGTATCATTTCTCGTAAGAAAGGTACCAAGTAAGGAATGAGTTTGAATATAAGGGCGAAAAAAGACATCCTGCATTCCTTTAAGTTATTTTATAGATCTCGGGCCAGTATCCGGCCTTTTATACCTTCACCCCACGCCACCCCTACGGCAGGAGAATTCGATGTACGTACAGAAGAGTTTCATGACAAATAACACCTTCGCCAATAACACGCCTGGTGTGGTGGCGAAGCTGGGGGAACTGTCGGACAACGCCCGCACGTTTGCACGTGAGAAAGGCATTTACAGCGACGCCTCCAAGGCACCGAATCTGGTGCTCACCAGTTTCATTTCCAAACTCGACGGCACAGCGATCGTGATGCCAACCGTCCTTGTCCAACAAACCCTGGACATTGGCAACTTCGTCTACACCCATGGCAACACCACGGCGACAGTGTTGCTGGAAAACCTCTTGACCACCTATGCGGGGACGGCCAGTAACTTCGCTTGCGGGAATATGATCACAGACGGCGGGGTCACCTTGCCGGAATGGGTCTCGTGGAAGAGCTTGAGCGATACCGCGCATCCGGATAACTTCAACAAGGTCTGGTTTGTGGACAGCAGCTTTCAGCTGCAGTATGATGAGACGGAAATCTACGTCGTTCCGCCATTTGACACGCTGGATAACTTCTTTCAAGCCGGCGATCAAGTCCAGGGCTACGTCAGTGCCTTGACCAGTTCGGATGCCATGAACCGCATCATGGTTGCCAAACAAGGATATTCGGAAACCTACATCCGCACCAACACCTTTAACTGGATCGATCCACTGAACGTCAACCACAAGATCGCCACGGATTGGAGTGTGTTGATTTACGGTCCGGCCGGTGACAATCCCGACTCAATCAAAGATGCGTTGATGGCCTACATCTTGGCCAACTCGACCCATAGTCGGGATGAGTGGGTGACGCGATTTCCCGATATTTTCAAGCGGACTGAATTCATCATTCTGCCGCTCTGGGATCAATTCGCCATTCCGAATAAAGAACTGACCACCGGAATTTATTCGCCGCAGATCGCTTACGCGAGCATCAGCGCCAAAATGGCCCAGTTCGCAGTCCAGTACCCACCGACTCATATTGATGCGAATCTGACGATGTATAGCCATCCCTATCGGTCGCTGGCATTGTGCTCGGTCGGCTCGCCCGATAACCGCAACGCGGTGTACCAGCTGCCCGGGATGTTCCCCGACCTGATCGCAGTCAGCTCCACCTCGCTCGACTTCAACCGCATGAAGCAAGCGACGCAAGACTGGGCGGCGATGCTGGAGCGTATGTTGGTGGCAGCAGAAACGGTGACGCAGTACACCAGCGTGCCGGTGGAGATGCACAAGGTCACCCGAGACGGGGTGTTGTACGTGACCCAAAGCTACCAGAACGTGAACTATCTGGTGGTGGCTAAATCGAGTGTGGATGCATAATGACTCAGTACATCGTTCCCAATCTGGGAGCCAGCGGGGTCATTAAACTCAAAGACCCGTTCGCGGGTCTGTGTGCGGCGAATACCCCGTACACGGTCACCAGTATTCAGACGCTGCAAGATATCGTCGCTGATGGCCAAGACCCGTTCGCGCTCTATTATAGCCCGTTTGGCTTGGATCAAACGGTGTATGCCCAAGACATCAATGACCGAGTGTGTATCGTGTCCCTCACCCCCTCGGATGGGGATGTGGTCAGGGTACCCAACAGTTATTTGATTTCGTTACCGATCGCCATGGGGATTCCGTACGCCACCATGATGGTCGGGATCAATCTCGGGGCATTACCGCAAGATTTGAGCCTGGCGTATTTCATGACTCAAGTGGCTGAACTCGCCCATGATCTACTCGGGGTGGACAACGCGGCGGTGCGCGCCATGCGCGCTTCATCCCTGACGTATTTGTCAGTGGACGATGCTGCCACGATTGAAGCGGCGCGCCAGACGGTGATGCAAGCCGTTACCACCGAAACTGCCCGGCGCTTGGCTGCAGAAACTGCGCTCAATGCGTTGCAACAGAAGTACAACGATCTGGAAGCGTACGCGCTGGCCCACACCACGCCGTAACGGCATACTCCCGCTACCCCACGAGGGGTAGCGGGAGCTATGTCGACCTACTGATTTTCTTTAATTGACAATCTTCACGTGTTCGTTATACACACGCCCCGATGACAACACCACGTTACGGTCGTCCAACACACACATCTCGGCATTGGAGAAGGCCGAATAATTGGGCGCGTAGTGCGATATCATCCAGATCTGTGGACAATTAGAGTTGTCCACTTTCCACTTCAAGGCATTGGTGAACGAATCGCGATGTTCATCGTCGAACGTTTTTCCAGCTTCATCAAACAAAAATGGAGTCTCAGCCAGATTCAAATAACGCAGCGCGATTTCCTTGAACGCCAAATCGATCATCTCTTTTTGCCCTTCGCTGGCGAGGGAAATATCTTTGACGATATTGTCTTCGCGATCGACCATGAGCTTGAACTTGTAGTCCAATTCCACAGTCTGTTCCCGATTGGCGGTATCGTAACCGGTCGGGATGATTTGCAGCGGGTACAGCCAGATCTGATTGATATAAGTGTTCATCTGCCCCACGAACGCACGAATGAAGCCGAGCAGACCTTCTGCGATTAAGCCATGGGTGGGTGATAAGGCTTTCACCATGGTTTTGGCCGCTTGTTCCTGGATCTCGAAATCTGCCACTTGCTTCTTAAGGATTTCCACCAATTCCTTTTGACGTTTAGCCGCACGCAGCGACTCTTGCCGCAGGGTCAAGGCATTCTCCACTTCGCGCAGACAGTGCTGGATGCTTTCCCGCCGAAACGCTTCGATGTGGTCGTAGTGCTGTTGTTGCACGGCCGCATGTAAACGCTTGAGCTCTTCCCCGAGTTGCAAACCCGCATTGAGTTGGCGGCGGTATTCGGCATACTCTGCCACAGCACGTTGGACCTGGGATAAACTCGCCGTCAGACTCCCGAGTTGATCCGCCAGGGTGGCCATGTTGGCACGGACCTCATTCAGATTCGCGTCACCCACTTCTTCGGCTTGGATACGTAGTTTCTTGAGTTCCTCCGCTGTGGTTTCCAGTTCCTGGATTTCCACTGAGATCAACAAATCACGTTTGACTTGCTGTACCAGTGTGACCGCTTCCAACGGCGATTCAGCCAAGGTCTTGGAAGCGAGCAAATGTTCCCAGAACGGGCGCAAGATGCCGATGGATTTGGTGTAGGCCATCACGTCACGGTACTGTTGGAAATACCCTTCCACCTCCACCATGTCTCGCTTCAACGCGTCATACACAGTTTGCTGAAGGCGTAACTTGGTTTCGGCGTCTTTGATCTCGGCCACCAATGCCGCATACTCGGTTTCATTGATTCCGATCACCCAAGTATGCTGACATTGTGGGCAAGTATGGCGATTTTGGCCCCGGTGCAGATCCGCATGGTCTTTCTGGGCGCGCAGGCGATGCAAGGCTTCGGTCCGTTGGTTAAGCACCTCGACCAAGGCCAAATGCTGTTGTTGCATCCCGTCGTAACGGGCCCGGCCATACCGACGGCTACCGTGTTCGTCTTCGCTATTGATCGGCAACTCACGCAGCTGATCGATCAACGGCGTCTCGATGGTTTCCAAAGCTTGCAGCGCGGCTTTAGCATCCGTGAAGACCAGTCCCAAGCGTAAGCGGTTCACCCGCTGGGAAATCTGTTGCTGGGTTTCCTCGATTCGTTTGGTCAAACTCTCGACCCCTTCGGCCCCGGTCTTCATCAAAATATCGTACTGACGTTGCAGCTTGTTAAACTGCTCGGTCACAGTGACCAAGGTCGCTTCACGGCCAGTGACGATATGCTTGAGGCGATCGATCTCTTGATCAATTTCATCCAGCGAGCGGATCGACACCCGTTTGATTTGTCCCCATTCATCGCGTTCCAACCGGCCGTCGGTGTAGGCGTACGGTACCACCACTTTGTTCCGCAGCAAGCGCATCGAGACATCGTTGAGGGCTTGCAAAGCTTGGGTGCGTTGATCCAGATAGTGCTGGGACGATTTCTCAACCGGGATCCGTTCGGCTTGCAGCACCTTCAGTTCCGCCAGTAACTCATCCACTTCTTGTTCCAGCTTGGCTTCTTCCGCGTCTGAGATGATCTTGGCGGTTTCCACCCCGAGGTTCTTCTTGTTCAGTTCGACCGCCCCGCCCAGTTGGGTCGCGCGCTTACGCAGCTTATCGTAGGCTTCCAGGGCGAAGGTGGTGTCGGTATCACACAGCGAGATCAACCACTCACGTCGTTTTGCTGGCAGCAGTTGGGTGAACTTGACAATCCCGCGCATCAGGTCATGCGAATCATCCGTGACATTGAAATACTTCTTGCACAGATCGCGTTGCACGGTGGCGGTGCCACCAGGATTGAGTTCCTCACCGTCCATTAAGAAACTGTGTTCCATGTCCTTGTGCATCCGGCTGATGCATTCAAACGTGTGACCGTGGCTTTCGATGGTGATGCTTTTGTAGCCGCCTTTAATGAACGCTGAGGCTTCCGCAGGCAGCGGCGTGAGTTGGTCGAGCAGCGACGATTTTCCACAGCCATTGGTCCCCAGAATCAACTGGATATTCGAGCTCGGGGTAATGGTGATTTTACCAATCTCATTTAAGAGTATCCGCCGAAATCCGGATAATGTTAAAGAAAGTATGCGGTACATAGACGCTTTCTAATATGGGCCTTTTACAGAACATACACAGCAGGAATCATTTTTCATTGGAAGGAGTTCGCCATGCCATTGGCAGGTCAAGCATCCGAGTTAAAGTTTTACTCGTACGGCATCGTGGCCGAGAATAAAAAGCTCGACAGCAAAGTCGTCGAGATCACGCCGGTCGAAGACCTTACCATGCTCGATGGTGAAGTGAAGTCCGGCTTGGTGACTAGCACCGTCACCAGTACCGATGACCAAGGGGGACAAACCCAGATCCAAAGTACCACTGCCAATAGCGTGCCGGCTACCTGGATCCCACTCGGCAATGACAACCGCTTCACCGCCCCCGACGTGCGGCGTGGCGCTGCGGTGATTCTGTATCGCTTTTCTGACCGCCAGGAGTTCTTTTGGACGACCCTGATGGATGATTTGAAACTGCGGAAGCTGGAAACCGTGATCTATGCCTGGAGCGCGACACAGAAAGAAGGCGCTGAAGTCAATGGTGACAGTTACTATTTCCTGGAAGTGTCCACCCACCGCGGCGTGGTGCGTTTTCACACCAGCCAAGCCAATGGTGAATTCTGCGCGTACGATATCGAAATCAATGCTAAAGACGGTGTCATCCAGTTCGTCGATAACGTAGGCAACTTCATCATGTTGGATTCCCGAGAACATCAGATCTCGGCCAAGAATGCAGATGACTGTTACATTGATCTCAACAAAAAGAACCTCACCATCCAAGTTCCGGAAACCTACACTTTGCGAGCCAAAAACAAGGTGGAAGAAATCGGCGAGACCGTGAAGATCACTTCGGGCAATAGCATCACCGAAAACACCAAAACATACCAAGTCACCGCTTCCGACAGTTTGCAAGAACACGCCGGCAGTTACAGTTTGAATTCTGATGGCGCCATTAGCGAAAAGGCGGGCGGCCATATCGACATCGATGGCAATGGGGTGAAGATCAGTAGAGGCGTCGCACTCGCATAAGGGGAACAGGTATGAGCAATATTGCAAAGTTGGGTGATCAAAGTGATCATGGCGGCACTATCATCCAAGCATCGGGTGGATTTACGGTGGACGATATCGCGGGTGTGGTGGACGGCGATCTGCACCAGTGCCCGATTCACGGTCACGGCACTACCTCGATTACGGCCACAGGCAATGCAACCGGCAATGGGCGTGGGATTGTCCGCAGTGGCGACAAAGCGGGATGTGGTGCGACGATCATCGGTACGGGATCTGGAACACTCGATTGAACGCATACTCCAGCTACCCCTGTGGGTAGCTGGAGCTTATGCCGTTAAGGTAAATAGAAGTCGCTGCCAATCAGCTGGAAACAGGCTTGCGAATTACTGTAGCCGAGTGAGATGATATCAGCACTGCTGACCGACACCTGATCCCGGGTGACCACGGTTTCAAAGTTTTTATGGCCTTGCCATGCGCCGTTGGTATTGATGGAATACTGGTCCGCCTCTTTACGTGGCCAGTACACCTCATGGCGCCCCCGCCCCAGCAGCAACGGATAGATCGGTTTGGTCATGGCTGTGTATACCCCGATCAACGGCGATTGCCGCAATTCAATCGTGTCAGTGAAGATGTCAGTATTGTCGAGCACCACCAGGAAAGTTTGCGACAGCTGTAGATACTTACGCAGTACAGCATCACTGAACAAACTGTTGAGACTGATCTGGTCAGGATTCGTGGGCGCGGTCTCAACCCCGAGGCTATCCAAGTCGATCACTTTGTACGATTCGTAGTAACGCTCCACCAACGGAATCTGGCCAAAATCGATCCCGAATGCCCCCAGACCGACTCGGAAGAAGGTGCGGTTATCCGGCAAATGCAGATAGCCCCCCAACACCAACAACACGGTTTTGTTACTGAGATCCAGTCCCGTTTTGATGTAGCAGTTCGTCTTGAGCTGTTGCTCGGGGCGTTGGGTATAGATCATGTCATCCGTAATCGGGATGAATGAGAGCTTACCCAGTGCCAGGAAGTCAAGCAACCCGACTTCATTACGACCCGACTTCAAGCAGGTCTTCATGCCATCGGTGATGTACAAGCCTTCTGGGCTATGGTCGGTCTGATGATAAAACCCATTCACATTGGCCAGCACATGATCGTACACCAGCTGATAATCCTGATCAGTCTTGGTGAGCAAGGCATGGGTCTTGTCTCCCACGGGCAAGGTCGAATCCGGCGCGATGGTGGGGTGAGTCGGGGTGATCTTGTACCCCGAGCGCACGACATCCGAAAAGTAGGCATACCGGGTGTTGATAGTGGGGACGCTGTCCGAGGTTGGCAGTGAATTGCTGCCTTGGCTGGCCAACCAATCATTGAACGTCAGGGTCGAACTACCGAGGTCGGCCCGGAACCCTTCCAAGTCCAAACTGACCGACTGGGTCAAGACCGCGTTGTTGAGAATCGCGATGACTTGACTGAAATCGCTGAATAAAACATTGAGCGGGACATTCTCAATCCCCATGGTGCGCCAACGACTGTTCGTACCAAGCGGTTTGACGAGGGCAGAAACCAAGCTGTACATGATGAAATCATCCTTCTTTTGAGAAATTATATAGTCGCCGGGACCTTAGCATAGGATGATCCGGCATCACCCTTGACCTCTTTGAAGGCCCTACATGACCACCTTAGCTAACCTCACTTACGCCTTTGATCCCACGGGTCAACTCAGCGCCAACCGTATCACGGGTGAGCTGCAAGCACTCACGGGCGCGGGTGCCGCCTACACGTTTGTGATTCCCCGCCTCGCACCGTTTTTCGGCGAAAGTATCTCGCTCAGTTTCAAAGATTTGCAGGGCAATATTCGACCGATGGTGCTGGGGGTAGATTACTATTTATCGCACACCTTCATCGGCGCGTCACGCGCCTGCAGTAAACCGGTATATGGTTCGATCACGATCCTCAATACCGAATTGGTGGGCACCCTGATTTTCGCCCCGTACCAAATCGTTGGGGGTGAATGGGCGCTCGATGCGGCCACCATCACGGCGATTCTGGCTGATCAAATCCATAACCCGCGCACCACCAGCTGGGATATGGTCGCGGGTTATCCGTCGATCTTCCCGCCAACTCCGCATGCCTGGAATCTGCAAGACATGGTCGGGATGAGCGCGATCGTGGCCGCCCTCAACCAGATCACCGACGCGATTCTGACCCAAGCCAGCAGCACCCTGACCACGCACGTCAATGACCATAACAACCCACACGGGGTGACCGCCGATCAAATCGGCGCCATGACGTCAGGCCAAGTCGCGATGGCGATCCAAAGTGCACTGGTGGGGGTGGCGTCAAATACCGACAAGGTCCCCGAAGGTGATGTCAATAAGTACTTCACTGAAGCGCGGGTTTTGGCAACACGGCTGGCTAACCTTCAGACTCTGACCGCCCAAAACCTGGCCGAAGGTGATACGGTGTTGACCGCACTGGAGAAACTGCAAGGTCAGTGTCAAGCGCTGCTGGATGCGCTCGGTAAAAAGGCCAATAGCGCACGACCTGCTTTCAGTGGCCTGGGCTCGCAAAACACGGTCGCAATCGACATGACCACCACCCTCGCCATCGATATCTCGCTGAGCGAAGCGTTTATCGTGAATATCAAGGGCAATGGCGCGATCGGTTTTAACACCAATAGCGTCGGTGACATGACTGGCCGTCTGGTCGAATTCGCCGTCACCACGGTCAACGACAATAGCGGAAACAGTTACGCCATCGCGTGGCCGTCGAATGTCAAGTGGGTCGATGGTGCACCCCCTCCCCGTTCCACCGCCGCTGGTGCCAAAGATATCTGGTACTTCGTCTCGGATGACAACATGGTCACGTGGACTGGTTCGCTGTCCAACGCTAACCCGCGCTAATAACAAAGGTACATCAGCATGAGTCGTCTTACTAAACAACTCAGGCGAGAAAAGACCAATGCCAGGATCGTTCCGAATACCTCGGTGTTTAATGCACCCGGTACGGTGGTCCTGCCATATGGTAAATTTCACGTCATCGTGTCGGGCACTGGGTCACCCGGCAGTGCGCCGGTACCTGGGAATGCCCAGTACAATCCACCCACCCCGGGCAATATCGCCGGTTATAATCCGGTCACCCCCGGTAACATCAGTGGCTATAATCCAGTGTCACCCGGGAATCTGACGTATAACCCCACGACGCCGGGGAATGCCAACTATAACCCGACGGTGCCTGGAAATGTGGCTTCCTACAATCCCCCGACCGGTGGCACTGTGGCGGGTTATAACCCCGTGGTACCGGGTTACAGCTATACCAACCCCGGCACATATACCCCGGGTAACTATGTGCCGGCGTCGTATACACCGGGTAACACGTCGTATAATCCCAACAGCTATACGCCAGGGAACTTGGTGCCGGCCAGCTATACCCCGGGTAACCCCTACACCAACCCACCGACCTTCGTACCCGGCAACACGTATACCAATCCACCGTCATATGTGCCGGGCAACACCAATCCGGCGTCGTACAGCGAGTTGGATATCGCGATGACGCAAAACTGTCCGGTTGGCTGGGACACCGGGTACGATTACAACGATCTGGGTAAACCCTTCAAGGTGTGTACCACGTATAGCCCGGGAACCACCAACCCCGGGACGTACACGCCAGGGAATACGACGTCCAACCCAGGTTACACCACACCCGGCAACAGTGCCACCAATCCCGGTTCGTATTCGCCGGCGTATTACAACCCGCCGACATACACCGCAGGGACGGCATACACCAATCCGGGTTCGTATTCGCCCGCCTACACCAACCCAGCGTCGTACGTACCCGGCAACACGGGTTCGAATCCGACTACGGGCGGTACGGCTAACTATAATCCGACAGTGCCGGGCAATGCCAACTATAATCCACCCAGCGGTGGCACGGTAGCGGGCTACAACCCGGTAGTACCTGGCAATGTGGTTACCAACCCGGGCACCCCGCCATCCGGTGGCAATCCGGTGTACAACCCGACTACGGGGGGTACCGCGAATTATAACCCCCCAACCGGTGGTACGGCGTACTACAATCCGCCAACGCCAGGCAATATCGCGTATAACCCGCCGACCCCTGGGAATGTAGCGAACTACAATGCACCTACCGGTGGCAATCTGGCCAACTATAATCCACCCAGCCCAGGGAATTATGCGGGTACCAACCCCGCCACACCAGGTAACGTGTCTGGCTATAACCCGGTACAACCGGGCAATGTGTCCGGTTATAACCCGCCGACGCCGGGTAACTATGCGGGTACCAACCCCGTAGTCCCAGGTAACATCAGTGGATATAATCCGCCGACGCCGGGTAACAGCTACACGGTACCCGGGAACTATGTGCCAGCTTCGTACACCCCCGGCAACACCAACCCGGGCTCGTATGCGCCGGGTAACCCCGTGACCTATTCACCCACCTACACGCCGGGTAACGTGAATACGGACCCGCAGTATGCAGAAGTGAATATGGGCACGCCCTGCCCAGCAGGTTGGGCATTTGCGTGGACCAATCCCCCCAACTATGAGGGCAACCCGAACTACGTTCAAACCACCGAATGTATTCTGGATGCCGGCACCACCAATCCGGGGACGTACACGCCAGGTTACACCAGCTACAATACGTACAATGCGCCGTCATATGTGCCCGGGAATACCAACCCCGGTAACTACACACCAGCGTATACCAACCCAAGTAATACCGCATACAACCCTACGGCCGATGGCACGGCGAATTACAATCCACCGACGGGCGGCAATGCGAGTTATAACCCGGCAACCCCGGGTAACGCAACATATAACCCAGCCACACCTGGCAACGCCAATTATAATCCAACGACCCCTGGCACGGCGTATTACAACCCGACCACACCGGGGACGGCAAATTACAATCCGGTTACCCCAGGTAACGCCAACTATAACCCCACGACGCCGGGGAATGCCATCTATAATCCGACCACGCCCGGAGCGGCTTCGGCACCGTTCCAAGCGTTGGGGGTCACGTTCCCCGGCGCCCCGGCGGCGACACCTGGCAATTATGTGGCAGAGCATGTGATCAATGTGGCGTATTCCGCCAATGGTGTACCGGTAACTGTGGGACCCGGTGCCCAGGTGATTATCAAACAACAGTTCTAAAACTAGAGGAAATCAACATGAACCACCCCGTCCGTTACACGATTCCGCAGCGTACATTCGAATACAAATCGTACGTAGAACTTTTCAACGCGTTCAACAAAGAAGAATGTGCGCGTATCAAAGATCTGGGCGATCTGATGGTGTTCCAAACCGGTTTGGTCGGCAACAATGTGACTGATACGGTGGCGCGCGATTCAAAGATTGCTTGGATCAATGATGACCCGGCCCTGCCGGCACTGGACGAGCGCCGTCAACTGATCGGTAAGATGGCGGACATCGCCGGGATGGTCAATCGTGACAAGTTCCAGATGCTGATCGACAGTTTCTACCCCCTGCAATTTACCAAGTACGGCCTGAACCAGCATTATGATTGGCACGTCGATGCCCATGAAAATCTGGAAACCACCGAACACCGCAAGCTGTCCGCCGTCCTGATGCTCACCGGACCAGACGAGTATGAAGGTGGTGAACTCGAACTGAACATCGGTGGCAACCCCGATAATACCGTGCTGTTGAAGCCGGAAGCCGGTACCGTGGTGTTCTTCTATTCGTTCGTGGCCCACCGGGTGCGTCCGGTCACGAGCGGTAACCGCGCCTCGATCGTCATGTGGGCCCTGGGCCCGAAGATTTGCTAAGGGTAGAAGGTTGATTATGCTGAACCGTTTGATTCGTTTTTTATTGACTGAAAGCCGTCTGAGTGAAATGGGGTTGCGTGAAGTCACCCAGGAAGACTTGGACGCGCTGTTGCCGGTGATCGAGTTCTCGATCGAGCCACAATGGAATGGGGTGCTCAAGCCCCCCGTGCCGGCATATAAGCACATCGCGGACTGGTGGAAGAAGATTCCGGCGCAGATGCCACGTCAAGGCAATGCCCCGCGGGATCAATTCGGCGACGTGGCGATGACGGCGAAAAGCTGCATCCCGCTGCTCGATGGCATGGGATTGGGGTACACCATGACTTTAGCCGCCGATGTGCATGTGCGCACCGACCCGGAAGGCAAGTTCTTAGAAGTGCGCTCGGGCCCGGCCTTCAATGCCGCGTCAACCCACTCGAAGGATCAGTTGGGGAATCACTACCCGACTTATCCGATGCCGGCGATCAAGTTCCACAATCCGTGGGTGATCCGCACCCGTCCCGGGTACTCGACGCTGTTCATTCCACCCCTGAACCGTGTGGAAGAAACCCGGTTCCAGTGCTTGGGTGCCGTGGTCGACACTGACACCTACGATAAGCAAGTTAACTTCCCGGGCCTGTGGTTTGCCAAGGGTTACGATGACATGGTGGCCGCAGGAACCCCCTTGGTCACCGCCATTCCGTTTAAACGGGCGGATGTGCCACGGGAACTGTTGTTGCGTAACATGACCGCGGCTGAGCAATTCCGCATCGAGCAAATGGCCAAGATCCAAAACTCGCGGCAAGGGATGTACACCCGTGAGCTGCGGGAGGATCGTCGATGATTACCCGTCTGCTCGATGCTGGGATTCGCCAACTGGGGAAATTGAATCACTGGTTGCGTCGAATCGGCAGTGATTCGGTGATTCGCTTCAAGAGCACCGTGGGGGCGTATCACTACATCAATCCGGTGGTGGCAGCCAAAGAGATCAAACCGGACTGGCTCAAGGTACAAATCGAACGCGCCAAGAAAGAACGCAAATCGGTCAAGTTCGTGCGTTGCCCCGGGATGCATGATTATTCCCAGGAAGGCTTCCTGATCCGCGCTCACACCGATATCCATATCAAGGCGAACAGTGCGGGGGTGGTAGTCAGTACGCCGAATGTGGGTGAACAGCGGCTGGCGCCGGTGGAGATGGATGTGGAAGTCATCGATGGTTTGCCGCCGGTGGATGGCGTCAAGCTCAAGGTGTTTAAGGTGCCCCTACCCTGGGGCATTTTTACGGAACCGGGTCACTCCGTCCATCTGTTGCCCGCCCTGATGCATTTCCCCCATCTGGACAAGATCTTCGTGTACCCGGGCACGGTGGACTACGAGGAATTCCATACGGCCAATCTGATCATCACGGCGATTCGCCCCTGTGAGATCGTGATCAAGGCGGGCGATGTGATCCTGCAAGCCTTGCCGTTTAAACGGGTAGGTTACCATGGTGTTTGTGGTAAAGCCACGCAACAGGAAGCTGACCGCCAACACTTCGGTTTCTTGTCGCGCACCATGGGTTACTACCGCCGTATGTTCCACTTTAAGAAGGTTTATACCAGCGAGGTGCAAGAATGAGCAGCATTACAGGGTTGGTTTACCTGATTAACAAACAAACCAAAACGATCCTATACGCCGGAGAAGTACCGGAAGTGTACGGCAACATCACCGGTCTGACGAATGTGGATTATGCCGTGCTGCAAGACTTGCATGGCACCTGGGCCTCTCCGGAATATCTCGATCTCGGGTTCTTGACGGAAGCTGATGCACTGGCGTTGGGGGTATCCCAAATGGCCATCGGGATTGCCCGTGCCGGTGCGTGGGAACTCAAGTGGAACAGCTTGGATGCCACCCGCAGCGAACTGATCGATGACCAACGCTGGCGTGTGGACCGCTACAACGATGAAACGCTGATGAATTGGCCGCACACCGAAGACATCACCCCGGTGCTGACGTACATCCAAGCGCTGCGCGATTTGCCGACCACTTACCCGGATCCCTACAACATCGTATGGCCAACGGTGCCGCCCCTACCTGGCGGTTGATTTTTCACGCATGATTCCCGTGCCAGCTTAGGTCCATTCGGACCTAGCTGGTATGTTTTGATCTGATTTCGGAGCCCCCTATGTCTTTAGTTCCAGTCAAATACCCGCTTGATTTGACGGGTGCGGCTGTCAGTAACCGCGTCACCAACGAATTGCATGTGTTGCCTGGCACTAATATTCGGATATTGGTGCCGGACTACGGTGCATTTTTCTCGGACAGCGTGGCAGTGCGTGATGCCGCCACTAACCGCACGCTGGTAAAAGGGGTGGATTACTACCCCAGCCTGCTCTACACCGACCCTACGTCGCGCACTGGCCGGGATATCCACCAGATCCTCGTGATCGTCGATGCCACGTGTGGCGCCAATGTGATGTTCGATGCCCAAATGTTGGGCGGCGAATACAGTTTCAGCTATGACGCGATCGTGCAGCTGGTGAAGAACTTGGGGCTCGACAACCGCGCCATCCAGTTTAACAACATCATCGGCAAACCCGACGGTTTCCCGCCCGCTCCGCACTTGCACGATATCGGCGACGTGTACGGTTTTGAATACGTGGCAGCGGCCATCGACCGCATGCGTGACGCAGTCCTGCTGGGTTCAGCCGCTGGCCAGAAGGGTATGTACGATTACCTGAACAACGAACTGGCGCAGATGCAGTCGGTGATCGATGCGGTGGTGCAAGCTCGTTCGACTGCCCAATCGATCATCAACACTCTGGGTTATACTCCATTCGATGCCCGCGGCGGTACGATGGGAGGTAAGCTGGACGTCAACGGTTTGATGTATCAAAAGGCGGGTTATCGCGAGACCGCCAAAACGTTGGATGCCACCACCACAACCACGGTACTGAATCTGGCATCGGCCAACCGCTTCGTGGTGAACCTGAAAGCTAACACCCTGTTCAAACTGGATCCGTCCTTGGTGACGGGGATCGCCGGCACCGATTTCTTGCGTTGCAGTCTGCTCCTTAAGAATGATGCCACGGGTAATCGCACTATCGGTTTCGTCTCGACCGTGATCTGGCCCGGTAAAACCATGCCGCCGCGGGCAGCAGCGGCCAACGCGATTAACGAGTACGAGTTCACCAGTTATGACGGTGGTGTGACGTGGAACGGTAAACTGGTGGCAGCTGATCTGGGTTAATGCTTGGTAGCAGAATGTTGCTGCGAAGAAAACATTATCCATTGTTATGGAGGCGTTGTCGCCTTCGCAACTTCATTCTTTAAAAGGTATTAACATGCGTTACGGGCGGTTGTACAAGAATGTGGTAGTGGCGGTCACCGTGCTGCCCGTAGGCCACAGCATCGAACAACACGTCGGGCAAGATCAAGCGGATAACTACGTGGAGATCCCCGACGACGTGGATGTTGGCTATTATCAATCCTTGGATGGGTCATGGTTGACTCCCGAGCAATATGAACTGAAGAAAACGAAAGGAAACAAACATGTCCAAACTCCATCGTAAGGTGCTGGCCATCACCCAGCAAAGCTGGGAACTGTTCCAGCGCATGTTCGCCCGCAGTGTTGCACTGGCACTGCTGACCTGCCTCGGCTTCGCTCTGGTGGACCATCTGGTCGACTCGGGCATGACCGACCGCTTCGCGCTGGTACATCGCTTCCCGGAATTCATTCCGATGATGCTGGCTGCGGCCAAGCTGACGTTCATCGAAATGAGCGTGTTCTGGATTCGTTTCGCCACCCAGCCACGACTCGATGTGCAAGCCTGTGTCGAATACGTCCATCCGAACTCGGTCGCGGGCGCCATCACCCATGGGGTGAATTCGCTGGTGTGGGCGTTCCGTATTGTGGTGCTGCTCTATCTGGCGCAATAATCATGCGCTGGGCAAATTGGATTGCCGGGATTGTGCTGGGAATCTTGGCGCTATTGTTTGCAGCGTCGGAAGTGTACGCGCAAAAGCTGCCCGGAGACTCGGCACAGCTGCTGCCCGTGCTCGATCACGAGATTACCACGTACTGGCCGGACCTGCAAGAACGTCCCTGGATGGCTGCGATTCCAGATCAAGAATCGAACTGGAAACTCAAAGCCACCCTGAAGACCTCGCGGGAATTTGGTTGCGGCCTGGGACAGTTCACCCAAGCGTACAATGCCGATGGCTCGGTGCGCTTCGATGCGTTGGCCGAAACCAAACGACTGGATCCTTCGCTCAAGGGTTGGACCTGGGCCGATTGCTACAATGCCCAATACCAGTTGCGGGCACTGGTGCTCAAAATGCGGGTGAATGAACGGACCTGCAAAGCCGTGATGCGCGGGAATCGTAACATCAAAGCCTGCGATACCGCCAGTTACAATGGCGGGTTCGGGAGCGTGACCAAACGCATCCGCAGCTGCCGTATGACACCGGGCTGTGTACCGGACACATGGTTTGGTCATCTGGAAAAGCAGTGCCCACAAGCCAACGTGAAAGTGGCGGGGTATGGAGAATCGTTCTGCATGATCAATTCCAAGTACCCGGGCCGGGTGGAAGCACGCCAATACAAGTTCCAGCCGTATTGGCCCAACGCCCCGATCTTCGCCGATCAGGCAAAAAAATAAAGACCGCAAAATAGACCTCCTTCACCCTGCGGGGTGAAGGAGGCTATGCCGTCAACTGATTACGATTTTTCAGGGTAGAACGGTTCGAGTTGCAAATCTGCCGACAGGATTCGATGATTCTCATCGGTGTGAGGATTCAGAGGCCAGATGGCTGCGACTTGGCTCGCCAACCCATTACCGACCCCAACCCACACTTCCCGCGGTTCGCCATCCTCGTCGATTTCCGACCATCCCGCAACGATGGGCTTCAGTTCAGCCACCGTGAGCCCTTTCGGAAATTTTTGCATACGCATGACCACTTCATTTTGCTCCGTCATCAATTCTTTTTGCAGATCTATGGCGATCATGACGGCATACCGACCGAGGGCTTGGCTGATACTTTCGCTCATGGCGGCGTAGAATGCTCTGTCTTCCGCCGACAACCCTGGTCGATCTGCTGCGTTCAATACCGTCGCATGCAACTTATTGAGGTAGATTTCGCTCATATCGAGCGTGTAATTGTCTTCGTTAAAACGAATGCCTTTGTTAACGAGGATATCCATGTTGTTTTTCCTTTCTGTTGTTAATTGTTTATTCGACGATGATAGTGACCTTCGTGGCACCGAGGGCTTTCATGGCGTACTCGAAGTACGGCCAGGTCAGGTACGAACTGGCGAAGTTGTCGCGCAGGTGATCCATGATCTGGTCGTGATCGAAATCATTGATCTGTTCACCTTCGACCATGGATTCCAGGGCATCGTTGAATGCTTTTTGGGTAACTTCGCCCGCCTTCAGAATTTCGCGAAACAGGAGCGTGAGTTCAGTCGACCCCATCATCAGATCACTGAAGTGCAGCTTCGACAGATCCGTGGCGTGCGTGATCACGACTGATCCGGCGCGTTCGAGCAGCATGCTATTGGTGAGACCTTCATCTGATGGGTCCATCTGTTCCCAGATGGGATCATCGACCGGTTTGACTTGGAAGGCAGAACCGTCGGGGTGTTGCAAACCACGTACCAGCATGGCTGCATAGTCGTGGCGTTCAGCAGGGAATTGAAGCGACATGGCAATATCCTTGTTGTTGGTTATTGTTGGGCGATAATGGCGTACGCGTTGAAGAAATCGAAAGCTTGGTTTGCTTTGTCGGCGTCTTGGGTAAAATAAACCGGTTCTTGGCAGTACCACTCTACGGTATTGACCACCTTCGTGATCAGATAACCTTGAGTTGCCGAGCCAACGAACGCTAGAACGCGTTCCATGTCGATTAGGCGTTCATTCTGATGCTTTAAATTAATGTTCAGATCGTAAACTTCGATCTCGTTCGCCGATTCGGACAGTTCAGCGAGTTCCCGATGAGTTTTAAAAAGAATCTCTCGTTCGTTGTTACGTTCAGACAACAGTTCTTCGAGTTCATGCAGTTGATAAACATACTCGTTTTCGCTATTCCTTTGCAGAAAAATCTCGAACAATTCAAGTGCGGTAGCCATGATGATATCCTTAAATGTTGTTAGTTGTAGGAAACGATTAAGCGTGTTTGGTCCAGACCACGCGCTGTACTTCGCCGGAACCAGGAGAACGGCGGCGTTTGACCGCCACATCCCGCACTGGTTTCATGGCGGTGCGGACTTCCATTTGCTGTTTGGTGGCACGGCGATTTTCAATCGGTGGCGCTGATCCTGGCACTACGCGGTATTCACGCGCACCACCCCGACTTTCCCGTCGTGTAGAACGACGTTGTTCAATAAGCGCGGGATCGGCTTTACCTAACATCCGATACAGTGTCAATGGTGAATAATGACTTGTCTGTACTGCTTCGATAATTTCTTTACCCGTCATCCAACCTTTCCCATGCATCGCTTTCCAAATGCACGTGATCGGTCCATCGAACGGCAAAAATGCTAAACTAATCATGGTATTCAATTTCGATGCCTCGGAAAATGAGCTGCTTCGCGTAATGCCCAAGCGGCGAATTCTTGACTGGGAATATGGTGCACCACATGTTCGTCTTCTTGGACATAATACACGTGGTTCGGAGTGAAGTCGCTATCGGGTCCGACAATCTGATAGATGTATCGCCTCACCCCTTTCTTGTTGCGATAAGTCTTTCCTTCAATGAGTTGAGCAACTTTCATGTGGTTGGGTTAATTGCGTTTAGCGAACGCCATCATCATGGCGGACATGTGATCCACCGCCGTGTTCATGGTTTCTTTGCGGCGGGCTTCTTTGACTTCTTCTGCTTTCGTTACTGCCGCCGGCGCTTTGCGTGATTTCTTGTCCAGATCAACTGGCATTTCCACGCCACGTGGTACACGGTAATACTTGCTGGAACCGTACGAGGTCTTCGGCAAAGCGTTTTGGGTTTCCAAGACGCCGCGCGCCATGGCGAAGAGTTTGTTCCGTAGCGTCGTGTCAGCGTACGGGCAACTTGCGTCATGGAGCAGTTCCAGAACCTGAGCGCTGGTCAGCCAGCCTTTGTCTTCCATCACTTTCCAAATGCACGTGGCGGGGCCATCGGACTCCAACAGGAGCGGTTGAGTTTTGGTATCGTTCATGTTCGTTATTAGAAGCTACAAGTAAAAGGAGAGGACTTCCCTTGACCACCTCAGAGAAATGGCCAAGAGAACACTCTACTTGCGCAGGGTGAAGATGCGGTGATTGATCACGTCGCACCAGCAATAATACATGTTGTCAGGAATACCACCCCAGTCCAGCATGGGGTAGCGTGCCGCTTCCTTCTTGATCATGCTGCGCGGCATACTGCGCGGGGCACGAGCGTTCTGGATGCGCGCTTTGTTCTTGGCAATGAAGTTCGGTTGCAGGTGCGACATAGATACTCCTTGTGTTAAGTTATTGCGGCGGTTTCCATTCGCCGACGTTGGTGTTGAATTCCAAACCCTCGCGTTTTACCCAGTCCTTGATTTTCCGTTCCGTGGTTTTACCCACACCAACGATCTTCGACAAGTCTTTGGGATGCATCGCGATCAACTGGCCGACATAGCGCACACCATCGTTGGCCAAACAGCCGCCGACATAACCCACCAGTTCCGGGATATCGGCGATACGTTGATTCCAGACCGCCTGGGGTTGGTTTCTCCGTTCTGCCGGAGTGAGCCAGCCTGCCGTGTCGGTCTCCAATTTGAGGCCGTGCGCGGTGAGTCGCTCGACGATGTTGGCGAGACCTTTAGCGCCCAGTTGTGGAATCTTACGCAGTTGCGCTTCCGAATAACGTACGAGTTGGCCGACGTAATCCAGGGAACCGATGGGTGTACCGCACAGCGATTCCGTCTGCAAGCAGTGATAAGGTCGCTTATCCAACCCCAACGCTTCGATCTTTTGATCCCAGATCCATGGATGACTGATGACCGGTGATTTATCGTCGGTGACTGGAGTTTCATCGTGCGGGGTCGACGGTTGGACGTGACTCAGTTGGAGACCGAGTTCGATATTCAGTGCCGCGAGAATGTTTTCCACATCGCGGTATTCGAGCTTGTCTTCCAGGAAATGCTGATGGGTCAAATTCGCCATGAGCTCAGCGCGGAACCCGGTACGTTCACGCTCGCTATATCTGTTCTCGAAATAGCTGCGCAGGAGAGGGAGCAATTCTTCCCCCGCCAGATTTTTCATCCTGAGGGCTTCGAAGATCAGAGCGCCGTACAGTTGAGAAAAATTGTTGATGCCACTGATATTGATACGCATGGTGATATCCTTTCGTTATTGAGGTAAGCATTTTTCGAGAAGCTTGAGGAGACGCGTAGCAGCTTCCTCACGTTCATCTTGATCGACCCAGTTGTTGCGATACCAGAGCATGGCGTGGTACAGAAGTGGAACATAACGATCTGGGACTTCCATGGAGAAATCACCCAGCCAACGCTGCACCGAGTTGACTTCCCCGTTCACCATGTCGAAGCATTCGATCAACATAAATGCTTGACGGCGATTTTCGACCGCCTCTTTACGCTTCTCAGCCATCTCAGGGTGAGCTGCCGCCATCTCGATCGACGCACACATCTCGGTAATGTGTCGCGTCAAAGCGTAGCGGATGATCTTTTTATCATCCTCGCTCAACGTAACGCCAGCGATCGTGACTTGAATCACACCGGTCGAAAGCTTTCGAATAGTAACGTGCATCGTGGTTCCTCGAATTAACGGCTGGGGTTGAATTGCGGCGTGTAAGCCATCCCGCGTTGATTGGCGTTGAGGGTGGCTTCTTTCATTTTAACCCGCAGTTCTTCACTCGGTGTTGGGGAGCGCCGCTCGAATTCAATCCAGAAGCGTCGTGTGGCGCGGCGGGTGGCCAGCAATACGAAGTACGGGGTCTCGTCGGTAATCTCGCGCGCCGCGTGATTCTTGGCCATGGCGTCGAGATTGAGCCAGCCTTCTTTGCCAGCTTTATCGACATACTTAAACGCCATACATGCCGACAGACGCCGAAAGAATGGCCGCCCGATCGCGCGGATCACTTTGATGGTTTGAACTTCACCGGTTCCCACCATGCCTGGACCGACGAGTGGGAAGTCTGCGTGGATCAGATAAAACGTTTTGCCAGCCTTGATGTCACGCAGCTGGACCTTACCTGCTTGGGTTGTCATGTTGTTCCTTGTTGTTGATTTTAAATTAATACCAGGAGTCGCCGCGCGCTTCGTCGGCCGCTTGAACCCAGCCATCGTTCCAGGCGGACTCTTTGGCTTCATCGACACCCTTATGTGGATTTCTTTGGACATAATAACGGTAGGCTCGACGACCTTCTTCACGAACAACGTTCAATTCGATTTCGCGTTGAGTCATGTAGATCCCATTAGACAAAATGGTAGACATTTCCATAGTTCCTTGTTGTTGGTTATTGGGCGAGCTTTTCTGCCAGCTCAGCGGCTTTCTGTTGATCGAGACTGGCTTGGAACCACCATTCCGGAATGACCTGGGGATTCCCGCTGCGGGCGACTTCTTCCGATTCGATGGCTTTGTCGAGCCACTCTTCAGCAGTGTATTTCGTGATCGGTACACCGAGTCGTTCTTCAACGACCCGAGCGCGCATTTTATCGAGTGCGGAAAGTTCAGCCATGTTGACCTTCTTTTTGTTTGTTAAAATACTTGCTAAAGAGCCCATTCGTCGCGTTATCCAGTGCTTCGACCATGTGGTCTGCTGCGCCGGGATCTGTGACCATTGCACCAAAATCCGTCATCAACCAATTGGTGCCACTGGTTTCTGGCAGATCAATATTCACACCACCCATAGCGGGAAATAACCGCAGCGCCTGGCGGGTCGCTCGGGATAACCGAGCTTTCTTTTTGTATTGTCGTTTATGCGCTTGCGCTTTTTGTTGGTTATTCATTTGCGCTCCTTAAAAGAAATGGTACCAACGTTTCAGGCCTGCCTTCAGGAAGGTCAGAGGAATCCCGAGTTTGTCGGCGAGCTGTTGTTGGGTCAGATAGGCGCCATAGGCAAAACGATCGATCTCGTCGCGACCCACCCGACGACCTTCGAAGATGGCATCAGTGATGAGTTGTACGGCACGCGCACGTTGATCCGCCAGACGTTTCATCTCTTGCTCCCGTGAAGCGAGGATCAGTTGCTCAGCAATACCGAGCATGCCGTGCACCACGCCGATGACCGCCGAATCCACGTAAGGCTCGACGTTCCGTTGTGCGGTATTGGATTTCATACTGCCTCCCTCTAGTGATATAGGCGCGAAATAAAAAAGAGCATAGTCCGCCTAGGGGCAATGCCCCTAGGCGTATGCTGTCTGGTTAGTGCAGGGTTTCGATGGTGCGGTTGACTTGTTCGAATGTTTCACTCAGGGCTTGGTTGTAAGCTTGCGATGCCAAGGCGAAGTAATGTTCGAACTGGGCTTTGGCAATCTCGACCAAATCGGAGTCAGCACCCCAAAGTTGTTCGACCCGTTCGATATTGGTTTGATGGAACTTGGCTTTCGCCAGCAGATGTTCTGCAGTTTGCATGGTTAACATGTAACGATTCCTTGTGTTAATGATTAATACGCCATCGGAAACGGACTCATGAGGAAATAGAGTAACCACCCCCATAACGCGACTGTAGTGATTACGACAATCGGCTTCATGTTGGGGTAACTTGTCCATATACCGGCAGCTAAAAACACACCTGACAACACCATGACACCGGTCAGGAGAAGTGAGGTGTTTGGAGCGAAAAATGTATCAGGTGGATAGTTGTTGTACAGGAACTCCCGAGTGTCCATTGGAACCAACCCGTAGAACAAAATGATAAAAGCGCTTGGTCCAAGAAAGTACATGATCGCAGAACTACCAAGCAATAGCCCAGAAAACACGGCTTCAATGATGGCACTGACTGAAACTTTCATGATGACCTCGCTGGAAGTTAACCGCCGATGGCGTGTTTGAAAGCAATGATCATGAGCGCGGTCACGATCCCGGTCACGATCAGGGTGATCTTGCGGTCGCTCCGGTCACGGTGCTCGGCAGCGATGGTTTGACCGATGGCGCTGTTGTTGAACTCGTTAATTTGGTACATGGTGAAACTCCTTGTGTTGTTGGTTATAGGAAAGAAAATGTTTGTGAGAAACCGCAGCCTCTCAAAACCATTCTCACTCTAGGCCACCCGCAGGCAGCCTAGAGGGATGAAGGATTATTCCAGTTCGTCGATCAGCGACAGGGTAATGTCGTTGGCTTGGTGAACCGAGAACGGTTCGCCGTTGATGAGGATAGTCCGGACCACCGTCACGTACTTGCCGGGCACACCGTCAGCAACAGCCATGCGGTACCCGAGGTTTTGTTTCCTCAGTTCAGCCAGCAGTTTGCGGGCTTCCTTGTAGCTGAAGCGCTGACCCTTGATCGTGATGCCGCCGACTTCGACCAGCGGTACCTCTTTCGGCTTGTCCTCCGAAGCAGCTTCGACCAGATCCGGCAGATTGCTCGGCGTCGGAATCGGGGTTTCGTTCGGGTTGACGAATTCACCGACCGGGGTATCCGGTGCCGTTTGGGGGTCAGCGCCGACGGGGAAGTCGGTGTTCTTTTGGAACACTTTGGATTGGATGGCGTACTCGGTTTTGGTTTGCATCTCGGGTTCCTGGTTGAGCGGGAGTTGCGGTTGCGGGGTGGGGGTTTCCAGCGGGATGTTGGGTTTATACGGTTCCAAGCCTTCCGGCATCGGCACATCATCGTTCAGGCGATACTGGAATTCCTGATAGTTCGACTTGTCGACGGCGACCATGTCACGCTTGACCATGAAGCGCAGATGGTAGCGAACGATGTCCGACGGATAGAAGTCTGCCAGCAGCGTCACCAGATCCGCCGACTTGTACCATGCATGGTCCATCATGGTCTTCCACAACGCGACCCGGACCGGATCGTTGGGTTCGACCACGAACACCTTTGCCTGTTTCGGTTCAGACCAGTGTACTGCCGTCGGCTCGGGTTCACCGGCCACAAACAGCGGATTGGTCGGCATTTGTTGCGGTTGGTTGTCCTGGGGTTGCATGATGGTCTCCGAAGTGTCGATGGTGCGGCGTTTGCGGTAGGTGATCGGCACAGCCGCGCGAGTCGGTTGCAGTACGATTTCGCTTTCCTTGACCTTGATCACCGGCTTGGTGTCATTCGTGAAGTCCGGACGCTTGGCGCCTTTCTTCAGTTCGTAGAGCACCTTACTTTTACCGCCATGCGCTTGCGTGAACATGTTGCGCTTGTGCAGCATCACCACCATGCGGCGATTGACATCGTCGCGTTTATACCCGAGCACCGCCAAGGCACTCACGACTTCGTTGACAGACCGTTTGCGGCCGTCTGCCATCAAGTCGTAAATCGCCAAGTCCAGATACAAGGGCGTGGTCGCCGCTTCACCGGTCATCTTGAGTTGGGAAAAATCCGATTGCAGCGTAAAGGTTTGTTGTGCTGGTTTCATGATATCCTTGTTGTTAGTTATACCAAGTAGGTTGTCACCCACCTGATTGGAATACTGAATAATTTTCTTACCCAATTATGATGCCTAAAGCGCATCGGTTAGAACCACCCGGGCCCTAACCGATAAACTTTATCAGGACACCTTGTGAAATTCATAGCCTTCACTCCAGCTCTCATTACGGTACTCCCAACGAGAGTCGCCACCGCACAGCTGCATCAGGTTAAACACCTGGCGTTGGTAATAATCAACGCACATATAGCGGCCGTTGTGCTCGAAGTGAAACCCGATTTTATCCAAATCGGGCATGGCACGAATTTCTTGCAAGGTGTAGGTGCAGCCTACTTTCGGATAACGAGTTTGTTCCTTCCATAACGTTTGCACTTTACCCAACAGCGTGGTAACGACACTCATGTTAAGCTCCTATGAAATCAATTAATGAATTGCTCGACAATGTCCGACAAGCCCGACAACAGCAGGGCGGTACAGATGACGATGAAGATAATGCGGGTATGCAGTTTCATGATGGTTCTCCTTTTTCGTACAGGTTAAAATTTCTTCACGATGACGTAGGCTTGCAACTCGCCTTGGCGGGGACAGTAAAACGCTCCAGCGATATTGCGGTCATACGCCAGATGTTCATTCTTGATAAAGCTCAAGCGGTCCACCATTTTACAATGGCGCATCGCGAGAGCGGTACGACCCAACGACCGGCGGGTCATATTCTTGGCCTGGTACGTCACGAATTGCACCCGGTGTTTGTGGTCTGACAAACGGTAGGTGCGCTCTTGATGACCGAGCGCAAAATGCGAAAACAACAGCAGATACAGAAATACAGCGATACGGATGGGAAAGTCTTTCATCATGTTTCCTTTTGAATAATTAATGATACACGGAGTTGAGTGCATGGTAGGTGATCACGGCTTCTTCCAGCTCATCGACACGTTCACCATACTGCAAACTCATCCGTTGTGAGGCCAGGTGATACTCGCTGGCTTCGAGCATCGCCGCGCGGGTGAAAGCATGATGCTCCCCATAGCGGTTTTGCGCGTCAACCAAACGTTGCACCGACTTCCGGGCTTCGCCATAAGCGTAATCGCCGATCCATTCCAGAATGTCCACAACCACTTCCAGACGATCGACTTGTTGCAAGGCTTCTTGTACCAAGGCGTGCATGATCATTCCTTTCAATGTAGGGGTTATTTGGCTTGAACCGCGTAATACACTTTGTCGAATGATTTACCAAACACTTCGTTGTATGCCGTACGACCCTCTTTCAGTTGTCGCCACACGGCTTTGAGCCAGCCGGAGGGGAACATGTGGTACAGCACCATCACTCCTAAGTACAACAGAGTGATGAGGGTGAACAGTTCACGCAGAATGATCCCAAACGTGAACAGCAGATACAGTGCGACTTCAGTGGAGAATTGTTTCATAGGTGTTTCCTGGTTATTGCTTGGTGAGGTTTTCCCACAAGGCCTTGGACAAGCGCTGTAGCGCCAGCGCCGCCCTCGTCCGATCGTTGATATGTGCTTTAGGTGCACCGCGGTATAATGTTTCGCCATCACTCGCCGCAGTGACTTGCTGAATCAAATGCAGATCTGTTTTCAGTTCTTCCTTTTGCTCATCCGTCAGAGAGTCAAACAGATGAATCATTTTGCCGATCGTGGTTGTCATGATAAAATTCCTTAAGTGTTGTTGGTTATAAGTGCAAAGTGCATCCACTAACCTGCTCGTAAACAGGCTAGGAGATTACTTTACTTGTACGAATCGGGGATCGCGAAGATGTGGTTAAACTTGTCGATCGAATCGATCGTGCCAAACGTGAGAAAACCATTACGGCTCATCGACGCCAACTGCGCCATCCTCGGATCGCAGCAATAGCAGATTTGACCTTGGCTATTGTTGAACATCACAAGGGCACCATCCAGCGTATTGATGGCCAGAAATGGATACCCTTCCATTGATTTACCCCGCAGCACTTGATCGCGCTTGAGGGCTTTGACTTCTGGATTGAACGTAGCTTCAAAGATACGCGGAACGATAGCGCTGTACGAGCGCACGTTGTTGGTATCGTTGTAGCGATCGTTAAAAGCTTTGAGAATGTCTTGCATGATAGATCCTTTCTGTTGTTAGTTATGAGTTGCATCCGTAAGGGTTTTATCGCCCTTACGGATGAATCCTCGGCATTTAGTCTTACCGACGGTTTACACCGAGTAAGCGTTCCAGGCGTGCTACCTTGGCTTTTAACTCAGCGATCTCTTTTTCCAGTTCCAGATCGCGTCGCTTGACGACATAACGCACAATCCCACCAGGCGCACTTGTTTCTAAAATTCCCGCCTTGATGAGCTGGCCGAGTATGACACGCAGAACAACTTCTTTCGAATGCTCCAGCGCCACTTCTTCCCGGTATCGTTCCACCACAGATAACGGCAGATACAAATCGATATCGCCAGGCGTAGCCCCCATCAACCCATGGTTAGCCACGATTCCTACGACCAGATCTTTCAAAACAGTTTCATGATTCATGTATTCCTCTCGATGGTTAATATTGCAGGGAACATTGTGTTTCCTATTCACCCTAGGTATATAGTTTTGAAATTTTCTAGTGCCATATTCAAATGACGTCATAACGCCAGTCCTTAATGGACTGGCTTAGCGTCTTGTTAATTCTCTTTTATAAGGGCTCGCCTCTTGGCTCGCCCCCAAACCCCCAAAGCATAGATCTAAAGATAGGGATAGAGACAGACACAGCATGCACCCGGGGGATAGGGGTAGGGGTGGAGTGGGGCTATCAATTAAGGTCCCCACAACGCAGCTCTCCAAATAAGTGAGGAGAACACCGTCGAACTCGCAAACGGTAAAGTTTGCACAGCATAGAAGCTCATCCGTAAAAAACTAACCGAAACGTAAGTGAACAACAACATACCCCCTCCTAGCCCATAAGAGGGCTAGGAGGGCAGTATTTATGCCGCTGGTTTCTCGATCACATCCGGATAGGTTTGCACCAGATACGGATTGGGTAGACTCAGGAACGGTTTCATCTGATCAATGACATGTTGCTGTTCCATGGTGGGGGTTTCCACCTTGGCATTGAACGCATCCAAAAACCCAGCAGGCAGATCGGGGATCGGGTAGTCCAGCGAAGGTACTTCGATATCGATTTTCGCCCACGAGATGTACTTGGTCGAATACATCGATTCCCCCGGTTCGACGAACATGTCGACTTCCCAGGTCAGCTCAGTCCCCACGATCGGAAAGCGATAGCGATGTTTGATCATGCCCGATTCGGCCATGACTTGGAACGCCTTGAGCTGGTCTTCAGTCGATTCCACCGAGACTTCCAAGGACGTACCATCCGAACGTTTGAGCTTGGTAGTCAAGACGATTTGCTCGGTGACATTGAGCGTATCGAAGTGGCCATTATGAATTGGCTTGTTAATCACCTTTCTGACGCGATTAGAGCCCATTCCAGCGTTGCCATCGGTCTTGTTCTGCCACAACCCCCACTGCTGTTGAATTTCGCAGCACATGGCGTTTAAGAGCGTTTCTGGCGATGCCACCCGGGCATAGAACATGTGCTCGATCTCAGCCTTCAATGTCCCGCTGACATCTTCAGCTTCGGTCGACAGTTTGGTAAATGCATTTGAGCGAAAACGGCGCATGATGTTATTTTGAACTAAAGATGATTTTGATGACCTCGGCAGCGGTCTCCATGATGGTTTTGAAGACGGCGTTGTCGGCAGTATGGTTGTGGGTCATGATGGCCACCATTGCCCCCATCAGAATGAACAGGGTGCCGATTACACACACCACGGCGCACTTGACCAACCAACGGTGCAGTTGGCGGTCTTCCTTCTGCTCATCCGTTTCACGGGGACCGAAGACCGCGGCAGCTTCTTGCTCTTCATATTGCCCATCGCCTTGACCGCGTTCATGGGTGGCGTTGCCTTTGTCCGAGTGAGCGAAATGAGATAAATATCGATCGAGCAAATGGTGCAGATCCAGCGCCGGCACATGGGTCAGGTAATGTTTGAACTCCTGTCCATAAGTGTCACCAGTGACCATCTTCAAATGCTCGTCTTCTGCCGCTTGTGCAACGATCGCCAGTTTGTTGTAGTCATTCACCAGTTCCGCCACAGCGGGGGAATTGGTGATGAGTTGAAGCATCGGTTGGTCGTTATCGATCTTGCGCAGCACATGTCCGATGACACGCATGACTATTCCTTTTGCTGAGTATTCAGCGCTTGGGTGGCGGTCACTTTCCATTCCCGCAATTGTTGGAGCCGCTTATTACAAGCATCCAGATTCTGGTATTGATGCATGGCCAGATCGCTGAGCTGACCCTCGCGGGCTTCGAGCTCTTTGATCTTCTTGACATACAGCGCTTGGTAATACGCCGAATCCTTTTGCAAGCTGATGTTCGGGTTGATGCCCGGGGTTGCGGCTACATATGTCGCTTTGGCCGGGGGCGGTGTCACCTCGCAATTCACCAACAGATTGTCAGCTGGTGCGACCACGATGTGTTGAGTGATCACGGTCGGGGCTTTCGGCAGCGTGTCGCAACCAGCCAACATCATAGCGGTAGCGCCACTGGCGACCAGGACCACGCCGCGCAGATAAAATAGCTGAAAGAGTTGGCTGATGAAGGTTTGCAAAGATTTACGCATGGGGTACTCCAGAAGACGGTTGAGGTTGGCAATCCGGCGCATCAGGTTGGGTAGCGCAATACGCTTGCCAGAGACCATCGATGCGGGCGGTCGAGAGTTGATCCGCTTCCGCCACCACATTCTCCGGGGTCGGCGGCAGCTCGGTATAAGTTTGTTCGATTTGCTGCTCACGATCAGCCACCTTGTGCTGGATCGCGGTATGATGCTCTACCGTCTTTTGAACGGCTTGTTGTACAGCGACTTGGGTGTGTTCTTCGATCTTGGCGACGACTTGGTCAGTCTTGATCGCCTGCTGTTGCGATTTGATCGTAACTTGCTGGGCGGTGATCACCGTCTGGTCCTTGGTCACCTGATGTTGCAGGTACTCATACCGGCCCGCCAGGATAAAGCCAATTGCCACCAATCCAATCAACAACCATCCTTTTAAGCTGATGCCGGTAAAGAGTTCCATGATAACCTCAACGGATTTGTTTCAAACGAGTGTAGGCAATGGCCAGACTGTCGACCGCGTGTTCCGACAAAATCTCCAGTGGCGCATTACCCGGGACAGCGAATTCACGATTCGCTTTGAGTGCATCTAATACGGATGATTTGTTGGTGCCGGCTTTCTTCGACCAGCCCACAGCCCCGACTGCGGTTTTAATCACCGATGGTTCAATCAAAGTCAGGGGCATGTACGGGTCGTATTCCAACACCGCCAAACGGATACTGTTGATCGATTTCAGCAATGGCGCATAGGCGCCTGGCGTGCGTCGATTAAAGAACGCGTCTTCGCTGGCGATGATGCTGGGCCGTAGGCGCCGGAAATATTTCACCAACGTGTCTTTATGGGCGTCGGTGCGGGCCCAGGTATGTCCGTGGGTGGCCACCAGTAAATCTTCATCATCCATGAGTTTGGTGGCCACCAACGTATATGCTTCGTACGAACGAACTTGATAGGTATACATATCCACATGCAAAACACCGAGCCCGAGATTGTGCGTCCCAGGGTCGGTGCCGCAGATGGTGAATGTATCCCCACTGTTGGCAGGGACATGGATCATAAACAATTGCCTTAAGAAATGTAAAGGGGCTCCGAAGCGCCGATATCCAGGGAGAACTGCACCCCATCGGCATTGAACTGCAGCGGCGCGCCGATGTTGACCAGATCGCTGACCTGGACCGCGATCGCTTCTTTCATATTGAACGAAGACTGACCCGGATCGGTGACTGCCACTTGCAAGTCCAGACCCGAGCACAGGGCCAGTTCCGAAATCACTGCGGCGTTGGTGTTTTGGTAAATGATGCTGAACACGTTCAACAGTTCAGTGGTATCATTGGCGTTCAGCACCACATTCAGCGGCGCCGAGGCACTGACGTAGCTACCATCGGCAGTCACGACACCGGCCGACGACACACTCGGCGGAGTCGGGTGCAAGACCGAGGAATCCGGCACAAATGGCACGGTGGTTTTCACACCATCTACCACGGTGGTTAAAAACATACCGGCGCTGAGGTTGGTCTTGTCCAGCCGCTTGAGGTAGTACGCAATGTACGGCACGCCGTTGCGGGTTTCCAGACGACGCAGAGCGTAGTTCTGGCGCACGTCCGGCGTCAGGTCATTGCCAATCGCGCGCAGGATCAGCGGGATCGGGTTGTACGGTGCCGCGTTGGTGGCTTGGAACACCTTGGGGATCATGGCCAGATTACCATCACTCAGCAAGCTGGCTTCGAGGCCACCGTTTCCCAGACTGAGATAACTCACGGTCGGATAGACGTTGGCATCCGGGACCCGGTCGGCTTGGATCGACAGCAACTCATTCAGCGTGGTGTTGGGTGCCAGCGTGAACGGGATACCCAGGTTGGCGCACACTTGACGATACAAGCCGTAAACTGTACGCGTGCTCTTTTCAGCCATGTTAATACTCCTAGTTTCTTCGTTAGATTATTGCGGATAGGTCTTACCCAGCAAGACGGTTTGGACACTACGCGACAGCGGTTCGGTGCGGTTCTCATCCAGCATCCACAAGCCTGGCAATTCCGTGATCACCACCACTTGTGTCAACGGGGTTTTGGTTGGCGGGGTATACGGATTCGACGGGTTGTATGGATCAATGATCTGGCCGATCTGATCTGCCGTCAAATTCAAGAAGTACTCAATCCCGACAAACGGAATCCAGCCACGCGGAATTGGCACATTCGCTGGATCAGGACTGGTGACCCCGATGTTGGCAATCGGACGTTCGAAGTAATAGGTGGTAGGGTGCGATAACAAATCCCCATCCATGCCGACTTCGATATCCACCCGATGCTTACCGTATTGCACCACCGTGGGATCCACCGCCGGATGGTTCATCGGAATGTCGATCCCGATTGTCATTGATTCGCGCACGTCTAACAGCTCGATGGCTGCATCGGGATTTTGAGGATGGGCATCCAATTGACTGATGACATTACCCACCCGCACTGCCGGCCAATCGGTCTTGCGGATATTCGCATCGTTGATTTCCGCGATGATCTGGACCCCATAGGACACCAGCTGGGTGAACATATTCACCATCGCGCTTTGCAACGACTTGAGGGATGATTCCGGATGCAGACTGGCGCCCGTGGCTTGGGCCACCAAGTCATTGAACATCACTTGATAATCCGCCCGCGCCAAACCCGACAGATCGATATTACGGCTAGAGAGCCAGGTGCTGTACAGCGTTCCGGCCGGTTCCAACTCCAACCACTGATCTTGATAGATCCGGCTTACCATCCCCAGCACTTGTGCGCGTCGCTCATAATGTTGCTGCCTTGCAATAAGACGTCGCTGGAATTGCACCGCTTCATTGATGGCATAGCTCAGGTCATAAAACGCATCGATCGAGATCACTGGTTTGATGACGGGTTGTTGGGACAACGCTTCCACCGCCACAGCGCGTTCAATGAGTTTGTGGTCGACCAGCCCGTAGATGGTATCCACACTCACCGGGGTGACCGTCTGCACTCGGCTCGCATATGCCTTGGGTACGGTCACCAAAGTCTCATCCATGGTTTTGGAAAAGAGATACAGGGCCAGTGTAAAGGCTTCTTTGGCGGTCAGTGGGATCTTTTCATTGGTTTTGGGGTTGGTGGCGGTGACATAGGCCGTGTACAACCCTTGACAACTCAAATACAACCAATGATTAAACAGAATCTCACTGAGAATCCACGGTGACGAATTGGTTTCGTCCACCACCGACGATTCGAGCACCTTGGTGGCCACCACGTTCGAAGGTGAATTCTTCATCACCGTGGTGATCTGGTCGGTCACGTCCGCCACGTCCAGGGTATTGCTTGGCGCTAATGGCGCTTCCTTGGCCAACATCTGCGCCACCGAGATCTTATTGTTTTTAGGCAATGCAATCCCGAGGTTAAGCTGGCGTTTGCGGAAGATGACTTCGGGGTACAGATTCTCCGTTTGGTCGGTCACGTCATGTTTCATCGTGTACTCTGCCAGCGGCAAAGTCCGTTTTGTCATGATATGCTCGGTTAACGAGTCGAAGGTGTCGTTCCGCCCCGCGTGGTGTTCGATGTAGGCAATGTTCCGGTAGAAATACAATGCTTGTTCGAGTGTCAAGCTATCGGCATACGCATCCAGATACCCGTGGCTGGCCAGATATTCCCGCACATGGTAACTGTGGGCTTCGTTGGTGTTACACGCCGCATCCCGATACGTTAGAATCGCTTGCACCAACAAGGCATACATGTAACCCAACATGGTGGCATGATACAGTTCGTCAACATAGTCGAACGCCGGCACATGCCAACGCTGTTTAAAATGGTAAATCCATTTTTGCAAGCGCGGAATCAAGCTATATTCATTGTCTTCGACTAACCCGGGCGGGTAAGACAGAATTTGACCATCTTTGGCACTCACCGCGAGGTTGATATCGGTGGGATACAAAATCCCGAGGATGAGTTGTTCTTGGTTCGGATACCGCTGAAGCAAACGCGCATAATCGTCCGTACCGTATTGGTACGCGCGCGCGGTGGCTAAGTGGATCGCCAGATTCGCCTTATTAAAGACGATTTCTTCCAAGGTATCCAGCGAGACGACCGTCATCACTTGGTCGATGCTATGGTATTCCCCTGCAAGATTGAGATAATACTTCCACGTGGTGGGATCGGGATCGGTCGTGTGACCAGTCGCTTCCACCCATGCATTGAGCGCTTGCGCAGAATAAGACGATTTGATGACGATCGTCTCTGCCAGCTGCAGGGTTTGATTGATATAAATCTGATAGTTATTTGAACTCACGACTATCCCTAATGAGAAACTGAAAAGAGGTTAGTTATGCCGATGCAAACTGGGGACCAATTGAATCCTCTTGAAATGCAAAATTCAGGCGTTCGGGTACCTGCCATTCGGCTGGTGAAAGACAATCCCAAAGCGGCTGCGTTGGTGAGTAAGTTGGTGGTCGACCAGCGCGCCCAACGCACTACGGATGCCATGCAAGCCCAAGGGGCCGGCGTTAACCTGGCCGCCTTGCGTGGGATTTCTCACGAGGGCATGCAAAACGTCAACGACCATGAAACCATTCGCCAGTTGCTGTCCGATACGGACTTGGCTGCCGCGATTCTGGTCTCGGTGATTTTGTCACCGAAAGACATGGTCGGTGTCGAAGTCGGCTACCTGGCCACGCTCTCGCGCTGGCAGTTACCGCACGAAGTTAACGGCACAATGGTGAACCGGGTGCGCAAGTACCTGGACGAAGTCTATAAAATAAAGCCGCGACTGCCAGAGATGCTGGAAGACATCCTGTTCCGCCGCGGTAGCTACCCGGTGGCGGTTCTGCCCGAGAACGCGGTCGATGATTTGATTCACGGCAACGGCAGTTTGTCGATGGAGAGTCTGCGTCCGATTCTGCGTCCGGATGGCCAAATTCAATCACTCGGTCTGCTCGGTCCGTCGGATAAAGAGAAGGCCAAAAACGAAGAGCGTCCGCGTGGCTACCAGCAAGGGATCGGCTTGGCCCTGGAACATCTGCTCACGCACCAGCCCAATAAAGAATGGGATAGCCGTCTGCATTTCGAGCTACCGGCGACGGAAAGCCAAAAGGCCGAAACACTCGATCCCCATGTGACAGTGACAGACAATATTGGCATTTTGAAGATGCCGCTGGTCAGTGAGAAGCTGCGGCAACGCAAAATGCAAGATATCGTCGGTCGCACAGCTTCTTTGTCAACTGAGGCAATCGCCAAGCGCGTGGTCAGCCCAATGGATATGCCTAAAGTGACCGGTGACGCGATCATGGCGCGTACGTTCCATCGCCCCAACATGCAGCACACGGTGGTGAAGGAAGTCAAGACGCAAGATAAACTCAAGCGCCGGTCGGTGGGGATGCCGCTGGAAATCCATTTCCCTTCGGAAGCTGTGATCCCGGTGCACGTACCGAATCAGCCGAGTAAGCAAATCGGTTTCTGGTTGATTCTGGATGCGGAGGGCAATCCGATCAACCGCGGCATGGGTGTCAACCATTATCGCCAACTTGGCGCGAGTTTGCAAAACAACAGTTTCTCGTCGGCGATGATTCAGCGTGCCGGCCTGGCCATGGGTGATAATTCCTCGATCTACGGTCAAGGGAACTCGTATGCCACCGCCGCCCAGATGTATGGCAGTATGTTGGACCGGGAACTGAAACAGCGCATGCGTAACGGTTTGGTGGGTGGCAATGTTGAGATTGCTGGACATGAGGAAGTCTACAACCTGATGCTGGCGCGCTCGATGGCCAACCAGTTCACCCAGCTGTTGTTCATCCCGGTCGAGTACATGACCTACATGGCGTTCGAGTACAACCCGAATGGCACCGGTCGTAGCTTGTTGGAAAACACCAAGATCATCGACTCGATGCAAGCCAATTTGCTTGTCGGTACTATCATGGGGACGCTGCGTAATGCTATCGGCCGCACCCACGTGGAGATGAAACTCGACGAGCATACACCGGATCCGATGAAAGCGATCGAGCAAGGTATCGGCGAAATGATGCGGGTTAACAGCAATGGTTTCCCGCTCGGCACCATTGACCCACTCGATATCAAGGAAGGTCTGCAACGCAGCGCGTTTGAATTCAGTTTCACTGGCAGTCCGAAGTTACCCGATATGTCGGTGGATTTCTCGGAAAAGAATTCGAACTACCAACCGCCCGATTCCAGGGTGATGGAAGACCTGCGTAAACGCCGCTTGATGTCGTTCTGGCTCACGCCGGAAATGGTGGATGCGGCCACGGGCGCTGACTTTGCCCGTTCGGTGGTGAACAATTCGACGCTGCTCTCCAAGCGCGCGATGATGTTGCAACAAAAGTTCACCCCGCAAGTCTCGGCCCACATCCGCAAACACATCATCAACAGTGGTGATCTGGTGGATGACTTGATCGAAATTCTCAATGAAAACTTTGATGAAATTATCAAAGACTTCAGTGACGATGAAAAGATCGAGATGTTTGATGGTACGGTGGTGACCAAGGCTGAACTGAAAGATGATCCGCTGGTCAAGGTGCAGTTCATCCGTGAATTGATCGAAGACTTCGTCGGTGGCTTCAGCGTGACGTTGCCGGAGCCAGATACCACCAAACTGGAAAACCTGGGTGAGTTGTACAGCAAGCAAAGTCAGCTGGTGGAAGAAGCGATCAAAGCGTGGATTTCGCCGGACATGATGGACCCGGCCGTGGTGGGTGAAGAAGTGGCCAGCCACATCGGGATTGTGGCAGCGCAGATGAAAGCTTATCTGCTGCGCGATTGGCAGATCAAAAACGGTCTGTTGCCGGAACTGACGGCGTTGACGGCGAAGAATGAAGACGGCGAAACCGATGTGGATATCGCTGAAATTCAAGCCGCGCACAACGCATCCATCATGGACATCGTGGAAACGCTGTTGGTGGCCAACAAGAAAGCCAAAGAGAAAACCGCGAAAGCCCTGGAGAAGGCCGGTATCGAAATGGGTTCCACCACCAGCTTCGGCAGCGATGCCTCTTCCAGCAGCTTTGGGGGTGGCTTTGGTGACAGTGGTTTTGGTAGCGATAGCAGTAGCGGTAGCGATAACTTCGGTATGGGTGGGGATGATTTCAATTTCGACATGGGTGGAGACACGGGCGGTAGCAGTGATCCGATCAATGGCGAAACAAATGACACCAACCCGGACAACAGTGAAGATAACGCGAATGCCGAGGCAGAACCGGAGAATGGGGAGCAACAGGCCACGCCTGAAGAGACCCCGCCGGAACCTGAACCGGAACCCGCGACTGATGCGCAGCCCAAACCGGATGACGGTTCGGACGACGAGGTGAAAACCGACGAGGAAGAACCGAAGTCGTAAGCAAAAAAAAGAAAGACCGCATACGCCCCTCCTACCCTTGCGGGTAGGAGGGGATATGTCGTTAATTCAACGATTGACTGCCTTGGCCCACCAAGTACACGTCCAGCGGCGCAACGGGATCGGTGCGAAACAAATCACCTGTCGTGGCGTTATACACTTCATTGTCCACGTAGTTGATCTGTTCATTGTCGGCGATCGATGTCACACTTCGCACCCCCATACGCAGAAACGCCGAAGCGATGGCTTTGACGAGCTGCGATTCCTTATCGGTCGGA